GTTTAATTCGTCAAAAGATGAATAAAGTTTTCTTTCTCTTTCCTCTAATAAAGTTTCTTTAATATAATTTTTTAATTCCATTATGATTAATTTTATCTAATACCTCTATCACCACCTGAAGATGTTAAACCATATCTTCTTTTCATTCTACCTACACCACTACCTACACCAAAGTTATATTGTTGCATACAGAACTTAAGTTGTTCTTTTTCCGAACTTGTGGCGGTTGCCTTTCCTTGAGATTGGTCTCTTTCGTCAATAGTTTTGAATAGAGCTTTACAACCTTCACGATTTAATTGTGTTGCTTTTGTTGCACTTGCAACTTTTGGTGATTCAACATTACTTGGTTCGGTTGGTTTAGGTGGAGTTACCGTTGAACCAGTTGTTGTTACCGTTGAACCAGTTGTTACCGTTGAACCTGTTTGAGGTTTTGGTGTCGAACCCTTACACTTACTGATAATACCATTGTAAGTAATTTCATCAATAACATCCATACCAAATTTGTTTCTCATTTGAGATAAGGTCAATGGACCAAAATTACCTGTTTGGTATTTTGATTCCATTCCTAAACATCTTTGTACTTCTCTAATTTTTTCATTTTTACAACCAAATCTAAACGGAAATGCGTCACATTGATAATATTTTTGAGGTTGAGGTACTGGTACTGGTTTATCACCATCTCCATCTTCTATCTTTTTGTCGCCGTCCCATGTAATTTCAATACCAGATAAATCTGCGGTTTGATTACCTCCTTGATTTTCACCACCACCCGATTTACCGGATTCAATTTGTTTAATAAGTTCGTACATTTTATTTTTAGATAAAACAGAACCCGCTTGGAATGTTGCAATATAATCTAAAGATTTTTGTAATGAACCACTACCTAAACCAGTGTTTTTATACAGCTGTAAAAATTCTTTTCCTTTTGAACTATTTGCATATTTTGATAATAATGTTCTTGCTTGTGATAAATCACTACCTGAAACTGGAAAATCTAATAAATCAATCATTGTCTCAACGTCATTCACCATTTCGGTTTCAGATTGTTCATTAATCATTGAAGTCTCATCCACTTTTTGAACTTGACCACCTTTACACTTCCAATTACCACGTTTTGTTGCACCGTCGCCAGATATTACTCTACCATTCATAAAGAACATCAAACCACCTACACTATCATAATCAGCATTACCGGTTTTTTCAACCACAACAACAGGACCACCTGAACTACTTTGGGTTAATCTACCCATACCTTTATCGATAAGATTTCTCAAACAATCTGTCATACCGTCGGTTAATTTAGGGTCGATAACTTTACCTCCTTCATCCGTAACTACAACATCATTACCGTCGGAATCAGTGAAAAAGGAATATAAAAGGTACGCACCTCCAGCGACTAATGCCCATTGTAGGAGTCTTTTAGAAACGGATACTTTCTTAACACCGTTTTGAACAACGGTTTTACTATCTTTTCCAAATTTTTCGAACATTTTCTTTAACCACTCGTAATATTTTTTACCACCACCTGTTTTTAGTATGTCTTTACCTTGTTTAATTTTAGCAGCATCATCTACGGATTTGGCGGCATCGGCACCACCGGTTGCTGTTTTTGTGGTTGTTTTAACTGGTTCTTTTACCTTGATACCTTTAACCATGTCGTCAGTAACCTTCATACCATACTTAGAGTTAACTTTCTCAACAATCTTGGTGATTGCGTCTTTACTATATTTTTTAGAGTCCATTAGGGCTCTTTCAAAAGCCGGTTGACCCCCATTAATTTGGTCTTTATATTTCGATAAAAAAGTTTTGTTTTGTGTTAAATTTTCAGCCGCAGCATTGACTAATCTTGGACTACTATTATATCTTAAAATTGTTATATCTAATTTACCTTTTAATTCAGAATTAAGACCTTTAGCCACCGCAGTTACAAGTTCTTCTGCTGTTCTAATATTAGACTGTTTTAACATCGATGCCGCCTCGGCATCCTTTAATAAATTTTTTAAAGGACCTTCAAATTCAGCACTCAATTTCGCCATTGCGGCTGCTCTTTCAGCACCTTGTAAAGTTTTTAAATCGGCAGCAATACTCTTTACTATAGCATTTTCTTCCAATTCATTTTCGGTCGATGTTTCATGCACATCTTCCATTTCTTTAGAAACTATTTTAGACTCTACATTTTCCATTAGAGTCATCATTTTTCTAATTAATTCTGCATTTTTATTTTCCATTTTTATGATTGTTTTTTTTTATTATAAATCTTTAGGGTTATATTCAGAAGGAGGGCCCGAAGTAAGACCATCTTCAACCTTCTTTTCTTGTTCTATGGATTTCTCCATTTCTTTTCTTTTCATATATTCTCCAGCTGTACCAATAGCCGCAGCGGGGACTAATACGTTTGCCGCGGCGGCGGTTCCCTTTCCACCACCTAATTTCATTGCGAGTTTACCGGGTGTATTAAGAACATTCAATGCTCCTTTACCTAATTTCACGGCACCTTTTAAAGTTGCCCCAAGTAAGAAAGAAATTAAATTTGTGAGTTTTGTTATAAATTTACCAATACCACCCATAATACCTGAAAAGAATTTATACATAAAAGGTGATTTAACTTGGAAATACGATAGTGCTTTTCCCATAAAACCTTTAACACTTGATAAACCTTCACTGACACTTTTTAAAAATGACTGTATTTTTGGTGAGCTTTGTACCGCCAATTTTAAACCTTGTTGAGTCTTACCAAATCTACTTACTAAACCTAACAATAATTGTCTTGGTACTTTGGCCGCCATTCCCGTCACTACTAACCCTAAAATATCACAGGCAAAGAATAATAATCTCCACCCCCAATGTAATTCAGGGTCTTCATAGTCACCTGAAATAAATTCGTAAATGTCTAAACCAACCGCAATTGCCCATGGTATCCAAGCGATACCCTTACCTATACCTGTGGCAACTAATATTGCATCTAAAGCTAAACCAACAGGATGGTATAACATCCCTCTAACTTTTCTTGCTACATATAAAGCGCCTTTTTTAACTAAATCTAATACACGAGACCATTCACCCTTTGATATTGCCCCAATTAATTTTTTTGCCCCTTCATAACTTGTAGAAACAAAATCTGTAAATCCCGTGTAAGCACTTACAGCGGTATCTTTAGCCCAATTAGCTAAATCACCAAGAATACCCCAATCTTCTTGGAGTAATTGTTTGAATATCGGCTTTAAGTGTGTAAAATTTTGTGTTGACTCAGTTAAAATAAATGAATCTAAGGTTTGAAGTGCTTCTTCTTTGATTTGTTGAGGTACTGTTGTTGAAACTTCAAATGAATGTCTTAAGAAAAATTTAAAGTTGTCAAAATTTTCCCAAACATTACCTAATTTGGTTTTGTTTTCAATATCGAAAAGTTCATCAAGAAAGATAACATACTTTTCATCAGGTGATACCCAATCTGTAATCACATAATCCAAAGAAAAAGAATTTTCATAAATGTTTGAGATTCTTCTTCTTTCAGACTCAGATATCACTAATTTATTGTTGTACATCATATTTTAATCTATAAATATCTAATAAATACCTTTTTATTTGAGTGGATTTGCATGACTCCTTTTTAAAAGTGAACCAACAACGTCGGACCATTTTGTGACTCCGACTTGATTGGCTGGACCTCGGGTTACACCACTTTCCCATTTTCCAACCTCAGGATAACCTTCTTTACTACCTGAACTACCAACACCGCTCGATGGTTGAGCTGCGGCCGGGTCATCACCTTGTTCATCTAATTGGTTACCACCAAATAAATGTTTATATTGTTTTTCTGAGATTATAATGTTCATATCCCTATAAATACCAAAAAAAATGTTTAAAATTTTCTTGTATTGTATAAAAATATACCTATTTTAGCTCAAAATTTGAATATCATGAAAAATATACTTTATGTTTTTATTTTCTTTTTTATAGTTGGTTGTCAGAAATACGAAGAAATTACTGAACCCGTTTTGTTTATGGGTGGTGGTAAATGGACTTTTGTTGATTATGATATTGTGATTGTTAATTCACAAAGTAGTGTTGACGTTATCAAAAACGATACAATTTGTATTAATTCATTTAACCAACAAAGTTTTATTAGTGGAGGGACCTTAATGTCTCAAAACTATAAAAACACCGCATTATCGCGTAGATTTATAAAGAATAAGACAATGTGGGAGTTTGATGGGTATAATCTGTATTGTGATTGGTCGTTTCAACCAGGAGGTCAAAAACCCTCTCATGAACCATTTTGGGTTTCTTACCCATCAAATGGTTTATACACAAACTACACAAGAATGTCAATCTTAGACCACACTTTTGGATTAAAAACTGATTACACTTTTAAAACCAATAACGTTGGTGTTGCACCACCTAATGAGTTAATTTTAATGAGTCCTGAAATAATTACCGATTTGTATCTGTCGGATGGAACAAGGGAGAAGGCTGTTACTGTAAAAGTAATTTTAACCTTTTTGAGATAAATTATTCATCATATATAGTGTTATCCTTCTTGGAGAACATCTTAATATATTGACCCGCCTTAGAATTGGCCTCATCTTCAATTTCACCACCAATATCAGGTGGTTGTACTTTTAGTCTACCTTGTTCAAATTGTTTGTGATGTACCATTTCATGTGCAATACTCCTCAATACATCAACAAGAGCTCTATTTTTTACATTTACACGAATTACTTTAGTCTCTTTTGAATGATTGTAACTCGCGGTTGTTTTTAATTCACCTCTACCATTTTGTAAAATAACAACAGGGCACTTTTCTAAATCAAGTTCACTTTTAACAAACTTGACAAACTCACTAATCTTTTCTTTTTTGTTGTCACTTAAAAAATCCATATCAATAAATATTATTAATTAAGTAATTTATCCTTTGAAAATAATTTTGAATTAATATCTTAATTGACATAATTACTGGTATGATGGATTGGTACACTATTGAATATTTGTATCCGAGAGCGTTGAGCGTCTTTTCAAAAATGATGTTTCCCAACGTTGGTTTACCGTGCTTATCCATATTACAATATTACGATATTAAGAAATTATATAAATTTTTTGATAAAAATGGTATCTATCTAACCGTAGAAATGATGACTAAGAACAATTGGGTATATAGTGTTTCACTTAACGAAGGAAAGATATTTTATCCGTGCCAGAATTCCCAACCAAATAGAGAGTTGATTGAAATAGAAGGGTTTTACGAATGTTTTAGATTATTGGAATCTAAATTAAAAGACATTAATTAGTTTTTTTAGATATTGTTCGTGAAAACAATATATACGATAACCAAAAACATCCTGAAATGAAGTAGAAAATTATATCTGCAACCCAATACGAGCCAGTGACCTCCATCAATAACTTGAATAAAGCGTCGTACCCAAAGGGGAGAAAGAACATCGCTAACATTAGAGATGTATCTCGATAAAGGGTCAATCTCGTCTCCTTGTGTTTCAGTTTGCTTATCACTATCGGGGTCCATATAGGGGTATTAAAACATTTATGACTTCAAGTCGATTTATTATAAATACTTTAATTTTCTCTTCTTTCACTAGCACTATAATGTTTAATCCTATCGTGCCAAATTGGTGATGCTAACAAAACCGCCGGTTTTAAAGAACCCTCTCTTGTTTGTTGAAAATTATGAGACATCCAAGTTTGCTCAAAAGGGTGTCCCCATTTTACATCAATAAACATTTTTTGATTACCTGATTTACTCACAATCATTGGCCAGTTAGCATAATATATGTCACCATCTATATATGATAATCCATCCATAACTCTAATATTTTTAAAATCGGTTAAAGGTACATTAGGGTCTAAACCACTAACCGGTAATTTATCATAGTTTGGCCAATATTTTGTTCTAACGTGTTGAGGCACGTTGTACCAAGAACATTGTTTATCGTTATCAAAATATACTTCAGTAAACGTTAGTTTCAAAAAATCAAATTCTTCTTTTAACATTATTCTATGTAATAAATTGTAAAGATTTGGTATGTATTTTCTAAAACCATTTCTACAGAATTGACCTTCGTATTCGGGTGGATTTACCGTCATGTCATCTTCAAAGAAAAACATAAAGTCCGCATCTGATTCATGAAAATGTTCCGCAGCTGCTTGTCGTCCACCACATATTCCAGTATTACCACCTAAACTAATATACTCGAAATTATAACGTTGAGCAATTTCTCTATTTTGTTCTCTAACTTCTTCGGTGGTTGAATTATCTAACAGTACTAAATGAGGTCTATTTAACCAATCAGGTGTTTTTTCCATAGATGATATGGTATGTAAAACCTGTTCGGGAAAATTGAATGTTAAAATATATAAGTTAGTTTTATAATTACTAACATCATTATCTGTATATTTTTTTACATTTGTTTGAGGTTTAATTTTATCCGATACTGTAAGATTTACATTATTATCAATAATCGCTTGTGTGAATTTACCAATTAAACCGTTTGCATCTAATTCATATCTTTTATAGATGTGTGGTTCATTATAGGACATGATAGTAAAAATACTTTCTTCGGTTCCCATATAATTTGCATTCAATGTCCTTGTTAAAGTTGGATAATAAGTTGAATTCGCCTCGTGTAATTGGTCTTTATGTCCACCAAACAATCCTCCACGACAAACGTATTTAACAGTGTCGTGAGATAATTCATTCATCATATCAAATTTGAAACCATGTATTTCGTTTTCTGCTTCATATGGATAACTTAAGAATAAAAACGGGTTACCAAAATCGGTTAATTTATGAAGAACATTATTTTCAATTAAATGAGTACTTGGAACTGTGTTAGTGATTCCGGCATCTAACCAAAAGAAATATTCAGTACCAAAAGGATTCCAAATTGATGCGTCATGTAACATAAACATTTTGGATTGTACAATTGGATTATACCATTCTAATTTTGCTTGTGGTGATTCCGGTAACCAACCCGCTAAACTTAACCATTCAGGACTTGTTCTAATTTCTTGAGTTTTATCCCAAAATGGTGCATAAAGATTTTTAACATCGTCAAGTTCGTAAATTTTAACAAAAGTGTTTTCTTTACTTCTAACCTCCCAAACCATGTCCACATACTCTTTAGGGATGTAAATGAATAAATTTTGAGGTATCTCCAAGAATTTTTTAAAATGAGTTATGTAGTGGTCAAAAGGTCTACCAACTCTATTAATATTCCATAATCCTGTAACTATTGTTAAATTTTTATTAGGTTCAAATGTTTTTTTACCTGGAAATATTTCTTCTACGTTTAGGTTTTGTCTATTTTTAATCATTAAACCTACTTGGTTTGTAACCTCTATCACATGGTATTCTAAACCTCTTTCTTGTAAGAAATCTCTTATCGCCGCATCAACACCTGGTAAGTCAGGTCTTTTATAATCATGAAAGAAAATAAAACCACCATCAACAACTTTGTCATAAATTTTACTTAGACTATCGTATATTGAATTATAGAAGTCTCCATCTAAAAAAGCGAAAGATATCTTCTCAGGTATATTTTCCTGAGGAACATTTGAAAACCAATCCTTATGAATTATAGGTAACGGTAAACCATTTGTTTCAAAATTACTAATAAGAACCTCTTCACTTGTTTTCAATGTTCCTGCTCTCCATCCACTATTTTCTTCCCATTTGGTTAAATCAGGTAACCCTTCAAATGAATCGTAAACGTATAGTTTTTTATTTGAATTTAATTCAACTAACGTTTTCATAAGGTATTTTGATGACTCACCAACAAAACAACCAAATTCAACTACATCACCTTCAATATTATTTTCGTGTACATTTAATAATCCGTGTACTAATTTTTCAATTTGATTTGAATCAATGATAGTTGGTTCTACCATTTTATTTTCAAATGACATTATCTTGTGTAAATTACCTAGCATGTTTTTTATTATTTTTGATATCCTGAATCGATGAATTTATATAATTGTGAAGAATTATCATCATCGTTATCTCTCCTAAAAAGGTTACACCCTTCAATGGATTCGTGATGTGTACTTTGAATTAATGGGAATGTTTTACCAACATTTGCTAACCATTCATCATAAGGTCCGTAAACCACATCGTTTTCATAATATGTGGTGTATCTATCAATTTTTTTACTCGCAAAATACGCCGAAACAAAAAGGTCATCGTTCCATGTATAATATTTTTCAACAAACTCCTTAAAGTCGTCACCAAAATATCTTCTTTTGTACGAGATTGTTTTGTAATGTTGTAGAATATCAACTCTGGAATCTCTGTGAGTACCTGAGTAATAATGGTCCCTCGTGTCACCAAAGAAATTTGAAAAAGTTCCGTCTTCATTTCTAGAACGCATACCATCATACCCAACAGGAGAATCTAACCATTTACTTTGATTGTTTACATGTTCTTTTACCATATCCGAATGGTAAACCAAATCATCATCAACAACAATAATTATAGTTTCATCCTCTTCAATTCTCTCTAAAGTTGGTAATAATTTTGTTAGTGGTCCGTAGTCTTCGGTTCTAAAAATTTTTAATCTTTTGTTTGAAGTTTCAAGTTCTGTCAACCATTCTGGTATAACGTACTCAGTGTTTATTTTTTTACAAACATATGGAATGTTTAGATGTACCTCATATTCTCCCTCATAGGATTGATTTAACAACGAATCCAAACAATATCTCATGTCGAATTGGTGATTACTGATTAATCTTGAAGGTATTGTGGTAAATGTGACAACAATATTTGGGTTATTCATAAGTATTTTTTCAAAATTTAATAATTTTTAGTCTGAAAATAAATGGTCTATTTACTTAATTTTATTAAAATCAATTAGATTTACAATTATTTCTGCGTTTTTTTCTGCGGTACCGTTTTCCTCGTACCATTTTCTACCATTTTCCGCAACAAAGTCAATAAAATCATAATCACCTTTAACTTCTTCAACGATATATAATGGTAGTTTGGTATTAATTTATTGTGAAACTCCACACCTAACTTTTGTCTAAACAGTGCGGAACCTAAACCCATAATTTCAAAGTCTCTAAAACATATTTCACCGGCACCATTTGGACTAAAATTTAAAGCATAGGAATCTAATTCACTTAAATAGGTTGGTTCATCTACTTTATCCACTCTAATGTCAAATCTACTGTCATTAATTAAGTGTTTTCTAAAAAGGTAAGTATAACCTCTAAAAATTAATTTATCAGGATACAACCTACCATAAGAATCTTTTATATTATGTAGACCTAATTTCCTCTTTGTCTTATCGATAATACTGGTCTTGTTCATTGATAACCTATTAGAATATAGATTTTCAATTCTTCTTTCATTTTCCAAAGTAGAACCAACAAAGGAAGTTGGAGTATATGGTAAATCAAGTTTTTTATAAAAAATGTCGTCCTTATGTAACCCAATACTTGTAAAAATCTCAACACAGTTTTCTGTATCCCAGTTGGTGTGAAAAAAATCATTTAATTTGTCCCAATATGAAACAACGAAATATTTTTTGTTTTCTACGTTTTGAATAACCATCCAAAAAGGACCATATCTACAAGCGGGTCCGGTATAGTTTGTATAACTTCTCATTGATTGTTGGGAACCATCAGGTTGTGTGATTATATCACACGCGGTGTGTACCGCATTAAATTCAATCTCAGGATACATCTCCACCAATTTGTTATAAACAAAATTATGTGCACTGATATTAGACCAATGTAACGCACCTCTTTCAAAATAACAAGTTACTTTCATTTTAATTGTTTAGTTTGTGTAGAGAAGGTGGTAACAGGTGTCTAAATTCTTTTTTACTACCCAAATCCTCCTCTTCAATTAAGTTATATGTAAATCTTACACTATAGTCATTTGGACTTACTGGTTTACCGTTTTCAGGTATGTTAAAACACCCGTGTCTTACTATCTCAGTGTATGCGATAATATAATAATCATCAGGTCTTTTTTGTAAATCAATATTAAAAGCATAATCAAAACAGGACCTTAATCCTGACATTGTACTTTTAAATTTTAAACCGGACTCTCTAATATATGGTTTCGTCTCATCCAAATCATGTAATGATATATTTTCATGACTTTCCAATAATTCAATTAGTGATTTTCTTTTCCAAATACATGGTTGTACGCTAAACAAATATTGATAATCCTTATGTCTTAAATAAAGTTCATCCTTAATATTACTTTCACAAGAACTATTTAATTTTTCAAAATCGCTAAGTTTTAAAATACCACCAATATCATCAAAACCAAAATAGTCAATATTTTCACATTTAATTAAATTCAATGCATCGTTTAAATCATGGTATTTTATTTCTTCAATAAAAAAATAATCATCTAATAAAAAGAAAATGTAATCCTCACTTATTTCTTTTAAAGCACTAAGCATAGTTTCTTTAAAATGATATCCTTGACAATGTAAGTTAATATTACTACTATAATATGTGACTTTATCGGAATATTTTAAATCTTCCGTATTAAATTTATTACTTACAATTGTTATTTTTAAATCATCTCTTTTATTATGTTTAAAAAAATGTTTTAAAGACAATTCCGCTAAAGACAAGTTTTTATCATGAGTATTAATTAAAAATCTCAAATTTTGAATCATGTCTTTATCATTTTTATTATTGAATAGTCTATTTATAAAATTCATTTCGATTTCCTTAGTTTGTATGTATTCTCATTATGTGTCATCATTGACAAATCTGAATTTATTATAAAATTGTTTGTCTTTAAATACTTGTATAATAAATGTTCTGCAGAATTCCACACCGCCACTTCATCCCAAAGTGAAAATAAATCAAGATACATTTTTTGATATTTCCACATTACATCCATGTTACCATAAAGTAGTGTATCATTTACTGCTTCGGGCCAAGATTGTACTGAATTAGTGTAAATTGTATTTGGCTCGGGTTTTTGTAAAATCAATTCGCTTGTAAAGGTCGTGTCAGTCCTATTTCTAACAACAATATCATATTTTACACCAGAATTTTGTACCATTTCACCACATTTATATATTCGATAATACATTCCCATGACATTCATCATTAATAGTGATGGTAATTGCAAACTCATAGAATCTAAATCCCACCTTTTGTAAAAATATTTTTCCTTTTCTTCAAAAAATGGCTCCATTGAAACAAATGAGTCAAAAACAAAATCTTTTGGTTTTAGTTTTGATATTATCCTATCTTTTGTTTCATCGTCTATTAATTCAGATTCTGTTATTGGTATGACTTCGATTTTATTTTTATTTTCACCATGAAATCCTGTAAATCGATAATGATTTTTGGATGTATACTTAGAATATGGTTGAACACCATACCCATATACGTCCCAAAAATTCAAGTAGATATCGCAGTCATATTTTGACAATAAAAAGTCATGATGATTTTTTATAAAATCTTCAAATCCCCTCAACATACCAGAATAACAAACAGCAACTTTCATTATTTTCCTAATTCTTTAAACCAAATTGAATTTTGTAATTCTTCAGACTTTTCTTTTTCTCTATAATTGTGATAACTGTGTGTTGGTGCATATAAATCTTTGTTTATTTTTAAACCCATACTTGTTAAATAAACATACAATAAATGTTCAGCAGCGTTACCGGGTCCTTGGGTCTTGTGAAATATGTCTATTAAATGATTGTGCATATTTCTATAGATTTCCATCGATTCCATATTACCATATAATAAAGAATCATTTATTGTGTCATTACCCCAAGATGCGTGTTGATTACCATATATGATACTATTTTCCGGTTTTTGTAAAATCACCGTATTTTCTAAAATACTATCAGGTCTCATTCTAACAACAACATCGTAATTAATGTTAGAATTTTTAACCATTTCACCACATTTGTATATTCTATAATAACCACCTAAGGTATTCCAAGCCAATAGTTGACCGATATTACAATTTGTTTCATTGTATTCATATTTTTCAATTAAAGGTTTTTCCCTTTCTTGTAGTGTTGGTTCATATGATTTGAATGATTCAAATATGTAATTTTTAGGATTTAATTTATGTATTATTTCTTTTTTAATTGATTCACTAATCAAGTCAGACTCAATAATTGGAATTACTTCACACTTATTTTCTTCAATGTTGAATCTAATGTGTTTATCAGATTTATATCTTGAAAATGGTAAATAACCAAATCCATAAACATCCCAAAAACTGAGGTAAACATCACAATCATATTTTGACAATAAAAATTCTTTGTGGTTTTCAATATTCCCTAAAAACCCTCTAATCATTCCAGAATAACAAACCGCTACTTTCATAAATTATTTTTTATACGCAATAGACACTCCGTAATCGTTATACTCTTCAAAATATTTCACCACATCATATTGATTCCTGTCAATTGCTTCGATAAAGATTGTAGGTCCTGTATGAAAATTAGTGTCGTGAAAAATAACAATACCATTATCAGATAATAAATCTGAATATAACCAATCATTAATAACTGTGTTCACCGAATGGTGACCATCAATAAAAAGAATTGATATTTTATCTATACCAATTTCTTTCATGTAATTTCTAATCAATTCTTGGTTATATGAATTTTCTTGAATGGTATGTATTTTTTTAGATGAGTTATTTAAATAAGATTTATCATCTAAATCGACACCTAAATAAGGTATGTGGTCAGGCTTATTAAACAACATTGCGTGGCAAAAAGAACCATCAGAATTTCTTGAAACTCCAATTTCTAATATACCATGTGTCATATAATCCTTTGTGATTTCTTTTACTAAATCGTAACTTTGTTGAGAGACTTCGGCAGTACAAAACTTCCAAAAATAATCTTCATTATCATTATCATAACCAATCATTTGAGGTTTAAATTTTAAACCAGGTATTGTTGTTGGTTGCTCTTCTACATCAATATAAACATCCTCACCGTTTGTAAGTTTATCGACTCCATTCTCCCATCCGATTACATCACCGGCTTTATGGTATTTTGTAATTAATATTCTCATTTTATTTTAAAAAAATCTGTAAGCCAAATCGGGATTAAATTCTTTATTTCCCCACTTTTCAATGGCTGTTTTATATTCTATTTTGTCGAATTCTTTGTTAATTGCTTGTTTCATAGCTAAACCACCTGATAGAGTACCCATTGGGTGTCCGTGCATTGCACCACCAACATTAGCCATCCAATCAAAACTATTTAACAATTCATTTATGTATTGTACCAATCCGGGATGCATACCACAACTTAATGCGGGTACAATATTGTAATTCCATAAAACATTTAAAGAATCTTCTAATTCTTTTTCGTCTTGATTCATGTAACCACCAATCATACCAGCGTGTATAGAATCAACACCAGACCAACCAGCGATTTTACAGATAACCGGCCAATAAATGTGAAATGGTGCTCTTTTATCTGTAAAAAATTTATCACCACTTTTTTGGAAATGTATCCACAAATTAGGATTTTGTTTTCTGATTGCTCTATACACCCCCAATCCACTCCAAACATTTATGTGTATACCATTACCACCATTATCTGAAACAAATTTTGCTCTTTCTAGTGCATATGGACTATCACCATTAATACAAAAACAATAAATCACATTTGGAGCGTTTTCTCTTAACCAATTAGTGATTAATGGAACTCTTTTTTCAAGAGGACAATGGTCGGGATTGGCTAATAACTCATCTTCTTTAATGAAGTTAACACCACCTTGTACCATTTCTTTTACGGCTTCTAACAAAACTTCAGGTGACATACCAACTTTGGGTTTAATTATACCACCAAAAAAAGGTTTACCGTTTACACCATTAAATTCCCTAAAACCATCTATACCAAATGCGGGTTTTAATTTAAATTTAACTTCTATTTTTTCAGGTAATTCAACATTTAGTATTTGACATTTTTGAATTTCTAAAATATCTACTTGACCTCCAGCTATATGACAGAGTATTTGTGAAATACCATCTTCTTCCAAATTAATGTTTGACAATGGGAATGCAAATTTTACAATACCTTCTTTTAAAGATTTTAAATAATCTTCATCCTCCATTATAAAACAACTATGGTTCAAAAACATTTCTTCAGTTTCCCACACGCTTCTATTGTTAGGGTTACCAATACTTTGACCAATAGCCAAATTCCATGCAGCCTCTCTTAATGATGTTTTTGATTCTAAAAAGTATGTAACAACAAAGTACTTTTCTAAATCAATATCTTTTGTGAATATGTTAATCATGGTATTATAAATTTATCTCCTTTTACTGATGGTGTTTTAACAATTAATACGGTACAATCTTCTAAAAATTCAGGGTCTGCAACTTCGTATGGGTAAAGAATAAAAATATCTCCCTCATTTAATTCGGTATTTTGTATCATCATTTTACCTTTAACCAAGTAATTTATTTCAGTCCCTTGTTTGTGATAGTGAGTGTCCCATTTTTCACCTTTGGTGTGGTGTTTAAAACAAACCTCAAAATCCTTTGTTTTAAACGCGGCAGGCTCAAAATCACCAATGAACCATCCACCTTTGTATTCGTCAAATTTTGTTATTTTCATATTTGTGTTTTCTTTATGCTTAGGTATTTTTTTAAATCTTCAGGTGTCCCAATTGGGTGATGTTGGTTAAACATAAAGATACCAACCTTATACCCATTTTTAATTAGGTAGTTATAAGTTGGTGCGACGTAATATTCTTTATTGGTTGTATCTTTATTAGTGAACATTTCTTCAAATGATTCAAAAAAATATCTCGCTTTTTTCCAATAATGTAAACCATTCGTTGCGATATTTGAGATGACTTCTTTTTCCTTTACTTCGGTAACCAAATTTTCATTATTTAATTTAACATATGAATTATTTGGTTTATTTGAAATGAAACAACCAATCACAGCATCAAAGTTTCTTGCAAAATTTAAAAACATCGTTTTGTCCCAATCTAAAATTATTTGGTCACAGTTCACAATTACTAATTCAGAATCCATGTCAACAATATCTTTACTCAGATGTGCAGTACATGCTGGGCCTTCAGTAATCCAATCAATATTGATAATGTTTACATCTTTGTGATGTATTGGGTGTTCGTCCCTTTTAATTAGAATAATCTTTACGTTATCACCCTTAAAGTTTTCTATTACGTGATTAGTCATGGTTTTACCATCCCATTCTATTAAAGGTTTAGGATTATCAAATTCTGACCCGTTAAATCTTGTACCACGACCTGCCGCCAATATTACTACTTGCATAAATTATTTTTTAATGTATGCGGTTGGTGCCGAATAGTTTAATGTTTTTAATTCTAAATTCTTTTCTTGGATAAACCTATCTACCGCTTTAGATTCACTCCATTTATGGTACCCATATTCATCAAATACAACGATACCACCCTTAGTGATATTGTCCCACAAATTGACTAAAGTGTTATAAGTCGGCTCCTCCAAGTCCAAATCCATGTAAAGTAATGATATTTTAAATCCAGGATTTTCTTGTGAAAATTTCTTTGTTGTTGATGAAACATCACCCTCAACTAATTCAAATTCTGATTCAGAAAAACCATGAGATAAAATTTGATTTCTAAAATTATCTTTAAATGAATTTTCGTGACTAAAGTTTCTACCCTCAAATAGAGTGTTCATTGTTTCCTTATCGAATTTATCTGTGATTGAATTGATTAAATTTTCAGTATCAAAAAAATCAAATCCGATTACTTTTTTAACAGAATTAGGGTTATATAGATTTCTTAATTTTAAAAATGTATACAATCCCGTTCCTTTAAAAACACCACATTCTACAATGTCACCAGGAATATCCTTAACCTCATTGTATAATAATGTTCGCGCAATCAATTTATTGAAGACTTTTTTGTCACCACTTAACATGAATTTATTAAATGCATCAAAGAATTCTTGAGGTGTTTCTGTTATTTCTAAATTTTTTAATGTTATCATCTTTTTTTATTGTGTGTTGGGTAAATAATATCCAGCCATGGAACCTAATTGACCTCTATTTACTTTATAAAATTCAATCGAGGTATCCATATTGATATTTACATCTGTAACATTATTAAGATAATAATACAAAACGTGTTCATTTCCTGATTTTCTTCCTGCCTCATGCCATATTTTTTCTAAATTAAAATATAATCTAGATAATTTACCCATTGAAATTGTATCACCATATATAAACATGTCCTGATAATTTTTTTCAAATGAACCCCATGAATTAATGTTGATTGTATTTGTTTCAGGTTTCAATAATTCTAATCCAAAATCATGAAACATTAAATCAGGTCGTAACCTTAAAACACAATCATACTCTCTACCTGAATACTTAACCAAGTAATTACAACGATATACTTTATAGTACATTGACATAATATTTGGTAAATGAGGTAACCAATCATGTTTTTCTTTATAAACAAGATTCATCAATTCGGATTTCGCATTAAAAAGTGGTTCAAAATTTGAAAACTCCTCAAATTCATATTTTACAGGATTTAATCTTGTTAAAACATCATCAATGTCCGATTGTAATATTTTATCGTTTGATACTTCTGTTTCAATAAATTGATTTGTTTTAAAATCCCAAGTTTTTCTTTTACTTGTACTATATTTTGACGTAAACCCACCATCACCATAGACATCCCAAAAACTAAAATAAACATCACAATCATATTTCGAGAATAAATGCTCTTTGTGATTTTCTATAGTCTCGTTAAAGTTTCTAAACATTCCCGAATAACATACCGCCACTCTCATTTTAATTCCCTTCTTTATATTTTTTTATAAAATCACTACATATACCTGTACAATCTTTAATATCATCATTAAAGATTTCTGGTAGTACTGCTATACTATTTTTTATTGGTTGTTTTCCTGGATATACCCACATAAAATTTAATGACGTTAAGGTCACGACATCCTCTTGATGCCAAAAATAATTAAACTTATATGACAAAGAATTAAAAAAACAAAGTGACTCAACATTCTTACAATGTATCCATAAATTATTACTTCTTTCTTTTAACCACTCTTCTGATGTTTTATATTCGGGTTTGTCGTGACCTAACCACAAATCACCATTTTTATACCAAATATCAACCTCAACATCAAAACCCATGGTAATGGCCTCCATAATATAAAATGGTGAATTTTCCCTTACATCGTTGGGACCATCAATGTTTCCTCTATGTGAAATCAGTATCATTTTTTCAAATTAATAAAATTCTCTAAATCTTCAGGTGTGCCTAAACCATACATATTTTGAATATTGTATGGTTTAATTCTATCACCATTTTCTATTGATTCATTGTAAACAGGACAAACATAAAACTCATCGTTTACTCTAATATTTTTACTAATCATTTTTTCGGCACATTCTACGTAATTTGAACCTTTACCCCAATAATAAACACCTACAGTTGCTTGATTGGATATTGGTTTCTTCTCAGCAACTTCGGTCACTAATCCCGTGTCATTTGTTCTAACAAAAGACCATTTTGGGTTATCTGCAGTAAATGTTAATATACCCCCATCTAACGATTGCTCATTCATAAGATACATGAAGTTTACACTATCCCATTCAATGTATTGGTCTGAATTTGCAATCAATAAAGGACTATCATTATTGATTAAGTCTTTGGCTAATAATGTTGTACATGCGGCACCTTCAGTTAAACCGTCCGTTTCTATTATTTTACATCCAGGTACAATTAAATTTAACATCACATCCAAATTGTATTTTTCGCGATGTTCTTTTTGTACTATAAAAATGTAATTACCTTGGATATTAAGACTATCTATTACTTTTTTTATCATCGGTTCACCTAAAACATCAATTAATGGTTTAGGTAATTTAAATCCAGCTTTTTGAAATCTACTTCCTGCACCCGCCATTGGGATGAGAATATTTAAATCATTACCCGGCCACTGTAATTTATTTTTTTCTTTAATCTGTTCCAATTTTTTTTCTATTGTTTCAAGTGTTAATGAATTCGGATTATTAACTCTAAGTACATGAGCCGATGTTCTATTTGCGGATTGAAGACCGTAAGGTGAATCTTCAATTATTAAAGACTCCTCAGGTAAAACCCCCATAGTACTTATCCCCTTCCAATAAATTTCAGGATGGGGTTTACCTGTTTTAACATCTTCGTTTGATAGTACTAAATCTAAAAATTCAATTAAACCTAATTTAGAAAGTACAACAAATAATGTGGACCTAACAGAATTAGAACAACATATAAGTTTGTATTTTTTACGTTTTAATTCTTTAAATATTTCAATAAGTCTATTATCCTTTTCTAAATGATTTAATTCATCAATCGTTAGCTCCTGTTTTCTTCTCCAAATTTTATTATATAATTCAACAGGTAAACCTTTATATTTAGTTAATATCTCTAATTTTTCTGTTGTCTTTAATCCATCATATATCGATAAATGTTCCTCAGAAGTTATTACATATTTTTCATCAACTTCTCTCAGAGCATTATTCAAAGTGTTAAAATGTAGTTCTTTTGTTTCAACTAAAACACCATCTAAATCAAATATAATTAACTTTACCATATCAAATAATTATCTAAAATTATCTTTTATGGTCTATTTTTTACATAAACTGTTTGTCTACCCCAAAGTACTCTGATATATCCATTTTCAAGTAGGTATGGTGTCAAATATTTATCCTTACCCGCTGATTCAGTGTCAAAATCGGTATCATCAATTGATATTAAATGTAAATCGGATAATTTATCTTGAGCGGCCATGAACGCTTCTAAATGTTTTTCCGCGTATTCGTGGGTACCTTTATCCCATCCGTCTAAAAACAATAAATCAATTTTACCTTGAAAATTTTTAAGAAATTCAATACCGTCTTGAGGTATATGTATGTGTAAATTATCAGGTATAGGTTCATGAATATGATATTTGTATTCATTTTCAATTTGAGTTTTACAATATTCATCAACATCTACCGTATGAACTTCAAAACCCTCTCTCGCCCAATAATAAGTTGAGTGACCATCCTGACAACATGCAGGACCGTCTTTACTTTCTAATTTCATTGAATTATCGTGATATGAAATACAGTTTTGTGTCAATTCTCTCCTCGTTGAACCAATTTCAACAACGACTTTTCCGTCAATGATTTTTAATAACTCAATAGTCTTTATAATCCAAGGCGCCGGATAATTTCTAATACTATTCTCGTGTGGTAATAGGACATCGTGGTCCCAATAGTATGTGGTCTTCTTAAAATTGTCACATGCTTTTAGTAATTCTACAAATTTGCTCATATATTTTTTTTTATTTTAAATTTATTTGTTTTTTTTCTACCCAACCTCTTTCAGGTGAGTGTGCCCAATAAACCACTCTAGATGGTTCTGTTTCCACATGGAACATTTCTTCATAATGAATTGGACCGTCTCCATTTAAAAATCTTGTTAAATTATGTCCGTCAATATATTTGTTAAACATTGATATACCATTTTCATCGTCAAACGCTATCAAAATAAAATCATAGTCATTTTCAGGTAAATCTTGTCTTTCAACATTCACCAAATAATAAAAAGATTTTGTAAATGAATTTTCCCATTCTTCTTCATTCTCATATTGAGGATTTGGTGGAAATTTATCATCAATGGTCCATTTTTGAAACGCTCTTTTTTTGAAATGTATACCAGCGTATTTTTCATAATCACGTATTGTTCTAACCGTACCTAAACCATACGGTCCCAAATCGTGACCATTATCTTCTGTACCTAATAATTGTCTAATTCTAGACCGAGCAATATCATTTCCTTTCCACCAAGTTCCTTCACCTCTTTTGTGTTGGTCATCCCAAACCAACATACCCGCCCTTTCTTCTCTCATAGTTGCGTGCCATATTACAACCTCATGTGGGTGGAACAAATCATACCCATAAGTAAAACTCCTTACTGATAGATTAATCTCTTCACCAGCAAAAAAGATATTTGGGTCGTGTCTAACTTCTTTAGCCCATTTATTCGGACCAAAACAAAAATGTCCACTTATGAATCTAGCGGGGTATGGTTTTGTTAAATGTTGCCACCCACCACGGACCGCTGATGGTCGTATAAAAATGGTACCGTGAGGGTAAAAACACTCAGCTCTTGAAAACCATGGTTCCTGTACTCTTTTCTCAGGGTCATTGAAAGGGTCGTAGTATGGTAGGTAACCACAAATTAATGGATTATTACCTTCTTCCTTTAACTGATTGTACCACCCGATTAATTTAGAATCCCAATTTTCCGAGAATCTATGATGTGAGTCTAATTGACAAACAAAATCTTCATCGGTTAATAATTCTTCGTTTATTACCGACCTAGCATATGCTAGTCCTTTTGCTTCAGTATATAGAATGTCCTTAATCTTAAATCTTGGGTCATCTCTATATTCATCAACATTATCAAATCCATCATCAGGATTAAATTGTCTACATATACCAAAATGTATTCTTTCGGGGTATTGTGCATTTTCCAAAGCACTTTTTATTGTTGGTATTAATTCAGGTTCTCTGTATGCGGGTAAATGAACTAGTATTTTTTCCATATTTTATATTTTAAAGTTTTCCTTCTAATCTTTCACCAAACCCATGTTTTTCGGAACATGGCCAAACAATCCATTTATGAGGTTTTACGGTCGTTTCAAACGTCCTCCATATTTTACAATACCCATCAGGGTCATTCTTCATTCTCTTAATTTCATCAGAACCAGCATCTTGTCTAAAAATTTCATTATCATTTTCATCTAAAAATGCTACAGCCCAAAATGTGTAGTCATCATGTGGAACGTCATGGAATCCCACATCAATACAATGTTTAAATTGGAATGTAAACGAATTATCATACTCAACTTGGTCCTCAATATGTGGATTTGGCGGGTGATTATATTCCAATGTAAATTTTTGGATGGCTCTCTTACTAAATGAAATACCCGCATACCTTTCGTATTGGTCTAATGTTCTGTTTTTACCAAACCCGAAATCACCAAAATCGATACTATTCCCATCGTCTTCCATTCCAAATAGTTTTCTATTTTTATAGTGACTATATTCGTTTCTTTTGTGCCATACAGGGTCATCATCCCATTGTTTTGTTGAACCTTTTCTTGTGTAGTAGTGCCATATAATCACCCTATGTAAATGAAAGAGGTCGTACCCATGAGTATATGCCCTAACAGAAATTGATATTTCCTCACCATGGAAATAATAATCAGGGTCGTGTTGTACTTCTAATGCAAATTGTCCAAGTGTAAAACAAAAGTGTGCCGAATAAAATCTAGCCCTGACAGGTTCAACTCTTTCTTTAAAATCATCGATTGATGATGGTAAAAAATGTACGTTACCATCGGGACTGAATCTATCAAAATTCATTTTCCACGGAACATTCAATCTACCATTTGGTTCATTTTCGGGTTCGTATGATGGAATATATCCTGTTAACATGGGTTTTTTATAACCCTTGTCTTGTAATTTTGTTAATTCCTCTATCAACTCCGAATCCCAATTTTGAATAAACCTATGATGGGAATCCAATTGTAATGTATATTGTTCACCACCATATTGTTGCTGTAACATGTATCTAGCCCAACAAGGTCCTTTAGCTTTTGTATAATTAATATCGATTATTTTAAATCGAGGGTCACATTTAAATTCATCTAAATTATCCCACTCATCATCTTGTGAATGTTGCCATGCAATTGAAAATACAAGATTTTCGGGGTGTTTAGCTTTCTCTATACAATCTCTAAGTGTTGGTAACAGTTCTTTATCCCTGTACGCAGCCATCTGTATAAAAATTTTTCCATTATCAGACATATTATAAACTTTTCTAAAAAATAATAATTTATCACCTCAATGTCAAGGGGTCTTTGTTTTTTCATCTTTATTTCTTATACTTTAGTTACATATTTAACAAATGAAAAACATTTATCAACCCATCGTACTTGAAAAGGCCAATCAGATTGTATTGATACTAAGAGAATCTGATTTTTTTAATGAGTATGAGATTGAAGACGAGTCTTACGCGTTAGAGTACTTCTGTGATAAACTTACAACAAAATTTATTAATGGTGAGTTGGATGAAGATTCATTAGAACATCTGTTCAATGGAGAAGATATGGACCAATTTCTAAAAGAAATCATAGCCGGTAGTCTTTTATATGAACTACAAGCAAAGGGAATTATAGATTCAATTGAAGATGAAAACAATGAAGAAAGATTCTTTTTGACCGATAAAGGAAAAGAAATTGCAAAAAATATTGGTGAGAACTTAGATGAAGAATAATTACTTTGTTTTTTTCTCCTCAACCTGACTCTGATTTGAAGATTTTCTGTGACTTCTAACTTTATTTTTTAAAACTTTAAGGGTTGAGTGAGCATCGTTTAAATTATCTGATATTATTTTCACTCTACCATTAGTTACTGTTTTTAAACCATCAGGTATAGAATCTTGTAATTGTCTTAACTCTTTAATGGTTTCAGCGAGTTGAGATTCTAATTCATCCATTTTGAACTGAACCCTGTTGTAGTCATTCCTATTAACTTTAGAAACTTCCTCAGAAAGAATACCTCTGAGTATACTCAACACGTTACTTTCATTGATTTTGTTTGATTCCATATCCTATAAATATCTTTGTTTAACCGTTTGGTATTTTGATTTATTTTACTTACCTTTTTAATAAATAACTAAAAACACAAAAAAAAATGGAACTGTTCGATTTTGACGATTTATTAATTGAACCAACTATAATATCTAGTATTCGTTCACGTAGTGAAATTAATTGTAGATTAAAAAATGGTATGTTACCATTAATGACCGCACCAATGGATACGGTTGTTGATAAAAATAATTTTAATTTATTTAAAAAAGAAGGTATTCTACCGGTACTTCCACGAATCAAAAACCCCGATTCATCGTGGGTGGATTGCGATATTTTCCTCTCTTATAGTATGTCAGATTTTGAAAAACTGTTTTTAGAATCAACAAGAACAGAATATTCTGAAGGTCAACCAATGATGGTTCTTATTGATGTTGCTAATGGTCATATGTCGGATTTATTAGATATGACATATAGAGCTAAACAAAAGTACAATTCAAACATAAAATTAATGGTTGGTAATGTTGCTAATCCTGAAACTTATTATGAATACGCCAAAGTTGGTGCGGATTATGTAAGAATTGGTATTGGTAACGGTAATGGGTGTTTAACTACTGTCCAAACAGGTGTTGGTTATCCTATGGCATCTCTGATTTCCGAATGTCGTAAAATTAAAAATTTAAGACCATTTGTTTCTAATACTCAGATAGTGGCAGATGGTGGGTTTAAAAAATATTCAGATGTCGTCAAAGCGTTGGCTCTAGGTGCGGATTTTGTAATGTTAGGTTCCATTTTAAACAAGTGTTTAGAAAGTGCTGGCGAAACAAGTAAAAAAACTGGAACCTCAATGATTAGTGTTTATGAAAAAGTAGACCAATATTCAAAAGAAACAAAAGAAATGTTTGACGCAGATATTAGTTTATTTAAAACTTTCAGGGGTATGTCAACCAAAGAAGTCCAAATGAGTTGGGGGAAGGAAAATCTAACAACTTCGGAAGGCGTTGTGAGAACTCAACAAGTTGAATACACCATTCAAGGGTGGGTTAATAATTTTGAATCTTACTTGAAATCCGCAATGAGTTATACAGGAAAAAAAGAACTCCACCATTTTATTGGTGGAGTTAAATATAATCACATATCAATGAATGCTTTTAAACGATTTGATAAATAGGTTACTCTACTCTAAATTCTTGGTCTTCACTATGACTAATTGCGTTGTCTCTTTTCATACCCTCTTTAATATAGGTACGTATTAATTTAGACACACTCATCTTTTTTTTACTTGCAACTTTTTCTATTTCTCTGAAATATGCCGGTACCACTCTAAAGGACAACATCTGAACCAATTGTTTTGATTTTGGTGCGTCAGGTTTTTTCAATTCTTCGTTAAATTCTGTATTTTCCATCTTTGGGATTTTTATATAAATATTTGGTTTTTCAGGTTTTTTTGTTTATCATTTAAATAATAAATCAAACGTAATATGACAACAGGAAAAACAGAACCATCTTCGGCAATTAAATCGTGTGAGGAACGATATCCCGAAACCACCGCAGAATTTAAAAAAATCCTAAAAGAACAGTACGAACTGTTTTGTAAAAAACAAATGAACTACGGACCCGATAATATTTCGGTCGGTACAAGATTAGAAACTCCTGAGGAAATAAAATTATCCCAAACAGGTTTGTGGTTTAGAATGAATGATAAGATACAGAGACTTAAACAGTTAGTGTTGTTGGGTAGAGAGGATACTGTGGGTGAAAGTGTTCAAGACACCTATTCAGACCTATCTGTATATGGAGTAATCGCCCAAATAGTAAGTAGAGGTAAGTGGGCTAAGTAATTATTTGAAAATCAATCACATATCAAATAAAACATGTTTAATATGTTGATTGTCAACATTTTGGTTAGATTTGGAGAGGGGGGGTAACCCCCTTTCTAATTTCAAAATAAAAGAATAAAATATTTATATGGAAACGGGAGGTCAAAATGAAAACAAAACAATCGGCGGCAGTAATTAAATTCTTAGATTCAATAAGTAAAAGCGTACTTTTAAACGTATCAGTTGAAAATTATTTCACATTCTCAAAAGAGAAGAAAATGACAACCCAATTTTTAATACTCAAAATGATAATCAAATCTATGGGCGTTAAATTAAATACAAATGACGCTATCTTACCAAATTTATTAAAATCATTAAAAAATAGAAACGAAGACTTAGAGAATTATGAATTCGCGGAGGTCTTGAAAAATATCGAATCTAACTTGGAAACTTTGTTAGATATGACAAAAACAAACATTAGAAAAAAGAGAACCATTAAGACAAACAACCCTAGCGATGTCTAAAAGGAATATTGACGAGGAGTTAAAAATCTCTTACACCAAAATGGCTCTCGATTGGTGTGTTGAGAATTTAGGTATTAACAACCGAAAAAGAAAAAAATTAATTCTTGAAATTAATCATAAAAATTTTTCGGATGGTCGAATGGTTTATTACGGAAAATACTGTTTTAATAAAAACAAAATAATAATATACATTACAAACTGTGAAACTATTGATGATGTAATATCGACAATGATTCACGAGTACACACATTATCTACAATCTAGTACGTTGTATCGTTATTATGCGAAATGTTATTATTATTCTCAAAATCCTTGTGAAAGACAAGCAAAGAGAAACGAAATAAAATACACTAAAGAGTGTATAAAAGAATTAAAGAAGTTAATCAGGTAAGATTTCCGCTTCAGGTATTTCCTTCAGAAATAATAGATAATTTTCATTTGTTTGTCTATTCATTTGACGAACAACATTATCACACCCCCAATATTTTTTTAAGTCCTCAATAGATTCCGGTTTAATACGAGATTCGTTGAATTTTCTTTCAATGAAGTAAAGTTTGTCTTGAAAATTAAATAATTCTTTACAGAGCATATTAGTGTTTACATGTTATTAAATGCTCACCCCATTTTTTTACAGGTTTCTTGTTTTCAAACTTATAACAAGACCACTTATTACTTTTGTCAAAGTGTATATGTTTGATAAAAAAACTGGGTACTGTCGCACCTGTCTCTAATTTCTGAGAATTTTTGTCAAAAATCAAGTCTATTTTAATTGTTAACGGTTCTTTATCGTCCCAATTTCTTTCTTGTTCTTCCAAAAGTCTCCATTCGCCCCTGTTTAGGTCTTGGTGTTGTAGTGCACAATTTAAATAACTAAAAGTTTGTTTCAAATTTTCTATATTATCGGAAAAGGTGGCCGCGGGTGCCAAATGTCCTTTATCCCAAACATTACTTTTGTAATCACCACCGTCAGAAGTGTGAATACCTTTTTCAGTGTAAAAGTCCATTGAACCCCTATTAACATTTGTTGGTCTATTTGTTGATTTATAAATCAACCAAACAGGTTCCTCTAACGTTTGTGAATAGTGTACTTCAAATACGTTATTTTTTACGTGAACAACATCTTTTTGTGTTGTTGATGAAGTGGCTATTAGTAACGAAAACGATAAAATAGCAAGGATAGAGAGTTTTTTCATAGTTGGTTTTTAAGTATATAACTAAATATATCCTTAGCCGTGTTTTCTCCAACTGAAAATTCAACAAATGGTATCGAATGTCTTTCTAATTTATCTTTTATTACATTATCAATTACAATTGATTCACTTAAATTTTGAAATCTACCGTTTTCATTAAAAATGGTATCATCCCTGTTTAAAAGTATATTGAAATTATTATATTTCTTAAACAACTGAAAAATAAAATAATCGAATGAGTCGTCATAAAAACTTGCGGGGTATTCTGGTTTTTCGTTGTATAAATCTTTGTATACCGTACCCAATATTATTGGCGAATCTACGATTATATACTTAACCTTACCATAAAGTCTACTAATATTTCTATGTTGGTTGGCTGTAACAAAAAATTGGTCCTTTATCGTTGAGTAATTTTCTTCCCACGCAACTATTTTAGGATATTCAAAGGTAAGTTCCACGTCCATGTGGTTTTTCTTCATCAAGGTAAATAATTCTGCACTTTGTGTTGATTTACCAATGCCTGGACCGCCAAAAAAATTTATAATGACACTCATTTTATTAATATAAACAAAATTGACTAAATAAAAAATAAAATAATACGTAAAATTGGTATATTTATAGTATAAAAAACCAAATAATGGATGTCAACTCATTTTACACGGTACTTATCACCACGATTACGGTTTTAGGTTCCGCAAGTGCATGGAGATACTATGAAAAAAGAGCCATGAGAAAAGAAAAATCAGAAGATTACATGAAAGACGAATGTAGAGAAAGAATAGCAAAGTTAGAAGTCCTTTTAGAGAGGTCATCCTCCGAAAAAGATGACTTGAGGTCAAAAATTTTAGATTTGACCAGAGAAGTTGCGGAACTTAGAGTAAAAGTTGAGTTCTTAGAAAACAAAAACAAGGAATTAAAAAAGAAAACAGAAGTTGTTCCGCCTGTAACACCAGTAAAAAGAGGTAGAAAACCAAAATCAATCTAACAATCTTTTGTTAGTGAATCAAATATGCTTATAATTTCGTTTACAGAGTCGTAAGAAAAACATTCTGAGTAACCGGAAAAATTTTCTAATAGGGGTTTAAATTTTTTTACACCCCTTTTTTTATTTAGTTTTTCTTTTATCGTTTCTTCTAGTTTTTCAGCGTCTTTAGTGTCGATTCTCCTTAATATTGTTTCTAAAGTATATCCCTCATAACCATAATCTTTACTAAATCTACGTAAAATAAATCTTTTTGATGTTATACCAACTTTTACAAAAGTTTTACCTGTTTTCTCCTCCTTCATTAGAATCAAGTATAGAGATTTTGGCAATTTTTCTATTTTTTTCTTTTTACTCAATGCGTGTTTCTTGATTTTACCTTGGGCATATTTTTTGGCGTCATCCAAATTACTAAATTCCTTAACATCCCTATTTGGATTGGGAAAATACTTTTTAAATCTATTTGAATAGATAATTTTACCGTTGTCAACGGTGTAAATTTTACGATTATTAATTACCTTTTCGTATATTGAGTAAAACCCCACCTTTAAGATTAGTCTATCCATATAAATTTATTTAAATTATACATATTTCATATTTTATTTGAAATATACAAAATATATCAAAAAAAGTACTATCTTTGTATAAAATTAACAATCATCAATGGAAAAACACAAGAAGTGCACGGGATGTAAAGGGGAGTTCCCTTTGTCTAATTTCTACAAAAACAAGTTGATTCACGATGGTCACAGTAACTATTGTATTGACTGTACCAAAGTAAATTCAAAGAAGTACTTCCAAAGGAAGAAAGAACGTACCTATAAGGTGGAAAACGAAAACCTTTTAAAAATGGTTATTTTGAACAACTACCAACAAGAGAACACATCGCCACAAGCGGATAACCTCATGAAAATCCTTATGATTGAGAAAATGTGCAAATCTGTATTAGAAGAGGTTGAAAATTTAAAACGTAGTTTTGTAAAAACAGAAAGTGAAGTTGTGGAATAATTATGTACAAACCCAAATTATTGGGTATTTATATGTATATAATTATTTTTAACAATGAGATTCACAGAAATACTGTTTGACACATTATTAGAGGAGGTAAAAAACAAAAAGCTCTTCAACACTCTTATGGATATTTGGAAAACGGAGAAACCAAATATCACAGATGAAGAAGGTGAAAAACTTTTTTATGAGTTTGCAAGAATACAAGATGGTTTAAGACCTGACCGTCCTCAAGTGTTTACCTTTTTAAGTAGATACGACGGATTACACGGATACCCAAAATTTGACCCAAACAATATAAAACAAATTGCGAAATATTCGTATTCTCAATTAATGTTTTTATTGAATGAGTTTAGTAGTGATGCAAGAGAAGTACAAAGAGACGTTTTTACCGGTCCCGATACGAAACCAACTCCTGAAAAAGTTGAAGCATCTAGAAATCTTTGGTACGGTAACAATAATTTAATTTTTCAAAAAGATGGTCTTAGGGTTTATTCGATAAATAACCAACAAGAGGCAATAAAATGGAGTTATTATTATCACACCATTTACGCCAAATCTATGGGCATACCTGAAATGGAAAGGGAAACTCCGTACTACAAAAGTAGTAAATTCTTTCCTTGGTGTGTAACATGGAGACCCGACACGTATAACAGGTCAAATCAATGGGGAACTTATAGAGGTCAAGGTAGGACGTTTTATTTTGTTATTGATGAAAACAAAAGTGAAACGGATATGTACCACATGAGCACTATACAAAGGGACCCAAGTGTTTCTGTAGGTTACAGAATTACCGATATGTTTAATGGTGGAGACAAACCAAAGACCTGGGACGAAATTACACAAATTTACCCCCAACTTAGTGGTGAGAAGAATTTAATACAAAACAAACCATATTCCACTGAAGAATTATCTATAAAAGATGTTGTTGGTCAAATTACCGAAAGAGAAGGTAACCAATATGAATTTAAGAGAATGGATAAATCTTATAAAAAGGCATACATTGATAATGGTGGTACTTTAGCAAAACCTGAATCATGGAGGTCAATGGATGAAGAATTACGTAACCTATATATTATTTTTCCAAATGTTAATCAATACAATGTTAAAGAGAGATATGGTAATTTCGATTTCTTAAGTGAAATCAAAAAAGTAGGTAACCAATTTAATTTATTAGACAGAACTTTAAAAAATAAAGGAATTGGTGATGGTGTAGGTACTATTGTAGATTTCTTAATGGCTAATGAATTTAAAATCGCCAGAGTTAGTGGTGATAATAAAAAAATCAGACTATACGAAAGTAAAATTAATGGTAAATCAGGCCTTTTCAATGTTACAACTAATTCTTGGATTGAAAAAGATGGTAAAATATATGAACCAAAATATTCACACATCGATACTGAAGTTTATGCCGATAGTGAAGGTAACACATACGTTGTAGATGTGTATGGTACCAGCACACAACCAGATGATTCTTCTTTTTATTCAGTTTACAGTATTGGAGACGAGAATCCTGAGTACAACGCACACTTCATGTCGTCAAAACAATTTAAAATATTAATGAAGGAATTGTCGCCCGATGATGGTAGTGAACCCGAAACAGACAAACCGGGTGATTACACGGACATAAAAGAAAAAAGGGGTTATTAAACCCCTTTTTTTTATGATAACAAAGAATAGTATTCTTTGAAATGTTTGATACGGTCAGGTAAACCGATTGTTCCACCATTAACTCTTTTTGTTATTTTCGTCACCACAGTATCACTTGCACCCTCATCCGCCATTTTGTGTAAACCATTTTTACTAAAGAACCATGCTGCAGATAACAAAGCATATTTTGATGAAACTAAATCAGGATTTGAAATCACATCTTCATTAATGGCTTTACCGAATGCGGTATAGTTATCTTTTCCGGTTAATTGGATATATCCTCTGCCACGAAATTTATAACCTTCTTTCGTTGCTTCGGGACCGTTACCCATTCTACCACCATAAACACGAGACGCTATTGCCTCAGGTTTTCTTTGATATTGTTCAGCCAACGCATCTGTTGGAAAGTATCTTCCAAAAATACCTCTAAGTCCTTTTGCCGAATAGTTTAAATTTTCTTGTGTTGCTTTAAACCCACCAGATTCATGACCACATTGAGCCAAAAAGTGAGCTAATCTTAAGGGTGTATTAATTTGAAATTTTTGTGCCGTATCGGGAATCATCGCAATTACCGCATCAGGTATATGACCCTTTAATTTTTCTAATTTCAAACCACCGACGTTTGGTACGGGTGACGGTTCAGTAATAACTGTTTGTGTTGCAAACATTTTAGACCAAGTACCATCCCCAACAATACCATCAGCGGTTAGACCGTGGGTTGACTGCCATCCTTTAACTGCAAGTTCGGTGCCTGAACCAAACACACCATCCGCGGCCAATCCTAATTTTTCTTGTAATTTTTTTACATCTTCTCCTGTAGAACCTTTTTTGAGTAACATAGTTGTTTTTTTAAGTTTAGTTATTTTCTTATAAATATTTTAAAACACGGAAGTTGGTTAACTTAATAAATTGAGGTATTTATATATAAAAAAAATCATGAGTAGAAAAATTATAGTTACTGAGTCACAATTAAAACGTCTGTTAGATAGAATGATTAACGAATCAACTATGGACGTTGAAGAAAAATTAGATTATGAAAGATTTAGTGGGGGTGATGAGTTACAACAACTGAGAGATACCATCGACAATAACATACTTGTAAGTGTGGCATTTGTTAAAAAAGATGGTTCAGTTCGTCACATGTCCATCAAAAAAAGTTTAAGTTCTTATGTTGGAAGTGACAGAGAAAAAACTGAAAAACAAATGAATGTTGAAATGAATAACAACATTAAAAAAGTTGTTGACGTAAACTCTTATATTAAAAAATTAAAAGAATTAAGAGGTATGGGGGTTGATGACGAACAAGCTAAGATGGAAGCGGCAAAAGGAGCTTGGAGAAGTATTAATTTAGAAAATGTTTTAGGTTTTATGGTTAGAGGTAATTTTATTGACCTTAGAGATGAAAATGAAATCATGGACCGATTTGGTGAACAAGTATATAATTCATTAACTAAATCGATGAAAAACGCTTTAGCTCAAGACCAAATGGTTAATGAACCAGAAGTTGAATAAGGTACAGATTTTGATTTAATTACTTTATATTTTACTAATCACCAACTATAGGTGAGTAAAATATATGAAAAACCTAAGAACTATTAAATTCTCCAATAAAAAAGTGGTAATGAAACCACAAAACAAAATTGGAATCACAGAAACATGGACACCTAATTTAAGCACTGTTACGGTATTTCCTGTACAATACATCATTCATGATGGTGTAAGGTATTTTTTACAAACAGTAAATGAAAAGGTTGGTTAACGGATATTTATCCATATAGTGAGAATCTTAAATAGTATTTTTTATCTAACAATACTTTTTTCATTTACGGTTTATTATTCCGCTATGAAACTGTTTAATCAATTTAAGAATTACATAGTATGAAAATTTTAATATCCGAATCCCAATATAAAAACGTTCTTAAGGAATACTATGAACGAGATAAATTATATCACAGAGAGAGTTTGGTAAAAAGACTTTTGGTAAAAAACCAAAAAGGTTATTTTGTTGCACCTAAAGAAATTAGGGACATCATTGAAAAATTACCTTATTTAGATTGTTATGACCAACAAGGTAATAAACAAACATGTACAAAAATACCTGAAGTTTTATATGTTTACCTAAATGGTAGGTACTAATTAAAAATACTTGATATTTATATTAAACAAATCACAACAATGGGAAAAAATGTTATACTTAGAGAGTCACAATTAAAAAGACTAATTCAATATACAACAAAACAAAAACTAAAAGAAAGTTTAGAAGATATTGAACCGATTGATTACAATATGGGTAAGAGTGATGATGAAAATCAACTACCTAATCCACCAGCTGAAATTAAATTAAATTTAGACGTAGAGGATGGTAAATTTGTTGACTACAACATGGGCATGAATAGACCCAACCAATTACCAAATCCACCTCAAGAAATTGATGTAGATTTAGAAGAAGATGACTATTCAGATGTACCGGTTGATGCACAAATTGATATGGAAACAGGTATGACAATGGAAGATGATTTTATGTTAAACGAAGGACAAAAAAATCTTAAGAAAACATTTAACAAATACATGGGAAATCCCATCATCGATAGTTTAAGTTCAAAAATAAAATAAGAAATTACATTAAGATAAAAAGAACCCCTTATTGGGGTTTTTTTATGCCCTTATATTGAAACTTAAAGTATTTATATGATATGAAATACATTATCACAGAATCTCAATTAAAGAAGATTATAGACAGTGAAATTGATGAGAGGTCGAGAACTCTCGCGAACACTCGTAAAAAAAGAATATTTCCAAAAAGTGCTTTAATGTCAAATCCCGATAGATTTAAGGAGTACGATAAAGAAGTGAAAAATATTAAAGACATTAAAGAAGAAGACGTTTCACCGCAGGAACAAGAATTCGATTCTCTTTTAATGTCTGCAGGTGTTATTCTCACACCCGAAGAAAAATCAGAAATCCAACCAAATTGTGAGGAGTATGAAACTCCTTCACAGTATTCTAAAATTGTTGATGTCATCAAACAAAATTTAGATAAAATGGATAAAAACGGTTTGGTTAACACTTTAAAACAAGTGTTATCAATTCAGAAAAAATCTAAATCACCACAACCAACTCAAGAACAACTCGCTCCCGTAATTATTGCAGGAGTATCTGTACCGGGTGTTGCCGTGGTAATTGTTGCGGGTGTAATAGCATTAATAATTGTTGTCAAATTAGGTAAATTAATTTTTGGAGGTCGTTCAAGAAGTGGTGTAAATCCAGGTTGTAAACGAAGAAGAAAATTGGTTAGAAAATTTGGTTTTGATGGAAACTTTATGTAATTATGAAAATACTTTTATCTGAATCCCAATTAAAAAGACTAATCGAATCGGAATTAACCGAATTTGAAAAATTTGCTGAAACCCGAATGGGTGGTGCAAAAAAAATTAGTGATACCGCAAAAGAAAAAGGTGGTATCTCGTTATTGACGTATCATCACTTTGTTGTTAAATTACCTTATTACAAAAAAGCATCTGAAGGTAAACTCACCAAAGAAACAATGGAAAAAGAATACAAAAAACTTTTAGAAAAATTATATGAATCAACAAAGGATGGTATGAATATTAAACAGATACCATTTCAAGAATTGGTTGGTAAAATTGAAGTATTGGGTGAATTATTAATCAAAGAAAAATAAAGATAGTTGGGGTTGAAATCCCACTTAGGACCGGGACTAGTTCACGGAGTTGGGGGAAGGTTCGCTACTCTTCCCCCTTTTTATTGTCTTCTCCATTTATTAAAATCAAAAGAATCATCTTTCTTTTTTACCGCATAATCATGAATTTGGTCTGCAGTTATTACAACATCTAAATTTCTCTTTTCTTTAACTGATTCTAAATTAAAAGACCTTTCCCAAAAAGTTGTTACAACTTTGTTTTCTTTAACAATAAAAAACAAAATGTCTCCAACTGATTGTGTTTCAGGGTCCATTAAGTAAAGGTTTGCGGGATTATCATCCTTTAGTGTGTCTCTTAAAGTTTCGTACTTATCGTCCTTAGAAAAATAGTTTATTCTCTCCGTATTAATATCAACTTTATACACAACAATACCCAAATGTAAGTCTATTGGTACATCAACATTCATCACTTCCATAATATTAGCTTCCGCTTCAGATTTTTCCCTTTTAGATAAAACATATGTACCCACATCTCTAGTTGATATTCGGTCATTAGTTTTTGTATATTTTCTTACGGTATATTCGGTGGCACCTTTGAATCTTACGTTTATATTTTTTTCATAATGGTATGTTGGCATTAGTTCTTCTAATGACTTCTCAACGTATTCTTTTAATATTTTCTTTATGAGTTTTTCCATAAAATTATTTAATGTCTTTTGATTCTATAAGAGTGTATGTGAAAGATTTACCGTGTATCGTCGCAGCTTTATTCATGATTTTCATAAAACTATCAAAATCCGCCGACTTTTTAAATACTTGACAACCTTCTGACCAGTTTTCAACATACGTAGAATCTGCACCTGCTTTGTGAATGTTAATACCAAAAACACCCTCTTGGATTATGTTTTCGTCATATTGCATATCTTTATCTTTATCACGATAGACCTTTACAGGTTTTTGTTGTTTCAATGCTTCATATTTTCCTTGGTGTAAACCTATTGTGTGTGAACCTCTATATTGACCTGGTACTAATCTTGCCACCCCCGCGGCATTATGGTACTCCATGACACCCTTTTTACCGGGGTCAGTTGTTGCTGGCCAAATTTGAAATTTCCATTCACCACCCTCCTTATAAGAGACGGTTAAAAAATCATCAAACACATTCGTTACTTTATCACCCGTACTTGAATTTCTAACACCAACAATGTTGACATCAAAATCTTTAGTACCCTCAAACCACACGTATCCTTTTGATTTAACGGTTTGTTCAATTTGTTCTCTTTTGTAGCTCATTTTAAAATTTAATTAGGTTTTATTATTACTAATAAATAGTGTGGAAAAAAGATATTGTTTAAGGTATTTATAGATATATTGTGCAAATATGAAATCACACAAAAACATAGATTTAACCATAAGAAGAATACTTAGGGAAGTTATTTCAGAAAATGTAACACCAGAACAACAAGCGGCGTTAGATGCGGGTTTTGGACCTATTACAGATGTGGAAGCTAAAAAATTACAAATTCCGTATCCTGCTGGTGTTAGTAAAAACGCCATTAATAAAATATTAATTGTTTCGGCACAGAATAAAAAAGGACTTAAAGGTTCATATCTTTTCCCCTTACAACAACAAGAAATTGATAAAGAATTTGGTCAGGGTACATATGATAAGTTTTATAATGGTGGGGGTAAAGATGTTTTAGACCGTAAGAAATTTTTTAAACCTGAAACTGTGGTCGCGGCACCTGTACAAAAACAAACAACAACTACTACAGGTACGACCACAACAAGTAAATTCGGTGTTGATTACAAATACAATTATCCCGGTGATAAAGCTTATGTATATGGTTACAAAGATGGAAAATGGTATACAAAAAATGTTGCTAAAAATGTGGAATTTGATTTATCTTCAAATCCAAAATGGAAATCCTCAATAGATAACCTAAATAAACAATTTGCTGCACAAATTAAAACACCCACACCAACACCTACATCAACAGTTCAGTTGTATCAAAATCAATATCAAGTACAAAGAGATAATACCTATGTAAGACCGTTAACCCCACCTCAATTCGGTATAAAAAAATGAAAATATTAAAATTAATTGAGTCTATTATATTGGAGGCCACTCCTGACGAAATTTATAATTCGTATTATAATGATTTGCCAAGAGATGAGTTTAACCAAATCGTGATTGCTGACCCAATGTCAATCTCAAATGACACAGGTTTAAAAAGAATTGGTAAATATGCAAAACTTTTAATTAACTTATACAGAAAGAAAGGGTTAAAACTCGAAGATTTACCAAGAGCAAAAGAGTACTTAGAATATGTTTATAAACACAATGTTGCTTTAGATGTTACTAAAATCAAATCCCTAACAGACCTTTATGATGTTGTTAAAAACTATTACACAAGAGACACAAAAGATTTAGGTTCAATTATTTCCGCACTCAATGAAAAAGAATATAAAGAACTTTTCAGAGGTAGAAAATTCACAATATTTACACCTTTTACAGAAAAAGCTTCGTGTACTTTGGGTGTTAATACCGAGTGGTGTACAACGTGGGGACCAGAATCATTAAATCCAAAACACAAAGACAGAGGTAGTCTTTTCAATCGTTACCACACTCAGGGTCCATTATATATTTTGATATCCGATTCGGATGTAAATGATAAGTATCAATTCCATTTCGAATCGAAACAATATATGGACCGAGATGATAAAAGAATTGATGTTACTGAATTTTTAAATGAAAATCCCGATATTAAAAATTTCTTTTTCCCTTCTTTGGTAAGTGATAACCAACCCGAAGATATTGTAAAACAACAAATCGCAAGAATGAACGCATTGGACGAAGATGATGCCGGTATTCTTGTAAACAAAATAATCTCAAAAACGGCACAATCAAATCCTTTGATTATGGCTTTTGTTCAAAAAGATGAAGATAAATTAAGAGAGTTAATAACCGATAATGACATTAGTGATTTTGAAATAGATAGAGAAAATTTTATATTATCATTTAAGTCAGACTACGGCGGTAGTCTTCAAACAACAAAAGATACTTTAACTTATTACCAAGCTGAAGCACAATCAGGATATGAGATGTTGTGGGATAGGATGAATAACGAAGACGGTGATTATATCAAGTCAACCCTCGAAGAATATTTAGAGGAATATTATAAACAAAATGAAAGTGAAATAAAATCAAATCTTGGTTATTTGAATTTTGAACAATTTAAATCAGAACAATACGATAATTTTGTTGAGAGTGAAAGTTTATGGGATGATTACTCATCATTGTTTGTTAATAAAAATTATGGTTTTTATGAGGATGCGGTTCAACTCGAAGTTGATGCTATTGAAAAATATATAGATTTTGATTACAGATATAGAGAGGATAAAGTCATTGTTAGAATACCTTATTTTTTATTGTTCTTAGTTAAAAAAGGATATACGTCAATTGACGGGACTAATGAACTTATGGAAGACGTTTTAAACGAATATGTAAGTTATTATGACATAGATAACGATTATGAAGGTATTTGGGATTACCAACAAGAAAACGTAACCTACGATGAAATGAAAACTTTTATTGAGAATTATTTTGAAAACATAATAGAAAACAGTGAGGGTATTAAAAGATGTGGTGAACTCAGAAACATATTAAATAACACCATCCAAAATGTTTTTAAAGGTCAAACAAGAATAGATAACGACGAGTTTTTAATATCCATCCCATCATTAAAAATTGACTGTGAAAAAGAAAGTATTAATATAACTTACTATAATAAAAATACGGGAGAAAGGTTTGATGGGCCGGTAAAGGTGGAAAATTTAGCATCTTACGGAACTAATTATAAACTATTTGAAAGTATTCTTTCTTTTAAGAGATTTAGATGAAGACAATAAATTTAATTGAGCAATTAATTCTTGAAGCCAATAGGAAAGATATATTGGTAAACAAACTTGGTTTGAGTCAAGATAATGCTGACCAAATAGAAGAATTGGGGGGTCCGTTATCAATCATATTAGCCAATAAATTAATCGATGTATTCGCACAACAAAGATTAGAACATATGATGAGTGCGGTACCTGAAGATGAAGAAAAACAAGCCAGAGAAACTTTTAGAAAAGACCCTGAGTATAGAAGAAAAATGGGTATCGACGCAATAAATAAAAGTGCTGGTGTTAGAGGTATGAGAAGTAATATCGTATCAATAATGGACTGGATACGCATTGGTTTAAACGGAAATTTGGGTGATAATAAAAACTTAAATTTTGGTCAACTTTACAATGAATCAAGAAAGTGGCACCAAGAGTTAACTTCAGGAGAAGGAGATATTAATTATGTTGAAAAAAACGACATCGTAAAAGACTACAGAAATAAAGACGGTGTTGGTTTCTATTGGGTGGATTTAAATACGAATGATTCAAGAGAAGAATGTAACCGCATGGGTCACTGTGGTAGAACAAATTCAAGTAACACGATATTCTCGTTAAGAGAAACAAAAAAACTTAAAGATAATTACACAGTCAACAAAAGTCATTTAACCGCCGCGATTGGTGATGAGGATGGGATTGTTTATCAATTAAAAGGTCCTAAAAATAGTAAACCAAAACCAGAATTTTATCCCTATGTTGTTGATTTAATTTTAAATACAGACATCGTAAAAGGTTTTGGTAGTGAATACAATAGTGGTGATGATTTCAGTATTGCCGATTTATCTGATGAACAAATTACACAGATATATCAATCTAAACCTGAAATATTCAACACTCGTAAACTAAAAAGAAAACTACAGAAGATGGGTATAACCCAAGATTTTCAAGAACCCGATACGGTTTTTGATTGGGATATTGAACCGGATTCTGTTCCATATTACGTTGAGGGGGATTGGACCATTAGACAATCGAGAGATGCCAGTGGTCGTACAAAAAAAATAGGTTTTATCGAGACTTTATTATCAGGTGATATATGGGAATTAACTGATGGGTATTATGATGATTGGAAATCTGCGTTAGAATACCATGCAGACGAAGATAATAAAAGAACAATCATTGATTATCTTAGAGATAGAGCAGGTGAAGAATTTGAACCAAACATGTCTATAGATGAATTAATAGAAGAGTATGACGATAACTATGAAGTTCGAGGTGCATTAGGTTCGGCGTTTTCCGATTCCGCAAATTCATCTTACTATGATTATGCAATGAAGCAACTACGAAACGCACTTAGTGATTACGGAGATGTTTTAAGTCTAAATGATAGAGGTGCAACCATACGAATTAATTTAAAAAACATAATAGATAACATGGGTTATGGTGAAGATGAAATGGATGAGTTTTTTGAAAAATGTGACGATGATGCCCAATGTGTTTTTCATGAATTACTAGGTGAGTACTATGAAAAACCAAGATTCTATATTGACGACAGATGGTCACCAGATATTGATGATAACGATTTCAACAGTTATTTAAACGATAGACTTTCAGAATTATGAGAATAGGAGATGTATGTATATTTAAAACCAATTTTCCCGAAGCCGATTTTTGGTTACAAAGAAAAGGTTCCGAACAAAGTGTCGGTAAACCCTCAAAGGAGTTTTATGAAGAGAACATTGGTGTTAAAGTAAAAGAAGAATACCTTAACAAAATTGACCCAACGTACCTATATTATTATTTTCAATTCCTACATACCCAAGGTGTATTCGCACCAATTTCACACGGTACGTTGGGTTTAAAAAATATCACGATTAGTGATATAAAATCAATACCTGTTGATTTTAAATAAGAAAGGGTTACAACCTGTAACCCCTTCATAGACCTTGTGATTAGTTTATTTTAATATTTTGTTCCGCAATGGGGACAAAATTTATGAGAATCTTTTTTTCTTTTTGAGCCACATTCAGTACAGTAAACAGTTAAATCTTCCCGAACCATCACTTTGGTTGAATTTGGTTTTATTTTCCACCAATTTGTTTTACATGGAAAAGAGTTAAAATTACTGTTGTCATAAACAAAAGTTTGGTTTGACTCAGAACCTTTCTCAACTCTACCAGTTTCAATGTGTCTTTCTTTACTCTTTTTTAATTTTGGAATGTTAAGGTTCACATCAATACTACTGGTGATGGTATCATTCACATATGAATAATTAGATGATGAAGAACTAATAGAATTCATATTATTTGTTGTAAAGGTTCTTACACCCGGTGGATAACTAAGGGTTCCACTATTATTCCAATTACTATTCCAAGTGGGAATACTACCATAATACGGGTATGTTGATACTTCATCGTAAAATCTGACAACAACGTCACCATTATTCTCTATGGATTTTTGGACTTCTTCATTATTCCCATTTACAACATAAGTTTCAAACAAAAACTTTCTCGCTTCGTCTAAGTACCTTTCGAGGAAAACTCTTTCACCAGGACGAACTATGATACCATTACCGATGGATTTACCATTCAGTTCAATCTTAGCTAAAACTTTATTTTGTGTGGGATTGTAAAGTTCGATTTCGAACTCATCACCGTTATTCATGTATACGGTGTCTACGTGCTGTTTTAATCTTTGTTTACTTCTTGTAATAAAAGATTGAGGTACAGCATACCTGTTTGAGGTTGTGTAATTCATATTCCTTATATTTTTTTGTATTTGAACCCGAATTCGTTGGTATCAATTCCAACTCAAATATCACGAGGACACTTCGACTTCAACCACAAGGTCTATTATAAGTATACGATTACTTTAAAAAAATGTAAAGATTATATAGAGAAACTACTTACTGTAATGGTATCACAAACGATTTTACCACTCTCATCATTTTTCAATGAAATTTGTATAATATCACCAATACCAATATAACCCAAATTCTCATCCTTATCTATTACAACATTATCCCAATTTAGTGGCACAACAACGGTTTCATCTACTGAATCATCACTATTTTCAGGGTAGTATTCTATCTCCATTTCTACTTCAGATGGACCAACGATATTATATACGGATACACTTTTAATACCATAACTTCTTCCCTCTAAATCGATGTCAAAATTTACGTTAATATTTAATGGATATACATATTCAATTTCCATACCGTTGTACATTACTTTATAATAATCAACGTCGGCTTTACATTCCATTCTATACTTACTATCCATAGAATCTTCGTTTAATCTTCTTGTGAGGTTCTTTAACTGCGTTTCTGTTACTATAATTTGGGTCATGACTTTTTTATTTATAAATATCTCATTTAATTGTTATAAATCTAACGACATAATTTACTTAACCATCCCTGTCTTTTTTTACTTATTGGTTTCGGGGAACTTGTGGCTAAATACGACGCTGTTATTTTTGTACCAACATATGTTATGGAAACATAGAATTTAGTTGTTTGATAATCTAATAACGCTTCGTTGTGAGATGGTGAGTTTTTCCATAGATAAAAAACGAAAACTGCAATATTTTTGTTGGTGTTTACACCTTCACCTATTTTATTTTCAACATCCAATAAAGTGTGTATTTCGGTGCTGGTTAATTTGTATTTGTAATCGAGACCATCCAATCCAATTTTAGTATAATATGTGTAACTTGGGTCTTCAACATCATATGGTAAGTCTTTGGTAAAATCCCACGGACCCGCCACGTTTTCAACACAATAAAGTTCTCTTATAGATACAAAATTAATTGCTCGATTTTCAAATGATTCGTCGCCAACACCATGTCCACAATAATTTTGTTTAAACATGTACTCCGACCAATTTTTTGTAAAAGGACTTAATGTGGTATCAATAGATAAACTACTTAGGTTATTGTTAACCCTATACTCGTTGACAATATTTTGAAAATAGATATTAATAGAGTCTTGTGAGATACGATTTGTTTGAGAGACAACAATTTGTGACTTCACCAATAATAATATCAGAATCAATCTTTTCATACCACAAACATAAAACATATTTTTGGAATATCCAAAAAAATTTTAAAATATTTTTTATATTTTGATTTGATAGAAATAATTCGTATCTTTAATACATGAATTTAATTTTAGGACTAGTCTATGCTATTTGTGCTCACATTTTAACATTTATACAATATCAGGGACCTTTGAAATATAAATGGATGAACGATAACAAAATAATTAGTCTTTTTATTTTTGGGGTACCCGCAATGTTACTGACCTTAGAATCAGTTCGACTTATTGTAACATATTTTGGGTTTCAGTTATGGCCAGCGAGACTTATAGGTTTTGCGTCAGGAATGATTGTTTTCACCTTTATGTCTATGTGGTTATTTTCCGAGGTTATGACTTTAAAGACCGTAATTACCTTGATTTTAGCAGTGGCAATGATATGTATACAACTATTTTGGTAAAATATTTTCAAATTTAATAAGTTGATTTTGAATTAGTTACGATTTTTTTTTAAAAATATTTGAAAAAAATTTGGAATATTCTAAAAGTCGCCATACCTTTGAATCAACAAATTAATTAAAGTCATGAAAAAATTATCATTAATCGCCGTCTTCATCTTGTCTTCAGTGGTATTGTTTGGACAAGAAAACGAAACCGATTCATCGGTGGATTTGATTTATCCAATTAAGTTGGTTGAAATCAAGAATGGGTTGAAGATAACCCCAATGGAGGATGATAATCTTGAAGAAAGAATAACTGACCCATTGATTTATGCCGACCGTATTTTGGTGAGACGTAAAACACCCATGGATATCAAACCAGATTCCGTGATTGTTATGAACCTAAAAGGTGAATGTCGTGGTTATAAAGTTTCACAATACTACAAAAATGACGACATGAATACCATAACCATTCAAATTATCGGTGATAAGTTAAATGGTTACATTAAATTTATTGGACAGGACTCTGTGAAAGTTTCTTTACCCCAAGATGACCATCTTATAACTTGGGAAGCCGGTTTATAAAAAACAAAAGGGAGTTTAAACTCCCTTTTTTTATTTTTGGTTAGGTTGTTTTGGGGTATTTGTAATAGGTTTTGATTTACCGACTTCATAGGTGTTAGCCGTTGTTTTTGATGTTGCATTATCAATTTTTACCGTACCTGTGTATTTCACACCTTCGACCGCGTTGTTAAATGCACCCTCAATTTTTATACTAGCAGACCTAAATTGTGTCGAACTTACAAGTTGATTTGCTTGATTTGCGTCTTTATAAACATCAGTAAAAAATGCTAATAATCTTTTCTTGTATTGTTCAACAACAGCATTTTTAATTAATTCATTATATTTGTCATATAATTTTATAACCTCTGGTTCAACATTTTTCCATTTTTGGTATCCACCTTGTCCATCCACCAACCCTTGGATGTCATTAAACACTGGCATTGTGTTTATCAAATCTAAAAAAGGTTGAGAATTATAGTTTGGTAAAAGTAACTTTCCTGACGAATCTGTTTTTTTTCTGAAAACCTGAATTTCGTTTTCGGGAATAAAAAATGTATCAAAAAAGTATAACGAATTCGCGATTAATTTTGCAATGTCTTCGTTAGACCTGTTAAAATATGTACCAATACTAACCATATCACCACTGACGTATTGTTTTAATGTTGGAGAAAGTAACCCACTCTTAGTAATAATGGATGCGGTTACCATATTCGATATTAGATTCAACGTTGGTGTGATATTACCAATTTTTGCCGCATTATATACATAACTACCGCTAGCCCTTTTAGTTTGTGACATACCAATTGTAATTTTATTTGGTGTTCCTTGAGCTTCTAATAACGCTCTAGATAAGGCTAACAAACCATTACCTGATGCTACTATCCTAATGAGACTCCAAGTATGTTTACCATCGGGGTCTTTGTATTTAACATTAAATGTTTTTGAACCACTATTAGTTAAAGATTCTACAACAGGTGGGGTACTCGTATCGGGATAACCTTTCTTTTTAATTGTTTTATCAGGATTTAGTTCATTAGGTATAAATTTTTGTACCATCATCTCAATATAATTCTCACCACCAGCGGGTGATTTTGGTGTTAAATTTCTAAATAGACTTAAATTTTTTGTTTCACTAAAAGTTTTACCTATGTTTGGTTGTTCTAAAACCCATCTCCCCCTAAAATTATTATTATCAGCCGGTAGACCAGCATCAGTTAAAACCGAAAGTTTTGCAATTGGTGTAGGGTCAGTGGTTCCTTGTATCTCTGAATAATTTTGTTCTAATAAAATATTTTTAACAACCTCCACTAAGTCCGATTCTGTTAATCGTATTACTTTTCTCATGAATTTTCTTCTTTATAATATAAATATCAAGAAATATATTAGACACCCATGATTATTTTTTTTTAAAAATATTTCAAAAAAAATTTGGATATATTAAAAATATATATAACTTTGTTCAAATATTAAAACAAAAGTTATGAAAAATGTAGTTGTTTTGTGTGTTAGTTTGGTAATGGTACTAAACTCTTTTGGTCAAACTTCTGATATTCAGAAAAGATTTAAATCAGATATTATTACATATGTGGATAACGGTGATTGGTCGATTAAGATTATACCTTTACAAGAAGATAAGACATCCCCAATCACCGAATATGGTCTCAACCAACAATTAGTTATTCAAAGTGTTCTAACGTCAATTAATAACTTAAGAAGTGAAAACGGTGTAAATGAGGTGACCTTCAGTTGTGATATTAGTGATTATCTCACAGTATCCAATTTAAATGGTTTACCTTTATCTCAAGGATTTACATGGGGAACATACGGATTGTTCAGTGAGTATGGGTATGTTGCGCACTTTGAAAATAAAGAATTAAAGTTTTGTGATTATCTATTAGATGTTATGTCGTTAGATTCTGATTTGTTTTCCGATTTAACAAATCCGTCTTCAAAAACGGTTGGTGTTTTTTTCTCACAGAATTACAGTGATAAGACCTATAATTTTATGATATTGGTAAAATAAAAAAAAGGGGAGTTTAACTCCCCTTTTATATTTAATAAATGTTTTTACTTATGCAAAAGATTTTTGAATTCTCTGAGATAAAGCTTCACCAGTGTTAGGTAATCTAAACGCTGTTGAACCCCCCTCATAAATTATATTTCCATCAACAGTTCCTGCAATATTAACCGCCCTTGCATTTAATTTACCACTATGAAGTGCTTTTGACACTGCTAAATTATCAGTGAAAAGTGTTGCGGGTTGAAGTCCATTTTGAAATAGTGCGGTTTTACTCACAAGATATCCTATTGACAAAAGGAATGAACCACTTGGAGATACTTTAAATTTACTTCCTTTTGGGATAATAATTACAAAACTGTCGTCTCCCGACCCACCAGCCACATAAGTCGCCTGAGTTCCATCCTCAATTCCCATTTTTGCTTTTGAAGTAAAATTAAGATTTGAGTCGGATTGTTTAATCCAAGCGGGGTCTTGTCCACCTTGTTCGTTAATTAAATTACTTGCGGCGTTATATCCATTTGATTGGTGCATTTCAAGAATTTGTTTTTTCTCCTCTTCTGAAACTCTAAAATTTTTATACATGATAATTTTCTTTTCTAATAAATATTAGGTAAAACAAAAAAAATCTTTCAAAGACGGTCTTTTTATTGTTTCTTAATTACGTAGATTGAGAATTGTTTTGTTTATTAAAATAATATTGATATCTTATGTAAAAACAAATGTTATGATTTTACCGTATATTATTTTAGGGGTTGTCTTTATCGGATGGGGAATGGTCTTTTTTGACCAATACAATAAAAACAAATAAAATAAGATTAAGGTTGTTTCAAAATAAAATATGAAAAGTCACCTTTATTCCACGCATCTGGTGCGAATGATGATGTTTCAAATTGTTTAATTGAATTAAAACCACTTCTTGATGCTGCACTCGCGATTTCGGGTGATGTGTTAATTATGTGCCACAGTTGTACGTCATGGTAACTTTTTCCAAATGATGTTTTACTTTGTGGTTTGAGGAATTTACCTAATAATTTAATTTCTTCTTCTTTTGTGAATTTTACACCCGAATCTTTTAAATATTTTACAAAAGAGTCCATCTTCACCGCTCTTGGGTCTAAACGAGTTAAATCTAAAGTTCTACCCAAATTAACATACATAGGTTGAACAGCGTTTGGATTATTTGACGCATAGTTTTTTGTAACATATTTTTTACTAGGACTAACATAGAAAAAATTATCTTTCTTAGGTCCCGCCCTAAACACTTTAACCATATTACTACCAACTTTTTTGGTATTACCGGTTGTTCTTCTTAAAGTATTGATGAATTGAGTCTGATTTATTTTATTAGTCAATAGTGCTGATACCAAGTTATCATACTTCTCAATACCAAAAAGTTTTACATAATCGGGTTTTAATGTCCCGATTTCGGCTTGAATTGGTGCTAATGCTGATGTAAATTGATTTGTTGATTTTTTGATTAGATGTTTAGTTTTCTCAACAATTTTATTTATAGCATAATCGTTGTATCGTGATTTTTTTAATTGTATTCTAAATTCCGATTCACCTTGCATCATCTCTGGTCTAAATTTTTCTAAAAACGTTTTGTTCTTCACTAAAGAATTTGCGGAAATATCCACTAGATTTGGATAAACTTTCGGGGATTTTAAAATAAAAAGTTCAAACTGACCTTTCAATTTTGGTGTATATCTATTAGACTCAATTAATTTTGCGAAATCGTCTACTGTTTTAACACCAACTAAATTAAATTTCCCATACATGACGGGGTCCTTGAATACGTTTTGAATTTCTGATGAAATCGTTTTATTTGTTCTTAATAGTTTCGCGAAATCTTTTGCGGATTTATAACCACCCATAAAATACCTCAATAGGTTCTCATTCAATTCACTTTCTTGTGATATTGATTGATTAAGTTTTATGAATTGTGATTCTGAAATAATTATTTTCATCTCACCATAAATAGTTTTACAAATAAAAAACCCTCCGAGTGGAGGGTTTCAATTTTATTTTTCTTCGTCGAGTCCCAACATGTGGAGACCCTTATCGAATATGTCACCATATTCAGATTTACAATCTTTATACATCGCCAAATCTTTCGGTGGCATTTTTTCCATGGTATCAGGACCCCAAACACCATCCACAGGATAAACACCAAGTTTTTCTTGGTATTTTGCAATGGCTTGAGCTGATTTTGAATTAGGTAATCTACCAATAGAACCATCAATCTTTAGTGGTTGACCGGCATCATCTTTAATACCTTTCTTATTTAAGAAACATTGGATAGCTCGATTAATATTATAGTTTACCTCATCTTCATTTAATTCATGATTAGATTCATCCAAATCATCATCTCTCATTCTATCGTCATCATCACCATAATCTTTATGGTCACCATGTCTCTCATTCCAATAGAATCCAGCATAATACGCATCGATTTCCTCGGGGGTTAAATCTTCGGAATATTCAGGATGGTTTTTATGTGGGTTGGTTCCACGGCTATACCAACTATCAGCACTACCTCTATCAAAGGGACTACCGTGGTGACTTGGATAGGTTTTACCGTTAAATTCTTGAGTTTCACCAGTAGGTTCATCCATGGATTCATTAATGAAACCCATGATGTTTTTAATACGGTTAATCTCTTCGTTTAATGTTTTTGGTTTCATATTTTTGAGTTTTCTTTAATAACTTTTTTAATCACCTTAATCAGTTCTGATTCGTTTAATTTAATAACCTTTTTCTTACTACTGTTTTTTGAGTTTTCATTTAAACTGAAACCACCGAATTTGTATTTTGAATCAAGGGACGCTCTGACATCACTACCAAAACCTTTTTGACCCAACGCATGTAACATATCATCAATTTCACCCATTAAACCCATTTCCTCGTTTGCAACATACCCTTCTGAACTACCGTCTGCATCCGCACGATTTTCCATGTAATCATATAGTCTTGTCAATAAATCAATTAATTCAATTTTGTTTGCCATAATTTTTTAATGTTTTTTTATAAATATTAGTTTACCATTAATATGTTTGACTTGGTTTTGAATAATTTGGAACCAGTCTTTAATAAATCGTTTGATAGACGAGGGGTAACAGTAACAATGAATTTATTTGTTTTATTTGTAAACTGTTTAAGTTTTTGAATCACCTCAGAATTTTCACTTATGGTGGTGTAAACAACAAATGAGTTATCGATTATTTCATATGTGGGTTTAAACGTTGAGAAATTAAATAAACCACTACCACTTCCATCTTGTTCTTCGGTTGTGAAAGTATGAACAACCTGTCCGTTTTCGGTAATGATATCCATTCTTTCAATTAGGTTTATGATTGTCTTTTGGTTTGCGGTTTGACTTATTTTAGATAAATCCTCACCGGTTGAACTTTTAATTTGTACACCTAATTTCAAATCACCACCACTATATGGGTTTGGTGCAATAAATGGTGTAATCTCAGCGTTTTCCGCCCACTCTAAAAATGGTGTGTTTTCTTCAGGTGTTGAAGTTGGTTGTTCGTACAAACCTCTTATGTGTTTTCTGTCCCCTTCGGATATGATAATTCTTTGTCCCATGTATATAAATATTTTAAGAACACATTGGTATTTGTTTAATACCGGCACTTCCAAATATGTCCGATATGATGGAGGTTAATAACGCTCCGTTTTGTTTGGTTCTAATGTGGGCATATAATTTGTCCACCATTTCTTTTGAGACACTTACGTTACCACCAATTAGTTTCATTAAAAGTGGCATACCACCTGTTTTTTGTTGTTTCCAAGTATCGTAAACATACTTAATAGACTCACCTTCACTCATACCATTATCTGCCGCCATTCTTGCAACCAAATCGTCCACCAAACCAAAAGTCGGTTGGAGTTGATTGTCCAATGATTGACACAGTTTTGACCTCTCAATGTTTTCCATTAAAGATGTCATGGATTCAATCATATTGTGTACGGTGTCCTTATATGTGAAGAAATTAAATGGTTTACTACTGGTTTGTTCGTATAAACCTTTTATACGGTTTTTATCTTCTTCTGATATGATAATTCTTTGTCCCATGTTTACAAATAGTTTTTATTTACGCATTTCTTCCCAAATCTTTCTCAACATCTCATTGTTCTTTTCGATTCTACGAGATGTCTTTTTTACTGATTTTCTACTTTTGGGTTTGGGGTGTTCTTTTCTTGCCTTTGCCATGATTATTTCTTTTTAATCTTGACCCATTTCTTCATCTTTATTCAAGATGATACTTTCAAGACGTTCACAAAACATTTTCAAAAACATATTCTTAATAGACCCTTTTTGTTCAGGTCCGGCAAATCTTGAATATTCGTTCATTAACATTTGTGAAACTTTAGATGCGGCTTCTTCTGCTGCCATCATGGCGTAAGTTCCTGGTAACATGGATTCAGAAAGATTCGATTCTTTAATAACCTTTTTTATCACCTTTATCAATTCGGCTTCGGTTAATTTTATACTTTTTTTCATATTAATCTTTATTTCCAATAAATATTACGTTTTAAGAAAATTCCCGGTTCCGGCGTACGAGGTTCATAATTTCTGACTGATTATAATATTTATATAGAAAAAAAACATGGGAAAAGTAATAAGACTCACTGAGTCGGATTTAGTTAATATTGTCGAATCAGTTATCAACGAACAGAAAACCTATGTCACCAATTATGATGGTAAGTACGATTACATGAAAGATGGTGACAACTACTATTATAAATTAAAAAACCAAAAAACATATAGATTAGCCACCGGTACGGGAAAAGAAGCAATCAAAACAAAAGTATTCGGTTCAACAAAACCGGTGGAACCTGTGAAGAAATTTACGGGTTTAAATACGGGTAGACTTGGTCAACAAGGAGGTTATGCTGGATATCAAGACAATCTACAAACCAAACCAATTGTTGTAAATCCAGTTGATAAACAAAAATCAGAATTGGAAAAGAAATCCGAAACTGTAGGTACAAAATATAACTATACCCCAAGAATCGATGCTGAATTAACATACATTGAAAAAAGAAAATTAAACGACAAACCGTTTTTCGTTTACGACCCAAAGTACAATTTGATATATCTTTTTGATACAGGTAGTAAATACGTACTTCACACCCAAGTTGTTGATGGTGCTAATGAACAAAAATCAATATCAGATAGTAAAAGTTATACTCACGCGGATTGGTGTAAAAATAGTCCGGTACCCGGTGATGACGCAAAAGGTCAAAAATTAGAAGCGTCTCCTCGTCTTTGTACCGCAAGTAATTTTACAACAAAAGAATCCTGTGTAAAAGACTCAAGAAGAAGATGGGATGAGTCATCAAAAATATGTATAGCCGATGCTGCTTATTTTGTTGTTGACCACTACAAAGAACGTTTTTTAGCAAAGGGCATTTATAACATATCAAGTTTAGGTAGTAATACGGGATATACTGGTAAAGGTAAAAATGTATTCAATTTGAAAGACCAAGGGGGTAAACAAATGGCTGCCGCGATTCACGGTATTCCCAATATTGAAGGGAGACTAACAGCCAGTGAAGATTTAAGAAACGTATTAAAAGCCGACTTATCTGCGGGTAAGGTACCAAAAGAATATTTGAACTCAATTAAATTAATCGCAAATGCGAATCAAAGTTATGGATGTGTTGGGGTTCCCGCTAAATTCATTGAAGACCCAAGGGTTCAAAAATTAGCCAAAGGTGCAAGAGTATTTGCAATGGGTGATAAAGGAACAAGTTATCTCGTTCAAAACGCACCAACATATTTCGAACAATTGGGTGGTGATGGTGAAGTTTGTAAAAGTCCTATGATGTTAGCCCAACAATTGAGTGGAAATGATGAAACTTCAACCATGGCTGAAAGTATTATTAGTGAATCTATCAAAAAGGTATTATCCAATGTACTATCAAACTTTAAAGCCGAAGCAAATGTTGAGGATGATATGGTAATGCAATTCCGTGTTAAAGGTCTTAGTTATATAGACGGAGAAGTTGGTATGACCATAGAAGACCCAACCACTAAAAAAGATTTAATTGTTTGGAATTTCCAAGGACCAATCCGAGATAGTCAAACCAACAAAGTTGTATATAAGAGGTCGGTCTTTAAAAATATCAATAAGAACAATTACGAACAGATTGCAAGGACATATAAAATTCAGATGGTATCAACCTAAGGTTACATACCAATAATCTGTTTACATCTATCACACAACCACATCTTTTCTCTATCAACTTGTTTGATTGTACCATTGGCATCATTCATTAAACATTCAGGATGATTTGTACAGTGGTCCAAACCTAAATTGTGTCCAACTTCATGTATGGACACTTTTTTTATTCTCTCCTTAATTACATCCACACTAACATTACGTTTCATTCTGAACGTTGATACCACACATACACTACCAGGTCTGTAACCCAATCCTAACACACCCCATTCAGGATATCCACGACTTGGTGTTGCAATATCCTTCTCGGTTAAAATTAGATAGTTATCTTTCCCTCTATATTGTCTTAGTATCTTATTGGCAGAATACCTTGTTTTACTTTCGGCCAAAAGATTATTGGTTAAAGGGTCCTTAGGATTTACAATACATTCAAAACCATAAAAAGATTCCACGGTCTTTTCTACCAATTCCAAATACTCTTGTTTCACATCACCCATTGGTTGTATGTAGATAACCTTATTTGGTTTTATCTGTTGAACGATTGTTTGACCCTCGGTGGTAAATGAAAGGACCGCTCCGATTGTGACGAATACCACGAGTGGTAATAAATAAAAAACTTTTTTCATGACTTCTTTTCTTATGTTGATACGAAGTTATGATATCTTTTTGAATATTCCAAATTTTTTGAAAAATTTTCCGGAAATTCCAGAAACGGTTTTTGACCTTTTTTCAGATTTTTAGATTTTTTCCCAAAATTTTTTTTTCAGAAAAGGGGGTACTTTCCGATTTTTCAGATTTTTTCCGGAAAAATTTCTGTTAAGGTATTGTCCCCCCTCTACAGACACCCAAAATACCCTATATTAAGGGGGGATACGGGAGGGAGGGGGGTATGGTTTGAGGGGAGGGGGTAGGTATAGGGGGTATGCCAAACAATTTGTGGGATGGGGGTCGTCAGGTTCAGGGTGGTCAAAATCCACATTCAGGATGTGAATAACTTTCACTTGTATTATTTTAAAATTGTTATATCTTTGTACCCACAAACCAATTAATAAAAATATGGACACACAAAAAGTTAAAAACTTGGTTAAAAGTAAAATTGACCAGTTATTGTCAAACCAAATTGACTACGAGTGGAATGGTACTGATTTCACGAATGACCTAACAAATGAGTTGTACGATGAAAAAAACGAAAAGAACGTAACCCTTGTACACACAAGACAAAAGGTTATGTTGGATTACAAGTTGTACGAAACCTTTGTTAATCACTTGACCGAAGTTGTAATGTCGGGAATTGAAGAGGGTGAAGAAGATTAAACACCACACCGAAAGTCCTCACCGAAAGGTGGGGATTTTTTTTGTCCAAGAAGATTTGTGTGAACTTGAGGAGATGGTTCAGGTGGAAATTTGATTGGCGAATAGACCATAATTGCACCGACTCGCCAACCAATTTTCGGATACGGACGACAGGTGGTCATCGGGTTCGTGGTAGTCTGGCGAAATAAATAAAAAAAAGTTTTGTTTATATGAAATAGTGTTTTATATTTGTGTATTCCTAACAAACTAAAAAATAAAAGTATGAACAAAGAAATCAAAAAAGTAACGAAGTCCGAAATCATCAGTATCATCAAAGAGATTGAGGAAAAAAGTCCTAACACTTTTGTAGGGGTAAAAATGAAAACCCTTTACAAAGAAGTTTTACAAAAGACAAAGGACACCAAAGAATTAAACCCTTACTATAAGGAAATCTTTAAGGTATCATCTAAAACTTATCGTTTGGTAACTGACTACGAAAAGAGGGTACACAACAACCTTATGAAAGAGGGTAAAGACCCGAACACCTTTAAGGTTGAAAGTCCAACGGGTAAAAAACATATCAGTAAATCATTACTGACTGACACCGACACCGAAACAAAAACCTACCTTATGGTAGAGTGGTTTCCCGAAATCAAAGGAACAACGGAGTACGAATTTCGTGGTAACTCAATAGACAAAACATTGTTTGAAAAGTGGATAAGTGATAGAAAGAGTAGTAACGAAAAACAAGGTTTGGATAGAGAGGTTAAACCGATAACACCCGACCTTGACAATGTACTTGAAATTTCGGTAAACGGAGATAGGTACGAAATTGTAAAGGAGTAACACACACCGAAAGAAAAACCGAAGGGGGTACGAAAGTATCCCCTTTTTTTGTGTGTGAAATTTTCCGAACCCCGTGAACCATCGGGAATGTTGTTTGGCGGGAACGAATAAAAAAAGTAAGAAAAAATTTGGGAACAGAATTTCACCCGGGCTGCGCTGTTAGATATTGTTTGGCGAGTTTGTTGCAAATGCGCCGACACGGACTAAAACCGCCAATCTAATTTCCCTCATGCGCAATTGCTCGAAGGAGAAGTTGCTAAATGCTTTAGGTGTTGCTAAAACCGCCAATCTAATTTCCCTCATGCGCAATTGCTCGAAGGAGAAGTTGTGCGCTGTTGCTCGAAGGAGAAGTTGTTGGTGTTATCAAGTTGGCAAAATAGATATAAAAAAATGTTGTTTATATTGAAACTTATATTATATTTGTATCGTTAAACCAAACAAAAGAAACAATTATGAAAAAGTTATTTCCTTACATCGCAATCATCGGGTTCATTGTTTACTCAATGTGGGTATCATTAACTTGGGATATTCCCGTAGACAATCAAATGGGTATGTTCTTATTTTCTTGTATGGGTATTGGTATGTTCTTTATCATTTTGTTTGAGGACATCAAAAATTACATCAAGAGTAAAAAGAAACCACAACCTCAAAGGTTCTAAAAATTCCAAAATGGTAATTAACCCTCAACGAAAGTTGGGGGTTTTTTATTTACACGAGGTTCTGCGCCAACCAAAAATCAAAATCCGTCTTCTGTCCCTCGACATCTTGTATCGTAAGTTGGCAAAAAAAATATAAATTTATTTGGAATATCCGTTTAATCATATTATATTCGTATTGTTAAACCAAATAAAAAGAACAAGTATGAACAATTACAAAGACATTGAAGAAATCAGAGATTTTATTCAAGGAATGACACACTCCGCAAAAGTGAGTACCGAAGAAATGTTGGGAACAAACGATAGTGTACCCAATGTAAAAATGTACCTTTTGAAAAAAGTAAACGAAGAAGGGGAAACCGAGTATGGTGTTGGTGGTGGACCAGTACCAAACGACCCAATCGGTAGAATGGTGTACGACCGAGTTGTTCCACAAATCATTGAAAGGGATGGACACGAAATTTTGTGTAGTGTTGAAACAACCTTTGACAAGGGCGTTTTGAATGTTGAGTTCCACAATTTTGTAACCGATGAAAAACATCAAGAGGTTTTTGATTTTTATAAACCTTACCAAGTTTCCGACCTTATGAAAAATCTTTGTTTAAATTGAATTTAGTTTGTTGGTTCAGACTAACCCTCATCAGTAATGGTGGGGGTTTTTTATTTGTTTCCCTTATTGATAAGGTGAACATTTCAGGACTTGAGTCAGGGCCCTGAAGGAAAATTGTTTGGCGCCGTATGACAAATAGTGAGTATCGTATTACACCTACGCCAACCAATTTTTGGATACGGACGACGGTTCTGAGAAAAATAAAAATAAATTTGGTATATAAGAAAAATAGTTTTATATTTGTATAGTTAAACCAATAGACAAAATCATGAAAGTTATCTCATCTCGTATTACGGAACAACCAAAGAGTTTGTTCGACCCGATGCCCCAAGTGTGGGTTACAATGGAAAATGGACAAGAAGAATTTTTGTTCGACTACTATCCCGATGAAATCAGTTTCACTCCCAACGAATTTGTGGGATTGACTATTGAGGAATGTAGACACCTCAAATTTGTCAAAGACAAGAAATACCTGACCTCCTGACGGGAGATGTTGGAATTTGATTGGCAAAAAAAGATTTGGAATATAAAAGAAATAGTATTATATTTGTATCGTTAAACCAATAAAACAAAAAAGAAATGTCAAGAGGAATTTTAATCGACGTAGAAAACAAAACAATTTCCGAAGTTGAAGTTGTTCGTGATGAAACTGGTAGTCAGTTACCAAGTATCTATGGACACTTAAAGTGTTCTATTTTTGAGATTGTTAGTTACAACAACGAAAACGATGTGTATGTTGATGAAGAAGGTATAATGAGTGTTGATGAAAACACAAAGTTTTTCAAGTTGAAAAATTACCGACAACCTCTATCGGGTAATGGGTTGATAATGGGTTACGATGATGAAACGGGTGAAAATGGTGATACCAAACTTTCACTTGAAGAAGTCAAAGAACAAGTAACATTTATGTCCGCGTTTGACGTGGCGTTAAAAGAAAGGTTTGGTTCATATTAGGTTTGGTTTAGTTAGGTGGAAAGTCCTCGGCGAAAGTCGGGGATTTTTTTTGCTCGGATGTGTGCAGTGGAGCTGCACAGTTGCAGCTCGGAATTTTGGTTGGCGTTGTATGACACTATCATACATTGTATTACACCTACGCCAAACAATTTTTCGGATTTGACGACAGGTGGTCATCTGTTTCGTGGTAGTTTGGCAAAATAGATAAAAAAAAATATACTCAAATGTTGTGTATATTAAAATTTGATTTATATTTGTATTGTTAAACCAATAAAACAAAAAAAACAAAATGGAAAAGTACATTGATTTCTCTATCGACTACGATGGTAATTGTGAATGTGTTGATGATTTCCTCGTTAATAACGAAGAAGTAACTATTGACGATTCGGATGTTCAACCTCTAATTGAGAAGTTGGAACAACTTGAAGGGTTTTTTATTTCCGACCACCGAACCCAAGTCCGTATTTGGTGGAACGAAGATGGAACTATGGATGTCCGTTTTCGTTATTTCAATGAACCCGATTGGGGGGAATTTGATGATTACGAACTATTGGGTATCCCACAAATTGAGTTTGAACCCGAAGTTTTTTAACAACGAACCCTCACCGAAAGGTGGGGGTTTTTTTATGACCTGAAGAACTTGAGTCACGGTTCAGGGTGAAAATTGGTTGGCAAGAAAGATATAAAAAAATTTGGATTATACGAAAAAATGTTTTATCTTTGTGTTTCACCAAAACTAATTAAAATGACAAGACAAGAAGTTGTTGGTTTAATTTACCAACATATTCAAACCGAAAACGAAATGGGTTTACCACCGAATAGAAGTTGGGAAGGAATTTTTGAAGGTGATAATGATTGGGTAGATGAATGTATTAAGAGTGGATATACACTATTTCAATTACAGAATGAATTGTTCAACGAAGCGATTCAAATTTTTCGGGATAGTGAAGAAGAGTAAAGACAAGACCTCAACGAAAGTTGGGGTTTTTTTATGACCTGAAGTCCTGAGTCACGGTTCAGGGTGAAAATTGTTTGGCATCCACTTTACAGATTAGTAGGTTTTTACTTTACAGATTGTAAGAACGCCAACCAAAATTTTCCCGACGCAGCGGTTCTGAGATGTTACCGAATGGTAAGTTACTATTTGGTTAGTTGGCAAGAAAAATAAAAATAAATTTGGTAGAATAAAAAACTCGTTATATCTTTGTATCATAAAATCGACAAAATAATGAAAACACTTGTAATTCATCCAAAAGACAAATCGACACAATTTTTAGATATTGTGTACGAACCTATACCGAATAAGACAATTATCACGGGTGGGGTAACAAAAGAAGAAGTTAGAAAACTTATCGACGCCCACGACAGAGTAATAATGTGTGGACACGGAGCACCTATGGGATTGTTCTCGGTTGGACAATTTCCTGGTTCAAATGGTTTCATCATTGATGAAAGTATGGTGTACCTATTAAAAGAAAAAGACAATTCAATTTTTATTTGGTGTAACGCGGACAAATTCGTTAATCACTTTAAGTTGAAAGGTTTTTATTCGGGAATGTTTATTTCCGAAGTAGGGGAAGCGTACTATTGTGGTTTACCTGGTACCGAACAAGAAGTAGTTGATGAAAGTAACTATGGTTTTTGTGAACTTTTATCGGAGTGTATTAACGAACCACAAGATAGAATGTACGAAATCATTAAAAAGGAATATGGTAAGATTGCGGAAGAAAACCCAGTCGCACTATACAACCACAACCGCCTGTACTTGTCGATTTAATTGGTTTAACTCGGTTGCGGTGGAAAAGGGTAGCAGAAATGTTACCCTTTTTTGTTGCGTTTTAGTTTCACCTCACAGCACGTGCTGTATCCTAAATTTGGTTGGCACTGTATGACACTCAATAAAGGCGTATTACACTATATGTTTTGTTTAATCTTTCGGTCAAAACATTAAACAACACGCCAAACAATTTGTGGGATGGAGACGACAGGTATGAAAAAAAATTTGGATTATACTGAATATAGTTTTATATTTGTATCGTAATACATAATTACTATGAGTAAGAAATCAATCCCAACGGAAATCAAAGTCGGTGTTTACTATTACATTGATGATGAAACTAAACAACCAATCTTTGATACCGATGAAATGAGAAATGAGTTTGAACAAAAACTTAAAGAAATAGAAGATGAAACCGAATTTAACTATGAAGAATGAAACCCTTAATGGATTAAGTGTGAGACACGTCGCACAAATAGTCCGTAGGAAAATGTTACAGAAGTCGAAACCTTCGGCGAAGGCGTACAGACGAATAAAGTTTGGCAAAAAAGATTTGGTAAACGAATAAAATTGTTATATATTTGTATAAACCAATAAATAATAACGACTATGTATCAAGATTTTGACAACCCACGGAGTTGGGACAACCTCGGAAAAATGGTGTGTTTTCACGGACGTTACGACCTTGGAGACAAACACGACTACAACCACAATAACTACAATGGTTGGGAAGAAATGAAAAACGCAATCATCAAAGAAGAAGATGTTTGTGTTATCTTACCTCTTTACTTGTACGACCACTCGGGAATTACAATGAACACAAGTCCGTTCAGTTGTCGTTGGGATAGTGGACAAGTTGGTTGGTACTTTGTTTCAAAGAAGAAAGTCCGTGAAGAATATGGAGTAAAGAAAATTACCCAAAGTCTTATTGACAAAGTAACCGAAGTGTTGGAGGGTGAAGTAAAAACTTACGACATGTACCTCACGGGTGAATTGTACGCAGAAGAATACGAATAGATTTTGTTTGGTTAGGTGAAAAGTCCTCGGCGAAAGTCGGGGATTTTTTTTTATACCAGAATTCGCCCAGCCCACGCCTGGTGGGGATTTTGTTTGGCGGATAACCTATTATATTTAAGTGTTTTATGTGGTCAGCCAACCAAAATTTTTACGACGCCGGGTGAAACAGTAGATGGTGTTATTGGATATTTTAAAATAAATTTGGATATCATAAAATGAATTGTATATTTGTATTATGAAAAACTATAACGACATATCATTGAATACCGATGAGGAAGTAATGAACTACCTAAAAAAATCGGAAAAAGAAGGTAAAGTGTGTGACATCATTGAAACTGAAAATTATATTTCGGTTGATGTTGAATGGGCATACAACTTTGAAGGTCACAAAGTGGAGAGGAGAAAATTTATCTATCTTCTTACTCGTTCTAACTTTCAATTTAACAAAACAATATCGCGTTATGTTAGAGAAAAAGACGAAATAAGATTCAGAAGAATTGAAAAAGAGTTCAAACGAATATTCAGATTGACATCAATTTGATTGGCAAAATATCCTAAAAAAAATTTGGATATCATAAAATAAGTTGTATATTTGTATTAATAAACTAATACAGATATGAAAATAAACGAAAAATTAATCGGAAAAAGAATTCGTCTCGTTTCAATGGAGAACGACCCTAACCCCGTTGAGGAAGGTTCAATGGGAACAATTTATCATGTTGGTCATGGTGTTATCAATGTCCGTTGGGATAGTGGTAGGACTCTTGGTGTAGTTGAGGGTGAAGATGAATATGAAATCATTGACACTCCCGACACTTATTTACCACCCAACAATTTTCTTGTCTTTTCGGGAAATATCTGAGGAGATGGTGAACCGCCGATTTTGATTGGCACAATCGTTTGTATATTCCAAAAATTCATTTGTATATTTGTCCAATAATTAAAAAAACAAAAAATGTTAATTAAACTCACTTATCAAGGTAAAGGAACCCCAACACTTGTCAATCTACAAAATGTCAAAAACATTTTTAGTATCTTGGATAAAAGAAACGACAAGATAGCAACGAAGATTGAATACATAGATGGTACATATGTCAATGTTGAAGAAGACATTAAAACCATTTATGAAATTCAGTGGAAGATGATGAATGGAAGTTGTGATATGGACTTTGAAGTTCCATCGGTTGATGAAATGATTAATAACTCATACTACGAAAATGGTGGTAATGGAGACCGCCATTGGAATGGTCAACGAACCAACCAACCTCGTAAAAGAGTTTACCGAGACAACTACGATAATCAAAACAATTATTGATATGTTAAAGGAAATGTTTTCAACTTTCAAAGAAGTTTACCAAGAAGACCGAAAGGAATTTTGGGATGGAATTTTGGGTGGCATTGTAATACTTATGTTTTTCCTATTGACAATGTTTGTTTTAATTCCTATATTTGGTTAAAGTGTAATACACTTGATTTGTCGTTCATAGATTAGTTTTATTTGGTTAAGGAACCCTCACAGAAATGTGGGGGTTTTTTGTTTGCTAAAAAAATTCGTCGCCGGCAAATCCCGTGTTCAATTTAGTTTGGCGGGTGTATGACAGATGCCAACCAATTTCTGAGATGGTACGGTGAATTCTGGGGTCAGAAAAAAAAAATAAAGATTTATTTGGATTATAATGAAAAGTGTATTACATTTGTATCAAATTAAAAAACATCCATATGTCACAAGAAAATCGCACACAGCAAGTTCTCAACAAAGTCGGCCTAAATTGGACCGTAAGAGAAGAAAGTATCACTACAGAAAGTGGTATCATTGTTCCTAAGAGTAAAGCAATCATCCGTGAGGACACAAACACTGTTTTGTCTGTACATGGTGATGGTTACTTTCCTTATCAAAATCATCAGATGGTTGATTTACTAGACAAGGTATCTCAACAGGTTGGTTTACCAATTCACAAAGGTGGTTACTTTGGTGGGGGTGAGAAAGTATACCTTCAATTGAAATCAAATGATTTGAAATTGGGCAATGACAGAGTTGAGGGTTTCATCACTGGTGTGAATTCCTTCGATGGGTCAACTAGTTTGGCATTCGGTCCAAGTAATATTACAATCAGTTGTCAGAATTCATTCTTCGCAGCGTTCCGTAACTTGAATGCGAAAATTCGTCACACCAAAAACATGGAGATGAGAATCGATGATATCTGTCGTGGTTTGGAGGGGGTACTCGTGGAAGAAAAAGAAATGTTCGAAGACATTAAGAAACTTTCTGAAACGAAGATGACCAAGAAACAAGAGGATTGGGTTACACGTACATTGTTCAATATCATGAAAGATGTTGATTTGAATAGTGACAAAGATGTGTCGACCGTGACTCGTAATCGTCTTTCTCGTTTCTACGTAGACCTTAATGGTGAAGTAAAAGAGAAAGGTGATAACCTTTGGGGATTGTTCAGTGGGGTTACTAAGTACACCACACATTCCTTAAGTAAAGGTGATAACTCTGAAAACAAGATGTTTGGAACCTATGGACAAAGGGAACGTCAAATTTTCAAAGAATTGGTTGAGTTGGTTTAAGATTGGTTAGGTACTCAATTAATAAGAACCCCACAGAAATGTGGGGTTTTTTATTGCTCCAAAGTTGATGGTGAGCTACGCGCAAACAGTGAAAATTGTTTGGCAAACTCTAAACCCAATAAAATCAATACTTTGGGTTCGAGCCAACCAAAATCGAGGGCTGCGCGCAACCAGGAGATGTTCATGTATCTTCCCAGAATCTAAATGGTTTCTCTTGATAATCTTCTTTTAGTTGTCTTCTTAACTCATAACAAAACAATATAATGACTAATACGAACTCAACTCCTAATGTATAAAGTATCCCTTCTATCATAATAATAAGTATCCAAGATGGTGATGATGCAGCACAGGATAACTTTTGTTTGGCAAGAAATATAAAAATAAATTTGGATTATACAAAATATAGATTTATATTTGTGTTCTAAATTAATTTATATGGTTTTAGAAAAACTAACTATCGGTAATGTCTACTATGTAAAACACATAGGGAATGTTAAGTATTTGGGTAAGTGGAAAATGGATTACTATGTAGAGGGTGAAAAAGGTATTAAAGGAATGAATACCTTTAAGTTGTTGTCGTTCAGAGGTAATCAACTTCTTTCATTAACCAAAAAAGAAATTGTGAATGACCTATTAGATATTGTACGAAACGAATGACGAAATCACCTTCACGGGTGATTTTTGTTTGGCGAAAAAAATAAAAAAAAAATTCACTTATACAAAAAATAGATTTATATTTGTACCATAAAACAATCTAAAAATGAAAAACAAGAAAGTAACTCCGAAGAAAAAACACACACTCTTAAAGGGTGAGGGTGTTAACCAGCACACTCTGTATGGTGATTTCATTGTTGATGAAACACAAACAGATTTCGCAGAAGTTGAAGTTAGAAAGGATAGTGTATTAAGACACGAACAACCCGATGGAAGTTTCTCAAACGAACACAAACCACTCAAAGTTGAGCAAGGTGATTGGGTTATGGGAAAACAAGTTGAGTACAATCCGTTTGAAGGTACTATCACTCAAATTTGGGATTAACTATGGCGAACCCACTAATTCACTCAAAGAGCAGCGTCAAGCGTTGGGGTGGTAAGGTAGAAGATTATTTACCTATCCACGAACTTATTGATAGTCCGAAAGCGACAATGAACAATAATAGTTCTCGGTTACTCACCCACAACACTTGGTTCGCATACACTATCATTCCAAAAATCTTCGGTTACAACATTACTAATAGTGATGGTAAGTCAGTTGATGTTGTTGATATTGCGATGTTACATATCGCAGAAGATTTTAGAATGAAGTTCGTTCCAACCCCACAAGATTACCTTAAACATTTAGAGGTTCAACCCTGGATGTGTAATGGGGTAAAAGATTTAGACAACCCCGAAGCGTACGAAGTAGTTAAACAATTAAACCAAAAAATCCACGAATATGCAAACTAATGAAGCAATCGCACTCTGGAAAGAGTTAGGTATTACAAGCGCAACTATGGAATTTAGTTGTGGTGGTGATAGTATGAATGATTATCACTTTAATTTTTACAATTCAGAAAACAAAGATGTTGAGAGTGGTGAACTTGATAGTTTCTTTGATGATGATGTTTTCCGTAGAGTAGAATTTTATGTGAACTCTGACGGACACTACATTGGTGAATTTGGAAGTGTTGAGATTACACTTGATGAAGATGATGAGGAAAACCCCACTTTCTCGTATTACAAATCTGCACAGGCGGAATGGTCAGAGAGTTTTACAGAAGAAGTTGTTGTTGAACTCACAGAAAAAGAGGTTGAGTTTATTAGAACCAAAGTCCTTAATTTGGTTGGCAGTCAAGACGGAAGTTCAATTAACTACAAAGGTGATTGTATTCTCAATGATGAGGAAGAACAGATTTCTGATACATTATTGGAAAAGATTACTGATGTTGTTGAGAACCACGAATTTGAAAACGCAGACGGCGAACAAGAGGATTGGTTTCAATTCAACACAGAAGAAGTGGATAGTGATGTATTACCTAAAATTGTAGATAACACATTATTCGTTTCACTAACAAGACAATTTTTGGTATTGACTGAAAGTGATATGTAAACAATTAAAAAGTAAAAGAAATGAAAATCATAATTGAAAACACTCGTTTTGACTACAACATTGGTTGTCGTTTATTAAAAACAAAATATCGTAATACACCCTTTAATGGTTTGGAAGATATTTGGGAAGATATTGTTCCTATTACTTTCAAAGAAATTACAACCGAAATTCAAAACATTGAACAGAGGCGTATCGCCGTAGGTTGTTTGGGTTTGGAAAACATTTACAAAGAAGTGAACCCCACACTTATTAAGTCCGAAACGATTTCAAAAGAAACATTTTGGGTTGGTGAGAATGGTGAACTCATTAAGAAAAACTTTGAGGACACCTACGAACTTTATGAAGTAAAAGGAAATGTTTGGGGTGAAGGTGCAGAATTTGGTTGGCGTAGACCAGATAATGTTCACTTTGTAAAGTGTAAGGACACCTCAACTGATAGGGAGTATTTTATTTGGGTGGACGCACAAAGTGTTTATCGTACTAACAACAAAGACAAATGGTTGAGTAGTAGTGAGAACTTTGGTGAAAAGATTACCCCTATTCAAGCAATCGCGTGGACAATTCAAACAGACATTAAAGAAGGTGGAATTGAGAAAATTGTTCGGCAAGGTGATTGTGTTCTTATTAAGAAGAAAAAGAAGTGTGAAAGTGGTTCGGTTAGACACTTGACCGAAAAAGAATACCGAAAACTATTGGTCGCAGAGAGTTAGTTGTTTCATTTTTATTGGTTAAAACCCTCACTCAAAAGGTGGGGGTTTTTTATTGCTCCGAAGTTGCTGCTGGTTGCGCTGCTGTTCGTGATTTTGTTTGGCATTCTGTAAACCCAATAAAATCAATGGTTTGGGTTCGCCAACCAAAATCAAGGGCTGGTTGCTGCTGTTGCACAACTGGTTTTTTCTAGTCATTGCTTCTGGTTTTACTGGTTTCCTGCTGCGGGGACCTGGAATCCACCAAATTGTTTGGCAAAAAAAATAAAAAAATTATTGGATTATATTCTATATACTTTTATATTTGTGGTGTTAAATTAATAAACATATGTACACGACAATTAAAGATTATTATTCCTTCTTGAAAAAACAAAAAGAGGAAAAAGAGAATGAACTTTCTAAGATAAAAGAAAGTGTTAACCAACAAATGGATGTTTTTATGTCCGAACATGGTTGGACACGAAAGGGTAAAGTTCAAACCAAAAAGTATACTCAAAAAGTAACTTACACCAAAAAGTTCAATGGTAAGGATATCGTAATTGAGTATCGTGGTAACTACCAAGATGATTTTGTTGATGGTGGTTGCCCCGAGTTCGTACACGATAAATCAATACCTAATTGTGTTGAGAAATTTCAAATGGGTTACTTTCATTGGAACGACCAAGACACAAGTGGTTGGAGTTTAGATGTGGTAATGGAACGAATGGAAGTGTTCTATAACAAGTACACCTCGTAAGAGAAACCCCGAAAGGGGTTTTTTTATTTCTCAGGACTCTGAGTCACGGTTCAGGACGGAAATTAGATTGGCAAGAAAAATAAAAAAATATTTGGATTATATTAATTACTGATTTATATTTGTATTATAAAACGACAAGACAATGATAAAATCTATTGATGAAAAACAAGGAGGTATTGAGATTGACCTCACAGGACCTGATGGGAACGCGTTCGTTCTTATTGGTCTCGCCTCAAAATGGGCGAAACAACTCGGTTTGGACTCCAAGAAAATTCAAGAGGAGATGATGAGTGGGGATTATGAGAATTTGATTGGCGTGATTGAAAAGTATTTCGGTGACTATGTAACTCTTTATCGTTAATCATATGGCACAGAAAATTCAAATTTTATCCCCTGATGGGTTCACACTCGAAAGGGATGTACCTTACTACAAGTCGCACAGAGCGGCGTGTAAGGCGTTCGAACAATGGAAGAAAGGGTACGAAACTCAAGGGTATTATTCTTCCGTAAAATATGGTCGCATACCATTAGTTGACCTTGAGGATTATTGTCAATTAAATTATTTGTAACATGAAAAATTTCAGTCAAGTTTGTGTTTGGCCCGCAACTCTTATCGGTAAGTCCAACATTAAGGAATTCGAAAAGTGGTTAAAACAAGAATTCGGTGTTCGTGCAAAATATTGTGAGGAAGTAGAAACACTACCTACACCAGGCGAACCTGAAACGGGTGGAAGAAACGATGTGTTCTTTAGAGTCCATCAAGATGACATTCCAAAATTCGCAGTACCCCGTTTACAAATTGGTATTCGTTGGTGGGAGGATGTATTACTTAATGGTAATGGTGTTCTCTATCCCCAAGATATTTTGGAAAGATACCCGAAGACATGGTGAACAGTGAATATTGATTGGCAAAAATAACTTGTAAAAAGAAATAATCTTTATACCTTTGTAAAAAACCATTCGTATGACAAATCAAGAAATAACTACCCATTGGGTAAATCAAAGTGAGAAAGTCCTAAAGGGACGAGTTATCAAATCAGTTCGTTATCTTACCGATGAGGAAATGGAACTTATGGGTTGGTACAAGAGACCAATTTGTATTGAGTTGGACAACGGAACACTATGTATTCCTTCTATGGATGATGAGGGAAATGATGGTGGAAGTTTGTTCTACCAAGAAAAAGGTAAAGAACTTGATGTATTACCTGTAATCTAAAAACACTTGACAATGTAAAATATGATGTGTAACTTTTTATTGGATTACATTTCATAGTTGTAATTTGTGTTTGGTTTGACACACTAAAGGGGTTCTTCGGAATCCCTTTTTTTGTTTCTAAAATACTGAAAATCTTCGTTTTAACATACGCCAGGGGGAAAACTGGACGACGGCTGGACGATTTTGTTTGGCAAGAAATACTAGTATTCTTGGTGAATATCCTTAAAAGTTTTAGTATGTTTGTCATACACAAAGTCAAAGATGTATGTGGAAAAACTTTTTTGAAAAAACTTTAAAAAAAATTTGGAAAAAAAGAAAAACTATTATATCTTTGTACCCACATTAAATCTTTAATCTAAAATTAGAAACGAAAATGAGTACAAAAAATGTTCAAGTAAAGTTCACCCAAAATTTGGGTATGTTCAAACTTCACAATGTAAATCGTGAGGTAGACTCTCCACGCGTTAAGCGTATTACAGACTCGATGAAGAAGGACGGATTAAAACTCGTTCCAATCATTGTAAACTCCCAGTATGTGGTTGTAGACGGACAACACCGACTAACCGCAGCAAAAGAAGCGGGTAAAGGTATCTACTTTATTGTAGACAACTCAATCCCCAACACCACGAAAGGTATCTTTGAAGCCGCACGTAAGTTCAACCAGAACATGAAAGAGTGGGGTAAGAAAGATTACATTCATGGTTTTTCCGAACAAGGAAACAAATCTTACAAAACTTTGGAAGATTTTTCAAAAGAGTTTCCGATGTTTTCTTTGACCGAAAGAATTATGTTACTACAAAATTCTGGTACTCGTCATTGTGACAAACAAGATTTTGCGGATGGTAAGTTTGTTGTTGGTAATATGGAAACCGCCAAAGAATGGGCGAATAACCTACTCCAACTGAAACCTTACTTTGAAAAGGGTTACAACAAATCGGTATTTGTTCGTACTATTCTTACCATTATGGAAAAGAAACCCGATTTTAAGTTTGAAGAATTTTTACATAAAGTAAAACTTCGTCCAAGTTCAATCTATATGTGTGGTGATAAAAAATCATACGCGGAAATGATTGAAGACATTTACAACTACAAGCGTCGTAATGAGGACAAGTTGAACCTTCGTTTCTAACTTTGGATTAGGGTTAGTGATTGGGGTGACCGAAAGGTTACCCCTTTTTTTTGCTCAAAATTTCACAAGATGTAACATCCTGAAGACGACTCCAGATTTTGTTTGGCGGAGTTTTCAACACACAAATGTTTGTAATCCAATAAAAAAGACACTTTTTGTATAAGGTTTTGACAAAAAAGTTGAACAAAGTGAAAATATTTGTTGTTTATCGAAAATATTCTTATTACTTTTGTACTGTAATTCAAAAACTTGAATATGATAAAAAAACCAAGAAAGACTACGGCTAATTCTCTGAAGAAGTCTTTGCACGAAATTCGTGAATGCCTTAATGAGAGTTTACCAAACTTTGAGAAAAAGGAAATGGTGGGAATTAAATTTTCTCGTGTTGGTACTCGTTATCACATTGAAAATGCACCAGTTCCTCCTACCGATAAGATTGGTGTACAGCTTGAGCGTTCTTTCAATGATTTTATGCGTAAGCTGAAAGTAACTTATGGTGGAATGAAACTTGAAGGTTCGATGGTGTTAGGGACCAAAGACGATTTGTTTTTGGTTGGCTACAACAACTATGAACGTAAAGGTAAAAACCTCACCAAAAAGGGACATTCAATAGAAGGGGTTCTTTAGTTTAGTATATTGATTTAATGTTCGGTTCGAAAAACCCTCACAGAAATGTGGGGGTTTTTTATTGCTCGAATGTGTGCGGAGGAGCTGCACAGTTCGTCTATTAAATTAGTTTGGCGCCCGCCAAACAATATCGCCCTGGGAAGAACAGGTCCCTCCTGAAGAAAAAAAATAAAAATAAATTTGGAATATAAAAGAATTCGTTTTATATTTGTATTGTTAAACCAATATTATATGGAGTACAGAAATAAAACCCAAGCCAGAAAGGAAACTGGAATCAATTATTTAGGTTCAGTTAACCTGACATCAAAACACGCTAAGGCGTACAAGTATGATGAATTAACCTACAGTCTTTACCTCGCACCCGCGGACTTAAGTGGTTACGAAGTTTGCCCAATGAGAAACGCGGAGTGTACTGCACTATGTTTAAACGAATCTGGTATGAATCGAATGAACATGAGAGATGACATGATTACTGAGAGTAGAATTAAAAAAACAAAATTGTTTTTCGAACATCGCCAGTATTTCATGCAATGGATGGTTGCAGAAATTGAGGCGGCAAAAAAGAAGGCAGAAAAACAAGGTTATCACTTTAGTGTTCGTTTAAATAACACTTCAGACATTTCACCCGAATCTTTTCATATGGAGATAGATGGTAAAAGAAAAAACATTTTGCAATTGTTTCCTAATGTTATGTTTTACGACTACAGCAAAGTGGGTAAACGAATGGAGTTAGTTAAGAAGTATAAGAACTACGACTTAACATTTTCATTTAGTGGTACAAACTTTTCAGATTGTATTAGTATGTTGAACAATGGTATACGAGTTGCCGTTGTTTTCAAAAAAGAAATACCCAAAAAGTTTTGGGGTAGAAAAGTTATCGATGGTGACTTATATGATATGAGATATCGAGATGAGAACGACATTATTGTGGGATTAAAATATAAAGTCACACGAAAACGACCTCAAAAAGATAGTAAGTTTATAGTAGACCCCTCACAATGAGGGGTTTTTTATTGCTTGAAGATGTTGCGCGCATGATGCTGGTCATCGGAATTTTGTTTGGCATTCTGTAATCCTAATAAAATCAACACTTTAAGTTGTGCCAACCAAAATCACCTGGCTTCAGACTGGTTGCAACAGCCAGTTTTACTGGTCATTTTGCTGGTGACCCTGGTTAATCCAAAAACTTGGTTGGCAAGAAAACAATAAAAAAGATAAAAAATTATTTGGAATATAATAATAACAGTATTATATTTGTATCATAAAACAACATAACAATGGGACAATATTATAAACCAATCATTTTAGGTAACACCCCAAAAGAGGGTGAACACGAAACAGTTAAAGCGTGGATGTATTCACACGAGTACGACAACGGACTCAAACTGATGGAGCATTCCTATCAAGGGAACAACTTCGTTTCAACTTTTGAAAAACAATTAACCCGTAGAGGTGAACATTACAAAAGTCGTGTAGTGTGGGCGGGTGATTACGCAGGAGAAGAACCAGGTGTAAAAGTCATTTCGGAAGGGAAGGAGTACGATGCAAATTTGTATTCACTTTGTAATGATGAAAACCAAATCAAACCCAAAGTGTCATCAACGGATGAATACCCCTACATTGTAAACCACACCAAAAAAATGTTCGTGGATAAAAACAAAGTTCCCGAAATTCAAGGATGGGATGGTGTAAAAATTCACCCTTTACCACTATTAACTAGTGAAGGTAACGGAATGGGTGGGGGAGATTTTAGAGGTGATGATGAAAATGAGATTGTTGGTTCGTGGGCAAGAGATGTTATCTCGGTAGAAAAAGATAGTCCACTCGTAACCAATGGGATGATGAATTACACCGAATTGATTTTTGATTTGAAAGAATAAAAAGGTCCCCCGTCACAGGGGGATTTTTGTTTGGCAAAAAAACATTTGGAATATAAAAGAATTAGTATTATATTTGTATTATAAACCAATCAAGATGAGTAAAAGTATTAAAGTAAGGTTCAATCTCGGTAGAGGTAAGAACTACATGAAGTGGAAAGTACAACACCCTGATGGTAGTGTATTGTATTACAGTCCAACAGATAATCAGTTGGTCATGACAGGTTGCACATTTAAGAACCACAGGAAAACAGCACAGAAGATTTTCGATGGTGGTAATAAAACAGTATGTGCGTGGATACTTTGTAAGGACATCAAGATTTACACAGGTCAACCATACAAGGATGAAAGTCGTAGGGTTCGATACAATCCACGAGTTCAACCCAACTGGTTATTCGATGGTCACATCATGGACAATGATGGAGTACCACAATTGCACACCATCGATTACGGAGTGTACATCACGACAGGTGAAGGTGAAATTTAGTTTGGCCTAAAATAAAACAACATGGACTTAATTAAAGCACAACGGTTAGCAGAGAAGTTAATTCACAAACACAAGTTAGATGTTAAGGGGTGGACATTTGCGTATGACAATGCAAAAAGTAGGTTTGGGTGTTGTAAATACAGACCTAAACAAATTACACTATCCAAAGTATTGACATTACTTAATGATGAAAGTCATGTAAAGAATACTATTCTACATGAGATTGCACACGCACTTTGTCCTGGTCAAAAACATAACCATGTATGGAGGTCGAAAGCGATTGAAATAGGTTGTGATGGACATCGTTGTTATAGTAGTAAAGTAGTTGAAACACCCGAAGCAAAATATATTGCAACATGTGTTGGTTGTGGTAAGGTATCCAAAGCCCATCGTTTAAGAAGTAGGTCTTATTCATGTAGCAATTGTTCGGGTGGTAGTTACAACCCAAAGTACAAATTGGAGTTCAGACCAAACCCCATATTCACAGGGGGGATTTAGTTTGGCGACAAAGTTGAAAAAAAATTTGGTATAAAAGAAAAATTGTTATATCTTTGTAATACAATTAAATTAAAAAAGTATGGGATACACAACCGATTTCGAAGGTGGATTTGAATTCAGTCGTCCACTTACTAGTGATGAAAAGAATTACATCACCAAGTTCAACAACACTCGTAGAATGAAACGAAATGTTGAGAAACTCTATGAGTTATTTAAGGGTGAACACGGAAACCCTTTTCTACCAAAAGAAGAAACCTACGGAAACGATGGTGAATACTTTGTTGGTGGTAATGGGTTCGCAGGTCAAGACAAGGATGATAGTATTGTCGATTACAATACACCTCCAGGTCAACTAGATTTTCTAACAACTAACTACAACGAAAGGTGGACACAAAATGATTTGAGAACACGAGAGGGTAAATGTCAACCTGGTTTATGGTGTCAGTGGACTACGGATGAAAATGGAACTCATCTAATATGGGATGGTGGTGAGAAGTTTTACAACTACGTTGAGTGGTTGAAATATATCATCAATCATTTCTTTGAGAAGTGGGGTGTGAAATTAAATGGTGAGGTTTATTGGAAAGGCGAGGATGGTGAGGACATGGGTAAGATTGTTGTAAAGGACAACTGGGTCACAGTAAAATACGCGAGGATTACTTATGATTGATTGGTTTAAGGAGAGAACCCCACAGAAATGTGGGGTTTTTTATTAAAAACCTCGTACACATATATTATGGGATGGACATTGATTTAGGTTGGCAACAAAGTTGAAAATAAATTTGGTATAAAAGAAAAATTGTTATATCTTTGTATTACTAAAACATTTTATTATGTACAAGAAAAAAATTCAAGACCTACAAGAGGAAATAATCAAAAAAATTAAAAACAAATGTTCGACCATTATTGGTGAGAACCAACAAATCACATTTAGAAATGTGTTTGGAGTTTGGGTTACCGAAGGTATGTACGAAGATGATGGTAGAGTTCAATACGCGGCGTATGGAATATTACCTGATGGTACTGTGATGTCGGAAAGTTTTGGTGATAGTATAGAACTCTCGTTAGTTGAATTGGACATATATGAACTCGCACACATCATAGACATCCTTGAGTCGGATGACTTTACCGTCGAGGACATTTAGTTTGGCAACAAAGTTGAAAATAAATTTGGTATAAAAGAAAAATTGTTATATCTTTGTATTATGAAAAAAGAAAAAGTAATCCACTCGGTATCATCTCACTTGAGAGATAAGTCATATGAGATGAGAATTATTCAAAATGAGAATAATGTCAAATTGAAAATGACCTACGAAGCGTACAACGCACAAGAAAGGTTTACAGGTGAACAATTCATCAATGGTAAATGGGAACACACATTTGGAATGTTGGATTTGGGTGTTCTACCTGATAAGTCAATCTACGTGTGTAGTGAAGGAAAAAGAGAAGATAAGGCCGAAAAGTTATTTGGTCTTGGTACAAAATTGTTTAACATCTTAAATCAATAATACAATGGGATTAGACATGTATCTCAAGAAGAAAACCTATGTGAAAAATTGGTCACATATGGAACCCGAACAACTTCACAAGGTGACAGTTAAGAAGGGTGGGAAAGTAGTTAAGGAAATTCAACCCGACAGAATTTCATCCATCGAGGAACAGGTGGCGTATTGGAGAAAGGACAACCACATCCACGCATGGTTTGTAAACAATGTACAGGACGGTGAGGACGATTGTGGTGAGTATTATGTAGACCGCGAAAAACTCAAAGAGTTGGTGGATACCTGTGGGAAAGTTAGAGCAACCCTGAAAAATTCTCCGACGAAGAAGGTTCAGGTGAAAGTTGGTTGGCAAGGTGGTAAGGAATTGTATGAGGACATCGATGTCTACACCGACACCGAACTTGCGGAAGAACTACTACCAACCCAAGCAGGTTTCTTTTTCGGGGGAACTGAATATGATGAGTGGTATCTAAAAGGTTTAGAAGATACCATCAAACAAATCACTCCCTTATTAGAGGAAAAGGAAGGAGATTTCTACTACCAATCATCCTGGTAAAAAAATAAAAAGAGGATATCGTTTGGTAAAATGGTATCCTCTTTATACCTTTGTATTAATGAACAGCTTAAAATAGATAGATTATGCCGAACTGGTGTCAAAACTCAATAACAATAACAGGTACTGAAGAGCAGATTGGTTTGCTCACTCGTATCCTTAATGATGTTCCAAAGTCCGAACCTGAAAAGTGTATCGTGTTTGAGTCCTTAATCGGTCGTGAACCTGAAATTAGTAAAGAAGAATACGAACAAGGTGGATGGTATAATGCAAACACCAGTTGGTATGGTACCAAATGGGATGTGTCATACGCCGACTGCAACTTCACTTTTGAGAAGGATGTTATCTATATGTCACCTGATACGGCGTGGTCACCACCAATAAACTTTGGTGTTGTATTACACAAGATGTATGGTGTGGATGTGGAGTTGTTCTACTCGGAGGGTGGAAGTGATTTCTGTGGCAAAACAACCATTAATCAAAACGGAGTGGTTGAGGATGATTATGGTTATCTCGAAGGTAACTATCGTTTTGACGAAGAATACTTTTGGGAATCCCTTTTCCAAAATGAGATGGAATATGCAATCGATAACGAAACTAGTGTTGATGACTTCGTTGCACAATTCCCTTATGTGGATACGGAAGACGCAAAAGAAATCCGTAGAATATACGAAGAAGAACTAAAGGAAAAAGTAAAATAAATTCATATGGAAGATTTGAAAATATTATCGACAGCAGAACCTCAAGAAGAATTAACCTACCAAGAATGGGTAGACGCATTGAGAACTCAAGAGAATGTCATTGTTTCATCCAAATACCACGCAAGAACCATCGAGCAACGGATTAAAGTTGATGAAGCAATTCAAATGAAAAGAGAAATGGAAAACTCTGAAGTAAAATTTTCCGACGGGACAGCCGAACCCCGAATTTTGTTTGGCATGTTAAAATCTGTATTAAACTTCTTTTAAAGATTATGGGACGAGTAAATAAAACAATCGAGGGTGTCTTCATTGACATCGTAGGGTCAAAGAGTGAACTGAGTTCATATGACCAATTCATCAACCACGGTGATGGTAAGAAATATTCTAAGGAGCTTAAAGAGCTCACTGGTTTATATAAGAACTTAATCACTGAGAGTAAATTAACATTCGAAAAACTAGCATCACTCGAGGAGATTATAATCCAAATGAGAATTCGTGAGGACCTCAGTGATATCAAGTTGACTCAAGTTCGTGAGTACATCTACGCAAGGACTCCTTTCTACCGTAAGGATAAGAAGTCAAAAGATGTCCGTGTTATTGTCGACAAGATTGAGTTTCACCCTGAGGAGGATTTGGAGATTTTGTCTGGCGACAAGGAGTTCATGACCAAAGCCAAGATGAAGTTAGCTCAGGCTATGGACCTCGAGATTGAGGAAAACATCCGAGTATTCAAATCAACATTTAAAAAGTAGAGGTATGAAAACAGAAACAATTTCAACAGGTATTGGACTCTCAATTTACAAAGGTGATTGGGATGGAGCACAGTGGACACTTACTGGTTTCCCTAAAAAAGAAGCAATTGGTCACGACTACGACTCTGCCTATGACTTCGAGGACTGTGTCAAGAGAAACATCAATTGTAGTGGAATCGATTTTGACAGTGAGTATTGTCAGTTCTACGCATACGCAAAGACCAAAGCTCGTTTGGTGAGTTTTGCAAACCAAATCAAGAAACACTTTGAGAAAGCAAAGCAACTGAAGGAGGAGATGTACTGAATTTAGATTGGCAAAAATATTCTAGAAAAATTTGGAATATTCTAGTAAATGTATTAATTTTGAATATAGAACATTAAAAATCAATAGGTGTATGACAAACAAAATCAAATTAGGAACTGAGGTCGTAGTATCCGACCCTTGTTACACAATCCCAACCTGGTGTCAGGGAATTGTTAGTGGTGTTAAACCCGGTATGTATGACACCTATGTTAAGCGTCACGACTGTGGTGATTGGGGTATCCGAAGTTCAATGATACTTGTCATACACGAGGACCATAAAGACGACAAACTGGTTTGGAAAGATTATCCTGCAACCATCGGTGTCGACTCAGGTCAGTGTGGAATCTTCTCCAAAGAATCTTACCGTGACGACTCTATTACAGAACGAATCGGTTTGGGAGATGGTGACATTTCATTCTTTGGTGTAACACCTTGGAAAGAAATGACCGAGGCCCGTGAGGAAGAACAAGGTGAAAAATGGTACATCAGTATGTGTTCTCGTACCTTGGGTGATAGTCGATACGGTGTGTATGACGAGGGAGTAGTTTCTTCATCTGGTTTTGGTGATGGTTCTTACACATTATATGTTGCAAAGAAAAGAGGAAAGATTATTGCAATGTGTGTTGACTTCGCGGTGGAGGAAGACGAAGTAATTGATTTTGAATTTTTTCGTGATATCCATATTGAGAAGTAATAAATTTTATTTAGATTTGGAGTTATGAAAAAAATATTATTTATATCAGCACTTGGATTAGTTGGTTGTGGAACCAATCGAACATATATCCAACACGGGGACAAGGCATTAGTAAGTGGACACAAAGTTTACTTTATCGATTGCAACATAACCCGAGAAGTAATTAAACCCCAATGGGATAAAGGTTCATATGGTGATACCATGAAGGTATACTTAGTGGATACACTGACATTTATGAATATGTGTAGAAAAGCATCACCATGTGGATGTTCACCAGCAGGAACAACCGCAAATAAAACTGTAACAAAAACTTAGTATTATGTTCAATACACAGAAACCTCAAGAACCGATTCACATATTCACCCCATCTCAGTGGTTGAATATTGGTTGGCTGGCCATGGTACCAGCAACTTACTTCGTACACCCATATGCATGTGCATTGGCGGTAGTCATCTATATCTACAAATATTTCGAAGTAGATTGTTGGAGGTATGAATTCTATGATGACTGTGTAATTGAACGAAAAGGGGTCTTCAGTGTGACTCGAGAATCTGTGAACTATTTCAGGATTAAATCTGTAATGGTCGACGAACCATTTTGGATGAGATTACTTGGACTGTCTGTTGTTCGAGTTATTACTTCAGAGCAATTTAAACAGCAACTAATATTTCAAGCCGTACCACACGGTGAAGGTATTCAAGCGTTTTTACAGCACAACGCAAGAGTGGAGAGACAAAATATGGGAATTAGGGATTTTGATGTATTCAATACTCACCTGTAGCAATATTTAAAGTCATGATAGTAGTAGAACCACGGATTCAGGAACAGTTCATGAGGATAGCAATGGCTAGACTTAATAAGAAATATTGTTTTAAACCTCAAAGGTTAGCAATGGCGGCCAAGATGTTTTCACAATATTTGCAACGTTTGGAAGAAAGGGGGAAGAGTAAATGAAACTCTTCATCAGGGACAAGGTATACTTCACGGACCCTACCACAGGTGAAATAATAGAAGACACCATTACCGACGTTAATGACAACGTAGTGATGGGAAAGAAATTCAACTTGACTGATTTATATTGGAAGGGTGAGTTAAACGTATATAGGTTAGAGTGTCACATATGTGGATTCAGTATACCAGCACCTCTATCGCAATTTCAGGTAGATGGAATAAAAGGTAAGCAGCAATTATTACCATCCACATGTGGTGTATGTTTAGAAGAGTCACGGTACCCTGATAACCCTGAGGAGGGAATCATACTGTGGATTTAGTTTGGCATTAGTTCTTTGAAAGATTTTTTTATAGGATTTGGTTTTTAGGATTTTCTTGTGTATATTTTATATATCAAAATCAATATATTATGGCAACAAAGAAGTCCACAACTAAAAAACCCGCCAGCAAACCAGCGGCGAAACCAGCTCCAGCCCCCAAAAAGGGTGGGAAGAAAGCAGTAGCAGCTCCGGCTATGAAAACAACCGTAAGTACTTACGTACCTGTTTCACACCACATCTACTATGATGGTTTCTCTTACCGTGTACGTGCTAGCGTTAACGGAACCCGTTACTCTCAGAACTTCTCCTCCAAGAAGAAAGCTTTCGAGTTCCGTAAGAGTATCTTGAGTAATATGTAATAGACGACTCAAGTCTCTTAACCAAATCCTGTGATTAACGTCACGGGATTTTTTTTTTAATGAGAATCCTGACGACGGGACCTGAGATGGTCAATTTAGTTTGGCGGAAAGGTTGTTTAGACAATTGATGTTGTAACAATAAATCCACCGATTTAGTTTGGCGGAATCAGAATCCTCAGAATCGTCCGACGGTACCGATTTTGTTTGGCACAAACTAACTAACACTTGTTAGTTCAGGGACCTGAGGAGGTCGATTTAGTTTGGCGGGGGAATGGTATTTATATGTAAAGTAAATGAGATGATTAAACTAACAGAAACTTTAGAAGGTGATGATGTCCAAAAGTTTCACGACGCTTTACCACAAATAGGTGACTCACTTAAAGGACTGACCGATGGGACCATTACAATAAAATATGTTGTAGCTGAAGACCCAACCCAAGGAACAATAGATGGTGTCCCTTTTATAAGTGAATGTCTATTGAAACTATTTGTTGATGTTAACAGGGTTTATCCTGAGATGATTAATGACATCTACATTTTGGTTGGCAGAAAAATTCAAGAGATTGGGTTCGGTGAATTTCCGTTCAAGTTAAGTATAAGGTCACTTCACCTTATTAACGGACCTTTAATTATTGATTTATTAGAAGAATCGTTTGACAGAAATTATACCAATCACCTCAGGTATGATAATCCAACAATACAGTACATTTTGTCTGGCCAATATTCCCTTGTATTACCTCAAGATGTATTACCTAAGTTTTTTGACCAAATGGATGAGTGGATAAAAATTTTAATAAAGAGAGCGACGGTGTATTACACCGTATATAAAAAAGGAAAGATAGATGACCATGAGTATGAACTCGTAGACAACCCAGTTATTAGAGTTGTGGTACGCGGGAAAAAAGATATAAAAAATGAAAAAGATTTAATTCCGTTCATTGATTCAAAATTTAAAACCATAGATGGTATCGAAAAAGGTAGTCCCGATTTCCCCTATAACTTACAAGATAATATTATTGATAAGTTAGAAAAAAAGTTCAGGGAGAAACACAACGTAAGAATTTTTATTGACGACACGAGACGTGTATGACATATATACGTATATACATTAACCCCCTTGTATGACACTTGGGGGTTTTTTATTTACATCTGTTTTTCTGAAAATATAAAAATATAACTCTTATTTCGAACAAGGGTCAATCCCCTACTATGTCCCACAATTTCCCACTTTAATCCACTTTTATGGATTGTAATACGACCAGCGGGATTTCTTGTCATACATTCGTATATATCTGAGAAAAATTCCTTACGACAAAAAATGTCTGGATTACAGGGTTAAAATCAAGGGTTTTTTAACTCTTTCTGTATTACATTAGGGGTATCGTGGGTCAAAATCCTATCACTACTGTACATCCAAACAGAGGGTAAACCACTATAATGACATACCTGTTTTTCTCTCTCTTCAACCAGTTTCTTCTTAACCGATTCGTCAAAATAAACCCCATCAGATTCCATATCCGAGAGTGGTCTGTACAGTATAAATTTTTTCATATAGATGTAACAACTATGGTTTCAAATTGTTTAAACCGATGTGGGTCTACCGCAGTAAACCATACTTTCTACCTTCTGTTTTTTTAACCACCAAAGGTGGTTCATTAACTTTTTAATATACTTCATTTGTTATCCCTTATTATTCTTGTGATGATGTTTATGAAACCATTTAGGTTAGACATATTATTAATAACCAAATCCAATTCCCATACATGAACATTCCAGTGTTCATCTTTAACCATGTCACTATCATCTGAAGTTAGATTAACATTATCTATATCCAAATTATAATAGTACCATGGTTCTGTTTGTCCTTCAAGATTCCCTTCAACCTTTTCAAAACCCAAATCAATTAAATTCTGTTCTGTAATCATAACGTAATATGTTTTTTTATTATATCCATTATTTCTCTTGTGAGACTACCAGCGGTTTTTGTTCCATCAATATTCCAACGAATAATCAATTCTTCTATAGAACCATATAGAATGTTCTCTGTGTTCTTAATCCTCGCGTGTGGAACATCTTCCCCGTTTACACATTCTTCACCTTCCTTTTCCACAAATACAGGAATGATATCAAAATCAACCATAGTATATTCCTTTAGTATATGACCATGATTCTTTACATCACCAGGGTGTAATGGGATTATTCCAATTTGGGTTGAATCGGTGGATGAGTTTATTTCATCATACCATCTTACCATCCAATTATTATTTTCTTTATACAGTATTCCTTTCATTTCTTTACATGTATATCTTTAAATGAATCTATACTAACAAATTCTTCATTAAGGTAATTTATTACATCCCTCATTGTTTGTGCTTCATTTTCTGAACCTCTTATACTTAGAGATAGTGCTCCTGATAGTATACTGGTAATTTGATTTAAAGTTATTTGAGGTTGGTCTGTAGGAGTTGAGAGATTATATATACATCTTCCATCTTTTATGGTTGTATCTATTATTACTCTATATGTAATTTCGTTATTCATATTATTAGTTGGAACCCCAGTTATTGTTTTTTAGTTATTTTCATTAATTTCCCCCAGCGATTCGTTAATCACTAAAAGTGTACCCAAAAACAAACGAATATAATCGTACATGTTTTCTATGTTACCTTCCACGTATTCATATGTATCCAATATCCTTTTAGCAAAATTAACATAGTCTTCCCTGTTTCCGTTTCTTTTAAAAGTCTCACCTTCCTCAATTACACGGGTTCCGTTATTATGACATATTTCCACGTGGGTATCAAATCGAAAATCAGGGGACTCTTCAAAGAATCTTAATATAATAGTCATATCACCACGGCGAAGAATTTCACGGTGATTTTTATAGGTTATTCCCCTTAACAATGTAAAGTTAATTGTATCCATTAATGATGATGCAATAATTCTTGGTAAACCTTTCCGTTTAATATATCTTTCTTCAACGCTTTATTCTCAGAATCACATATGATGAATCCCATATCCGTTCTGAATATTCTTAAGTACTTTAGATACCAACCATCGCGATAGGTTTCCAATGAGAAATACCTCCATTCACCCTCACCACCAGATTCTTCGTAGTATCTTTCCAGTAATGTGGTTAGTTCATCCTTGGTCCAAAAGAAATGTGGGTATTTGTTTATGGTAGAAATATCAGGATGTCCTTCATCATTCCAATGATATCCCACATGGAAATCCCTTGTATCCACATTAAACTTATTGTTCTTTGGACAATCCCAATCAATGTCTTTGAAGAATACCCATTTATCTTGTGGTTCCATATTATTTATTTTTTCCATTAAAATGAACCTCGGGCACCGGAACCGGGAATTTTTTCCACTATAACGACGTTTTTTGAAAATATTTTCCACTATCGGTGGTCTTCTATTTGTTTGATGATTGAAAAGTTTATGGGGAAATAGTTCTCATCACCATCCTCGGTCTGTAAAAAATAATGGTTTCTACCTACCTCGAATTTAACCACATCGTATATTGTGTACTCAGCCCAATACTGTGTGGTTGCCGATTGTAATAAAACTTTTATGTTATAGTGTTTAAGCATATTATGATTCGTTTGTATTTTTTTCCCTTACTTCTATGTACCTGTGTAAAATGATAAGACCGAGTAAACTGATAACGAAAGAAATGGTTGGAATATTTGAAATGATAAGTAAACCAAGACATATCCCATAAAGAAAATCATTCCATCTTCTACGCAATAGGGATACTAAGATATAGAATCCGTACATTATTGATATTAAGATGGTGATGATAGCCATGTCCTTTTGTTTTTAACAAAAATAACCAATTAATTTGAATATTCCAAAAAATCTTAATTATTTTCTCGTAAGGTATTGTTTAATTGTTCTAAAGAGTTGTTCAATTGAATCAAACTGTAATTGTAATTCTCCATGACTCTGGCTAAACTTTCTATGGTCATTCTTAAACTTACCAACGGGTCGGCATATCCCCTTAATAATTTAAAATCCTCCATCTTCGTTCTCCATATGTTTGAGATAGTCCTCGATAAAATTATCTACAATTCCCGACGACCTTTTGGTTTCAGGTACTGGTTGGTTGTTCAATCTTGATTCGTAGTAACGAATGATTTCTGATACACTTACACCAGACCTTACACAACCATCCAACAGATTTGTGAATCGGTTTTTGGTGTCATTTAATGCTTGTTCTTTTTGTGTCATGTTCTATTACTTTTGGTTCCTGTATTCCTTTTTCTTTTAAATGTTGGATTGCCATTTCCACCGTTTCGTGTTTTCTGTAAGGAGGATTTGGTAATAACCCACAACCTTCCTTATATACAAAAACATTTTTCTGACAACCGAATGTAATAATCTTTTCCATATTGATTTTTATCCATTGGTTACACCACACTTGTGTTTGTGTTCAACATACCACATTATTCTAAAAGTACCCAAAACAAAAAAGTATGTATCAAATTCATTTATCTCATCGGTTGATTTACAAATCCCCGTGTGATATGCCGGTATTTTGGTCTCGATACTTTTAGCCGACTTAGGAAAAGTATTAAACGCAATACTATATCTCTTTGTTAGTTTGAATGATTTATACATATTATTCTAATTTACTGTTAAACAATTCTATGGCCTTCTCTTTATCTTTTTCTTGAAAGATGTTATCAATAATAAACTTGGCTTCTTCCATTGTGCACTTATCTTCAATGACATCAATGTATGTTTCTACATCAACACCCAATTCCCCCGCCATAAGTTCATCCATCAAATCATGAAACATATTACTCTGATTTAGTTTCTATACCGTTTTTCCAATCTTTCCAATTATCAAAATCTTTCAGTTTTTCATAATGGTCATCTTCCATTTTTCTTGCTTCGTTTAGTATATCGTCATAAATTCCACTATACCTCGTATCCAATTGAAGTTTGGTGATTAACCAATTTACCGGTGTTAGTTTTTCGTTACTCATTTGTATTTTTTAATCTTTTTATTATATCGGTCATTCTTGTAAACATTTCCATACCCACAGGGATGGATAAGAGGGAAACCAAAAATTGATTTATATAAGAATACATTGCAATGGCTTCACCTTGTGTTAGTTTCACATTTTCGTGAGTGAAAATGATTAATGATAAAACCAAGAAGATGGTCTTTACCATATTGAGTGAAGTCCAATTCTTTCCTTGTAGGGTGGATGCTGAAATCCAAATCCTTCTTCTCCTTTTAAAGAATGAATCAATCAAACCTCTATCGTTTGTGTTGAGCACATCCATTTTCTTTTCGTGTTGGTTGTGACTAATTTTTGTGGACTGAGCAATCTTACCGTAGAACTTCCATACAATAAAACAAATGAACGGAGCACATAACAATACAATAAAACCAGTAACCACGTGGGACATGAATATAAAAAACAATGTTCCAATTATGGAAAGTATTGACATTATATAATAGTGTATGTGGTGTTCCAAGAAATCCACAATACTATGTGCTAAATCCGTTCTACCCAACCTCGTTGAGACATCCGAATCCTCTGAACTATCCAAATAGTTAAACACAATATCATTGTAGATAGATGTGTAAATCTTGGTGTCAAATACCATACGTTTATAAATGAAAAAATTGGAGAGAGATTCTATTAAAAGAAAAACCCCAATCCAATAATACTCCTTATTCAATAAACCATCTATTGATTTACCCAACACATAGGGTTCAACCAAGAAAATGATTTGTGCAATAAAGATGTAGAAGTATATTAATAATAATGACCTCTTATATTTTTCAATAATTTTATAAACGTACCGCAAAGTGAAATGAGATTTATTTTATTCTTTATCAAAATAAGTTGTGAATAGTGATAACAACGCAATACAAACGCATAAACCGATTACGATTATTCCAACTACTTGTGCTACTGGATGTAAATTTTCCATAATATTAACAATTAACTCTTACTTTGTAGGTTTTTTCGACATCGTTAGTCATATTACCCATAATCAAAATATACATTTTTTCATTTGGAATACCAAATAACGATTTAATATCACTATCGGTTGGATAAACTTCCAATTCATCCACACCAATAAACTTGACATTATCGATGAGTTCTCTCATCTCATATAATGACAAATGAACACCGTGAACAACAATGAAGTGTTTATTGGGATAAGTGTACTCACCATTTTCTTCTTCACCACATTCTACCTTACCTTCCCCATCACAGTCATCACATTCGGTTTCGTGTCCACAACAATTACACTCAACAGTCCCGTGTCCATCACATTGATAACATTCCTTATATTTTTTGTCAAACTCAGGAATCATCTTGATGTCTTCATAAACTTTTTCAAGGTCAGATACTTTAATTCTCCCGAATGGTTTTGAATCACCTTCATAAAATTTACGAAACTCAAACATGACAGGTTGGGCGTTGACACCATTACCTTTGCTGTGGTCATGTATGTTTTCATTATTAATGTAGTCGACATCATGAAACCACAACGCTTTGTATGAGTTGGTTGAAACTACCCACCCATTTTCATAACAAACAGGTTTCATGATTGGGTCTCTCCAATCATCTTTTGACGACCAAGATTCTACGAACCTTACGTAATTTGGATTTTCTTTTATCATATTAATCTAATGAATTTGGTAAATAAAGTAGTGTGGGGTTTTTCTTTTGAATATCTAATTCAGGGTATCTCTCCTTAAACTTCATCACATCAAATTTTTTGGTAATTAAGTGGTGTCCGTTCTTTGTTGGGATTACAGCCTCAACCTTTGGTCCCACCTTGTAACCAATTGGAACACCGGCTTCATCAAATTCAACTTCAGTAAATGGTTTACATTCATATTCAATAAATGCAACCATCATTGGACTCATCTCTTTTACATCATCAACATCCACTATCCAACGTTTCTCCTGTGTCTTTAACTGACCAACAACGCTATCAAATAATCCTTTCTGATTATGTTGTCCATTCTGAATACGTTGAGCGAGGTCAACCATCATATTCAATGAAACATCAAAGTGATTTTGTTTTTGAACGTGGATGTATGCCCTCGCCTTAAACATCTCACACAGTTGTTTAATCTCATCGTACCTACGTTCAAGATGTTCGATACTTTCAATACAGTAAGTCTTAATTGTTCTCACCGATTGGTGATTATCTCTCTCCCCTTCGGGTTGGTCTTTCTTTCGTTTGAAAATGTAGAGCATATAGAAGTCACCCTCGTTTTCGAAGTTGAGTAATGACTTAACTAATTCTATATTATCTATCATTACAGAGACTGTACTTTTTTCATAATCTCTGTAACTTGTTCAGGTTCTAAATAACCAAGGACATCGCTGGTTATTGGTGTTTCGTAGGTGAGGTCACCATTTTTATCTAAGACCGCAAGTTCATACAAACCATCCTTACCACCGTAGGAGTATGTGTGAGAAACGACAGATACCCCGTATCCATTATCAAATTGTGTACGTACCTTTTTACCAACCATAAATGGGGATTCATCGATTTGTTCGAATTCTAAATCGTTAAATGTTTTCATATAATTAAATTAGTTTTATTCTGCAAGAATTGCTTCGTCAAACATACTACCATCCTCTCTTTGTTTTGTAACAATTTGAGCGTTTACTCTTACACCTGAAGAGTAAAATTCCGACATCCATTTAGATTTTGGAATTGATTCCTCATTAACAGGTATTTCTGTATATTCATCGTCGAACATTAAGATGTATCTAAAGAACCATCGGTCTTTAAATTTGTAAATTGTACCAGTGCACATAGTTTCTTTCTCTAAGTTGTTTGATTTGTATATTCTCATAGTTTGGTTTTCCTTCACCTATTAAGTATTATCAAAGTCACAATAATTACGATAATACCAATTAATGACCAAAAAGCCATTTTTTCACTAAATTCAATTTGTTCCTTCCTCTTTCCTTGGTTGTCCATTGTATGTAGTTTTAGGTGTTTCAATCTCCCAATACCCCACGATGAAGTATTGATTACGACCAACAGGAGAAACTTCATACTTTTTTCCACGAGCAATGGATGCATTAGTCACAACACAGTCCATTTGTTTGTATAAAACCCGTTGACCTATATAAAATGTGTTCATAGATACATAAAGATTAAAAATCCAAATCCTATACCTGCTAAGAAGTACACCAAGTTGTTCAACCAAAAGGGATATCTTTCCATAATCACATTTTTCTTCAAATATAAAAATTTTTTTGTGAAATCCAAAAAAATCACAAAAAAAAACACCCTAATTTATCCAACTTTCAGGTGTTATGGTTGTCCCCGTTGCCGGGTTAGGAATAGACTTACAGGGGCACGTTGTTCTTTATCACCCTTTTGGTATTCCCCGCGGATAGTCAGTCCGAATAAGACGTTGTCTTATTATCAGTCCTCTACGGTTATCACACCGTTTCTCATCATGTGAGGCACACTATCCGATGATTAATCGGAACGTTTCTTTAGATATTCTTTTCTTGTTCTATATTCCCCTACTTTGTAACCAGCGAGAAACCAAAGAGAGAATCCTATGTATACTAAAATAACTGTCATAATTAATTTTGATACAAATATAATGTATATTTTTTAATATGCAAAAATATTTTAATTTTTTTTGAAGTGTCTTTTACTACCTTCACAAATATTGTCTTTGGAAACGTCCCATATGTTTTTTTGAACCATATGACAAGCGTGTGATTTACCCATTCGTTTAGAAAAATGGATGATGGTGTCATTATTATTATTTCTGACAACCCATGGACATTCCTTACAAGGTGAACTAGTTTTCTTCAAATTTAAAAATGTCTACCTGAGAGGATTTACCCCAGTTGTCCAAAAAATCAGAGGGTTCCATGGATTCACCCTTAAAAAATATTCTATCGATGTAATCCCAGTCCCCATCAGGAAAGTCGACAGAACCGTGACAGTAGGTAAAATCTTCAATGGTTGGAACCGTTTCAGATTCAATTTCATATTCCCAAATACCACCTTTGTTTTCGTCAACACTCACATAGATATTTTCACCCTTTTCCATTGGGAATGCTCGGTGTGAAATATAATCATCCCAATCCTCATTCACTGAAGAGATTGTTTGAATATCTTCAATACCAAAAGATAGTACGTTGTTACCATTTTCATCTTCAAGTTCAAAGGTCATTGTTTGGTTATCCAATGCTTTGTTTACGTGAAAGATGTCACCATCGTAAATGTCAATATCTAAACTTTCCAAGTCAAATCTAGTTTCCCAAAGTTCATCGTACTCTTTTTCTTCTTTTAAGAGTTCAATTTGTTCAACCTGTTCGTCAGTGAGTTTTTTACCGATAAACTCGGCGCTCCATCCATAAGTTTTTAGCGTATACTTCATGTTTATCTTATTAATTTTACTGTTGGTATTAAAAAATCATCATAATGTTTATGAGATAAAATATCCCATGAACTTGGATGTCTTTCCTTGAATATTTCTTGTCTTTCCAAAAGTGACAGTGGTAAGGTACAATCCTCACCGAACATATACCAAAGTTCATAATCATTGATTATCCTTTGTGCAAATTCAGTAAGACTCTTGATTTTTACTTCTCTCAGGTATTCCCTATTTATACCTAAGTTATCATACCACTTGATATATTCTTGGTATGCTTCTTTGACTTTTTTGTGTACCACCATACAAAGATAATATTAAAATTGTTGTGTTCTACCGATAAATCTTTTCGCCATCTCAACCCTAACTTCACCATTCTCCCTGTCAAATATTGGAGGTTCTACAAATTCACCCGACCTACTTTTTAAACGGTAGTATAGATTAGTTTCTTCATATTCATAGAACTGATTTTTGTTTAGGTATTTTTTTAAATCTAATATCTCCTTATCACTACAACCTTTTGAAATCAACACCATCAACATTCTATCACAGAATGCAATAGATACTAAATTCCACTTGTAGTGTGGTTGTAAATACTCGTATACCTCAATGTTGGTGTGAAGCATAGTGATTTATTTTTTTCGGATGTTTTCATTGATTGCATACAAAAGTATGCAAATGATAAATAATAAAAGTACAATCATGAGTCAATATTAAGAAGAATATTTTAAATTTCAAAATTTTTTTTGAAATCACCAATAACCAATATCTTTTTTGAAATATTCTTCGTTTTCCCTATTCAAAAAGGACTTAATGATTAGTTTAATCATTCCCAAATACCCCATTTTCTTGAATCTACGGTCATCTTGACCAACGTAATGTTCGGATATTTTAAACTTTTTTGAATTGTATTTCCTACTTAAACCATAGTCTTCACTGTGTTGGTATTCCTCATTAAATTTACCTAATTCTCTAAATTTATCAGTTTTTGTCAAGAAAAAGGTACCAACAGCGAATGGACTGAATTTACTAATAATATTATTAACGGAATTAAAACAAACGAATACCAATTTGGACTTCCAATTTTTAGATGTTGATTTTATTTTACATGTCATCAAATCCAAATCTTCCAAAATCATTTCCTCAATACAGTCGTGAATTGTAATTGAATTGAAGAATTGGATGTCAGCATCCACAAATAAAACATATTCAGTATTAACCAAATCACTCCCTAAATTTCTTGCTTCACCAACTTTACCACCGTCAATCATTTCTATCTTAAGTCTATCAGAGTACATCATAGACATATTATTGATAATCGCCCTTGTTCGGTCTGTTGAATGGTTATCAGCAATGATTACTCTTGTACCATCAATTAAAACTTGTTTGTGTATTGAGTCGAGAGTCTTCTTAATATACTTGTCTTCATTGTAACATGGAATTACAATGGTTAGTTTGTTTTTTATTTTTGTTGGTTTATAAAGTGGCATATCTCTGAAGTTTAAAATCCCCGTTATGATGTATTATGTAAGTATTGTTTTCTATCCAATCCCCACAATTTAAATACCTCACACCCTCAATAATTTTATCTTCAGGATTGTGTATGTGACCACATATCACAGTGTCACACTCTCTTTTTTTTGCCTGTCTAACCAGTTCTACCTCAAAACTCGTAATAAATTTAACAGCCTCTTTAACACTGTCCTTTAAAAATTTAGAAAGGGACCTCTTATGTCCAAATTTTTTTAGAGTCCTATCTATAGAAATCGCAATATCGTAACCAATGGAACCTAAAATACCTAACCATTTTAACTTAACCACACCATCATAAAGGTCTCCATGGGTAATAAATACATTACCATATTTGTATTCATTACAAATTTCAATGTTACCAAAAGATAAGTCCGTATATTGTCTTAAAAATTCATCATGATTACCAGTAACATAAATTACTTGAGTACCTCTTTTGGAATGTGATAATATTTTTCTTATCACATTGGTGTCGTTTTGTTTCCATCTGAACTTCCTCTGTAACATCCAACCATCTATGATATCACCAACTAAAAACAAATAAGTTGGTTCATATTTTTTTAGGACTTCAAGCACCATTTCAGAATTACTACCCTTAGTACCAAGGTGAACATCTGAAATAAAAAGTGCATCTATTTTCATATCTATAATTATCTCAATTAAATGATTACAAATTTATTTCTATGATTTGTCCTTTATCTCTTTTAAACAAAAATCTATAAATTTTTACAAACAAATGTATAATAGACATTTTAAATGCATATGTGAATCCGCTACTGACATTTGTCAACCTATAAACGGTAATTAATAGTGAATCGTCAAAATGTCTTTTTAAAATAAAGTACCTATGATAACCATCAAAAATATAATTTTTGTTTGTTAGATAGATGTGACCCTTATTATAATCAAACCCTCTTTCTATTATATCTAATTCAATTTGTTTATGTATTGGTTTTAAATGAATTGATTTTACTCTTGTTTTAATTTCGGACATTGGTATTGTCTCTACTTTGACTTTAAAGCACCACCATTTATTACAAAAGAAATCACCGTCGTGCCTTTTTAACAATTCGGAATTATATCTTCTATCAACAACTACTTTTATTTTTTCTAAAAAAGTCATATCCACCATTTATTCCCCTAACTCAAGATTATTTTTGCGTTTAGTCATTTCGTTAAAAACCTCAATTGACAAATTCGCCCTAAAATCATCTCTAGCACACTCATGGGGACTTAATTTTAAAAGTCTGTTCGCAACCTCATCTCTCCACTCGTGAAAGAATCCTTCATTAAAAGCCATCCATCCATAAAATTCGTGAGTTTCTGCGTTGTTCATTTATTGTCGATTTAAAATTTTGAGGCAATCATATACCCCAAACAAAATGATGAGGTCACAGCAACCCAATAAAATAATGATTTAATTTTAAATGCTGTTCGATTGTGCTCTCCGTTTATGGTTGTTGCAGTTGCAAACAACCAGGTTACAATTAGAAACAATATACCAAATGTTAATAAAACTATTTTCATACGTAAAGTATAAATATTTATCTTTATAAATCAAAATTATGATACAAATATCTCAAATCATTCTTCAAAACCCTGAAGGTAAATACTTGGTGTATTTAAGAGACAACAACCCAGATATCCCCTTTCCAAATCATTGGGACCTTATAGGTGGTCACGTTGAAAAAAGAGAAACACCATTAGAAGCGTTGAAAAGAGAAATGATAGAAGAAATTGAAACTGACTCGAGCAGTTTAGTTAGATTTTCTTTTTGGAAGAAGTATGTCTGTATTGAGGGTGATGTGTCCCCAAATATTAAATATATATTTCACGGTGTGATTGACAAACCTATTGAAGAAATTCCACTAAATGAGGGTCAGTATCTTAGATTTGTAACTCAAAGTGAGTTATCTGAATTAAATTTTGCAAACATTATGGGTAAGATAATGCAAGATTTCGTGAGAGAAAGATTTGGTTAGTATTTTAAAACTGTAAAATGAGACTCAAAGTTTTTTCTTGGAATCAAATACATATGTGACCTTTTCTCTTCAGGAATCAATACGTTAGTTCCAGCATAAACCTCGTCACCACCTATCTTTACTTTGAAATTATTTTCTGAAATTAATTTTCTTAATTTATTAGTTTTAATCACCCAAATCTCTTTGATGTTCATAAAAACTATTACCCACAAATCTGATTTGGTTACCATTATTCCACTGTCCTTACCGTGCATCCTAAATTCAATACATAGGTTACCAGTATCTATACCGGGAAAATAGGCACCGTTTGGTAATGTTCTACCGGGTTGTACCCATTTGTCTTCTGTCTTGACTTCTGCAACCACATGGGTTTTAGTTGGGAAATTGAATATTAAATCGAACTCTTTTAAATTACCATTTTCTTTTTCACTCTTCCCAACACAAATAGCATTGTATTCTCTTTCAAATACATCAATGACTACTTGTTCATTAGTTTGACCGATTTTTATATCTTCATGAAAATTCAGATTCCCCATCTTCGCTGGTTAAATACATTTTCTCATAGTGTTCCCACCATAAAATCTCTTCTTGTTCAGAAGTAAGTTTATTTTCCACAGGGACAATGTCCTGCGTGTGTGATTCCTGAACCATGACTTCTATCGATTATGAGATAAGTATGTCCCTTATGTTCCCATTCAAAAACTCTGTATTCGGATTGATTACTAAGTTTAATAGTTTGGGGGTTATTCCTATCGTTTACAACTTGTTTTGTGTTTGGTTCAGAACATGATGTGACGAGTAAAACAAATAAAATAATACTACTTAATCTCATCTAATTGAATTTCAATTTCTTGTTGTCCTTCTTTTACAACTTGACTACCGTCAGCCATTCTATAATACTTAAACAAAACGTATTTATCGCCTTCGGTTGTTTTAAAATGTGTATGTTTGGTGTAAGGGTTTAGTTGAAAATCATGGTATAAATTTTTCCAAATTACTCCATCTCCTTTTACAGGTTTTACACTTCTTTCAATTGAATTAAAAGTTAGATGTCCACCCTCAGTAATGTTATTCAATGATATTTGGACACTCCACAATCTATTACCCATGTTTGTAAACAATTTGTCCTCCGATATTTGATTAGGTAGTAGAAAATCGTATTTTTCCTCATAATTGAATTCGGGTGTTATTTTTTGAATAAAAACATCTTCACCAAATGAATCTCGAATACCAATAACAGAATTGATTCTCTCATTTACTGTTTTATAAATCTCAGACTTTTTATCTAACTTATGAATCATGGGTGATTGCAAGTCCTTAGATTTTTTCTGTGAGTTTAATTTTTTGTCTGTAATCGATATCAAATCATCACATTCAATTAATGTTAATAATTCAGGGTAATGATAAATTTCAACTAAATTATTTTCAACTCTATAAGCTCTTGGGTTATCACATAGAGATTTATTGAACGGATAAAGTTCAACTTCGTAAGGTTGATTAAGGTTTTCCTGTGAATATTGTCTTTGCCAAATTAACGCGTTAGTTGGTTCAATTTCAAGTTCTCTTTTAATTAAATTGTAATCAAATCCATTATTAAGTAAAACATTAAAAATGGACTCTCTATCATATCCATTCACAATATTAGACCAAATCCATAGTTTCCATTCAGGAGTAAAAATTCTATTAATCATATTTTATTTTTTTATTTTTCTTTCGATTACATACACAGTATCACCTTTTTCATATGACCTGTACGATGTTATTTTCATTTCGGGGTTTTTTAGATACAATTTCCAATATGGAGTTGTTTGTAAAGTATTGTCACAACCAATTCCATGATATTCAACAGAATCAACAATACATGGGATTTTAGTGTCAGTATATTGTGTCTTGTACTTGCAAGACATTAATATTAGACCCAAAAAAATTACAAATGTTAGATTTTTCATATTCTAAATATAAATGATTTTTTTGATAAAACAAAATTAATCTTCACAGAAACAATTGTTTCTTGAAAGAGCGATTAACTTGATGTGTTTTAAACATTCATTGTCGGCCCTAACTACCGCACCACACAAATCGTTATTCACAACAGATTGAACGAAACTACCCCCAATGGGTCCAACCCCATCTCTTGTTCTCATTACCGATACAATGATGTTGATGATGTGTTCACTAACATCATCTTGTCCATACCTCTTTACGAAGTCTTTTGCTGCACTATATAATTTTTCTTCCATATTTTAAACATTCCATGATGCCAACATTTGTCCTATATCATCATTCCTGTCCCTACCGTCGGCTTTAAAATTATCATCATCCAGTGTAATATTTTTTGTGATTGTAATAATTCCTTTTTTTATCGCATCACATGGTTTTCTGTTACATGGACAAATTCTATATTCGAATGAGGTGTTAATACCACATCTCACACATTCATAATAATCTTTTGTGGTTGTTGTTATCATTATTAGAATTAGTTGTCAAACCAAAAGACAACTCTAAAACCATTCTCTTTAATCGTATACCTCTTTTGGTCATCATTTGTTATCCAAAATTCTTCTTTAAACCTATTGTCCATAGAGTCAACAAAATATTTTAAGTTCTCAACGATTTCTTCATTATCTGAATTATTGTACAGATAATCTTTGAGTTCTTTTAAGGTGTAGTAAGAAGCTGTATGGACCATATCACCTCTTTCATATTCCTTTCTTGTTGTCTCAGTCACATCCTCAGGTAAACCCCTTGGGTCCGCAATCGGGTCCATTGAACCTCTGACCTCCGCAAGAATTGAGAATAAATCATAATTTCTTCCCCAATAAAAAGCAACGTGGTCGTACTCCCTTTCGGAATCGTTCATTCCAAAATGTGGATTTATTTGCCAATGGTCAACATTGACCCATTTATTTTCACCATTTACTGAAGTGTATTTTTCCAAATACACATGAATATCACATCCCATGATTCAAATATAATTAATAATTTTTAAAATGTCAATTTAGTACTGAGATATCTTACCCAATTTAGTAACCTTGTTTCCCCTAAATTCTGAGTGTTCCTTTATTATGCCGTAAAAAGACACCTTTGAATTAATTGAAACGCTCTTATGTAAATTAGTTGTTAGGTATTCAGTATTAATTTCACCAAATTTAGAAAATATGTTACCATTTTTGTCAACCAAATCATAGACAGTTGTTGGCCCATAAAGACCATTCACGGTTCTAATATCGGTAACAGTTAGTTCAAAATAAATTTTCATACCAGGACTACCGACAAATTTACTCACCTTTAATTTGGATTCGTCAATGTCCCTTGATTTGTGGTTAACAAATGCATCAAAGTCGGTTACAAATCCTAAAGTGGTTTTGGCTCTTGTGTAAGCAACGTATTCTAAATTTTTTTCTTGTTCAATTTGCCATGGTAAGGTTGCAAATTTCGATGGAAATAATTCTGGGTGGATAATAAAAACCCTTTCTGATTCAAGACCTTTAGATTTATGTACGTTACTCAAGCATATTCCACTTTTTTTATCATCTGAAAAGATATCATCGATTTTCTTTACAACAATTGCGGGGTCATCTATCCCGTGGGATAACGCTTCTATTACTTGTATCTTTTCACCAAATAGAATTACTTGGTTATCCTCTAACGCTTCACTTCTTTTCATTGTGTGATTTGTCATTGTTTTTTCAATCAACTTTTCTTTGTCCTTAAGAAGACAACATATTACGTTTGTCATGTTATATTCTTCATTCTTCTTGTTGCAAGAAAGTATCATGGTTTTCAAAGACTTACCAATATCAGAACCAATTATATAAGATTTTTTACCTTCACTTAATAATTTGATACACAATGAGACAACCGGAAATGTATTTCTACACAAAACCATGTCCCCATCCATAATATCTTTATAGGAGAAGTTTTCAATTACTCTACCTGACCTATTTTTAGAATGAGCAATGATTGCTGGATTTATGTGTCGAACCAAATTTAAAATCTCAGGCGAGACTCTATATGTAAAAGACAATGGTAATTCAACCGTGTTTGGTAGTTCTTTCAATTTTTGATATGACTCATGGTCAGCACCTGCAAAACCATATATCGCTTGTTTAGGGTCACCTACAGCAATGAATCTACCACCATCAGGTTTCATTGCTTTTTGCATCAATAAACGGTGACAAGAATTCAAATCTTGACATTCGTCTATAAAAACAAAATCGTAATTATCTCCCGAATGGTTCAAAATGATTGGTAAAGAAATCATGTCGGTATAATCGAGAACCTTTAGATAAGACATACCCAATTTAGACAGATACCATGCGGCAGTGGATTCACCATCTTGATTGTTCACAGAATGAAACTCTGCAATTTTATTTATCTCACCAACACCAATTGGTTTGATATCAAAATTTACTAAATGTTGTCTCGATAAATTACACAGAGTTACAACATCGGTAACAAATTTATACCTGTCAATATTCTCACCTTGAACAGAATCATGGATGCCTTGAATGTACTTGTTTTGTTCTTCGTTGAATCCGTATTTGTCTAAACTATCGGGTTTTTCACCACTGTAAAAATTAATGATGTCCCAAAAAAGATTTCGATACTTTAAACTTTTTTCGTCAACACCACAATCATAGTTATTCCTCATGATTGTGTAACCGAAACCATGGACCGTTTTGACATCAATGTTCTTATTTTCGGGAATCCTTCTTTTTAATTCATCTCGTATACTAACATTGAATGCCAAAAACAATACTGATTTATCATCAGGTATTAAGTCCAAAGCTTTTAATAGTGTCGTCGTTTTACCACTACCAGCAACAGCAGAAACTACTGCGTTTCGAGTATCTTTTAAAATAAAATTGAAAATATCTTTTTGATATTTGCTGGGTGTAAATTTAGACATATTACTTTTCGATAAACATGTTTGTATTTGAAATTGGTACTCTTAAAACAGGAATATTTTTTTCATCTCCATCCAATTTCTTCATGACTTCATAGTAACCACTGTCACTTATTCTAACAGTTGGTGCATCTGTAATCATTTCTAATAATTTTGAAGATTCTTTTGGACCTTCGTAAAGCTTAACTTCTTTTGTTGTTGTGTTAAAAATTAATGTTTGCATTTTTATTTATTTTATGTTTAGTAAATATTTTTTAAATAATTCGTGCTCAACTGACACGCAGATTCTAGAATATGATGACCATAAGTCCTTATCGTGATAAACAAACTTATCAAGACCAACAGCACCGATTCTATGTTGAAATAAGTAATCTTCCGATTTATTTATAACCGCGAAGATACCTAATGGTTGACCACCTTGGTAAATTTCTTCAACCAGTAGGTTTTTCTCTTTTAGGTAATTTACATTCTTAAAGATATTATTAGTTGTTATATTTTTAAATTGTTCTAATGAACTTCTTCCTTCGGGTGTGGTTAAAACTTTCTCAATAATCATTTGAGATGGGGAACATACGGCATTGAATTCATAAAGTAAACGAATGTTTAATTCTGAATTAAAATCCTTGTCCTTACAAAAAATGAAACCCATTCTTAAACCCGATAAACCTACCCATTTTGAAAAAGATTCGGTGATAATAACATTATCAAGATGGGCAACTTTATCAAAGAAATCATCTTCATAAAATAACTTACGGTATGGTGAATCAAATATTATAATCGCACCTGTCATCGATATCTCATAAATCTTTCTGAAAAGAATGTTGTCATCTATTTTTACACCTGTAGGATTATTTGGGTCACAAATAAAAATACAAGATGATTCACTAAAATTGGATGCTTCTAAAGATTCTAATGATTCATAAAATGAAAAAGACTTTTGTCTAATTGTTGCCATTTTAGAATAAGAACCCCAATAAAATTTTGGGAAATAAATATTTTCTACATTTAATAATTGGATAACCAAATCTAACGCAGGCATACCACCTGGTGTGATTGCAATATTATTGATGAAATTAGGTGAATTTGCAAATGAAGGAAAATATTCTGAAACGATAGAATGTCTAAATGTTTCAATACCCAAGTTAGGTGCATATACTTGAAACTCTTTTGAGTTAAAATCAATTTGTTTCATAACTCCCGTCAAATCGATTTCCGTAACAGCGTTTACACCTCTATTTAATTCGAGATATGAATTACCTGATTCTTTTGCCGCCCTTTTAACTTTCTGACCAATCCCTACTATCGAAGAGAAGGTTGCATTCGATATATTTACTTTCATTATATTCTAAGTTAGTCTGTACTTACCACTAACAAAATATAATAAAAAGAAATCGTATTTCCAAAAATTAATAAAAAAAAATCCCCTTTCGGGGATTAAATTAATATGGATTTTCAAATGTCAACGAGTCTAAGGACTCATCTATTTTGGAATTATACCACCCATTTATCCAACATTTTGTGGTATCACCAATTTTGGCGGGTTTATTGGTTAGTATTGTGACACCATTTTCAAATGTTATATGATATTGATTTTGGAATATTTCTTCACAGGATACTACCGGTACAGGATACCACTCTTTTTCGCTCCTTGGTATAACTTCCTCACTTATTTCTTCCTCAACTATATTTTCATCTGTAATATAGTTATGTATCTTTTCTTTATTAAAATGAAGAATACCAGTGAAAATTATGACCGTTATAAACGCCAAAAGAATCCTGACTTGTTTTATATCCATGATTAAAATTTTTCTTTTAATTTTTCAGTTTGAATTATGTCTTTCAATAATTTAACATACCCTTCACCCGCTTCGGCGTAGGTATTTGATAAATACAAATAGTATTCATTTTCAGTATTAATCTGACCAAGGTATCGGCATTGGTAAAACGCATAATCATAAACAGATTGGTACCAGTTATCATAAAACGCGTGACCGTTTTGAGTTCCTTTGGCGGTGTTGATTCTAACTGTCGCCTGTTTCATACCAAACAGATTATTATTTTCCTTGAAAACTTGACTTTTGTAATGTCCCGTCTCAGCAATGGCTTGAGCCATAACAATATGTGGAAATTTAACGTTTAATCTTTTTAGTTCTGATACAAACTTATCCTCTGAAAATTTATTTTTTTCTTTTTCTAATGAAATTACGATTAATTCTTTTTCGTAACTGTCCAAACTTTTAAACCGTATAAAACGACCTAAAATAAATGAAGAGATTACCAAAACAATTACAACCGACAACGCGATTTTTACTTTTTTCCAATCCTTTTTCCAAAGGAGTAGAGAGTTATCATATTTGTAAAACATAATTTTAGTGTTTGAGTGTTAGACAATTATTGTTCCAAAATTTAACTTTTCGTAAAATGGTCCACGACCATTCTTGCACTTGAGTAGTTTGTAGCTAATGCCACTTCGTGCACATCACAAACCCTCATTAACATTTGTACATCAGGTTCGTGCGGGTGTTTATCCAATGGGTCCCTAAAAAATATAACCGCATCGATTTCTTTTCTCGAGACCATTGCAGCAATTTCCGCGTCTCCACCCATTGGTCCTGAATTGACTTGTTCAACCTTTGTAACACCAGCAAACATTATTCTTTTACCTGTCGTACCCGTTGCAACAATATCAACATCGGTTCGATTAAAAAAATCTAATCGTTTCATTACAAAGGCAACCATGTCCGCCTTCTTACCGTCGTGTGCTATGAGTGCTATTTTCATAATCAAAAAATAAACAACCTACCCCCAATCATAAACTGAGGTTTATCGGTTTGATAAAAACTTAAAGTTAAGTACAAGGGATATGATAATTTCAAATTTGCAGCGGTCTTCAATATAATTTGATTACCACCATCAACAGATAAACCCGCCCCACCTGTTAAAATTAACCATTTATAATCTTTATTTGTGTAAACGTAATTTAAAACAACATAAATTTCTTCAGGTCTACCATTGATTGTTAAAGTATTGGGGTTAAATAAATTTAATTCGGCCATCAATTTACCATAACCAATTCCAATAAAGGCATTTGTTTTTTCTTTGGAGAATTCGTAACCCGCGGAATAATATGATGAATTACCTCTAGGACCATAAGATAATCCATAATTGAATATTCTTTGGGGTACTCTTAACCCTTGTGCCCATGTGTTGTTCATCAACAGCATACAAAATATCATTAAGAATTTTTTCATTTTTTATGATTTACATACAAATATATTACTAGTATTTGAGATATCCAAATTTTTTTTCAAAAAAAAGAGGGACCGAAATCCCTCCTTACAAATTTAGATTTGATTGTAATTAAATTCTCCTCAAGGTGGCATTTTCATTGTCATAGGTTCCTCGTAAGATTTCTCTCGGTCCTTCCGACATCATTCCACTTGTCTCGTACGCCCTTTCTTCCACAACCGCTTCAACATCACGTTCAACTACCCATTCTCTCTCTTCTCTTATATCCACATTTCTCATATCCATATCAGCTTCACCCATTGGGGATTCCATATCCGTTGGTTCTGGTAGTACCTCCATTTTGGTAAACTCTTTCAGTAACACATCCTCTTTGATTCTATCTTCTTCAGTCAACAAAGAGTTGTTGGTTACTGGGTTTTCACTAACTTCATTTTTAATGACACCCAATATAAAATCAGGTAAACCACTTTCTAATGAATCGATACGAGAATCAATTTGATTCCAAAAAGAAAATTCAGGGTCTGAGTCGAGTGATTTAAAGCAACCAACTTTTAATCCTGTTAATTTATTAATCACATAAATAAGGATACCTCTTTTGGAGTATCTTAGGAAATAATCCGGGTTATTCTCAGACGACGTACACCATTTTGTTGATGACCCATATTTCTTTGAGGCGTAAAACGTTAAAGGTCTTAAAACAATCCACTCATCTGAAGTGAACAATGTGTGAATTTGTTTTTCCAAATCTTTCTCGAAAGCTTTAATCTCAGCGAGACTAGTCGCCGTCATTACATCGTCAAAAGATTTAAATTTAGATAAGTCATTATCTTGAATCAATCCTCTTTCATTGTAATCACAAAATTTTTGGAATGTTTTTAAATCTGAAAAATTAAAACTCTGTTCCAAAAATCTGTAAGAGCTAAAAATTTGAAATGGGGTCATTCCTTTAAAGTGGTCATCTGTAATTCCAAATTCTCTTTTTAGATTCTCACGAACTTCATTGACGTACATGTCTAAATGTTTCGTGTTTTTTGAAAGTCGAATTAAAAATTCGATGTACTTAGATTTACCCTCAGGGCAAAAGATTTGAAAGACATCAACCATATTTATGTTGTTGTCAGGATTTTGTTTTAGTTCTTTGATTCGTGACATATTGTTTTAATTTAGTTTATTAATAAAATTTACGTAACATTTGAACCACGTCCCAAGCGTCCTCAAGAGCGGTGTGAGCGACTTCTCCGTCAATTCCAGCACGTTCTTTACATTTTTTAAGACTTGGAATTGCGTTATCCTCATCCCATATACAATACAAAACGGAAGGGTCAATAATTCTTTGTCTGATTTTTATGAGTTTTTTCCACCACGGTAATTCTTCCAAGAACAATTTATCAAAGGTTCCAAAATTTTTACCGGCAACATTAATTGTAAGTGATGGTGTGTGATTGTTAAAAGCCGGTATCATTGTTCCATTGACATTTCTAACATGATTATTTAGAAATGATGAATTTGGGTAGATACCATTTAAGAATAAAAAGTCATAGAATTTTTGTGCCAGTTCATTTTCTTCCAAAAATACATAATCACTATGATGTTCCAAGTTTGCCCTATCCTCTTCGTTACCTTCTTTATATTCACCAATTAATGATATGATTTCTTTGTTCATGGAAATCGCTCTCGGTGAACCGGTAATTTGGTTTTGAAGTACGATGGCGTTAAACTTTGGTAATTTCTCGTATGGTAATTTATTAGTGGTGTCTTCTATGATAGCACCAAAAGACAACACACTATTGTTTAACGGTTCGAGACCTGAAGTCTCAATGTCTATTGATACATATATCATCGGTCAAGTGCTTTTACAACTACAACAATCATGATGACAATAAAGATGAGGGCAAACCCACCCCATAGTGGTGCGGTCACCCACCACCACGACCAATCAATAACACCAGTAAGTTTAAGTGTCATAAAAATTAAAAACATCAGACCGAAGAATCCCACTCCTCCTGATGACGAACTATTTTCTGCCATTAGTGTAAATTATATTTTTCTTTTAATATTTTGATTGTTTCTTCCGCGGAAGTATGAAGAATACCTTCACCACCGTTTTCATTCCAACCGTCTATAGTATCTTTCCTATCGTCGATTAATATTGTGTATGGAGCCGCGAAATCTTTTTTATGTTTAGCACTTCTTAATATTAAAGCAACACCGGGTAACTCCCTGTTTACCCATTCCATTTTCCCAATACGGGATTCAACTTGTCTTGATGGTGCAGATAAAAGGGTTGGATTATACTTGGAAATGTGTTCCCACAAAATGTGACCGTCAGGTTCAATCCATTTCAAATTGACCCAAAAATCATATCCCGCCTTTTCTATTGGTGCCCAAAATTGTGAGTCGTTACGATGTTCGTCTTTGTTCAAATCAATACCAGTAAGGTCTTTATAACCTTGGTTGAAATCTATTAAGACCCCATCTAAATCACAAAAAATAGTATACTTTGTCATTTGAAATACTTCTATGACAAGTATAAGAATAAATTTTTAAAATAAAAAATTTTAAAGAGTAATTTTAATAATCATCATTGTCAGAATCCTCAACAAAATCATTGTAGTAGGTGTCTTCCTCTTCTTCTGTGAGTTCTTCCCCCTCGAATTCATCTATCTCCAATTCAGCGTACAAGGCCTCGTAGACCATATCTTCTGTTAACCAAGTTGGTAATTCATCAACTTCGTTGTTTGGTTCATATGATTTAATATCAACCTCATTGTTATCCATAAATAAATTATCATCTTCATCTGAATCATCTTTATTTATGTATTCATAGGTTACGAATAATTCAAATTCCTCGTCAGTGTCTGGATGAAAAACAGTAATTACTCGAGTATTTAATCCTTTTTTGTTTGCCATTTTAATTATGAAATATTTATTATTATATGTTTAAGTATATATCTGAAATATTATCAAAATTCACACAGAGACAAAGAATTGTTGCTCTGTCAATTTTGTTATTTTCAATTATAATTATCTCGGTTGGACCCAAAATCACTGAGTCTTTAACATATAATGACGAAGAACTGAAATTAAGGATAGAATCCCAAAACAATCAGATTGTACAACTAAACAATAGAATTGATGAGTTAAACAACCAAGTAATAGAAAATCAAAGAGAGTGTACCAATGAAATGGTTAAAAGGGAAAATGAGATATTAACTATTATAAGTGATATTGAAAACTATACCAATAAAATGAAAAACGAGACAAGAGTAGTAAACTCAATGTCTCGTAAAACCTATAATATTAATGATGATAGTTCCGTAAGAGTGATGGCGATGCTTCCTGAATCATCTAACACCACCACTATTATTAATAATAAAAGGGATGAGAAATTAATTGGGATGATAAGGAACTTGAAGAAAAAAGTTAAGGACCAATAATTTACTTGGTTGCAATTATTTCACCGGTTTCAACATCAGTTACGTATATTTTTCCATCGTCACCTTTACCAATAGCCACAGTTCTTTTTAATTCTTGTTCATCTTCGTACTCCTGAGCACCTGGTAATTCCTCGGGCTGTGCTTGAGTATCGAAATCATCAAACTCAGCTTCGTTGATTGTTCTTTTTACAATATTTTCTAAATCTTTGATTGATAATTTAACTACTTTTTTCATTTTTTCTTTTATCTATAAATATCGTATGTAAACAAAAAACCCCTCTTTCGAGGGGTTCTTTTTATTTAATACCTATCATCGTATTATTTTTGTCACCTAACATGGTTTCGGGTAACTTCCCATTCCATTTATTAATCCATTCAAGTTGTAGGAGTAAAGGTGTAATTGTTTGTTGTTTCATCCGATTGGCTTCGGATTCCGCTTTAGCCGCGGTCAACATTGCTTGAGCATTACCATTGGCGGTTGCAATTTTAATCTTGGCTTGAGCTTCCGCAGTTTTTACCTCATTTTCCGCCCTTAACGCTGCTTGGACCGCATTGTTCTTGGCTTCAATGGACTTCTTAAATGTCTCAGGGTAAATCAAATTTGAGGTGAATTGGTTTATCACAAACCCTTCTTTTAAAAGTTGACTTTCCAATAGTTTACGAACCTCAACTTCAAACACCGCCCTATTCGAGATTAGTTCATCAGCAGTGTACTTATTTGTTGCTAAACGAAACGCGTCATATACTGCGGTCTTTAAAAATCCCTCCTCAATTTCAGGTAATGACCTACGATACTTTGAAAATATTGTGGGTACTTTTTCTCTTTGAACCGAATAGTTCATAATTGGGGATACTTGAAACTCAGAACCGTCTTTTGAGTTTACAACAAATGAATTATCAGATTCCTCAGTTTTCTTATACTCTTTGTGTTGAATATAGGTTGGGAATTCATAAATCTTTGTTGTGAAGGGGTTGTAGAATACCATACCTGTACATTCGGTGACATCATCAACACCCTTTCCATCACCATATAGATTTACTTTTACACCGACGTGACCGGCGTCAATTCTCTCACAAGAGAAAAACAATAAGGTTAGGATAATGAATCCTAAAATTCCGAAAATTAATCGTTTCAAAAATGGTTCCATAATTTATTTAGTTTGTTTTTTAATTTTAATTGTTGTTTTAGATTTTCTTTCTTTTTTGGTAACTTTCTTTGGATTATAATCCAATTCCGTCTCAGGTGTTTTATTTGGGTCCGGTGTGAAGAGTTCAAAAGGTTCATCATTAAAGTACATAAACCTAATATAAAAAACCGCAAACATTGCCGTACCCACCGAAAAAATCGCTGAGATTATGTTGATTATCGTATTTGCAACGGTTAATCCAGGAAAGATTAAAAATTGATAAGAAATTCCAATGAAGAAAAATACCAAAAAGGTAATCGTTGTTTTGGATTTTATAATATTGGTGAAGATTTTGTTTAACATGTTCATTAATTAAATTATATGAAATATTTTTTAAAGTAAAAAATTTAACCTACAACATTTTTCATGTCGTCATTGTGATGGTCTATATCCCCCAATTCAGAACCAATCGGAACCTTCAACATTGGATTTAAAACCTCATGTACAAAGTCATATGGTCTGAACTCAGGGTGTCCATCCATACCAACATCCATTCTTCTCCCACCACTAACTTTTAAGTGGTTAGGTAAATGACAGTGTCCGTGTAAATGGATTCTACCCTTTCTCAGATTGTTCCACGAACTGATAGGATAATGTAACATCTCGAATGAATGCCCTTGGTATTCAAGTCTATTGTAATGACTTACACTGGTAAATAAACTCTGACAATTCTCACGGTTTCTTTCAATGTGATGGTCATGGTTACCCAATAGGATGTGAATCTCTTGACAAACGATTCTATGTCTGAATTCCGCTATATTATCAAACCCACCGAATGACCAATCACCCAAGTGAATCAAAACATCATCCTGTCCAACAACCTCATTGATGTTGTTTACAATCGCGGCGTTCATCTTATCAAGAGTTGCGAAGTCTCTCGTTTGATTAACGGGAATACTACCGTCAGGCATTCTCCAATTAGTAATTCCTCTACATATATTAGTATGTGAGTAATGCGTGTCAGACGTTATCCAAACTTTTCTATTGTTATCTATTCTTAACATATTAACTAAAATCAACTGATGTACTCACACGAAGTCCATCGATTATTAAATCATCATATTTTTCGTTGTCCATCCAAAACATTCCGTGGCCTTTCGACCTTTGGTCTCTCCTGTATTCTTCATTTACAACCCAACCATCTGGTTGACCCCACTCAAGAGCCATGGTGATAAACTCTTCAACATTCCATTCTTCACCATATTCATCCACAATTCTTCCTGAACGAATAAATGAAAGTAGTTCTTCTTTATTTGAATAATGTTTATTATTATGAAAATTCCAACAAAACTTCCACCCACCACTTCTTTTACCTAAATGAATTGATGTACCATCTCTGAATATGTCCCAAGGGCTAACTATCTCCCAAGATTCTTTAAATGGGTCAATAAAGGGAAATCCACGTTCAATATCACTAGGTGACATTGTCATCTTTTCTATATCTCTTTGGAGACGTGATTTACGTGACTCCATTTCCTCTGCGGTCGGTATACGATAATAATTTGTACCCATTTTAAAATTAATATGGGCCAAATATATGAAATAATTTTGGATATACCAAAATATTGCAAAAAAAAATCCCGATTTCTCGGGATTTAATTTGGTTTTAATTTATTTGACCACTTTTTGAACTATTCGACTCACCAATTTATTTTTTATTGATTCGTTAAGTTCATTTTGGTTTGGACCCCCAACTTGGTATCTTTTTACTGTTGCGCTTTTAAGATTGTCTTTTGGATTTAATGATAAAATCTGTGTTTTTAAATCATTAATAACTTCCATTAACGCATCCACAACTTGTTTATCGTTCATTACCGTATAATTATCATTGAATGTTGTTCCAGGTCTAAGTTGTGCGGTTGCAGATGATTGAATTAATTTATCATCGAGAAACCCACCTTTTAATCCACTTTCGCTTTCAAGTTTTTTACCTAACTTGGTTTGAGCTCTAGCGGTCCACGCAAAACTATTTTCACCAATTAATTCTCCTTTAAGTTCAAAATCCATTCTAACTGTAACGTCTATGTTTTTTTCCTCAAGACCATATGCGTCTAACATATATTTTGGTGTTTTACCAGCATATTGTTTCAACATTTTTTTGTCTGCTCTCCAGTTATTGTAATTTTTATTGTACTGACGAGCCATATAAAATGTTTTCATTTCATCAGTATCTTTACCCTGAACTCGAGCCACTGCCGATAATAAAAAATCCCTTACTGTTGGGTAAGCATTATAGTTATGTGTTGAGTATTCAATTAATTGATTTGTAAATTTACCATATTGGTCGACATTCTTTCTATCTCTAGCAACCACAGCAGGAATACTTCTTTTGTTAAGTTCTTGAACAAACGATTCGTCTTCAAAAGTATTTGCAATGATTGTGAATAGTCTTCTCTTAATTGTTTCTTGTTCTTTATATGTGTCACCTGTGGGTTTATATCCACCCTCAACATATTTTTCAATAGGTCTATGGTACTTTCCTCTCTTACAAGCGGCTAATTGTGGTTCTAAATTGTGGAGTTCTTTGATTTTTTCTAAGAATTCTTTGTTTGCATTTTTAAACGCTTCAAGTTCCTGACAATCTAATGGTACCACTAATATCTCACCACCCTCTTGTAAGGTGGGGTTTGCAATCCAATAATCAGGGATATCTGTGTCATTATCTTCTTTGAAGAAAGGTTTATATTTTACTAGTTTACCTTTGTCATCCCTGACACCCTTTTGTTTGTATGCCATTTCCTCCACATCAGAGATATAAGATTCAGAAATGATACGTCTTAAATATTTTTCGGTTAATTTATCCATAGAAATAATTCTTTACATATAAATACAACCAAAAACAGAATTGTTAATACTTATCGGACAATCTTCTGACTTTTTCACCCAATTCCATATCGTTTGGTGTATCCCTAATTAAATCAATTGGAACACATAAGTTTTTAGTCTCATCGGAACGATTACATTTCTCACACAATTGACCTAATCCCTCAACGTAACCGTATCTCAAATCAATATGAGTTTCAAATTCATATGGTGTCTCAACACCACAAATTACACAGGTATCTTTTGCCATAACTTTTTGTTTTATGAAAAGATATGAAAGAAAAAGAAAAAGTAAAATTAATTTTTTACGCTAAAGATTTGATTTTTGGACTGGCACCTCTTTCGTAACCATCTACAACTTTGGCAACCAAAGTACCAGTACCCCAAGTCTTAAGTGATTCACACTTAGCAATTTCCGCAGCACCAATATCATTTACCAAACCATCAACAATACAAGTATAAAGACCATTTCTCAATGTTTTGATGGTTGCTTTCATACCGTCTTCTAAAGATTTGTAATTTTTAACACCAACACTATTTGCGTTAGTGGAACCCGGTAAATCCCATGTGGTATTAAATGGATTATATTTTCCACCCGAACCTTCTGACTGTCTCCAAGCGTATAAGAATTTTAAGTTTTCCTCACTTTCGGGTGCACCTAAATTTTCAAGTAGTTTTTTATAAAAATTGATGTCCGTTAAACCGTCAACATTGATTTGTGAATTTTTAGCCGCTTGGTCAAGGTATTGTTTTAACTCTTCGGATTTAACACCTTTAGCTTTTAATAATTCCAATAACTTATTTAACATTTCAGGTGTGGCATTTTCAGAAGTACCACTACTAGAAGATGATTTACCACCATATTGTAAATGAAAATGACCACCAGTTGCGGCTTTGGTTGGATTGGTGTATTCATCTATGTATGAAAAATTACCATCACTACTTTTTGTTGAGTTGAGTAATTTTATAAAATCGGAAGCGTTTTTTGAATTATATGGATTTAAAACCAAATCAATTGCATTTCCTTTGGTGTGTTGACTTACGTAATTTAAATTATGGTGGAATTTATCGTTACCTGCGGTTATGGTAACCTCAACATCAGGATTACTTTGACTGTACTTGTCAAGAATTTGACTAACAATATCTGTGAGTTTGTCATTAATAGAACCACCACTGGTTAACTCATTACCTTTTTCGGTGTAACCTAAATCATCTAATTTATCTCTTAATGAATCGGCACTTTCTTTGATTACAGAATTATCTGATTTGAATTTTCTAACAGCACTTGCGGTTTCAGGACCAAATAAACCATCAACACCAAATTTAGGTAACTCATAACCCAAGAGTATTAAACCAATTTGCATAGTTTCGACACCTTTTTGATATTCCATAGAACCTCTTGGTTGTTCTGATAACCCACCCTGAGCTGCGGTATCTTCTAATGTCTTATAAAATTCTGCAACGTCAGGTGAAACTAAGTCCGCCTTTTTGGGGTCGTCTATTTTTTTTTCGTCTTTTTTACCTAACCCAATTTTACCCAATAAATCATCGATAAAATTTTCATTTACCATTGATTTACCGTAGGTAATTTCATGGATTCGTTGTAATTCTTCTTGTAGTGTGGGTTTTTTCATTAAAACAATTCTATACTTAAATAAATATCCCTACGTTTAGAAACGGTGTAATTAAGTAAGGTAATCGATAATCTTTTGTTTTATACCAGATTGTTTGATACCTAAAGTAGATGATGGAGTTAATACAAAATTATCTAAACCCCAATCTTTCCAGTCCTCTCCATTTTTACCCATATCCAAATCATCAACAGAAACCCAATGAGTAACTTCAGGGTGGTCGTGTAAAAATTGTTTAATCTCGATAACGCGAGTCATCTCCAAATCCCATCTCGGTGACCAAACCCATACTTTATCATTATACCAATTACACTGACCTAAATTAGGTGTGAGAGCGATTGGTTTTTTAGAGATACCTTTTGATTCGTAGTATTCACCCATTTCTTCGAGATTTGCCCACCTCTTCCAATCAGATGACGTTACAATTTCCGCACCTGTTTTTTCGATGATTTGGTTTAATACCTTAACCGCTTTTTGATTGAAATTATCAAATCGGTATTCTAGTGGCATTTCTGATGTTGTCATAGATAATTTACGACCACCCCATTTTTCTTGTTTCTTGAATCGACCACCCCATTCTGACGACAAACAAATTACACCGTCGTGGTCTAAAAATATAACTTTCATTTATTGAATCTTTTAAATATTTTAATAAAGTCTGACGAATATTTTTCATAGACAGAATCTTTCCATTCATGATGTTTACCTGTTGACATGTATGCTTGAATCTCGTCATCAATAATCGTTTTGTCGTCAGAATATCCACCTTTAATTAAAACTTTTTTCAAATGTTCATAATCTCTATGATTAATATCTCCAATTAAATAATCGACCTCAACTTTGTATTGTGGGTTTGTATAATAAAATCCGTGAGCTATTTCATGATTCATTACACCACTTTTTACTTTATCAGCGCCGATAAGATACCAAGAATGTTGTTCACCACGATTCTTTATTCTACACTCTCTTTCACAGTATTCAATAATTTCATACATAGTATAATCATATTGGGTTCGAGGTAAACCAAACGTATTTTTTGCCTCTAAAAGAACTTTCGAGGGTATATTATAACCAGTCCAATCGCTTGGATACGTAAAATGAGGTTTTTTATTTGTATCAATGTACAACTTCATGTATTGTTCTAAAGTGAAAAACTTACCTCTAATCTGTGGGTATGGAGATTCGTAAAATTCTTGGTATCTACAAAACAAGCTAGACCTATCATATTGGTTTTTAACGATAACAGCAAATATGAAAGGTTTTATTTCTCTCACTTCACCTTCAATTAATGAATTTGAAATACGCATCATTTTAAGATTTTTTAGTAAATATAACTATTTTTTTTCAAATTATCACTATATTTGACTTGTGAATATATTCTTTCTTGATAAAGATGTAAAAAAATGTGCCGAATATCATTGCGACAAACACGTTGTGAAAATGATATTGGAAACTGCACAACTTTTGTGTGGGGCTCATCACATGACCGAACAAGTAACCGGTCAAGTACCGTACAAGTTGTCACATAAAAATCACCCGTGTTCAATATGGGTAAGAGAATCCTTGACAAACTATCTAATACTCTGTGAATTGGGTTTAGAACTTTGTAAAGAGTACACTTACCGTTATGGTAAACGTCATAAATCTCAAGAAGTTATTGAGTGGTGTGTCACAAATAAATTAAAAATTTGTGACAAAGGTTTGACTACACCACCAAAAGCAATGCCAATAGAGTATAAAACAGATTGTGTGATTGAATCTTACAGAAACTACTACAGGGGTGCAAAATCAAAATTCACAACATGGAAAAATAGAGATGTACCTCCTTGGTTTTAGTAGAAATTTTGTTCGGTATGTTGTTTATTATCGTCCCAAGTATAATCATTATCTGATTCATAATTCTCCTGAATTATTTCATCATTTACAATTGGGTTATCTTCTTTAATGACCTGATTATTAATTTCTTTTGGACTTTTCATGAAAATAAATATTAAGGTCCGACAAAATATTTTGACCTCCAAAATTGATACCATTTTCTCTTTTGGATTGGTTTACATTTTGAGAACGGATTGTCCCCAAAATTTACTCTTCCTTGATATCTTGAAGATAAAACATTTAAAAATATTTCATGGTATTCAGGTGGTATAGTATTAAAGTCTGCCTTTATTTCAACTCGTAAAGAAACTGGTCCCTCATCGTGTTGAACTACCAAATAATCATTTAGGGTGATTATTGTTGATTTTCTAATATTAATCCATTCACCACTAATACCAATATCCTGATTGTTTTCATTTGATGGGTCAACAACTATCATCTCTTCTTCTTTTTGTGGTTCGACTTTTTGTTTTGTCTTATTCTGTCTCATTTGATAATATGTGGTCAAATTCTTCGGCAGCTTTTGGGTTTCTTTCATAGAACATATCATACGCCATCGCGAACCTATTATATTCAGTTTCAAATAAAAATAGATAGGTTTGTAAACTATCCATTTCCTGTTTGGTTCTTGATAGTTCCGTTTTTAATTTATTTTCTCTATGTAAAGATTTCTTCCGCGATACCGAGTATCTCCGCCACAAAAAATAAAATTGCCGCAGTTTCTAAATTGGTAAAAAATAAGAAATAACAAGCCACGATTCTCAAACCTGACTTGGCCAAACTTATATTGAAGTGAGAATTAGATTTTGATTCTTTTGGTTCCATGATTAAGGGGTTTTACCAACCAAATATAGAAAAGAAAAATTTGATTTCCAAAAAAATCCTAAAATTATTTTGAAATATATTCATATTTTTCTTTAGTCCATGTCATATTGGAATATTTCATCATTTTTTTTGATATTTCATTTATTGCGGGATTGAAATAAGACTCAACAGGACTATTGGCCTTACCAAAAGACATTATCAAACTACCTTTTTTATATTCTAAATTAATCTTTGTTCGATTACATTTCATGGAAAGATAGATATAGACCACACCTTTGCTGAATTGTTTAGACATACAATTTTTCATCATAAATCCTTCAGTGAAAAAATCCTCTTCGGTTTTGAGTATTTTGGTTTGAAAAACTTTATTGTCAATTATAATGTCAGATTCTATTTCATTTATGAACTCCTCATTAAATGAATATCTTGTTTTGTAACCCCTTTTAAAATGATTTTTTATGTTTTCAAATTTATTTAAAAGTAATTCTACAGAGTCGGAATCGCTCGCATTAAATTTACAGGGGATATTTTTGGATTCTATGAATTCTCGAAGATTCATTAATTTGTTCACCAACTCAACAAAATTATCTTTATATAGGTTTGTGGTTTCCCAATCATTAATAACCTTGACCATCATGGATTTTTCTTTATCATTTTTCAAAGTGTGGAATTTTCTGAAATTAGAATTACGTTTTACAATGTCGTGCCACTTAGTTTGTCTTAAATAATCAACGTAACCATCACCAAAAAGTTTACATAGAAAGCTTAGACTTTTAATATTCACATCAAAGTTTTGTGGTTTATTTAATTCAGCAATCAAGTACTTTGATTTAATTCCATACGAATCTAAAATAGAAGGTAAAAATTTATTATCATTTAATTTTAACCATTTTTTCTGTGGATACTCTTGTTGAATTGTGGTGTAAACAGTATCATGGTATTTTATATTTTTCTTTGATAAATGAAAATCAACTAACAAATCATATAGTGGATTAATATAGCATTTCTCTTGATAATTCTTTTCAATATTAAAATTTGACTCAGATTGTATTTTGGATATTAAAATATTAATAATGTCCTGAATTGATTTATTATACCTTTTACCCCAATAATCTTTTCTCTTTTCACCCTTGTACATGCCGTTTTCTATTAGTGCAAGTATTGAATCAAAATTATTCTTCTTTCTATTATTTTTACTTCTACCTTTATCACCTTCACTCACTGAATAGTTTGATAATTGGTAGTAAGTATTTATGTCCCCGTTTTTTAAATTAACCGTGAACCCGTGATGGATGGTAAGGATGTTTTTTATTCCGTATCGTAAATAATCGAAAGAAAAATCCGCGATATAGTGTATCAAACTATCATATTGATACAACTGTAATTCACAAATCGAAACCGAATTGTTCGTTTTGGATTTTTTGTTTTGATAATGTCTAAGTAACAAATCCATGTATAAAATATACATGGACTAAATTTAATTATGTAGTATTAAAACTCTATGTCACCATTCATCAGTTGTTCAAATAAATCAGGTTCTCTTTGGTTGACTTCCTTCCCATTTATTTTAACTTTCACCTTTTTAATATCAATGTGGTTCAATAATCTTTGTGACGCAAATTTTCTAACTCTTTGTTTTAATATTTCTAATGATTCACCAAAATACTCAGGTGGTAACTTATTACAAAAATGTCTCTCCTGAATACAGTCACCTGTTTTTTTGTTAAACTCACATGTTACTCTATCTGAACCACCGTTGGTCCTCAATGAAATTATCATTGATGATTCTTTGTTTGCGTAACTGGCAACACAGTGGTGCATAAATGTACCCTCTTCCGAATATTCTTCTTCTCTCTTTAATATCACAGGAGAAAAAATATGATTGTCGTTCTCAAATCGAGTCTTTATTTGTTCCTCCACTAATCTCACCATTCTGTTGTCATATTGATATTCGATTGACCAACCCTTTTTGATTAATGAACATGTCTTGGATAGTTCAATGTGCTCTGTATGAAAGTCCGTGTAATTTGTTGCCCTCATTTTTATGTTAGGGTCAAATTCACGAATCTTTTCAATCATATCGAAGTGGTCTTTTATCAAAGTGTATATACCTCGAGTAACCGACGATACTGAATGGTCTCCTGCCGGTTTGGGAATCAGGGAATTTAAAATTTTAATGATATTTTCCCTATCAACATTATCAATAAACAGGTGTCGGTGGTGATTTTTAGCACCTCTCAATTCAAGCGGTACCATAGAATGTGCATTACCATTATCTACCATAAAAAGATTAAAACATTCACTTTTCAAAGAACCGAGGTATTTTGGATAATCCTTTCCAAGTAAATCACACATACATGAAAACTCTTGTAAATTTAATTTTGGATTTTCATGGAAAAGTTTCAAGGTAAATTTTGAATTTATTCCGTAACTATCCAAAATAGATTGCATTAATTTTCTCTGATTCTTTTTAAGGTATTTTTCAGTTGGGTAATGTATTTTAATAAGTGGTACAAAGTCGTTTGGTGTTTTTATTTTTTTCTTTTCCGCAAAGAATTCAATAAAACTAGTTATAAAAAAATGTTTATCAAATAAGTTTCCAACGTTAGTAGGTAAGTTTGGAATGTGATTTTTAATAACATTTACAAATTCGTGTTCATTAAATGTGTCATCAAATTCCTTAGCGATTTTAAGATTGTTACTAAACTCTTTTTTTAAATTGAAAAGACTGTTTGAACCCAACAAGATTTCTAACGTAGTAAATGAATTTTTTCTAAATCTTTTGGATTTTATCTTTCCAAAATTCATATCCCCAATCGTAAAATCTCCCTTCTGTAAATCAATTGTTAACGTCATTACCTTGGAAGATTTACGGAAATATTTCCAATTAAAATCACGATATCTGGTATTCTTGTAACACCTTATGTAAAGTTTACCTTCTCTAAGTTCTATTGTTCTTTCAAATGTTACAATTTGTATTGATGAGAAAGGATTCCCATAATGTCTTTTTAAATGTTTTTCACTTGTTGTGTAACAAGGTTCTTTTGTCAATTTTATGAAAGAAACGTATTCTTTTTCTTTTTCACCATAAAAATATTTTGTCCTCGCACCCTTTGATGGTCTTGGTTCCAATTTTATGGTTTCAAATTTGGTATCCCTATTTACAACGGGCTCAAGTGTCTTAACCTGTTCAGTAAATAAAAAATCATCATCCAGTTCTTTACCATCAGATACAACAATTGGTATTGGTCTATCTTCAGACAACATACAATTATCCCTAACTAAATCTATTCTGAAATAAGAAAATCTTTGTTTGATGAGTTGCATTTTTGATATTTTTTACAAATATACCACTTTTTTAATGATATCCATATTTATTTTTATAAAATTATTAACATGGCAGCAGGAAAAAGTTCAAAAGGTAAATCATCAAACGCATCTATAAAGGTGAATTTTGGTAAAAGAAGATTAGGTAAAGCTAAAAAATCTTTTAATAAACACGATAAAAGTGAGAAAAACTACCGTGGACAGGGTAGGAGAACTAATTAAAAAATACTCCCCAATAACCCAATTAAAGTATAAGATAACTTATACCCTGTGAACGCACCCAATGCCGAAGGGATTGGGAAAACTATCAACTTACCTAAATCTGTAACGTACTTTGGTCGATTAACTATCCGACCCATGTAATAATAGTAGACAATATAACCGATAAGAACAGCAAAGTCGGTTCTTGTTGCAATAAAAACAACAAGTGTCGCTCCGATGAAACCGAAAGTAAAATTGTCTCTAATTCCTTCCCATATCTCATAAGTTGTAGCATTTTTATATTCTTTTACGATTTTACGGAGCTTCACTTGTTGTTATTTTATGTTATTACTTATCAGAATTCAAGTTACCTTGAATTGACCATGTGAAATCTAATTTAACATCATTCTTAAATAACGATGTGTCCATCATATCAATGTATTGATTTGTGGTGTATCCATTCTTACCCGTCATAGTCGACAATGCGTGACATGACATACAGTTTGTTTGCATTCCATACACAAAATCAGGTCTGAATTTGTTTTGTAAACTGAAAACTTTTGGACCAAATCCACCCTCTAAATAAGGATTGAAAGCAAGTATCGGTCTAGCGTTGTTGTCAGAACCGCCACTCACAGGTTGATTCGGCCAAACCATTGCGTATGCTGTACTAACTGCGTAGTGTGAAGCGGCGCCTTTAAGTTCTTTAGGTCTAAGACCTGCTTCAAATTTAGAACTTGGTGAAGGAGGGTTAGACGGGTCAGGGCACCAAAAATAAGTTTGCCATGTCCAATTTTTAAATTCTTTTGTTGTTACGTGCATGGCTACCAACAACACATAGTCACCTTCGATAAATTGTCTACTTGGTGTAGTTCCAACGTCTTGGTGACTATTGAGATAGTCCGCACCTACTCTATCAATTTTATAATTAATAAAATCATTTACGTTACAGGTCGCATCTTTAATTTGTTCCTCTGTGGGATTTGATGTTGTTACAGGTACTAACTTTTTATTCGGTTCCTGTTTATTATTAACATCGGCGTAAACCCATTGTTGCCATTCATTATATCTATACGCTTTGGCCGGATTTGGTGATACCCAAACAGGTACTCTAATCAAACCGTTTTTACTTGGTACACCAGCATAATATGTTGGTTTGGTGGTGATTGAAGTATTAGGAAATTCAGGTACCGCACCAATTCCATCTTTTACCAAATATTTGTTCAATGACGATTGATTAAATAATTTGTTTGATGTTGCAAAATGTGCCGCAGATGGGTCATAAGAAACTGTTTCCAACACAGTGAAGTTTGTGTCAATCTTTTGTCCCGCGAAAAGTTTACCATGTACAAATTGTTTCGGGATGTTAAGTTCAGTTCTGTTTGATTTTTCCATTGAACTTGAAACTTGACCCTGTGCAGACATTGCAGATAGTTCTTGAACACCCATCCAAGTTTCAAAAACCAACAATGTTTGACCATTGTATTTTTGTTTTGTTGGTTGAGTAAGTCCAGCCCAAATACCCCACGCGTGATTTACAATACTGGTTGTATCTTGATTCTCTAACCATCCGTAAATTTTCGTAGAGTCTTCAGGAAAATTGAATCCCGAAATACCTAAGTCCGTTGGGAACTCTTGTGGTTTAATTGTTTTACTCGTGTCAGAACATGAGTATACGATTGTAAACAATCCTAAAATTAATAATAGTGTTTTTGTAATTTTCATTTTTTTATTTGTTTTTATTTTTATTTTCTATAACTATGAACTTATTTATTTCGTGAAGAACTTCGGCAGTATCATATCTTACACTATAAACCACGTCCCATATTGTTCTATCATTATAAGAAGGGTGTAATCTTGATTGGGCCCATTTTTTGGCTTTATTAAAATCCTCTACTGACCATTTTACTGGTTCAACTATTGTTGGGGAATTTAAACGCCTAAGTTTCATCAATAGCAGTTTTAAAAATTTAATCATCTATATTTTTCAATTATCTGTTATGTTTTGGTGTATAACCAATAACCAATTGATAACTAAACCAACCAATTATTAATTCATAATCACCATTTAACCAACTGTTATATGTTATTTTAACATATGGTAAAATATAAGATTGATATACAACTTTGTCAATACTTATTTTCATAGTTTAATTACTTAAGGGTGCTTTAATCGATGGGTGTGATTGATAATTTTCGATTTGAAAATCCTTATTTTCCAAATGAGTTATTAAAGATGAGTCTTCAGATAATGATTTATAAAATTCATCGGTCTTCATATGTTTTAGTTTGGGTAATTTATAAGGTTCTCTTGTGTATCGTGGTATTTTATATATCTCATAATATTCAGACATACCTCCACCAAATGGTGCTAAGTCTTTCAACGCACTTTTATAACCATTAGGACCCATCGCCTCTTTTAACATACCTTCTCTCTCTTCATGTGTATACTTTCTACCGATTTGTTCTCTTGCTTGTTCAACATGGTTACTATACAAATGAGTATCACCTAAATTACCAATCAACTCATCAGGTACCATATTTACTTCTTTAGCAATAATCTCAAGTAACAAACCGTAAGAAGCAATATTGAATGGTAGACCTAAGAATGTGTCTACTGAGCGTTGATTCCACATTAAAGAGATTGCTCGTTTAGGAACTCTTAAACTATCCATGTGAACATCGTGATAATCACTACTTTGATTTAAAGGGTCTTTTGTTGAGTTATAATAATTAATCCTTTCATCTAAACTCAACTCTCTCGTATAAACTTGAAATCCATAATGACAAGGTGGAAGAACCATTTGGTCCAGCTCTCCAACATTCCAAGCATTGACCATTAATCGTCTTGAGTCTGGATTTGTTTTAAGGTCGTTGATTAGGTTTGTGATTTGGTCTATTGAATTGTTTTGGTATTCTATTTTGACACCATACTTGGTAACATCTTCACCGATTTCAATTGCTTTTAGTACTCTGTGTTGGTCAGAACCTTTTACATCCTTTAAGTCGTAATTAGTCACATTCTTTCTACCCCATCTTCTCCATTGCTTACCATACACAGGTCCGAGGTCACCCCACTTCTTAGCAAACTCATCATCGGTTTTTATTTTGTTGATGAATTCTTCTTTTGTTAATCGAAATCCTAACTCTAACATTTTTTCTTTTGACATATTAGGTAAGATTTTGGCATCTTCAATTAGATAGTTCTTATACGCATCACCATCCCAAATATGACAATTGTTATCAACAAGGAACTTGATGTTTGTATCACCACGAAGGAACCATAACAATTCGGTTACCATCGTCTTCCACGCCATTTTCTTGGTTGTAAGTAATGGAAACCCATCGGACATTTTATGACGGATTGTATAACCAAAAATAGATTTGGTTCCTGTACCTGTACGGTCTTTCTTTTCTACCCCATAATCTATAATAGTTTGGAGTAAGTCTGTGTATTGTTTATCTAATTTGTTCATTACTCAAATGTTTGAATTTTTGCGTCTACTTCTTTTAATTCAGACCACGTTCCAAGATACGTAATCGCTCTGACTTTTCTATTATCAATCCACACATATTCTTGGTCATCTTTGATTCTTGGTTTGTCCATAACCAATCCGTGATATTTAAAACCTTTTTCTTTTAACCATGTTTCGGTTACTTCACGGTCTTTACTTTCACGAGCGGTAAAAAATGTAATTACATTTCCCTCATCGTACCATTTGTTGATGATACCCAACGCGTTTGGGTAATGGTTAGCTGTCGGATAAAGATGTGAATCTTCATTTTTAATGTCGTCACAAATTGTCCCATCAATATCAATCAGAAAAACCCGACTAACCATTTTTTGCGTTATTATGATGTCAGCAATTGTACTATGAAAAATATCATCGTACATTACTTGACAATTTGTTTTTAAAACATACTCGACTTCATCACCGTCTTTTACATCATATTTTCCGCTTTTTATTTTTTCTAAAGTTTCTTTTGATGCTTCAAAATTCTTTGATGAATCTTCAGAAACAATAAACCATCCTTCGACACTGTTAATAAGTTCGTCAGATTTTTTTTGATATATTAATTTACCTTTCATTTCTAACCCATTTTCTATCTGAATTTAATGTAAAAGCACCAATAAAATCGTCACCCCGATTCCAATCTTTTGGTGATAATAATGATAATGTATTTACACCATTAAAATTATATAAGTAATATGTTTCACCAACAATTGGGTCAAAAGAAATTTTTGATTCCCAAACCATTATTGAATCCACATACTCTCTTTGAAGTTTTTCTATTGATTGAATGATTTCTTCTCTTTGACGATTAAAGACATCAATCATTTTTTTTGAGGACTCTTTTTTTACGAGACCCACATTAGGTAATTCAAATTTTGGCGAACCGATACTGGTAGGATAATGCTTTCTATTAGCGTCGTACCCATTTGTTTCATCCCAAACAACAATATCAGGTTTCTTTTTATTCATCCTCCAAACCGTCCATTAAAGTTACGTCCCAATCTGAAAAATCGTCACCTAATTCCATACCCAATTTCAAATTTTCCAAAAAATTTTTTTCCCATTCCTCATAAGAAAGATTTGAGTTGGGATTTTGTTTAATGTAAATTTTATATTGTCTTTTAAGGGTTGACATCGTTTTGTTCAGAATCTCTTATGTCAATTAATTTTTGAATTCTACTCCTACCTTTTTCACCAATTGGTACCGGATTACCTTCTTCATCAATCCTAACAAACCTTATGTTTGTTTTCAAGATGACAATTTGGTTACCTGTGTAAACATTATGTGCTCTTGCTTCCATATACAAGGTAACTGAAGTATTCCCTAATTTACTTGGTGACCCGTAAATTTTAATCAACTGACCCTCTTTGGCTGGTTTTTCAAAAAAACATTTATCAATTGATACGGTAACTAATCTTGGTGAATCACACAATTGCATGGAGTATCCCGCAGCCGCCGCGTCAATCCACGCTAAAAGTTTTCCACCGAATAAATTTCCGTGGAATCCTAAATCCGACTTTTTTATGGGGTGTGAATTCAAAAATTCCATTACTCAAAAGTTATTTGTTCTCTAATAATGTATTCTTTTAATGCGTTTTCCGCTTCTATTTTAGTTGCAAAAACCCCAATAGTTTGGTCAAATTCTGTTGGGTCGGACACACCAAATTGTCCGTTTAATGTTTCATAAATGAACGTATCTAAAATTTGTTGACTTACCATAATTAATTTATATTTCTTGATTTTTATTTGATTCCGATTCTTGATTTATTGATTCAGAATTTTTAGTCTCTTGCATTTTCTTAAATAAATTCATCAATGTGGACTCTTCTCTCTTTAATCTTTGATTACGAGCTTGAACTTTTTTTCTATGTTCTTTGTCTTTTTTTCCCATGGTATTTTATTCTTCTTCATCTTTTCGATAACTTTCCAAGAGTTCCTCCCCTGAAAGTGTACCGTATTTATTTACAATTTTTTCGGTGTCTATTTCAACATTCATCATGTGATGAACATTATTTAATTCTTCGGCTAATGATAAACTATCACTAATCACTTTAACGATTTTATATGGGTCCGCGTGTGATGCTGGTCTCCTGTCTTCAAGATAACCCTTCCATGTCTCACCAACGGATTTTGGTACACGGATAGATGCACCTCTGTCTGAGACACCCCAACTAAATTTATCAATAGATTGTGTCTCAAAATGACCTGTTAATCTCAAATGGTTATCAGAACCATAAGAGTCAATATGTTCTTGTGTTCTTGATTCAAAAGACCTAAAAATTGCATTGAAGTATTGTTCACCACCCTCTTCTCTCATTTTTTGATTTGAGAAATTTGTATGTAAACCTGAACCGTTCCATTCTCCGTGGGTCATCGGTTTGGGATGTAACTCAATAGAACGACCATATTTCTCAGCAATTTTATGTAAAAAATATCTACTCATCCATAAATCATCAGAAGCGGCAATTTTACCTGTTGCAAAAATTTGGTATTCCCATTGACCTAATGCAACCTCTGAATTGGTTCCCTCCACATTGATGTCATATTTTAAACACATGTTCAAATGTTCATCAGAAATATTTCGACCAACAATATGTCCACCTACACCACAATAATAAATTCCTTGACCGTCAATGATACCATTTCTTTCAAATCCAAGAATTGGATTATTATGTGAAGAACGAATAAAATATTCCTGTTCAAATCCAACCCAAAAATTTACATCTTCCTCACCTACTTTTGCTCTATGATTTGATGGATGAATTTCATTATTACCATCTAAAACCTCACATAATACATATACTGTATCAAGTGAACTATTTGTATGATATAATTTTACTGGCTTAAGATAACAATCTGAAAAGTTACCTTCCGCTTGTTTAGTTGAGCTTCCGTCAAACCCCCAATTGGGGATGTGTTTCAATTCAAATGGTGCCGGTAGGTCCACAATTTTTATTTTACTTCTGAGATTTGGCTCAGGGGAATACCCATCAAGCCATACGTATTCTACTTTTGTTTTCATTTTTTATAATATATGTTTTTCTGTATCTGAATACCGACCATAAAAATTAAGAATCTCAAAGCCAAACCCCAGCTTGGTGAGGTTGCACCGGTTTCAAAAAACGTGTCTTTACGGTAGTAAAATATGGGAGTTGGTAAAAGAAACCAATGGTATTTCTTTCTTATTACAAAAAAATCCGTGATGTATTTCTTTTCTTTATTTGACATTTTTTTTCTTTTTTAAATAATCTAAAACTATATTGAATGAACCAAGAGAAATTATACCAAATCCAAAATATTTTTCAATCTCGGGATTACTGGTGTTCATTCCGTATTTTTCAATTATGATTCCCGTCAGAATCATCAGTACGTAAATTATTGTCCTTATATTCATATGTTTTTAAGTATTGAATTGTTTTATATAACGTGTGTGTTTCCCTCATGTTAAAAACACCGGAATAATGACCATGTTGTAAACCCATTTCAATAATTTGAATTGCCATCTGTGGGTTTAAATTATCTAAAACCATTTCCAATTCATCATTATTGTCAAAATTTAATTGGTCGTTGAATAGTCCTTTCATGATATTAAAATATAGTAAACAAATATGATAAAGTCAAATATTTATAAAAATATGTCAGTGATTATTAATAATACAAAGTTCCCTGCGGAATACCTATCCGAACCTGAAGAAATTAGTCAAGGTATGATGGGTAGAGATAATTTAAATGGTTGTATGGTTTTTAATATGGGTGGTGTTGGTCACCATTCTTTTTGGATGAAAAACTGTTTAATACCTTTGGATATTGTTTTTGTATTGAAAAATAGAATCAGTAAAATACATAGAAATTGTGAACCCGCTGGTCAAAATGAATTGAACCCAAAAAGATACACCGGCATAGGTGACCATGTTATTGAGTTTCCCGCCGGTGTTACTGATAAATTTAAAGAAGGTGACCGAGTTAATATGTATTTGGGAACACCTATGAATCCTGTCCGTTAATTTTATTCTTCAAACATTACCAGTTGTTTCTTTTGGTTATCATAATCAATCAATCTCTGTTGAGATATCTTTGTGTAAGATTCTGATAACTCAAAACCAATATAATTTCTATTCAGCTTCTTAGCTGACAAAGCGGTGGTTCCACTTCCTGAAAAACAATCAACAATCAGGTCATTTTGATAGGAAAGTATTTTTATTGCTTTCATTGGGATGTCCATGGAGAATGTGGCTTTAGTTAAAGATTTTGTGTCGTTGAAGTATTTCCATTGACCAAAGACTAATTCCATGAATTCGTTTTTGTCTTTATCTGAATAAACCCTTTTGTTTTTAAAATTACCTTCCTCGTTTTCGACCTCAATCTGATTATAAGACCATTGAGATATACCTTTTTCTTTCTTTTTGTAATCTTTCTTATATGCAAGAATTACACATTCTTTTGGATTGTATATGTATGGTGATGATGGTGACATCCAAGAACCCCAAGCGGTTGTTTTAGAACGGTGTGGAGAATCCTCCTCTAAGTCCACAACACCAAAGAATCCAAAACCAATCTCTTTCATCATCTGCCAATATTCAGATACTAAGAAAATTCTCCCACCTCTTTCTCTAACGTTTATTTCATATGGTATATTCAAGGCAATTCTACCATCATCTTTTAATGTACGGTAAACTTCGGATAACCATTTCTTACACCACTCAAAATACTCATCCATCGGAGCATCGTCTTTGTGCACATCATAACTAATACCGACATTGTACGGTGGACTCGTAACAAAGAGGTCTACAGTACCGTCATTTAACTCCTTAAACAGTTCTAAGCAGTCACCCTGATAAATTTTATTCATTTCCATTGACAAATTGTTTTCTATTTATTATTATTACAAAAGATAACGAATAAAAAACAATAAACCAAAATATTTATAAAAAAACTTAAAATCATGGGATGCGGATGTAAAAAAAGAAACCAACCTGTTAGTAATCAAACGGTAAACATTCAACTAACCGAAGGTGGTTCAACACCTCCACAGGAGATTACAATTATGGAACAACAACTTGACCAAATCATAAAAAAGGTTGAGGAGATTAACAATCAAACTAACGAAGAAAACACAGAAGGACAATAAATTGTATCGGACAGTCTAATAAATTGTCCGATATTTTTTGTCTTTTATAATATATATAAATTTATATACTTATATTATGCCTAAACAACAAACAAAACTAACCAGCGTTAACATCATAGATGATGTTTATAAAAGATTTAAGATAAAAAGTGTAGATGGTTCAATCAATCTACAAAAATTAGTAAACCGAGCTCTTGACCTATATAACACTAGAGAAGATTTTAGAAAACAAATTGATAATCACAACGGTCTTGCACCAAACGGTTCCAAATTTTAAGTTGTGAATTTTATTTCTTATATTATCATCAATATTTTAAAACAAAAAAATGATTACAATAGGTTACAGTACAAGAGAGTCCAACCCAAAATTTCAAGAATATTTAAAAAAAACTTGTGGACACCCCAAAGTTCAAGTTATTGAAAAAGTAAACAATGGTGAAAAAAGTCTTTCACAAACTTACAATGAAATTATTCAAGAGTCGATTCATGATATTGTCGTACTTTGTCATGATGACATTTACTTTAATACGACTTCGTGGGGTAGAAAATTAGTCAAACATTTTGAAGAATCTGACTACGGGATTCTCGGTGTTGCCGGTACAACCAATATTCATGAGAGTGGTAGGTGGTGGACAGATAATACCAAAATGGTTGGTATTGTTAATCATGAAAATGAGGGTAAAAAATGGGAATCGAGATATGCAAATGGAATCCCAAATTCAATTCACGAAGTTTGTTTAGTGGATGGTTTATTCATTGGAATCCACAAAAACAGAATAAAACACACTTTTGATGAGTCAGTACCGGGTTTTCATTTTTATGATATGGTATTCTGTACTAGCAATCACTTAAGTGAGGTAAACATCGGTGTTATATACAACATAAGAATCACTCACAAATCAATCGGAATGACCAATGATTCTTGGGAAAAGAATAGGGAATTTTACATTGAAAAATTTAAAGAGAACCTACCAATTAATATAACACCAAAAATTGATTATGACATAACCAAACCAAAACAGTTTAAAGATAAATTTAATTTAATAGTTCAAACATCAAACGATAATGAAAATTTAATTCAGTTTTTTGAAAACATAAAAAAATTACCAGTGTTTGATAGTTTACAGATTTCACTCATCTCGACGGATACCAATATAGACAATATTAGAGAATTTGAATCTGAAAATATTAAAATTTACGAGGGTTTTTTTGATACATTAAATAAAAACTTATCAGTACTGAAATGGGATGAATCGTTTATGGAATCAAAAACAGATTTGTTATTTTTCAGTAATGATACTGTTACCGTATTGAACGACGTTTTCTCAAGTATGTATTCAATATTTAAGAGTGAAAAAAATACTTTTGGGTGCGTCTTTCCTACAGTATTAGAAAACGACCGAACAATTTTTTCAAATGGATTGGATATAGTTCAAAACAACGAACAGTTCAATTTAATTTTTAAAAACAAATCATCTTTTTTCAATATTTTACACGGACACTTTCCAAACAATTTTGGTAGTATTAGTGACTTTTTTGCCACTACATCTACAAATTTAAAAATGATTGATTGGTTTGATATTAATTTAGAAACATCAATTTATAACTTAGATTTTGCGTTGAAAACTTTACTTAAAAAACGTAAAACATTCATTGACACAAACAGTGTGGTAATGATTGATATGGCATCAAAATTTGAAAAGGTTGATGTTGAATTAAAACAAGTCTTAGGTCAGTACATAAACTCACCTGAAATTAGAAAAAATATCAAACAATTAAGATGATAAAAATTGTATCGGGATTTACAGAAAAAGGTGGTTCTACCACTTTTTTTATAAACTTAACAAATTTCTTAAATGAAAATGGTATTGATTGCACATTTTACGGTAATCAGAATTACCATTTAGACAAATGTAAATCAGGGAACATTGAAAAAGATTTAAAGTATGAATCTGATGATATTGTAATTACCCATTTTTTACAACTACAGGAAAGACCACCTGTTAAAAAAGTTATTTTGTCTTGTCATGAAAAATGGTGGTTCCCTGTTGGTAAAATTAAACAGTATTGGGACCTGTGCGTGTTTTTACATGAAGAGCATCGAAAATATCACTCGGATTACAGGGGTGATTATGTAATAATACCAAACATCAAAGAAAATTTAATTATTTCAAATAAAGAGCTGGTAAGAAATATTGCAGGAATTATTGGTACAATTGAAGACAGAAAACAGACCCATGTGTCAATACAAAGAGCATTAAAAGACAGGTGTGAAAAAATCTATTTGTTCGGTCACATCGGTGACCAAAACTATTTTGACAAATTGGTAAAACCTTTAATGAATCCAAGAGTAATTCATTACGGTCACACCACCAATAAACAAGAAATGTACGATATGATTGGTAAGGTATATCACTCATCAAAGGGTGAGGTTGCTTGTTTGGTTAAAGATGAATGTTATTTAACCGGTACAGAGTTTTATGGTAATGAAGAGACTATGAATGAAGTTTCTAAATTAAGTAACGAAGAGATATTAACACTTTGGAAAAACATATTTTAAAATGAAGATACACGCACATATACTGTCATGGAATGAAGAAAAAATATTACCATTCACATTGGATTACTATAGTACAATCTGTGAAAAAATATTCATATACGATAATATGTCAACGGACTCCTCTGATGAGATTTATAAGAGGTACCCAAAAGTTGAGGTTATTAAATGGGATAGTGGTAATGAAATAAATGAAATTAATTACGTAAACATTAAATCCGAAGAGTATAAAAAAAGAAGTAGAGGTCAGGGTGTTGATTGGGTTATAGTTTGTGACTGTGATGAGTTTATATACCATGAAAATCTTATGGATAAACTTCAAGAGTACAAAGAAATGGGTATAACCGTCCCAAGAATAGACGGTCACGACATGGTTAGTACTGAATTTCCAATATACGACGGTGAATTCATTACAACAAAAATTAAAACAGGTTCACAAACGTATGAACCAATGTGTAAAAATATAATTTTTCATCCTGATTTAGATATAAAATACGGCATTGGTGGTCACAGTTTTAATTCTGTTGATGGTAAATTTTCGGATGAGCGGGAAATAAAACTTCTTCACTATAAATTCTTGGGTAAAGACTACGTGAAGAACATTTACATTTCAAGAGCAAAGAGATTGTCATCGTTCAATAAACAACATAAATTCGGTGAACATTATTTTAATTTACCATTCAATTACATGGACAGCATGTTAAAAGAAAATTATCAAGTTATATGAGGAAAATACTTATATCGGATTTTACCATTAAAGAAGTACCTCACGGTGGTTCTGAATGGGTGAATCAAGTTTTAATTGATAGATTTAATCTTGAGTTTGAATATTCAAACCAAGTCAAGTCATTTGATTACAACGCCCTGTATATTATATCAAATATTTCTTTGATGAACCCAAACTTGGTTAATCAAATACAAAATTTGAACTACGTCATTATTGAAAACGATTATAAAATATGTGCAAGTAGACACCCATGGAGATATACCGACAACATAATTCCGATTGAGGAAAGAACCAACTATTCTCTTTACCGGAATGCAAAAGCGGTATTTGTTCAAACAACCGACCACATGAACGTTTATCTTAAAAACGATGTTGTTGCTAATTTTATAAATCTGAATAGTTCGATATGGTCAAATGAGGACTTAGAATTATTGAGGAATTTAAATAAATCCAACAATGTTAAAAACGACAAATATTCTGTTTACTATACAAATAATTGGATAAAGAACACCCAAGGTAGTCTGAAGTATTGTTCTGAAAATAAATTACCGGTCCATATTCTTAAAGAATCTAAAGACAGAGTTGAATTTTTAAGTAATATGGCCAAATGTAAAGGTATTGTGTTTTTCCCGATAGCAAGAGAAACTTTTTGTAGACTGGTTGTTGAGGCAAAATGTTTAGGTTTGGAAGTAATAACGACACAAAATTATGGTGCAAGTTTAGAAGAATGGTTTAATAGGTTATCAGGTGATGAATTAATTGATTTCTTAGAAACTAACACTTTAAAAAATTTAGAAATCATTTCAACTTATATATGATATTATTTTGTTACGGCACAAGACCTGAGTATATTAAAATAAAAAAATTAATAGAAATGTGTGGGGAAAGTATTCCCCATAAAATTTTATATGTTACCCAACACAAAGATATTGTATTGGGTGATTTTGATTATAAATTATCCATTGATGATACGTGTGAAAATAGATTGGATAGTATTATGTCATCCGTATTTTTAAATTTTAAAAAAGAATTTTTGGAAGGGGTTACACATATACTTATCCAAGGGGACACCGCAACCGCTCTTTCATTATCCCTAATAGGATTACACCATAAAAAAGAAGTGATTCATTTAGAAGCGGGATTACGGACATATGACTACAATCACCCTTACCCCGAAGAAATGTATCGGCAGTTAATTAGTAGAATTTCAAACTATAATCTTTGCCCAACAGAAAGTAACAAGATGAACTTAGAAAATGAAAAAGTTCAGGGTAAAAATTTTGTAGTTGGCAATACCGTATTAGATAATCTTAATAAAGAAAATATTACATACGAAAATAAAGTCTTAATCACTTTACATAGAAGAGAGAATCATGAGATGATGTCGGAGTGGTTTGATGTTATCAATCGATTAGCAAAGAATAATCCTGAATTAAAATTCATTCTTCCAATACACCCAAACCCAAACGTCATAAAACACAAACATATATTGACACATGTTGATGTTATTGAACCATTAACCCATGATAAATTTATTGAGGAATTCAAATCCTGTAAATTACTAATTTCAGATAGTGGGGGTGTTCAAGAAGAGGCGTCGTTCCTAAATAAGAAAGTTATTGTATGTAGAGAAAAAACTGAGAGACCTGAGTCCTTGGGTAAAACGTCTTTTATATGTAAAAAACCCATTGACTTAGAAGGTATTTTTTACGATATTATTAACGATTTCCAAACAGAATATGATTGTCCTTTTGGTGATGGTAATTCTTGTGAAAGAATCATTGAAATATTTAGAAAAATTGTATGAGTATAACGGTAATATTAAATGGGTATAAAAGACCACATGTTCTCCAAAAACAATTGGAATCAATTAGAAATCAAAGTGTCCAACCCGAATCAATTTTATTTTGGCAAAATTCTGGTTCTCAATTTGATGAGGGACTAACCAAAGATTTAATTCACGCATCTTGTAATAGTAATTTAGGTGTGTGGGCAAGATTTGCATTTGCTTTAAATGCCAACACAGAATATATTTGTGTTTTTGATGATGACACAATACCGGGTAAACTATGGTTAGAAAACTGTCTAAACACCATGAAAATTCAAGAAGGTTTATTAGGAACTATCGGTGTAAAATTTCACACAAAAAACTCTTATTGGCCAGCAACAAGAGTCGGTTGGGACCAACCTAACGAAGAAATTGAAAAGGTCGACATTGTTGGTCACTCGTGGTTCTTTAAAAGAGAATGGTTATCGATATTTTGGAGAGAATTACCTGAAATCAATCAGAGTAAATTAGTTGGTGAGGATATGCACTTTTCATATACATTACAGAAATACGCAAATATCGGAACTTACGTTCCTCCCCATCCTAAAGAAAATAGAGAAATGTGGGGTAGTATACCAGAATATGCATGGGAACATGGAACTGATTCCAACGCAATTTCCGTAAATCATTCAAATATGAATTTAATGGGTGAAGTTTACCGTGGGTATGTAAATAAAGGATTTAAGACAATATTAAATGATTGAAAAGTATATTGAAGATTTTAATTCGTTTTGGGAAAAGATAGATAGTCGAACTAACTTTTCTTTTGTTAGATATGCCGATGGTGAAGTGATGTTAATGAATAATTCACCGATAGAAAAGAATACACAAGCGTATCAAAACGATAAATGGTTTTCGAGTGGGGGACAAACCAAATTAGGTGTGGATTTAAATGAATGTATAGGGTTGAACGACCCAAATTTTTATTTTGCAATATCCTCCAAAACTGATAGTATTAGAGACTATAATTTTTTATATGATAGAATACAAAATAAATCAAACATTACATTTGCTAACCTATGGATTAACGCAAATTACAAAGAAAATATATCAAGAATAAGAAATATAAATCGAGATGTTGTTTTAATTTGTAATGAAAATTGTGATTTAAAAAACATACCATTTAGTGTATCAGAATTTGTACCGTTCCCTAATGATTGTGTAAACTATTGGGAAGAACATAGAGATTCGTTTTTAGAAAAAATATACAATGTTTCTTCAAAATATAAAGATACTTTATTTATCGTATGTTGTGGACCAACATCTGCTGTTATCATAAAACATATGTTTACAAATAATAGTAATAACACTTATATTGATTTTGGTTCCGCATTAGATGTATTCATACATAATAAAATAACTAGACCATACATGTATGAAGGGTCACAATATCATAATCACATATCAAAATTTTAATTCAGTATGAATAATGATTTTTGTGTCATAGTACAAGGACCTTCAGACTACGTTAAAGAATTAAAAAACGCTTGGACTGGTTATGATTTGATTTGGTCAACATGGCAAGGTGAAGAATCAAAATACGATACTAATGATGTTGTCTTATTCAACAGTATTCCACACGATAGGGGTGTACAAAATATAGCACTACAAAAAATATCAACTTTGAATGGAATAATGAAAGCCAAAGAAATAGGTTACAACAGAGTCCTTAAATGGAGAAGTGATTTACTACCATCTAATGCAAATAGATTAGTTTCCACATTTAAAAAAGAGTGTGTAAATTTTTTGACTTGGCATAATGAAGGAAAATATTTTGTTGATTATTTTGTGGAGGGTGAAATAGATACGGTGTTTGATATTTGGAATGTATCTACCATACACGATGAGTATTCGGAAAAAATAATCACGGAAAATATAATATCACTTAACTATAAAAATATAAACTTTATGGGTGGCGAATTAAGTAATGATAATGAAATTTTTTGGTTAAAACGAAATATTAATTTGTCCACATATAAAGACGCACCATGTTATAGTATGGTGGTGATTTAAAAATTATAAAAATGATAGATAATTCAAAATTTATTGACGACGCATTTACTCAAGATGAATTAAATAGGGGTGCCTTTACCGATTTGAATGGTAGATGTCCATTATGGACAACAAAAATGATTAATGTTATAAAAGATAAAATTGACTTTAATGATGTCAACACAATATTAGATATTGGGTCAAGAGATGGTTGCCAAAGTTTAGAGTTAAATAGATGGTTTCCACATGCTAAAATATATGCGTTTGAACCAGTAAAAGAAAACTACGAATTTACAGTTAAGAACGTTGAGAAAATTAATAACATAAAAGTTTACCAATACGCAATAAACAATTACAACGGTAAAACTAAATTTTACGAAGTTTATAATGGAAATGTGGGTGCCAGTTCTTTATTACAGACAACAAACCACTGGCGTTCATCTCAGTGGGCCCAAAAGGAAACTGAGGTTGACTGTATTGTTCTTAGTGATTGGTTAAAAGAAAATGATATTAAAAGTGTTGATTTGATTTGGATGGATGTTCAAGGTGCAGAAAATATCGTATTAGACTCTCTAAAAGAATATTTAAATGATGTAAAAATAATAACCACCGAAGTAGGGTTACAGGAATTATATCGTGGTTCTACAAGTAAATCTGAACTAGATGAAAAACTAAATAGGTTTATACCAATAGACGAGTCGCCAGAATCTTCAAACACAGAAATGGATGTGGTTTATATCAACAAAAATTTAACACCTTATGGATAATAAAATTTGTTACGTTACTTATACAAATTCAAAATGTTCAGATATTTTGGATATGTTCTTGTTAGAACAAAAAAAGTACACAAACTTACCGATGTATTTTATTACAGATGTAATGATACCCGAGCAAATTTGTTTTTTATATGAAAATCAAGAACCTTATTATGAATCATGGTTAAAGTGTTTATCTTCAATACCATATGACTATTTTATATACTTACAAGAAGACTTTATTCTTTATAACAATGTCAGTCATGATAAAATTTTTAATTACCTCGATTTTTTACATGATAACCAAGAATATTCGTTCATTAGATTGTTAAAATCGGGGTCTGTTAAAGATAAAAAAATTTATGAGACCTTATATGAAATAGAATCCGACAATAAAGATATATTTTCTATGCAACCAACTATTTGGAAAAAAGATGATTACATTAAAATCATGAAAGGTACCAAAAATAATATGTGGTTAGAGAATGAAACATATAGAAATTTTATGATAGAAAACAACATCAAAGGTTTATATCATTACGATGGTGAAAACAAAAGGGGGTTGAATCATTTTGATAGTTCTGTTTATCCATATATAGCAACGGCTTTAGTTAGAGGTAAATGGAATTTATCTGAATACCCTAATGAACTCTCTCCATTAATAAATGAATATGAAATAAACGTAAATGTTCGGGGGATACATTAATAATGAAAATTGTTCTATCTTTTTACACCAACAATAAATTTAGTAACACCGTTCAAAAATTAATCGGATATTATAATTCACGTGGTTTCAATGATATCCGAGGATTTAAATCTGAAGATGTTAAGAAAGGTATTTTTTATGAAAACCATAAAGAAATATTAGATTGTGAAACGGGTGATGGATTTTGGTTGTGGAAACCAAAAATTATTTTAGATATTTTGAATGAATTAGAAGATGGGGATGCATTAATTTATACCGATGCCGGTGATTTAGTTGATGTTGATTATAATACGATTGCAAATTATTTGAAAGATAATGATTATTATTTTACAAATTGGAATGGAAATCGTTGGCCTCAAAAAATATGTACAAAAAGAGACTGTTTTATCTTGATGGATTGTGATGAAGAAAAGTTTCATGAAACACCACAGATGGAAGCAGGATTTATCATCATTAAAAAAACCAAACAAATGATGGAATTTGTTCACGATTATTTTAAGTATTGTAGTATTAAACAGATAGTTGACAATGAACCAAATCAAATTGGTGAGAATTTTCCAAATTGGCAATTCCATAGAAATGACCAAAGTATATTAACTAACTTGGTTGTGAAACATAATTTAAAATTTGATTATTGTCTCGATTATAGAATAAAATACAACGTATATATACCATGAAATTTATTGCATTAAATTATAATTATGACTTAAATAAAATGTCCCAAATCGGTCGGAAATGGGCGTTTGATGTCTACAAAAATAAAGAGTTTATATCTGATTATTCATCAGCATCTTATGCTTCATTTATTGATAAGAATAGAAAAAGTATTTTACATCTTTATACTGATGATGTTGAGGGTATGAAAGAAAAAATGAACAAGTATAACATTGACCAAGACAGAATTATTTATATTGATTACACGGAACAACTTACCAAATACAATGAAAGTCTTAATTATAGTTTTACAGTTTTAAATGATTTTATTAATTATGCAAAATCAGAAACTGAGTACACTGTAAAAATCGATAATGATTTATTTTTTCATTCGGAATTACCACAAATTGATGATAATTCTATTATGGTTTGGAAGTATGAAAGAATCGTTAGGAATGGTGACCCGAGATGGGGTGAAATAAAAATATGTAAACAGGTTACAAATGATTTAGATTTTAAAATTTATAATTTAGGTATTTTTGGGTTGCCCGCGGATTACAATATTCACCAAGCAAAAAAAATTATGGAAGATATGATATCGGTAGACATTTCAGATGTGACTGATACAGACTCGAAGATTTATCATTGTTGTGAGCAAACGGCAAATAATTGGATTTTTCACAAAGAAAATTATAACGTGATTGAAACGTATAATTATGTTGACCACCTGTTTGATAGAAAAGGTGATTGTATAGAATTATCAAAATATCTTTTAAAATGAAAACATCAGTAGTATTGACAATTCACAACAAGGAATTCTTAATGAACCAAGTGGTGAGTAACTTGGTAAATAATTTATCAGAACTGAATGACCAGATTGTAATAGTTTTTGATGGTTGTACAGATAATAGTGAAGGTATTGTTCGTGACAATTTAAAGAGAGTTAGTAATAAAAAAATTGATTACCTGTATGCCGACAATGTTTTTGAAACCAAAGCAAATAATATTGGTCTAAAGTCTGTTATAAATGATTATGTGGTCTTAATCCAAGATGATATGGTTGTCACAGAAAAAGATTTTGATAAGAGGATGTTGGAACCGTTCATAAAATATAGTGATGTGTTCGCTGTAACATCTTTTGTTGCTCACAATAACATCTATAATGAACAAACAAAACAAATAAATTACATCGATATTGCACATAAAGATAACTCATCAAGAGATATTTTTTATGCTAGAGAATATGGTAACAGAGGTCCACTAATGTACAACTATAATGACGTGGTCAAATTAAATTTTTTAGACGAATATTTTTCACCCCAAAATTATGATGATATGGATATGTCCATGAGAGCATTCAAAGAACTCGGAAAAGTGTCAGGTTTATATACGATAGATTATATTTCCGAACCTGGATGGGGGACCACTAGACAAAAAAATCAATCATTACATAATAATTTAGTTTACGTAAACGCAGCAAAAATACTTGAAAAACACAGGGATTTATTGTATAATAAAGACAAATATAAAGAGGATAGAGAATGAATAATATAGAGCTAAAGACATTTATGATTAATCATAATGTTAATATCCATGGTGTGATTCACGTTGGTGCACATTTTGGTCAAGAAGATGAAGTTTATAAGGAATTGGGTATTTCAAACAGAATATACTTTGAACCTCTATCGTCTAATTTTGAGACCTTAAAAGAAAAAATAGATGATGACGCAATTTTAGTTAAACTGGCGTTAGGTAATGAAAAGAGAAAAGTTTCTATGTTTGTAGAATCCTTTAATAAAGGTATGTCATCCTCAATATTAGAACCGAAATTACATTCTGTTCAATTTCCTCATATCGTTTTTGATTCTGTAGAAGAAGTTGAAATGGATAGATTGGATGATTTAAATTACGATTTTTCAAAATACAACATGATGAATATCGATGTTCAAGGTTTTGAATTAGAGGTTCTCAAAGGTTCCGTGAATACATTAATCAACATTGACTACGTTATTGTAGAAATAAACAGAGCCGAATTATATAAAGGTTGTCCACACTTTGATGAAATAAACAATTGGATGACACATCATGGGTTTACCTGTGTTGAACAATTTTGGTGGGGTAATAATTTTGGTGAGGGATTTTTTAAAAAAATAAAATGAAACGAGTATTAGTATTGGGTGGTGGCGGATTTATTGGTGGTCACCTAGCAAAAAGATTAAAAAATGAAGGAAACTACGTAAGAGTAGTTGATATAAAAAGACACGAATATTTTGATGAGAAAGACTTTTGTGACGAATTCTTAATATATGACCTTACGGACCCAAAAAACGTATCATCAGTAATGAGATTAGAAGAATTAAATGGTACGATATTACCGTTTAATTATTACAAACAACCATATTCAACTGAGGTCCCATTTGATGAGGTTTATCAATTAGCTGCCGATATGGGTGGTGCTGGTTACATCTTCACTGGTGAAAATGACGCGAATGTTATGCACAATTCTGCAATGATAAATTTAAATGTTGTAAATGAATCAGTGAAGACAAAAGTTAAGAAGATTTTTTATTCATCATCGGCATGTATGTATCCTGAACACAATCAATTAGACCCTAACAACCCAAATTGTGAAGAATCATCAGCATATCCCGCGAATCCTGATTCAGAATATGGTTGGGAAAAACTTTTTTCGGAAAGGTTGTACTTGGCTTTTCACAGAAATCACGGTTTGGATGTTCGAATTGCTAGATTTCATAACATATTTGGTCCATATGGTACGTGGAAAGGTGGTAAAGAAAAAGCACCAGCAGCTATGTGTAGAAAAGTTGCCGAAATGTTAGACGGTGGAGAAATTGAAGTTTGGGGTGATGGTCAACAGACTCGTTCATTCTTATATGTGGATGAATGTGTTGAAGCGGTTTTAAGACTAATGAGACAAGACTCTTTTTTGGGTCCTGTAAACATTGGTTCTGAAGAGAAAGTAACAATTAATGATTTGGCTCAAATGGCTATAGATATTTCAGGTAAAGAAATTTATATCAGAAATATTGGTGGGGAAGAATTTAAACAGAAGTATGGATATAAATGTCCTGTTGGTGTGAGGGGAAGAAATTCAGACAATAAATTATACCACGAAAAAATAGGTTGGGTTGTTAGTGAACCTCTGTTCTATGGAATGGAAAAAACCTATAAATGGATTAATAGTTTAGTTAAATAAAAAAGGGGGTTATTGACCCCCTTCTTTTTTTTCAATGTATTTTAATATAATTGCTAACGCCTCGTCGTCCCCATTAAAATCTTTTTCGGGACAAAAAAAGGGTCCTTTACCAGTGTCGTCTTTTTTAATGTAAAAGGCGGGTAAATATTCATTACCCGTTTGTTCAATTACTTTATTCCAAATCTCTTTATTCTTACCAACTTCAACTTCTCGGTAAGGTAATGATTCTTTTTGGAGTCTCTCTTTTAATCTTTTACAACCTCCACAACCCTCAAGTGTAAATAGAAGTAATTCATTCGCCATATTATAAAGTGTTTAATATTTCTTTGTAAAAAGAATCGGGTCTAACACCTGATGTTCTTGATACTTCGTTATTACCATTAAATATCATTACCGTTGGTACTGAACGTACCCCATATTCTTGAGAACCTGACATTTCAGAATCAACATTAACCTTGACGAATTTAACATCAGGGTATTCGTGTTGTAGTAAATCTAATTTTGGTAATAACATTTTACATGGTCCACACCATTCAGCGTAAAAGTCGGCAAGAACTTTCTCACCGTTTTGTTTCATTTCATTTAGTTTTTCAACTGTTACTAATTCCATTTTTCTTTAATTTTAAAATCCTATTTGTTTTTTATTTTCAACTCGAACCACGTCTTCATCGATATTATAAATATCCGCAAGTGTAGTTGGTTTATCAACTGTTTTTTTCTTACCTAAGTGTTTTAATAATTTGTTAGATTCTTCAACACTTAGAGGTTCAAATTTATGTTCACAAATTAATCTACCCTTTCTCAGTAGGGCTTGGTCAATTTTTTCTTTTTTCATATTGAAGGTAGCAACGATTTGAATATTCAAACAATCCCCAAGAATACCATCTGTTATGTTTAATATATTAGAAACACCAACAGAAGAACCGTTTAATTCTCTATCTGAAATTACTTTCTCGGCATCTTCAATAATCAGAATAGAGTTTTTATGTTCCATCAAGAATGGAATAATTGAGGGTTCTGAAAGAGATTCGGCCATAGATGGTGGAATAAATAGTATCTCTTTATCGACAATCAATCTTGTAAGGTACTTTATATACGAAGTTTTGCCCGTGCCGGGGTCTCCATGAAATAACACAATACCTTTATCATTTTTCTTGTTCAGTCGAGTGACAATAGTATCGTGTAGTTTTACAAACTTATCACCGTAATTTAATTTTATGTCAACATCAGGTACATTTAATTCATATTCCTCGGTGTCCATATGACCATGTTCAGATTTTACTAAACTAATACCACTCTTTTTTAATTCAAACTCAAATCCTGATATTTTTTTCAAATCAAAATTTGTATCAAATATACCATGAGATAATGTGTAATAAAATTCTAACTCAAATAATAATTCTTCTTTTTCATATTTTGATTTTAATAATATTGCAGTTTTATTATTATCATTAAGAAGAAAAATTTCTGTATTTGGTTTATGTACTCTTCTTTTAGAGGTTGAATTTAATTCACATATAGGTCTATATCCATCTGATATGAAATAATCCATTACATCTGATGTATACACCTTCTCCGTCTTATAAACAGATGGTATTTCATCAAAGGTGTGAAGATACAATTGATTCGTTGGTACGTCGGTACCATACGATGTTTCATAAATAAAATATTGGTCTGGTGTTTTTCTCATTCTATTTGTAATAAAATTTTAAATCCGTTGATTCATAAAAGTAAATTCCATTAAATTCACTATCTTCTACTTTTTTAAAAATCATCAAAGATACTCTTAGAAATTCAAGTTGTTCCTGTGTTAATTGAGGTTCACCTGTTTTTCTAAAATTATTTTCAGCGACTTTTAAAATACTATTATAAAACTCATCTTCGTTCAAGTTTGATAAAAAATATTTTCTCGCTTCCTCATTACTTTCAAAGTAATTTTTAATTGTTTGCAAATATATCAAACTTTCAGGAGAAAAATCCATTTTTAATAATTCATAATCAGTAATTCAATACCTTCGTTTTGTGTTCCGTCTTTTTTAGCGGCAGCCGCCTTTTTGAAAGTTTCTTTAGCCCATTTGTAACCAGTTGGTTGAAACATCAAAAGTTGTCCATTTTTACCAATACCAACACCATTTTCGGGGAACCAATCATGAAGTTGTTTAAACTCATAATAAGATAAACTAAATTTACCTTGTATACCCTTTAATGTGTTTGCCAACCTTTCATGGTCATTACTATCAAAATCATGATTTGAATAATAATTTTCTGTTTTCCAATAAGGGGGGTCCATGTAAAAATATGTTTTTGGCGAATCATACTTTTCAACAACTTTTTGGAAATCCATGTTTTCGACAAACGTGATTCTATCTAAATGTGCTCTATATTCAGGATGTTTGAGTTTGTCCATAAAGATTAACACCTTACATCTGTACTTACCCTTGTAATCAGTATAACTAGAAGTTTCGGGTTTGGAACCTGAGAAAACTTGAGTTAATACGTAAACGTATTTTGCGGCAACATCAAAATTGGGCTCATCCCCAATGACTAATTCTTCGTTGAATACTTCTTTTTGGTATGTACGGAACATTTGTTCATATTCAGGTGGGGTGTTTTCCACACCTAATTGTTGACATGGGTATTTCGCGAGTTCATCCCATAACCTATCGTAATGTTTAGCACATTTAAAAAGGTTTGCGTTCAATCGATTAAAGTCATTGTAAACGACTGTTTTGAGATTGGGGTATTTCTTTAGGTCCATATTAAAAAAGACCCAAAACATACCCGAAAACCCCTCCACGTAGGTTTCAATATCATTAGGTATGAACGGAACAATCCACTTACCTATTCTAGCTTTTCCTCCAATGTAAGATATCATTTATAATTTTATATTTTGCGTTATTAGTCCTCTAACTATAAAAATATAAGAAACTTTTTTCAAAAATGGAAATCAGTGCGCACTTTTATTTTACCGGCTGAGATTTGGTCTTTCCACCTTTCTGTCTTTTTCTTCTCGCGGCGCAGTGGGCTTTTTGAGAAAAACCTTTTGGATTGCTACAATCTATGGTCTTTTTATATTTCATTGACCATTTTTCAACCACCATGTCTTCCAACAATTCAATCAATTTCATATTGATAAATACTTATTTATTACTTATTTTTTGTATTATGGGATGTTCTAATTGTAAACAGAAGAAAGAAATGGCTCCTCCAACAAAGGAGTCATTGGAAAGATTAGCACAAAAGACAGAAAAGGTGATGTATGGTGCTTTTATTATTTGGAGTGTTTTCGCGGTTTACGGAATCTACTCCTTTGTTAAAAACTTTCTATGAAAAATGGAAAATACTTTGTAGTTCTCTTTTGTAACAAGAAAAGAGTTAAAATTCTATACAGGTGTCAAAAAAGGACAACTGTGTACGAGTATTGGCATGAATATAAGACAGAGAAAAAACCAAGATTTGTAAAAACACAAAACAGAAAAAGAAACAACGAAGTAGTTTATGAACTTGCGTTAATTTTTCCTAACAATAGGTGGGCGACTAAAACATTTGTCAAGGATAGTTTGGGGAGATTGATTGAGGCTAAGTACGAAGATGATAAATTCAGAATCAAAGAGATAATTCCTTATTGGAAAGAAGAACTAATATACGATTTTCAAAAGAAGGAAAGAATTAGATATCATGAATTGTTAGAACAAATAACATCTATAAATGAAATAGGTCAAATATTCACATTGAATAATAAACTATTTGTTCAAAACGATGATAATATACTGTTGTTTGGAAATAAGAACATCCGTGACGCTAAAAGGTTGTTTGAATTGATAAGAGAGGACGTTCTAAAAAAGAAGAAAGGTAATTTCATATTCATAAAAGACGTGTCAACCGCACAAAGAAAATTGTTATATCAACTACTTGAATCCAAAGGATTTAAAAAATCAGAATTATTTAGACACTACTCTTATTAAAGATGATATCCACCTGACCAATTTTAATTGTAAAAGTTTTGTCGGGTTTAACCATTCGACTATTTTGTTTTTTTGAGATATAATCAAAAGTTTGTAGAAACTTTTCGTTTTCTAACTCAATAACCAATGTGCACGATTTAGTATCCAAATTAATTTTTTCAATTAAATCTGATATTATTGCCAATTGATTTATCAAGTCACCTTTTTTTTCCATATCCAAAAATTATAGAAAGTCTTTTAAAAAAAGAAAGTTTTTCTTTTTTAGGGGTCTCAAACATTTTGGTTTTATCCAATTTTTTGATTTCCTCAATCATTTGATTCTTGTGGGATTGTATCTCCTTGGAGTCCCTCTCCACTTCCCGATTCAACCAATTTAATCCCTGTTGTATTCTCTTGTCTTGCATCCTCAATAAATGATATTTCTTTTAACTTATCAAGTGTCTGGTGTTGAAACAAAACTTCTAACTCTTTAATCTTTTGTTGTAAGAGTCTTTGTTTCTCTTCCATTTCTTTATTCATGGTTATTATTTCTTTTGCACAAGAAAAAACAACATCATAACCATCAGCGGTTGCATTACTGATTAATGAAACCAAAGTAAATTTCTCATTTTTATCTTGTATCTTATATTTGATAGATTTGTATTGAGAAATTATTGATTCGATTTTCCAAGTAACAGGAAGTTTAATGTCTAAACTTACGTTATTGTCTATTTCTCTCAAAGAGAAAAAATATGGTCTTAAATGTCTTATATTGTCAAACACTAAATTATATTATTAAAAATGTTATTATGTAAGAAACCGCAAGATAAAACAAAACAGATTCTATTTTGGTCAACTTTAATATTGAGGGTTGTTCTGAGAAGAATTTTATCAAAAATTCAACACAGAACCTTAGTACGTAAATGGTACTCAATACCATCAAAAAAATAAAGATATAATTAATCATCATGTTTTTTTATTTCTTGTAATAGTTCTTTTCTATAAAGAGGAATTAACTCTTTTATTTCTTGAGCATATTTTCTAGCTCGAATAGATGCACTTCTATTACCCTTTTCGAATACCTTGGTGGTATCAACAGACATTTTTTCCACCAAGTCTTTGATTTGTTTAAGTGTGTCCATTTTTCCGTTTTTATATATAGTATACGGAAAATAAACTACTTTTTCAAGTTTTGTTCGAATAATTTATAAATTTCTGTGAGAATGTCCAACTCGGACCTTGACTTTTGATATCTAAAATCAAATAACTTGTAAAAGTATTCAGATATTCTATTTTCTTTTTCTTCCAATTTAACAAAATAGTACGCCTCATAGAAAAAATTCCACATATAAAGTACATCAGAACCTAAAAAGGTTTCGTCTACTAAATCATATAAAGAAGATAGGAAATCATAAAATAATATTATTTTATCCCTATTAATGTTGTAGGTTCTATACCAAATGTCTATTTGATGTTTGTATTTTTCAGAAATATCTGACTCAATATACTCTTCTCTATTTTCCATAATCCTCATCTGTTAAAATATAAGGATAAAAGAAAACAAAAAAAAGAAGATTACTGAGTACTTTCGTTGTATCCGATGATTTTTTTCATTCTCGAGATTTCCTCATTCACAATTGAAGTCATTGTAGTTTTAGATTCATTCACACTCTTTACTTTTAAAGGTTGAACTCCTCTTGCTCCATGGAATGCTTCAGGTGCGTCTTTCTCTTTTTCTTTTTTTCTTTCAGCCGATTTACTTAATCTCTCTCCTGTTTTTGTTTTTATAACGTTAGCAGCATTTTGTGAGTTACCCATTTTTGAGTCACCTTCTAATGCCATTTTTAATCTTTTTTTGAATGATTCTGATGGTTCAAAATCATAATTTAAATCTAAAAGGGTACCACCCTTCATATTATCATCAATATACTCTTCTTGTTTCTCAGTTGGGTTTACCGCCATTTTTTCACCTTTACCAACTTGTTTTGGAAACTCAGGATTATCATTACCATCAAATGTTGATGCTTTTTTCAGTTTTTTCTGAACATCTTTAATTGCGTCGTCATTTTCTTTTTTAGAACCACTCTGAGCTTTCTTAGTTACCGCAATACCGGGTACCGCCTCACTTAGATTTTTTTTTGAATCAATTACCATTTTTTTAATCAAAGAAACCATTTCACTTTCAGTAAGTCTAAGAACCGATTTCTTAGATTCATACATACCAGTACCACACTCTGAACACATTCCTTCCTCATTCATGGGTGAACCACACTCACTACACGTACCCATTTCACCTTCATTTGTATCAATATCTTTAGTGATTGTTACTTTATGCATTTTACCACTTCCTTTAGGGAATTCGAATTCTTTTTTACCAGCATCTCTCGCTTTATCAGCAGCCAAAACAAACGCGCTTGATTCCTCCACATTTGTTTCTTCTTCCATATAACCTTGTCCACACTCATCACAAACACCTTCCTCTTCTTCAAGTTGTTTCCATGATTCTTCAACATTATGTACTTTTCCGTTAAATTTAATTTCTTTTAGACCTTTTTCTTTAGCGGATAAAATGGCTTCTGCCATGCTCGATACTTTAATTTTTTTCATTTTTGTGGTTTCTTTATTTTCTTCTAATTCTTCTCCCATCTGGTCTAATTTATCAATCATTTCAGTTGGTGAATTATATTTTACTTTTTCGATTATGAACTCCTTTTTAGGATGTTTCTTTTTATAAATATCCAAATGTTGCATTGCAATTTCTTCGGATTCAAATGTTTCAACGGGTTCTCCCTCGCAAGTAATTTGAAACATATCTTGAGATTTTTTATTTTCTTTTAATATGGTTCTTTTTACTTCGTCAAATAATGACTCCGAAATGATATTTGATATATTCTTTTTCATTTACTTAATAAATATCTTATTTATTTCATTTATTACAATTTTCTCGACCTGAGAATACGGTAATCCTAATTTTTTTGATACATTATAAACGGATTCTTTCAATTCTTGGTCTTCAAAAAAATCTAAACTTTTGATATCACCCTGATTACAGTAAGGATATTTTTTACATCTTTCTTTTACCTTTACATAAACACCACCAGGACCTCCCCATTTTGGGAAATTTTTATCTTTTACCGCTCGACTGTTCATGATACTATTGGGACCATTGATTTTTAATGGGTTCGACCTACCAGCACTATAAGAAGTGTCATATTGTCCTGAAGAAGAAGAGTCTGTAACTTCACTTAATTCTTCTTCAAAATTATGAATCTTTTTTATTTTCCTTTTAACTAATGGACCGCTCAGAGCTCCCTCAAATGAACCTGAGGAATCTGCAGAAGTTTCATTTGTATCTTTTGGGGAAGATTTTTTCCCTCTCAATATTTTCTCGAAATTATATGACATTATCTAACACTTTTTAAGGGTTGTTCCCAAAAAGACTTACGTTGCCATAGTGTTTTGAAAAGTTCCACAACAACTTTAGATGATAGGTCAACGATTCTTTCATCAACTGACCTAGCACCTATCTCTTTTTGTATTATTTTCATTACAATGGTATGTGCTTGAGTGGTCTCAAGAAAATCTTTCATTTCTTTTCTTGCAATCTTTTCAATTTCTTTAACATCGGTGTTTGTAAGTGCCATTATGCGTTCATTCTATCTCTAATTAATGGCTCCATAGCCGATGTGAAAGTTGGTTCAAATTTTCTCAATTTTTCTAACATGTCCATTGTTTCGTCGTCTAATAATAACATGTCGCCATTTATGTATAACCCACTACCTTCACCCGAAATCATAACAAAATTAATTTCTAAGTCTGTAATTTCACCATCAAGTCTGATTTCAGTCTCGGTTATGGTAATTCCAGGTTCTAAACTTGCAATTTGTGAAACTTGTTGTCTAAATGAATCAATTATTTGTGATAAGGCGGTTTTTTCTTCAGGTTTAAGTTTTATATCCTCTTGGTCAGAAGACAATAATTTAACATCCACATCATTAACAACCTCCACGTTATCGTACTGTTTTTTGTTTAACTCGTTATCGGTATTTTGTGTATTGGTATTAGGTTGTTGAGTTTCATCCTCTTCCTTAATCAAATTCTTGTTGGTGTACACGGTTTCATTAAGAGACCTTAACGTCTTTAACATACCTTTTATCTCGTCGTACCCCGATGTTTTTCTATTGTTCATTTTTAAAAATTAGTCTAAAATTAAATGATGGGTTTATATCTGTATAAATATTTGAGAAATTAGATTTACACACTACACCATTAAATTTAATAGCGCTTTCAAGATATCCCTGAGAAGGTACTATATTTTTTGGTATACCGTGGGATTCACATATATGTTCACACAATGATGAAATTGATAATACTTGGTCATCATTATACCTATCCCAAAAATAATGGTTTCTCCAATTTCTAACGAAAGGTTCACATCTGTAAGGGTCTCCAATCCAATTATGCATGAAACCTGTTACGGTATTTTTACTTAACCATCCTAAATTTTCAACCGCAATTTTAATAAATTGTTTGTCAATATAAGGTTCGTCAAATGTATTTGAATAATAGTTGGTATCGAAAAGTTGGTAGATTGTACCTAATTTAGTGACAATAAAGTGTGGTATTTCGTCGTATTTACCACACTTCCTGTACTTTAATTTATTAATGAAATCGTCCGCACGTCTATTAGTGTCGTACAGTAATATTTGGGTTTTTTTCGTTCTGCGACGAACAACATTTAAAGTTTTATCATCTAAACCTTCTACGTTGTGTATTTCCAACATTTCTAGTTAACCTTTTACTGATAACAGAAGAAATGTCGTTGTCTTCTGTATTATTTATTTCCCCATTGTCCAAACCAAAGTTTTCCAACGATTCCTCCTGTTGTGGGGACTCTTCTAATTTTTTTTTTCTTCCTCAATGGGAAGTTGTTCATCTTGTATTGGTTCCTCAACAATCGGTTCAGGTGTTTCAATTATTTCCTCAACAATCGGTTCAGGTGTAACAATTGGTTCTTCAATTACTATCGGTTGTTCTTCAACTATTACAGGTTGTTCTTCAACAATTGGTTCTTCAATTACTATCGGTTGTTCTTCAACTATTACAGGTTGTTCTTCAACAATTGGTTCAGGAGTAATAGTTGTTTCTTCAATTACTATCGGTTGTTCTTCAACAATTGGTTCAGGTGCAATAGTTGGTTCAGGTGTGACAATTGGTTCTTCAACTATTACAGGTTGTTCTTCAACAATTGGTTCAGGAGTAATAGTTGTTTCTTTAACAACCACCGGTTCTTCTTTAATTAAATGGTCCTCAATTAAAAAAACATCTGATGAGTCATTATCCTCTTCTTCCTCAGGAGTTTCAACATCTTTTGGTTGGGGGGTTTTGTTAAGTAATTTTTCTAAAATATCTAAATCTTCTTGAGAGATTCTAACTCGAGAGACTTCACCAACAATGTCTTTAGCATCTACCACCGGTGTTTCTTCACCAACGGGTTCAGGAGCGTCTTTTACCACTGGTTGTTCAACCTCTACAGTATTTTTCTCACTCTGAGTAAACTTAACTAACATATGTAGAAAAGAAAGTGAAATGATTGGTAACATACCTCCAGCGAAAAACGCTAAAAATCTTTTGTGACCAATCATGTCTGTAGGGTCAACACCAATATATTCTAAAAGTGGTGAAACTAACTCAACCCAAGAAATAAATGCTTGACTCGTAATATCAATATATGAATAGGCGAAATAAATATTACCAATAAATTGAATGAGGGTTACAATACCAAATGGGAAATATACTTTTCTACCCATATCAGCTGATATTGCAGCCAACGCAGATAATGCGGCAATTTCGATACCTATTGATAAATAGATAGCCCAACTAATTGGGTTTGAAATTCCGTACCATTTAGTTACGTGTGATATTGAAACCAACGCAACAGTTATAATTGGTATTAAAAACGCAGATACTATTAATGTTTTATAATTTTTATTAATCCAATTTTTCATTTAACACTATTTTCCAACTTGCTTATTTCATTATCAATTTCAGTTTGACGGTTTACATCTAAAATTTTTCTATCAGTTGCTTGAATCATTCTTTTTTCTGATTTCAATCCTTCAATTCTTAACCTAACATCCAATTCTTCTTTGGTGTAGGTAGAATCTTTAATTGACTCAATTTCCTTTCTCATTTTAGAGAGTTCTCTTCCGTCGCCACAACTTTTAAAAAATCCTAAAAGTGCAACAACCAAAACGATTATTGTGAAATTTTTTTGAATAAAATTTTTCATGTTTTTTATTTATAAATAGTTTAATAATCCATAACTGTCGTTACGAAGTTTCTTTAGTGCTTTATCACGTAGTTGTCTAATACGTTCTTTAGTGCATCCGAATTCATCACCCAAGTCTTCTAAATTCATTTCAATACCGTTCAACCCATAAGACTTTTCAATAATGACCTTTTCTCTATCGTCAAGGATTGAAAGCATTTGAGAAACTCTTTTTTTAATTTCTTCAGACGTATTTAAAATGTCTTCAGGGTTATCAGCGTTGACATTAATGATGGTATCGATTAATTGGTCTCCCTCTTCATTTATTTCATCATTCAAGTTTACACAATGAGGTAGTACTATTTCTGCCCCATTATCTTCATAATTGATAAAGAAAGGGTCATCAACATTTAACTGTTCATTTTTCTTTCTTTTTTGATTTTCCTGAATAATGTTTGACGGCAGTCTTATCATCCTTGAATTCTCGTTTAGAGAAGCCATAATAGATTGTTTAATCCACCAAACAGCATATGAAATAAATTTGTAACCACTGTTAGGGTCAAATCTTTCGGCGGCTCGTATGAGACCGATATTACCTTCGGATATTAAATCAATTAAATCCATACCATTGTTTTGATATGATTTAGCGACGGTGATTACAAAACGTAGATTACCCACTACGAGTTCGTTTAACAAATCGACTCTTTCCTTCTTAGGTAGGTCTTTATTTTTTAAGAGTTCGAAGACTTCATCCTGTCTTTGGTGAGTAATTACCTTAATCTTTCGGATGTCTTTGATGTAGTTCTGAATTTCTTCAGTGTTGATTAGTAATGTTTTGGCCATGAATGTTCGGTTTGTGGTTCATGGGTAAAAATATGTAAAAAAAATCAATTTTGGAAGCCATCCAAGAATTTTTTTTCGTCAGGAGTCAAACTGTCTATCCCCTCCTGTTCAATTTTCTCTAAAATATTATCAAGGTCCATTGTTTCGTTAGGGTTCTCGGTGTTTTCTTTTTTATTATATTCTAACCTTAATGAACTATATTCTTCACTTGGCTTAAACATAAAGTCCTTCATCTGTATAGGTAAATTGGCACTATATATACTTTCTCTTTCGAAGAGGAAGTAAAATTTCACATCCTCCATAGAAATAATATTGTGAAGTTCTTCAGAGAGCTCTTTTCTATTTGATTCGGATTCAAATATAACTATTATACTTTTAGACGTATCTTCAATAACAAACCTAACCTTGGCAATTTTTGGACTAACTCCAAGAACTTCCAAACAAAAAAATTCAATGTCTTCGTGGTCTTCGAAATTCGCGAATAAAAATAAAAGATATGTCTTCATTCAAATAAATTACTGTACGATTAAAAATACGGATAAAATTGCAATAAGTCCACCCCCAACGATGGTTTTGAACTTATTTTTCACCTTTTCTTTCTTCAACTGTAATTCTAAATTTTTTGTGTGATTTTCTAAAATTTGATATTTTTCGTCTTGAGATTTAATTATTGTTAAATAATTTTCCTCTTTCTTCTGCATGGTAACAATTACACTATCTTTCAGTGAAACCTTTTCCTCTAATTTTGTGATTTGTTCATTTGATAATTTCAATTCAGCAATCGCAGAATCACCTCTTAATAAGTCTTTAGCAATTGACTTAAATGTAGAAACCGGTAAACATTTTACTGGTTCGGGGGTTCGATTTTTATTATTTGTATCTGTCTGAGAAAAAGCTATCAAGCTCTGGCTCAGTAAAATTAGAAACACGATTAATTTTTTCATGATATACTTCCTTTACTATTGTTTTTTGATTTTTAATTTTATCGATACTATTATCAACTTCTCCAATTTCTTTATTGATGTTGTCGATTTTATCGTCTAACATTTCTTGTTCTTTATACATGTTATTAATTACAACATTCAAAGAATCAATCTTCGCCTTATCTTCAGGTGACATACCCACTCGAGGTGTTAAAATGAAAATCATCCAATACAGAACGAACAACCCGAACACAACCATTAAAACGGTTTTATAGTTCTTTGCAAGAAAACCTGCAATTTTATTTGTATTTTCTTTTGCGTTTAAAAGTCTTTCGTCCATATGATATAAATATTAATAATAATTATTTTTTCTTTCTAATTATCTCATCGATAATGCCATAACTCAACGCATCTTCTGATGATAACCACAAATCTCTCGACGCATCCTCCATGACAACTTCGGATGGTTTGTTACAATATTCACCCAATAGGTCAAATAGAATTTTATTTAATTTTTCCCATTCTTTCATATTAATCTTAGCATCCTGAATATTACCTTCAAAACCTCCTGAAGACTGATGTAACATTGTTCTACTGAATCTTAGTGAACATCTCTTACCTTTTGTACCCGCACCAAGTAAAACCGAACCCATAGATGCTGCCATTCCAGTGTTGATTGTACGAATATCCGAGTTGATATAATCCATTACATCCACCATTGATAATCCACTTTTTACAGAACCACCAGGACTATCAATGTGCATTGTGATATCAGTATTATCGATACTGTCTAAAAACATAAGTTGAGCTTGAACCACTGTCGACATGTTATCGTTTACAACACCCGCAACCCATATGATTCTTTCCATCATCAATCGTGAGAATACATCCATCACGGTTACGTTCATTTGTCTCTCTTCCAATATGTATGGAGTTAAACTGTCTTCAACTTGTTTGTTGTAGTGATGTAAATTTAAACCGCTAATCCCTTTGTCCTTAGCGAATAGTCCGAAGTCTTTATATAGTTTACTGTTCATGTGAATTATTTTTTTTAAATCTAAGAAAAAAAAGTGATATTAAGAAATTTTTGGTGTGATAAAATCAATTGAACTAATGTTGTTATCTTTTTTGACCATAACCAAATTGTCCGACCAGTTTCTAATTAATGGGTTATGGGAAATAACAAATATGTGTTCAAAATAATCTTTAATTTTTTTGAAGAACTCTCCCACCATTTCCAAATTCTCATCCGCAATTTTACCAAATACTTCATCCATTACAACAATATTTGGTTTGGGTAATGACGATATCTTGGTTAATACGCTTCGAAGGGCAAGTGATGAAATAGTTCTTTCATAACCCGAACCACTAACGAGTGGTTTTACTACTCTAGTTTCAGTATCAATCATTATAAATTCAACCTCGTTTCTCTCGTTGATGTTCAATTCTAAAATAAAGTGACAACTATCAACTAAAAGTCTGTACAACTCTTGGTTAATTAGTGGGACCATATTTTTTAAAATAACCTTTGAGATTCCATTCTTACCGAAAACGGTTAGGTAAACCTTGAAGATAGATTGAGTTTCATTTTCAACTTTTATCTTTCTAATTAAATCCTTATTAGTTTCAATTTTTTCAGTTAAAGTTTGATTCTGATTTTTTAATCTTTCAATAGTAGTGCCATAACTTCTTAGATTTGCATTGAGGGTTTCAATTTGAGACTTTAAACCCACAATTTCAGCATCTATTCTTTGATTCTCTTCTAACTTTTGTTTGTTGCGGTCATAGTTATCAAGTTTTGTTTGTAACTTTTCAATTTCTATTTTTTTCTGCTCGACCTCCAACTCATACCTTGTCTTTTTAATTTTGTTTTTTTCGTACCCATCGTACTCTTTTTTCAAATCAATAAAGACCTTTTCCTTTTCAGTTAATTCATCATACTTCTTACGATTATCTGTTTGAATTTTCCTAATTGATTCGACCAATTCTTTTAATTTATTTATTTCATCAGTGTGGTCAACCTCAGCTAATGCTCTTTTACAGGTCGGACATATTTGTCCTTCCTCTAATTGTTTTATTAGTTCTTCGTTTCGTTTAATGGAGTCAGCATTTACTCTACCTTCCACAACTATTCCATTCATTTCATCTTTTAGTAACAAATGATTTTCCTCAAGATAAAACTGTGAAGGTTCTTTTACATTAACAGAATCGGCGTTAGTAATTGAAACTTGTTTTTGTTTTTCCAAATTACTAATATCAACCTTTATTTGACTTGTATTGGTACGAATTAAATCTTGGTCAATATCTGTGTTTCTTTTTGACAACAAATCATCTCTTTTATTTTCCGCATTTTTTAAGGTTGACTGAGTTTTTGTTGTTTCAATTTCTAATCTAGATATTTCTGATTTGTTTTCATCGATACCTTCTTGAAAAGAAGTAATCTCTGTTTCCAAATCATTCATATTATGATTATTGGAAATCAATTTTTTACTCCATTCACTTTGAATTGTTTTACAGATTTCTTCTTTTTCTTTAAGAATTTCTAAACCTAAAAACTTTGTAAGTATTAAACCTCTTGCAGTAGGTTTTGATTCAATGAGTTCTTCTAAATTATTTCCAGTTGTTAATATTGTTGATAGAAAATCTTCCTCTGTGCCGATTGCCTTTGTTATAAAATCTTCAGTTTCTCTACGTTGTTCACCTGTTAAATTTTCAATCGTACCATCTTGATTTTTTTTATAAAAATCCAATTTATTTGTGACGGTATAATCACCACTTTTTGTTTTCTTACGTGAGCTTATTCTCTCAATAATGTAGTCCTCATTGTCTATGGTTATGTATCCCTTAACTTTTACTTCGTCATTGTTACTGAACCTATTGAAAATTTCTGAATTGGTTTTAGTTTTTGTGGTTTTATTAAAAAATAAAAACATCATTAAATCAACTGTTGCAGTTGACTTACCACCAAAATTTTTGGGTGTAGATTCTACAACTGTGATGCCGGGTAATATGGTAAAATCAATCTCATTGTTTCCCCCATAGGACAGGAAATTTGAAAATTCAACCTTTTTGATATACCATTTAGTGTATTTGATTCTATCACCGTTTTTACGGATGAATTCTTCATTTACTTTATTGTCAAGATTATTAAGTCTTTCTAATGATATATTGATTTCATTCTCCTCAACGAAATCTTTCATCAAAGTTTTTTGGTACTGAAAATCAGAAATATTTTCTGTTATGTCTAATGACGCTAATTTTGTTTGGTCATCATTGGATATAACTTTAGTTATAATTTGAACGTACTTTGTGTTGTATTTCTTTTGAAAATATGATTTAACTCTATTGAGTTTTTCAGAGGTGAAGTTCTCATGTGTATCCTGCCATGTAACTTTAATGTAGGGATTTTTAAGATTGGTTACTTCTTTCTTTGTAGTGTCCATTTGTTCTTCTTTAAGTTATAGGTTTGAACGTGTTCTTTTTTAAATGACATCCATTTTTCTATCTCTTCACTATTGTTTGGTTTGAATTCTGTGAAAAGTATTTTGTCTTTATTCTTAATTGTGGTTGGTTTTATTAATATAACTTGAGTAAAATCTCTGTTTGTTCTAATAAACCAATGCTTATTTTTGTTTGGGGTTATAGTATCACCTACTTTATCGTACCAATACTTTACCTTCCGTATTGGAATATTAACAGTCCTAAAATCATAACCACTAATCAAGGAATATTCATTCTCCCAAAAATCACCAATCCAACCCCCTCTTTCCAACTCCACACCAAATGAATTATCGTCAACACAAATTAAATCAATTGCTTTTGAATTAGGATGTGACTCGAACAAAATGTTAAAAACTTCTTTAATGAAAATTTTAGCAAAATTTCTTACTTCAGTGTCATCAAAACTTCTTTTTATGTAACCCATTTAAAATTTTTGAACATCCCGTCAGGGTTTATTTATTGAATCTACTTTCTTCAAAGAATTCAACTATTCCATTTATAGCCCATACACTTCCCGCGGTAAACATACCGTCAAAGAAAATAGATGGTAACCAATGAATACCAAAATGAGTTGTCATTCCCCCGAGACAGATTGAAAAGAAGAATCCAACCCATGTTGATGTACATAACATACAACTAATCAATCCTGAAATAAAATTTCCAACTCCTTGTAAAGGAGCGTATTCATTTTTGGCCCAATTATGTATGGAATCTCTTACAGAGTCAAAAATAGAACCGTAAACGATTATAGTGCTCATTCCATATGCTGCCATAATCCAAATAAAAATGTTTGTCATGTTTGAATGTATTTTATAAAATATATGAAAAAAAAATCAATAAAAAAATTATTCACCATATAAAGATGAGAGGTTACTGTCCTTCATAAATTTACCCTTTCTGCCGAGACCCTCTAATGATTTTGTTAGACTTTCCAATTCAGACTTTAATTTCTCATTTTCAACTTTTAAAGTGTTTAATTCTTCGTCATTTTTTACCTCAATAATCTTTTCAATTGGGACTTCTTTTATAACCTCTCTTACTACAATCTGAGTATCCCCTTTTATCTCCACCGGTACCTCTTTAATAACTTCAACAGGTACCTCTTTAATAACTTCTCGAATAATTTCAATTGGTTTTTCAATTATCCTATCTACGGGAATCTCTTTAATAATTTCTTTGATTACTTCCTTCTCTACTATCTTTTCACCAGATGAAAATCCAAATGGTACTTCACCGTACTTTACAATATTGAAACCTTTTTTAAAAACTTGTTCCGCAAATTCTTGAGGATTCTCAATTTTGTTTAATTCACAATACTTTATGAATTCATTATCTAATATTAAGTAGTTTTTCTGATTCATTGTCAATATCTAATATGTCAGATATGGAGAAATGTAGAAAAGGTTGTTCATTCTCTATATCATAAGTATGGTATTCATCGTTTACCACGTCATAAACACCGTATCCGTGATAATTAACTGTCTCACCAAAATTTTGTTGAATCAGAGAACCAATCATGATAGCTTTACCTCCGTTGGGTAAGTCAAACATTTGTCTTTTATGGATATCACCACAAAGTAATAAATCCAAACCAACAAAGTTTAATGGTGAGTAGGCATTTTCAAACTCGAACCCTAAATCAGTGGACAAACCTTGTATTGGTCCATGAAATAAACCAACATAAAATTTATTATCCTCTTTTTCAAAATCGGGTTTTTGATTGTGTTGATATAAAGAGTAAACCACCCAATTAATGTTCTCATCCTCATATACCCCACTGTTTTTGAAATATTTGACATTTTCATTATTCAACATTTCAACAATTGGGGTAATACTATCCAATCTACTCACATTATTTTCTAAAAAATCATGGTTTCCTGGTATTATTATAACAGGTCCGATGTTTTCGTGTAACTGTGTTAGGAACCAAGATGTGAGCATCATTTGTTCGTTTGAGATATTAATTTTTTGATGAGCAATGTCACCAGTAATGACCACTCTTATCTCATCGTAATTACAATCTTCCACTCTTCTCATCGCATCGTCAATTACCATCTTGAATTGTTTCTTATACATGTCATGTAATTGAAAGGTCCTGATGTGTAAATCAGATATGTGTATAATTTTTCTTATCATTTTAAGTATTTTTTTATATCCATTTGTAAAATCGAATTGGTCATGTCCGATGGGACTTTGTATTCCGTAAACGTCCCATTATCTTTAAGATGTGTAATGACACAACCTAATAATTTGATATCTGAAAACTTACTACCTTCCAACATTTTTAATAATAGTTTACCATACAATGGTAGTTGAACATAATAGTGACTTAGAGCGGTATCATAATAGTTTTCAAAAGGGTGTAACATTTTTGAAGTATAGGGTTGTATTTGAAAATTCTTTTCTTGGTTTGTTTTCCAATCCGTAACAACAATTCCAAATCCGTCTTTTTGTTTGTTCATCATCAGCCAGCATTTATCAGGTTGACCAACATATCCTAGTTCAGGGTCACCCAACACCATTTCAGTATCTAAGAGTACCGCACCTCTTTCTTCCATCAAGGTTAAAAAATCTTTACCCGCTGATATCATACTGTCACTCTTCATGATTTGTTGATTGTCACATTCAAAAATTGGTTGTCTCACATCTTTATAATTACCATATCTACCAACTAAATCAGTTTCTAACATGTAATGAACCCTACTACCTAAATTTGTAGAGTAATCACCCGCTTTCTTCCATTTTTCTAACAATAAACGAGTTTCTTCCTCGTCACCATCTGTCATTTGGTAAGCTTTAGATTCTGCATCAAATGGGATGTAAAATTTTTTAATGACTTTTGATACGGATGGAAAATTATTTCTATGTTTTCCATCTAAATCTCTCATAAAATAAATGTGTTCATCTTCATAAAAAGTAAGTTCTAACTCCTTTTTTCTAATTTCAACACACTCTCTGATTTCCTGTGCTATTTCTGTTAAATTCATTTTAATCTAATTTAAATTCTTTGTATTCGGTTAAGTTTCCTTGTAAATCTGCAATGTCTTTGTCTTTAGGTAGTTTCACGATGTTTATCTTACCCAATAGTTTACCACAATTTAATTTGTGATATAATTTTTCTGCGTCGTCCCACGCATCACCATCTAACAATATTGTCACTTCACATCTAAGGTCATATATTTTATTAAAGAGTAAATCACTTATGTACTTACCTAACATTGGGACGGCATTATCTAAAAAAATAGAGTCAAACGCACCCTCGACTAAATAAATTTTTTTTGACCAATCTATCAAACTTTCATTAAAAATAATTGTCTCTTTTTGTACGTCAGGATTTTTATATTTTAATTTAGTTTTTGACAAAAATGAACGTGCAACAAAGTAATTGATTTGTCTCCATTCATTATAAGATGGAATTATTATTCTATTCTCATATGGTCCTGAGAATGCAAACCCTATATTGTGTTTTCTTATTATTTTGTCAGTAACGTTTCTCTTTTTTAGATACGCCATGGCTTGTCTATAGTGGTGAGTCAATTTAACACCGTCACTTGGATTGTTAAGTGCAATAAATTCTTTGGGTAATTCAACTTGTTTGAATTGTTTTACCACAAGTTCTACCTCATCAGGTTTTAATAACTCATATCTTTTTAGATGTTTTTCGTTTCCATATTTTTTTATGAGTTTGTAAACCGAGCCATGGGTATTGTATAATTCAGAACATGACCAACACTTATAAACCAACATTTTGTAATTGATTTCCAAGTTACCTTTACCATCACCGTGGTCTAATCCTTTGATTTCGTGGGAACATACTGGACAATCAAACGCCAACTGTCCTTTGTATTCGTTGTGCATTCTACAGTCACCAAGAATATCTTCAAGGATGTCAATAACAGGTTTGTATTCAATGGCAACTGATGGCATAGATAAAATATACAAAATAAAAATTGTAAAACCAAACCGCATAAAAAAAGGTGGGGGTTATACACCAAAACCTCCCACCTTATGTCAAAATACTAATGCTATCTTGACATTATTAGTTATTGAATCAAATTCTTTTCAAAGTATACACAATCATTTTCATAAAAACAAATTTTAATTGGAAATACCTAATTTTTGCATGTTCACAAATCCAATCACCGCTGTTGCCGCATCACTCATATCGTAGTTTTCTTTTTTCAATTGACCGTTTTTACCATACAACCACTCTACCTCAGGACAAACGGTATTTACGTTTTCCCATATAATGTGTTTCTTGTCTATATCTTTAGGTAAACCACCAAATAAAACATTCTTACCCTTATCGTTTTTACCAACTAAGCTTGGAAATGCATATTTTCTTGCATTGTAGGTGGTAATGAAAGTAGGTACAATACCTAAAATCTCATAACACGATTTGAGAATCATTGTGTTGTATCTCAATAATGTTCCAACAGTGTAAATGTTATTTGAATTTAATAGTGGTTCCTCAATAACAACTCGTGTTATCCCCACATCTTTATAATCTTCTAAATGTTTTTTAAACGCCTGTGCCTTCTTTAGAAGTTCCTCAATCTTATCTTCAGGTTGAGGTTTTATTTTAGGAGAAAAGTGTGTCAATTCTAAAAGTCGCGAAGAATTAACATCAAATAGCGCCCATCCGATGGTCTTGGTTGAAATGTCTAATCCCAAAATTTTGGGTGCATTCTTAAATTTTATACTCATATAAAAATTATATGAGATATCATTTAAATTGTAAAGAGTTAGAAATCTATTTTTATTGCGAATACTTGTGTTCCGCTTCTTTTTACAGGATTGGCGGTCTTACCTATTGCCAACACTTCTTTATTTTCGTTCAATAAAGCAACTTCTGTAATTCTCTTATCTTGACCTGTAGTATACGTTGGATTTTGTGTAACATTAAATTGACTAGCCGGTAAGTTCACCAAGAAATTCATTTTCTCAATATCCGTTGCTCTTACCAATTTAATACTACCAGGAAAAGGTTGTTCATCACCAAACTGTGGTGCTGTTGATGGTTGATTTGGTATCTCACCAATATAAGATTCTAAATCAAATATTGTAGTATCATTATCGTACATGTCAAAAGTAACTTGAAATGAATAATCAACTAAGTTCGCAGGGTTAATTGTGTTACCAACAGTATGATTTGGTATATATTGAGTCATATCCAATAATTTCCAAAGATTTGGTTCAGGTAAATCACCATAATTGGTAACTTGAATTAATAATTGGAACTGATTAGCTATAAACCCATTTTTAAAATTACAAGTACTACCTGTTACCATATCTGTGAAATAACCATTTGCGAACTTGACATATAACTGACAGGGAGTTGTATAATAGGTACTACCTGTTGTTGTTTCGAATTTAGTATAGTAGTTACAAGGTAATCCATTCATTTGGGTATCACCCGTGTAGTTTAACATGTATGTTAACCATATAGTCTGTTCAGTTGAACCAGAATAAAAAGATTGTGCGGCTGGTAAATCACTTGGTAATAAGTTTATTTTTGGTGAAGGTAGTGTGTACTTTCTGTTAGATTTATAATCCATAACAGCAACCAACTCTTGGTCGTCAATGACAACTACTTTATTGTTTACGAAAATTTTACCAACTCTATTTCCAATCTCATCTAATAGATATCTGTACTTGATTTTTTGGTATGCGTTTTTCTTCGAACTAACAAAGTAATCTGTTGTGTCCATAGTAAGTAAAGCACCTATTGTTGTACCAGTATTTCTATGGTATTGAATAAATGGGATATATACTTCAAAATATTCTAAATCTGTTATCGTGTTACCAATTGAGTCTTCTAACAATGCTTGAGATTCCGTATTATTTGTGCTTATATAATCGTCGTACTTATAGAATCTTTCAGGGTCATTTTTTAAATCTCCGAGTTCTGAATAATGGATTACAGCAATACATCTTTGTTCCTCAGGAGTAACTTCAATCACTTCATTATATGAATTTTTATAAGAAGTGGGGTTAGTTACCGTGGTACCTGAACTTGTTGTAAATGTTTGACCACTTGATGTTGTATAACCTAAAAATTGTTTAGTTGATACGTGTTTGTTTGATGTAAAACCTGTTATGTTTTCGTCCACACCATTAACGTCAAAACCGATTGGTTTCATACCCCAAACGACATTCATGGTCCATGAATTTAATTGTTGTGTTGGGTCAATTTCCGCGGGTTTACAGTTTGGATTATATGTTACACTTACAGGATATTCATTTTCACAAGAATTACATACCACTTGAGCGGGACCTGTACATCCTGAAAAATTAGGTGTCGCTCTATCAAGATAAAGTGTATTTCCTGTTACACCTGTAATTTTATATGTTAAACTGTTTGTTTCACCAGTGATTACAGGATGATTTGGGTCATTACCACAAAATCCACCATAAACTATTGTAATATACTCACAGTCATTAAAACTAGCACCTGTTAATACGGTCACACTATTATCACCTGTCATCGCGGATAATGATATTTGTTGAGTTTCACACTCAACACTCGTTCCTGTACAATTACTACTATCATAATCAATATACTCGGTTACAAAACCGGCAGGACCCATAACGTTTCTTAAAGTATCGGTGGTTGAAGATTGTACGGGAATACCATAAACCGTAGAACCCGTGTTACTACTATCTAATTTATAGGGATATTTTACACCCCCTTCTTTATCAAAGGGTGCAAAGACCATTTGAAATGGTTGTGAGTTTAATCCTGTAAAATTATCAAACGGTGATGTGTAATCAAATTCAGAATCCCCAATTTGAAAATATGCGATGTTAAAACTACCTTTTGCAATAGAATTTCTACCCTTTTGGGTGATTCTAACTGATAAAAATTCTGAATTATTATTACTTAAAAAACTCATGGTTATAATATAAATACTTTAGTTGAGATAATCAATTTTAATTACATGTTCCAGTGCTTGTAAAAGTACCGTCACCATCATTCGTAACTTGAGGTGTTGGTGTTAAATAACCACAGTATGTCTCAGTTGTACCATTCCCAACAGTAATAAATTGAAGGGTACCGGTACAGTCAGTATAACTAAATGTGGTATGACCTCCTGTTCCTGTCGTTCCTCCATCGAATTCCCATAGTATGTCACATGGAGTAGCCGAACTGGTTGGGGTGAGTGTTGGTGTTGGGGTATTTGTTGGTGTTACTGTATTGGTAGAAGTCACGGTCGGTGTTGGTGTTACAGTTTCAGTTGGTGTAACTGTATTAGTAGGTGTTACAGTATTCGTTGGGGTTACGGTCGGTGTTGGTGTTACAGTTTCAGTTGGTGTAACTGTATTAGTAGGTGTTATTGTTGGTGTTGATGTGGGCGAACCACCGGGTGATGTTGTAATTGTTGGAGTTACTGTATTAGTAGGTGTTACAGTATTCGTTGGGGTTACGGTCGGTGTTGGTGTTAAAGTATTGGTGGGTGTGGGTGTTACAAGTGGTATGATTGAATCGGAGCAAATACCCACCCTAGAACCTGAGGCACCACCATTACCTGATATGGTCATCGAGATAAATGGTGTTGAATTTGTTATTATGAATTTTCCACCACCATTGACAAAAAGTGGTGCGGTTGAGCCACCAATAATTGTGTTACCTGTTATTGTTACATAACAACTTAACGGTGAAGATATTGTGGGGGTACCTGTATTTGTTGTAAATGTGAAATCTTCATCACTAGTACCACCCATACCGGTTATAAAAACAACTAAATCATTTACTGGTGAACTAAAATTGTATCTATATGAGAAAGGTCCTGAATTTCCTAAAAAGTTATGATAGTCGGTCATTACAATAGTGTCACCAACACAGGATGACGTGTATCCAGATGTATTTTCGGTAACACTACCACTATATGTTGATGTTATAGAAACACCGTTCACTGTCGAGGGGACATAAACGCTATCGTTACAAGTATACCCTGTTGATGGTGTACTACTAACAGTTGGTGTTGGGGTAAGTGTTGGTGTATTCGTAGGAGTCGCACTCTGAGTCGGTGTTACTGTTGGGGTGGGTGATGATATCGGTGTCGACGAACTATCACAACAATCATCCAAATTAACTCTAAAAACTTGTTCACAACAACCTTCACAATCAATTCTAACATATATCTCCATTAATGTTGGGTCTATACCTGTAATATCACAAATATCTCCTGTGGACATACTTGTACATGAAGTTATACCTGTTATGTTAGTTGAAGTTAATCCGGTATAGACCGTACAATTTGTATAATTAGAACCGGAATTAAATGAAATCTTAACGCCTTTTGGGGTGACCAAATCGTTTACACAACCTGAAGGTGTAACAGTAGGTGTAGGGGTTTTTGTTGGGGTGTTGGTGGGTGTTGGGGTTGGCGAACCACCAGGTGTTGATGTAACTGATGGTGTAACGCTAGGTGTTAGAGTCGGTGTTGATGTTACTGTAAGTGTAACTGTCGGTGTTAAAGACGGAGTTGTTGAAGGTGTTTCACTTGGTGTATTAGAGGGTGTTGCCGATGGTGAAGTAGTTGGTGTGGGCGAACCTCCTGGTGATGAAGTAACTGTAGGTGTAACTGTATTTGTAGGGGTTGATGTATTGGTTGGAGTTACTGATGGTGAGGTAGTTGGTGTGGGTGTAGGTGAATCGCCTGGTGATGAAGTAACTGTAGGTGTAACTGTATTTGTGGGAGTTGATGTATTGGTTGGTGTAGGTGAACCGCCAGGTGAAGTTGTGACTGTAGGTGTAACTGTATTTGTAGGAGTTACTGTTGGTGTGACAGATACAGTTGAAACCGGCGAACTTGTTGGTGTTACTGTTGGTGTTACTGTTGGTGTGACAGATACAGTTGAAGCTGGTGAACTTGTTGGTTCAGGAGTGACTGTAGGTGTGACTGTCGGAGTACTAGTTAATGTAGGTGTTGGGACCGGTAGTGAGTCACAATTTTGGTAGTCCTCACAACCACCATTAGGATTCACAACTATATTAGTTGGGTCACTGAATGTAATTGTTTGATTGTCAAAACATACACATTGATAAACCGTAGCAAAAGGTGCGATGGTTCCGGAAGTTTGAAGCAAACCATAACAATCAGTATATGAATATGTAATTGTATTTCCATCTTCACTTATGATTTGTTTACACACACAATCCGTACATATTGATGGTGTTGGTGTTGGGGTGGGGGATAGTGTTGGTGTTACAGTGTTAGTTGGTGTGGGTGTAACTGTTTTAGTAAGTGTTGGAGTTGGGGTTGGGGTTTCTGTGGGTGTTTCTGAAGGTGTTGGGGTTGGGGTTTCTGTGGGTGTTTCTGTTGGAGTTGGGGTTTCTGTGGGTGTTTCTGTTGGAGTTGGTGTCGGGGTTGGTGAAGGACATGATGGACACTCACCAGCTGTACAACTTGGTTGTGAAACCCACGTCCCAGTGTCGTCAACTGTTGCGGTTGAAGGGCCCGACGCAACCGCAATATAACAATCCGTATTGTCAGTGTATACACTACCTACTATATAATTTAATCCACTTTGTACTTCATAAATAGTGCCTCCTTGTTCACAACATTTTTCAAAAAAAGTGGTTTCTTGACATTGTGAACCACTATCATTTGCAGTACTATTCGATGCGGTTAATGGAGAATCGTTTTTAAAATAATATAAACTAGGTAATCCATTTTGTATGTCGGTACAAATAGTATAACTACCATTTGAAAAACTTGTTGTTGTAAGTACACCATTACAGTTGTAATAAGCAACATACACCTTACCATTATTAACAGGGTTAGTGTTACCGGTGGCATTACCGGTATCCAATGAACTTATTGTGACGTTATATAATTGACAAGCCATTTATTACGTTATTTGAACAACATTAACATTAAATGCACATGGGTAGTAACAATCACTACATCTTAAATCAACTAATGCTAATTGATAACCACCTTGCAATTTTGGTACCGATGATGGTACAGGGTTTATGTGTCCGTCACAGTGTTCCACAAATACAAAAATTTGTGGTATGTTATCCAATAAACTTATATTAAACGTATATCCCGTTGATATTGGAATTAAAACTTCAACCCCATTGATATAATTTGCATCATCAATATTATGTGTTAACCCTGTGTAGATATAGTACCCGTTACAAGGTGTTTGTCCTGAAAAATTTGATATTGTTACTGAGTATGTTACTAATGACGGCATTATTTCATAAATATAAATTCAATGTTTAATTACAATAATCGGGATTTAAATCACAATCTATAAATGCAATACCACAATAGTTAGGGTCTGTTATGGTTCCACTTAAACCGGTTTGTGCAACTAAGTATTCACCAGCACTTGGATTGAGTGTAATATTTCCACTATCCTGTGATGAACCAATGAATATTTGCCATTGTGGTGATGTGTATACCGCAATTACCACCCCTGAACTATTAACCTTATAAAAAGTAATTGGGATATTTGAAGTGGCGGTTGTTACACTACCTAAATTATCTTTTAGTGTCCAAGTAACTTCATATTGTATATTTTCATCTATCGTTTCAATACTGTACCATAAACAATATGATGAAGGGGTGTTTTGTGTTGGAGTAGGAGTTGGAGTCTTGGTAACTGTTGGGGTTGGTGATAAACCAGGAGTTTTTGTTGGAGTAGGGGTTGGTGTAATTGAAGCGTTCGGTGTCTTAGATGGTGTAGCGGTAACTGTTGGTGTTTTTGTAACTGTAGGTGTTGGGGTTGGGGTTCTTGTAACTGTAGGTGTTGGAGTTGGACTTATTGGTGGGTCACACTGTACCTCAACACTAAAACATAGTGTATCATAACAAGGAAACGCTTTACTATCGTGAGTGTAAATATTTTTAATTATATAACGACCTGTAGTGTCGTCTGTCATTTTAACCCAATATTGAGTATTAAAACTTAAGTTTGTAATTGTAACAGCTGTAAGAGTTAAACCTGTTGCGTAAAGTGTAAATGTTGAATTGTTCGTTTCAGGATACGGGCTATCACCGGACTTGTATCTAATTGAGTACGTACCATCATTGATTATATTGTATAAACGAACATTTAATCCCATTTTTTAATTATTGATTTCTATATTTGATAAATATAAAAAATCCTATTTTATAGTAAAGTTATTTTAACATCCATCACCAATTGTATACTGAGTAGTTACCGAACCAGAAACTACTTCATAAATTACACTTCCAATTTGAAAAAACCCATCAAATGTTGTTGTTAAGTTATTATTCGTGTAGATGGTAACACCTGAATCATAAATATTGACCACATTTGGTAATGTGTATAATGTTACACTATACGAACCTGAACACAACACAACCCCACTACAGTAATTTGTACATCCAACCATATTCCATTCTTGATATGTCGGACTAGGTGTTGGTGTAACTGATGGAGTTTTAGTTGGGGTTGGGGTTTTAGTTAAAGTAGGGGTTGGGGTTGGGGAAACCGCTACCAAGGATGAACCACAAATTTCGTATAGAGCATTATCATTTATACCATATATTGTATTTGTCGGTACATACAAAGGTTTAGAAATACCGTCACCAATAATTTCACTAAATATACCTGTTGTCGGGTCTAGAACACCTAAGAATCCATCTGACAATGTTGAATATCTGCTAATATATAATTTACCGTTATCAGGATTATATATCATAGACCTTGTTGAGCCAAAAATCCAAGTTGCTCCCGATATTGAATTTAAAGTAAGTGTGGTGTTTGTTGCAACATCTATTTTGTATACCGTAGACGCACTAACTAAATAAATAATATTGTTCGTCACATCCAAAGCAATTAAACTTGCTGAGGTGATTGGTAGTGATGTACCATCTAACGAAATAGTATTACCAGAACAAGAATATATTCTACCACTCTGAGCGAAATATAATTTATTATTATTAGGATTGTAAACAGTCGCTTCAGGGTTTGATAAAGTTATACCTGTAATTTGGTTTGTAAAAGTATCTGTTGAACCATCTATGACACTAATTTGTGAAACTGAAAAATTTCCACCTGTTTGACTAAATGCATAAATTTTATTTAAAACAGAATTATATTCAATTTTTCCTAAACCTGATGTTATTCCCGAAATTGATATTGACGATGTTGTGTTTGTGTTTAAATTTCTTATTAACATTTTAACAGGAAATGATGATTCCCAACTGTATAATTTGTTGTTAGTTGAGTTATATCCTAATAATAAACTACTTCCTGACCATGTAAATTCATTTGTTAAACTTGTTGAATTTGGGACAAAAGATTGTACAACACTTGATGCGTTTAGAACGTATGCTTTGTTATTTGATGATGAATAAACCATACCTTGTCTACCAACGGCAGAATATGAATTCGTTGCGGCAAGAGTATTTCTAACTGAATCACTACAACCACCTGATGGTGTTGGGGTCAGGGTCGGGGTTACGGTATTAGTAGGTGTTACACTTGGGGTCGCAACTGGATTACCGGATGGACTTGGTGTTGGGGTTTTTGTTGGGGTCGGGGTTGGAGATACAATAGGTACAGGTAATGTAAAATTCACAGAATTAGTACACGTACCAGTACTTTGAACTGTAAATGTTGTTATTGAATAACACACAAGTGCGGTATACCCAGATAATAATTGAGATGTTGTCACACCAGTTGCAATTAATACTATAGTTCCTCCTGTTGTTGTTCCCGAAATATTATAAGGTCCGGCTTGCGTTAAAAAATAAATTGGGTGTAATGAGAATGTATATTGAGTACATCCTGTAGGTACTAGTGAAGGTGATGGGGTTACTGTGGGTGTTACACTAACAGTTACCGAAGGTGTTAATGAAGGGGTATTTGTGGGTGTATTTGTTGGTGTAACCGAAGGTGTCGAACCTAACGTACTTGACGGTGTATTTGTGGGTGTATTTGTTGGTGTAACCGAAGGTGTCGGAGTTAGACTTGGAGTTTTTGTTGGAGTTACAGTATTTGTTGGGGTTGGGGTTTCGGAAGGAGTTTCGGAAGGAGTTTGTGTTAATGTGGGTGTTGGAGTTGGGGTCACACTCGGACAAACTACAGTACAGAAACCATTGAAAGATATCCCTGCATATGGGTAACTCGGGTCGTAACAAACATATGTTGGTGAAAATGAACCACTATGATATACACCACAACAGTCCGTATAATACCAATTTGGTGAATCGGTTATACCTGAGTAACATAAAGTTGGTGTGGGTGTTGGAGTAGGGGTAGGAGTTGGACTTGGTGGTGTTAAACAGTCAATACAATTTGTAAAAAGAGCATTTTCAGAAATTAATTGTGCAACAGTATAATTGTAAGTGGTGCTACCAGTGCCTTGTTCATAAACTCCTGTATAGTTGTAACATGTACCATCATAAGAAATTGTTGCACCTGTACTTTGGAAATACTGATTAACTTCTGAATTTTTTAAACCAAAGTAAACAAATGCCCCTGGTATTTGGCAATGTTCAAATTGCCACCCATTAAAATCGTCGTTACATTGTTCACAGGTTGTATAACCACTAAAAATAACCGTACCTGACGGTCCACCTCCGACATTTCCTGTTGAAGACCAACATTGGTAATCAGCAAAAATCGTGTCACCCGATAATACTAAACTGTCATCGACGACAAAATCATAGTATGACGCTGGGTCTAAACAATTTTGAAATGTTATTATTTGTGCTGGCATTTATTACTATTCTTTCTATAAATACTTAAATCATTATTTTATCATTAACATGCTTCTCCACAAAATGTGTTACAATAATCACCACAACCAGTACCGTATGTATATTGCGAAGTATATATTGGTGGTACGAAGTTTCCTCTAAACAATATAAACACATTTGTCACTCTCATAAGACAAACGCTATAATTACCAGGGGCGTTATAACCTTGTGTTGTGAATGTACCATCACAACATTGGTATGCAAAGTATACTTGATTATCATCTGAGGCTGTTAAATCATTAATATCAACAAAAAAGTCTGTACACAAACAATCACCACAAGCACCATCATACGTTATCTCCCCACCATAAGGACCTAATACACTTGGAATACTACATGAACATATCTCAATTGTACCACTTGCTGGGTACACATTTGGGTCAAGTATTTCTGTGGGTGTTCCTCCACCGCAACAAGTGGTATAGTTAACTATATTACCAGGTCCTAATCCTGTAATAATATATGACTCACAAACACATGGTGGAGTTGGGGTTGGGGTCGGAGTTGGAGTTGGGGTTGGGGTTGATGACGGATTTGAAACCGGAGATGGTGTTGGAGTGTTTGTTGGAGTGTTTGTTGGAGTTACAGTCTTGGTTGGTGTATTTGTAGGAGTATTGGTTGGTGTTAAAGTTGGAGTAACTGTCCTTGTTGGAGTATTTGTAGGGGTAAAGGTTGGAGTTACAGTCTTGGTTGGAGTATTTGTAGGGGTAAAGGTTGGAGTTACAGTCTTGGTTGGTGTATTTGTAGGGGTAAAGGTTGGAGTTACAGTCTTGGTTGGTGTATTTGTAGGAGTATTGGTTGGTGTTAAAGTTGGAGTAACTGTCCTTGTTGGTGTATTTGTCGGTGTTTTTGTTGGGGTTAAAGTTGGTGTAACTGTTGGTGTAACTGTTGGGGTTGGTGAAGGACAAGGGTGATAAGTTTCACATTCAGTACATGTATTGTATGTACCATACGCAGTGATTGCGGAACCAGGTACTCCTGGTCCGACTGAGTTTGTAACAAAATAACAACAACCATTAATTGATATATAACGGTTTACTAAAAGATTTGGGTTAAATCCATTTTGACAACCAAATTGAATTGTATATTGTCCTGTTGTACCACAACATCCACATCTTTGTAAATCGAAAATCCAAGTGGCGCATGGGTTAGCTCCAATACATGTTTCACATGTATCAACACTAAATGATGATGGTGGATAATACCCGTCAACCCCACTAAAGTTTGGTGGTGAGTAGGTTTGACTATAACCTTCAACAAAATAACAACATCCATTTATAACAATAGTTTGACCTTGTGAAATACCGCTTTGAACATAGGTCAAATTAGTTGTTATACTTAAATAAGAAATAGTATTACCTAAAATACCACCATCACAACATGGTAATAAATAAACATAACCAACCTGTAAGGATGGTGATGGTGTTACTGTGCTTGTTGGTGTTAATGTAGGAGTTAAAGTTGGTGTAACTGTTTTTGTTGGTGTATTGGTAGGGGTTACGGATGGTGTTCTCGTAGGAGTAACACTATTGGTTGGGGTGTTAGTCGGGGTTAAAGTTGGTGTAACTGTTCTTGTTGGTGTATTGGTAGGGGTTACCGTAGGGCTAACAGTGGCGGCTGGAGTTCTTGTTGGAGTAACAGTATTTGTTGGGGTATTGGTTGGTGTGAGAGTTGGTGTAACTGTTCTTGTTGGTGTATTGGTAGGGGTTACCGTATTCGTAGGTGTAACAGTTCTGGTTGGTGTTGGTGTCGGGGTTGGTGATGGACAAAAATTTAGAGTTTCTCCTAAACATTGTGCACAACTTGTCTGAACAGTAGTGTAAATCGTACCTCCAGGTCCTACCTGTTGCACATACGTTGCACATAACTGAATGTCTTGTAAATAAAATACCGTACCTAACAATGTACCTAATGGTACTTGACCATAATAAACATTGGTGTCACCAGGACAACATGATTCAAATCTAGCAGCAACATACTGAGGACTAGCCGTTGGGGTTACTGTTTTGGTTGGTGTCAATGTTGGTGTAACAGTATTTGTTGGAGTGTTAGTTGGTGTTACGGTTGGACTAACTGTGGCAGCCGGTGTTCTTGTTGGTGTAACAGTATTTGTTGGGGTATTTGTTGGAGTTACCGTAGGACTAACAGTGGCTGCTGGAGTTCTTGTTGGGGTATTGGTTGGGGTAACAGTATTTGTGGGGGTTACTGTGTTCGTTGGGGTATTGGTAGGTGTATTTGTTGGTGTTAATGTTGGACTAACAGTAGCCGCTGGTGTTCTTGTTGGTGTAACAGTATTTGTTGGGGTATTTGTTGGAGTTACCGTATTTGTTGGAGTATTAGTTGGGGTGTTAGTTGGTGTTACAGTGTTGGTTGGTGTATTAGTTGGAGTTAAAGTTGGTGTAACTGTTCTTGTTGGTGTATTGGTAGGTGTAACTGTATTCGTAGGGGTGACTGTATTAGTTGGAGTGTTGGTTGGAGTATTAGTTGGAGTTAAGGTTGGACTAACAGTGGCAGCTGGTGTTCTTGTCGGGGTTACGGTATTAGTAGGGGTATTGGTTGGAGTTACCGTATTTGTTGGAGTATTAGTTGGGGTGTTGGTTGGAGTAACAGTGTTGGTTGGGGTGTTAGTAGGGGTGTTGGTCGGTGTAACTGTATTTGTTGGAGTAACAGTATTAGTAGGTGTGTTTGTTGGTGTGTTAGTCGGTGTTAATGTTGGACTAACAGTAGCCGCTGGTGTTCTCGTAGGAGTTACAGTATTGGTAGGAGTATTGGTAGGAGTAACGGTGTTTGTTGGGGTGTTTGTAGGAGTATTGGTTGGTGTTACAGTATTGGTTGGAGTATTGGTTGGTGTAAAAGTTGGTGTAACAGTTTTTGTTGGTGTATTAGTAGGAGTATTGGTCGGTGTGACAGTGTTGGTTGGTGTTACTGTATTTGTTGGAGTATTGGTTGGGGTATTGGTTGGTGTAAGGGTAGGACTAACAGTGGCTGCCGGAGTTCTTGTTGGAGTAACAGTATTGGTTGGGGTATTGGTTGGTGTAACAGTATTAGTCGGCGTATTGGTTGGAGTATTTGTTGGTGTGACTGTATTCGTTGGAGTGTTAGTAGGTGTAAAAGTTGGTGTGACGGTTCTTGTTGGTGTATTGGTTGGTGTAACGGTATTGGTTGGGGTGTTTGTGGGTGTAAGGGTAGGACTAACAGTGGCGGCCGGAGTTCTTGTTGGAGTCACTGTATTGGTCGGTGTGTTGGTGGGTGTGACTGTGTTAGTAGGTGTATTTGTAGGTGTATTAGTTGGTGTGACTGTATTTGTTGGAGTGTTTGTTGGGGTGTTTGTGGGTGTAACAGTATTAGTAGGAGTATTGGTTGGTGTTACAGTTTTGGTTGGAGTGTTAGTAGGTGTAACAGTATTAGTAGGTGTATTGGTAGGTGTATTGTAACAGTATTAGTAGGTGTATTGGTAGGTGTATTGGTTGGTGTAACAGTATTCGTAGGAGTATTTGTTGGAGTATTTGTTGGACTAACAGTAGCTGCTGGTGTTCTTGTTGGGGTTACGGTATTAGTTGGGGTTACAGTGTTAGTCGGAGTGTTAGTTGGTGTATTCGTTGGTGTAACGGTATTTGTTGGGGTGTTAGTTGGTGTATTTGTTGGTGTTACTGTATTGGTAGGAGTATTTGTAGGACTCAATGTAGGTGTAACTGTATTGGTCGGTGTTAAAGTTGGTGTAACTGTCTTTGTTGGTGTATTAGTAGGTGTCTGAGTTGGTGTAACTGTATTAGTCGGAGTATTAGTAGGCGTAACAGTGTTTGTTGGAGTATTGGTTGGGGTATTTGTAGGAGTTACCGTATTGGTTGGGGTGTTTGTAGGAGTATTGGTAGGGGTGACAGTCTTGGTTGGAGTATTTGTGGGGGTAACAGTATTTGTTGGGGTAACCGTATTAGTTGGTGTGTTGGTTGGAGTATTTGTTGGGGTTAGAGTTGGTGTAACAGTTTTTGTTGGTGTATTAGTTGGAGTAACGGTATTTGTTGGGGTATTGGTTGGGGTATTTGTAGGAGTTACCGTATTAGTCGGGGTATTAGTAGGCGTAACAGTGTTTGTTGGAGTATTGGTTGGGGTGTTTGTAGGAGTTAAGGTAGGTGTAACAGTCTTGGTTGGGGTGTTGGTTGGTGTAACTGTATTAGTAGGTGTGTTAGTTGGTGTAACTGTATTAGTAGGTGTATTTGTTGGAGTATTTGTTGGGGTAACAGTATTCGTAGGAGTATTGGTCGGTGTTAATGTAGGAGTAACAGTTCTTGTTGGAGTATTTGTTGGGGTAACAGTATTCGTAGGAGTATTAGTAGGTGTTAATGTAGGTGTAACAGTCTTGGTCGGAGTGTTTGTAGGAGTATTTGTTGGTGTAACAGTGTTTGTTGGTGTTACCGTGTTTGTAGGAGTATTGGTAGGAGTGTTCGTTGGAGTATTGGTTGGTGTTAATGTAGGTGTAACAGTATTAGTAGGTGTTAATGTAGGTGTAACAGTCTTGGTTGGGGTGTTTGTAGGAGTATTTGTTGGTGTAACGGTGTTCGTAGGGGTAACTGTAGGACTCAATGTAGGGGTTACAGTATTGGTCGGAGTATTAGTAGGTGTTAATGTAGGTGTAACAGTCTTGGTTGGTGTATTGGTTGGGGTAACCGTGTTAGTTGGTGTGTTGGTGGGTGTTACTGTATTAGTAGGAGTAACTGTAGGACTCAATGTAGGAGTTACAGTCTTGGTTGGTGTATTAGTGGGTGTGTTTGTTGGTGTAACAGTATTGGTTGGGGTAACCGTGTTAGTTGGTGTGTTGGTTGGAGTATTTGTTGGGGTATTGGTTGGGGTGACTGTCTTAGTCGGTGTATTAGTTGGGGTTACTGTATTTGTTGGTGTAACCGTATTTGTTGGTGTATTTGTGGGTGTATTGGTTGGAGTTAAAGTTGGTGTTACAGTTTTTGTTGGTGTGTTGGTCGGTGTAACTGTATTTGTTGGTGTATTTGTGGGTGTATTGGTCGGTGTAACTGTATTTGTTGGAGTATTTGTTGGGGTGTTAGTGGGTGTAACAGTATTAGTAGGAGTATTTGTGGGCGTATTGGTCGGTGTAACTGTATTTGTCGGAGTATTGGTTGGGGTATTTGTTGGTGTAACGGTGTTCGTAGGGGTAACTGTAGGACTCAATGTAGGGGTTACAGTGTTTGTAGGAGTGTTTGTGGGAGTGTTGGTTGGGGTAACTGTATTAGTAGGAGTAACTGTAGGGGTGACAGTTTTAGTAGGTGTATTAGTTGGAGTATTGGTAGGGGTTACAGTATTAGTAGGGGTATTTGTAGGAGTTAATGTAGGAGTTACAGTCTTGGTTGGGGTATTTGTTGGTGTAACGGTGTTCGTAGGGGTAACTGTAGGACTCAATGTGGGAGTCACCGTATTGGTCGGAGTATTGGTGGGGGTTACTGTATTAGTAGGAGTATTAGTAGGAGTATTGGTTGGGGTTACCGTGTTGGTCGGAGTTAAAGTTGGTGTAACAGTTTTTGTTGGTGTATTGGTTGGAGTTACAGTGTTCGTAGGGGTATTTGTTGGTGTTAGAGTTGGTGTAACAGTTTTTGTTGGTGTATTAGTAGGAGTTACGGTGTTAGTTGGAGTGTTGGTAGGTGTGTTAGTTGGTGTTACAGTGTTGGTTGGTGTATTAGTAGGTGTCTGAGTTGGTGTAACTGTCTTGGTTGGGGTATTAGTTGGCGTTACAGTATTGGTTGGGGTTACCGTATTTGTAGGAGTTACGGTATTGGTTGGAGTAACAGTATTAGTCGGCGTTACTGTGTTAGTTGGGGTGTTAGTGGGGGTAACAGTATTAGTAGGAGTAACGGAATTCGTGGGAGTGTTTGTAGGAGTGTTTGTTGGTGTTAATGTAGGTGTTACGGTTTTTGTTGGTGTATTGGTTGGGGTTACTGTATTTGTAGGAGTATTTGTAGGAGTTAAGGTAGGTGTAACAGTATTGGTTGGGGTATTGGTAGGTGTGTTGGTCGGGGTGACTGTGTTAGTTGGTGTAACTGTATTAGTTGGTGTATTCGTAGGGGTTTGAGTTGGTGTAACAGTATTGGTTGGGGTATTTGTTGGAGTTAAAGTTGGTGTGACAGTTTTTGTTGGTGTATTGGTAGGAGTTACGGTATTTGTAGGAGTATTAGTCGGTGTCTGAGTTGGTGTTACGGTGTTTGTTGGAGTATTGGTTGGAGTTAATGTAGGTGTTACAGTCTTGGTTGGTGTATTAGTTGGTGTTACAGTATTAGTAGGTGTAACAGTATTAGTAGGTGTAACAGTGTTTGTAGGTGTAACGGTATTGGTGGGAGTCACCGTATTAGTTGGTGTGTTAGTTGGGGTTACGGTGTTGGTTGGAGTAACGGTATTTGTTGGGGTGTTTGTAGGAGTGTTTGTTGGTGTTAATGTAGGTGTTACGGTTTTTGTTGGTGTATTGGTTGGTGTAACAGTATTTGTTGGTGTGTTGGTGGGTGTGTTGGTGGGTGTTACAGTATTAGTTGGGGTATTAGTAGGACTCAATGTTGGGGTAACAGTATTCGTTGGTGTTACAGTATTGGTTGGAGTGTTTGTTGGGGTATTTGTTGGGGTTACGGTATTAGTAGGGGTATTGGTTGGAGTTAATGTAGGAGTAACAGTCTTGGTTGGTGTATTAGTTGGCGTAACAGTGTTTGTTGGGGTGTTAGTTGGGGTATTTGTAGGGGTTACCGTATTGGTCGGAGTGTTGGTTGGTGTTAATGTAGGAGTAACAGTCTTGGTTGGAGTGTTTGTTGGGGTAACAGTATTGGTTGGAGTCACTGTATTAGTTGGTGTGTTGGTCGGTGTATTTGTTGGGGTTAAAGTTGGTGTGACAGTTTTTGTTGGTGTATTGGTTGGGGTTACTGTGTTAGTAGGAGTGTTTGTAGGTGTATTAGTAGGGGTATTAGTATTAGTCGGGGTATTGGTCGGTGTAACTGTATTCGTTGGAGTAACGGTAGGAGTTAATGTAGGAGTAACAGTCTTGGTTGGTGTATTAGTAGGTGTGTTAGTAGGGGTTACCGTATTGGTTGGGGTGTTAGTCGGGGTAACTGTGTTAGTTGGTGTGTTAGTTGGTGTGTTGGTCGGAGTTACCGTATTTGTTGGAGTATTTGTAGGGGTTAAGGTAGGCGTAACAGTTCTTGTTGGAGTATTGGTCGGTGTAACTGTATTCGTTGGAGTTACAGTGTTAGTGGGGGTTACGGTATTGGTCGGCGTTACAGTGTTAGTCGGTGTTACCGTATTAGTTGGAGTATTTGTTGGCGTAACAGTGTTTGTTGGAGTTACAGTGTTTGTGGGGGTATTGGTTGGAGTATTGGTGGGAGTCTGAGTTGGGGTGACTGTCTTAGTTGGGGTATTGGTCGGGGTAACTGTGTTGGTTGGAGTAACGGTATTTGTTGGGGTATTGGTCGGGGTATTGGTTGGAGTTAAAGTTGGCGTAACAGTGTTTGTTGGTGTATTGGTAGGTGTTACAGTATTAGTTGGGGTATTGGTTGGAGTTAAAGTTGGTGTAACAGTTTTTGTTGGTGTATTAGTTGGCGTTACAGTATTAGTTGGTGTGTTAGTTGGTGTGTTTGTTGGGGTTACCGTATTGGTCGGAGTTACCGTAGGACTCAATGTAGGAGTTACAGTATTAGTTGGTGTGTTGGTTGGTGTGACTGTATTCGTTGGAGTGTTAGTAGGTGTCTGAGTTGGGGTAACAGTATTTGTTGGAGTATTGGTAGGAGTATTGGTAGGGGTTACAGTATTGGTAGGAGTATTGGTAGGGGTTACAGTATTGGTAGGAGTATTCGTTGGGGTTAGAGTTGGTGTAACAGTTTTGGTAGGAGTATTAGTAGGGGTTACAGTATTTGTAGGAGTTACCGTAGGACTCAATGTGGGAGTCACCGTATTAGTTGGTGTATTGGTTGGGGTTACGGTGTTGGTTGGAGTGTTTGTAGGTGTATTAGTTGGAGTAACAGTATTTGTAGGTGTATTAGTCGGGGTATTGGTTGGTGTTACGGTGTTGGTTGGGGTTAAAGTTGGTGTGACAGTTTTTGTTGGTGTATTGGTTGGCGTAACAGTGTTTGTCGGAGTATTAGTTGGGGTGTTGGTTGGTGTATTAGTTGGAGTTACAGTGTTGGTTGGAGTGTTAGTTGGTGTTACGGTATTGGTTGGGGTTACTGTGTTTGTAGGAGTATTGGTCGGTGTATTCGTTGGGGTTAGAGTTGGTGTAACAGTTTTGGTAGGAGTATTAGTAGGAGTTATAGTATTCGTTGGTGTGTTGGTCGGTGTAACAGTATTAGTTGGGGTGTTGGTTGGGGTGTTGGTTGGAGTAACAGTATTAGTTGGAGTATTAGTTGGGGTGTTGGTTGGAGTAACAGTGTTTGTTGGGGTTACCGTAGGGCTCAATGTGGGAGTTACAGTTTTAGTAGGGGTGTTTGTTGGAGTTACGGTGTTGGTTGGGGTATTGGTTGGTGTGTTAGTTGGTGTAACTGTATTAGTGGGAGTCACTGTAGGGCTCAATGTTGGAGTTACAGTGTTGGTTGGGGTGTTAGTTGGTGTATTGGTTGGTGTAACTGTATTCGTTGGAGTGTTTGTAGGAGTGTTGGTTGGGGTTACAGTATTAGTTGGTGTGTTGGTTGGAGTTAATGTAGGTGTAACGGTTCTTGTGGGGGTGTTGGTAGGGGTTACGGTATTAGTTGGAGTGTTTGTTGGGGTATTTGTTGGGGTTACGGTATTAGTTGGAGTGTTTGTTGGGGTATTTGTTGGGGTTACGGTATTAGTAGGGGTATTGGTTGGGGTATTTGTTGGGGTTACGGTATTAGTAGGGGTATTGGTTGGAGTTAATGTAGGTGTAACGGTTCTTGTGGGGGTGCTGGTAGGGGTTACGGTGTTAGTTGGAGTGTTGGTAGGTGTGTTAGTTGGCGTAACGGTGTTAGTTGGAGTCACAGTCGGACTCAATGTAGGTGTTACTGTATTTGTTGGGGTGTTGGTAGGGGTATTTGTAGGTGTTACGGTGTTGGTAGGTGTAACTGTTGGACTCAATGTAGGAGTCACAGTATTTGTTGGTGTATTTGTAGGTGTGTTAGTTGGGGTAACGGTATTAGTTGGAGTGTTGGTTGGTGTATTTGTTGGTGTTACTGTGTTAGTAGGGGTATTTGTGGGAGTATTTGTAGGTGTTACGGTGTTGGTAGGTGTAACTGTTGGACTCAATGTGGGAGTCACAGTTTTAGTAGGAGTATTTGTAGGTGTTACGGTGTTGGTAGGTGTGTTTGTTGGGGTATTGGTTGGAGTTACCGTATTCGTCGGAGTATTAGTAGGGGTGTTAGTTGGAGTTACAGTGTTTGTTGGTGTGTTTGTAGGGGTATTGGTAGGTGTTACTGTGTTAGTAGGAGTATTTGTAGGAGTATTGGTTGGTGTTACGGTATTTGTAGGAGTTACAGTTGGTGTTAATGTAGGAGTCACCGTGTTTGTTGGGGTATTGGTGGGAGTATTTGTAGGGGTTACCGTATTTGTCGGTGTATTGGTTGGTGTTAAAGTAGGTGTAACCGTTCTTGTTGGAGTGTTAGTTGGTGTAACCGTATTTGTAGGAGTATTAGTAGGGGTGTTGGTAGGGGTTACAGTATTCGTAGGGGTATTGGTTGGTGTATTCGTGGGTGTGACAGTATTAGTTGGTGTTACGGTTGGACTCAGTGTAGGGGTTACTGTATTGGTTGGAGTGTTAGTTGGGGTATTTGTAGGTGTAACTGTATTTGTTGGGGTGTTTGTAGGTGTATTAGTTGGTGTAACTGTATTAGTTGGTGTATTCGTAGGGGTTTGAGTTGGTGTAACAGTATTTGTAGGAGTCACAGTCGGACTCAATGTGGGAGTCACGGTCTTAGTCGGTGTGTTAGTAGGGGTAACTGTGTTCGTAGGAGTTACCGTAGGACTCAATGTAGGGGTGACAGTGTTGGTTGGAGTATTGGTTGGTGTGTTGGTTGGTGTTACGGTGTTTGTAGGAGTTACTGTATTAGTAGGAGTGTTCGTAGGGGTATTGGTAGGGGTTACTGTGTTAGTTGGAGTGTTAGTAGGTGTATTGGTAGGAGTAACTGTATTGGTTGGTGTATTTGTGGGTGTAACAGTGTTAGTTGGTGTGTTAGTTGGTGTGTTGGTAGGAGTTACGGTGTTAGTTGGAGTATTTGTAGGTGTCTGAGTTGGTGTAACTGTATTCGTAGGGGTTACAGTCGGACTCAGTGTAGGTGTTACTGTGTTAGTCGGGGTAACTGTAGGTGTATTTGTTGGAGTTACAGTGTTGGTTGGGGTGTTGGTTGGAGTTACGGTGTTCGTTGGAGTATTGGTTGGTGTATTAGTTGGGGTTACTGTATTAGTTGGAGTATTGGTTGGGGTATTGGTTGGAGTTACAGTCTTGGTTGGTGTGTTGGTTGGTGTTACGGTGTTTGTTGGAGTATTGGTTGGAGTGTTTGTGGGGGTGTTGGTTGGTGTTACGGTGTTTGTTGGGGTGACTGTATTGGTTGGAGTGTTTGTTGGGGTGTTGGTGGGAGTATTTGTAGGGGTTACCGTATTTGTCGGTGTATTGGTTGGTGTTAAAGTAGGTGTAACCGTTCTTGTTGGAGTTACAGTCGGACTCAATGTTGGAGTTACTGTATTGGTTGGTGTTAGTGTCGGGCTTAATGTTGGTGTAACAGTACTAGTTGGGGTATTGGTTGGGGTGTTGGTTGGAGTTACCGTATTGGTTGGTGTATTCGTCGGTGTATTTGTAGGTGTAACAGTATTCGTAGGTGTTACAGTTGGAGTATTGGTTGGGGTTACTGTGTTAGTTGGAGTATTGGTGGGGGTATTGGTTGGAGTAACAGTATTTGTTGGTGTCACAGTCGGACTCAATGTTGGTGTAACAGTTTTTGTTGGGGTATTTGTCGGTGTCTGAGTTGGTGTTACGGTATTGGTTGGCGTATTGGTAGGAGTATTGGTTGGCGTATTTGTTGGAGTTACGGTATTAGTTGGTGTGACTGTATTGGTTGGGGTGTTAGTCGGCGTGTTCGTAGGGGTGTTGGTTGGTGTTACCGTATTTGTTGGTGTATTAGTAGGTGTGTTAGTAGGTGTTACTGTATTTGTAGGCGTGTTCGTGGGAGTCTGAGTTGGTGTTACAGTGTTAGTAGGAGTGTTAGTTGGCGTGTTAGTGGGTGTAACAGTATTAGTAGGAGTCACCGTTGGACTCAATGTAGGTGTAACAGTATTGGTTGGTGTGTTGGTCGGAGTGTTGGTAGGAGTTACAGTATTAGTAGGAGTCACCGTTGGACTCAATGTAGGTGTAACTGTATTTGTTGGGGTATTTGTTGGGGTATTGGTAGGAGTTACTGTATTAGTCGGAGTGTTGGTCGGGGTGTTGGTTGGAGTAACAGTGTTGGTGGGAGTATTGGTTGGAGTGTTAGTTGGTGTATTTGTTGGGGTTACGGTGTTGGTTGGAGATACCGTATTTGTAGGAGTATTGGTTGGAGTGTTAGTTGGGGTTAGTGTTGGGGTTACGGTGTTTGTTGGGGTATTGGTAGGTGTATTGGTTGGTGTAACGGTATTTGTAGGAGTAACAGTGTTGGTTGGAGTATTGGTAGGACTTAATGTTGGCGTATTAGTTGGGGTTACGGTGCTGGTTGGAGTCACTGTTGGACTCAATGTAGGTGTAACTGTATTTGTTGGTGTGTTGGTAGGAGTGTTTGTAGGAGTCACAGTATTAGTAGGAGTCACAGTTGGACTTAATGTGGGAGTTACTGTATTAGTTGGAGTGTTGGTAGGTGTGTTAGTTGGGGTTACTGTATTTGTCGGGGTATTGGTTGGGGTATTTGTTGGTGTAACGGTGTTGGTCGGAGTGTTTGTGGGAGTATTTGTAGGAGTTACTGTGTTCGTAGGAGTTACTGTAGGACTCAATGTTGGTGTTACTGTATTTGTTGGGGTGTTAGTAGGAGTGTTTGTTGGAGTCACCGTGTTTGTTGGGGTATTGGTGGGAGTATTTGTTGGTGTAACAGTATTTGTTGGGGTGTTAGTTGGGGTGTTGGTAGGAGTTACCGTATTGGTTGGTGTGTTAGTTGGGGTGTTGGTAGGAGTTACCGTATTGGTTGGTGTGTTAGTAGGAGTGTTTGTTGGTGTAACAGTATTGGTTGGTGTGTTAGTAGGAGTGTTTGTTGGTGTAACAGTATTGGTAGGAGTTACAGTTGGGGTGTTGGTTGGAGTTACAGTATTAGTAGGCGTATTGGTAGGAGTATTAGTTGGAGTTACTGTATTTGTAGAAGTATTGGTAGGAGTATTGGTAGGGGTGACAGTATTGGTGGGCGTATTGGTAGGAGTATTGGTTGGGGTGACTGTATTTGTTGGAGTATTTGTTGGGGTGTTAGTTGGAGTTACTGTATTTGTAGGAGTATTGGTAGGAGTATTGGTAGGGGTGACAGTATTGGTGGGGGTGTTTGTAGGAGTATTGGTAGGGGTGACAGTATTGGTTGGAGTATTAGTTGGGGTGACTGTATTTGTTGGAGTATTTGTTGGGGTGTTGGTAGGGGTGTTGGTAGGAGTTACAGTATTGGTTGGAGTAACTGTATTGGTTGGAGTGTTTGTCGGGGTATTTGTAGGTGTCAGTGTCGGTGTTACGGTATTTGTTGGAGTATTAGTAGGAGTGTTAGTTGGTGTAACCGTATTTGTTGGTGTATTTGTGGGTGTATTGGTAGGAGTAACTGTATTGGTAGCCGTATTGGTAGGAGTGTTGGTTGGTGTATTAGTTGGTGTGACTGTATTGGTCGGAGTTACCGTCGGTGTATTTGTTGGGGTTACGGTATTGGTAGGGGTTACTGTTGGTGTATTCGTAGGCGTGTTTGTTGGGGTTACGGTATTTGTTGGAGTATTAGTGGGGGTATTCGTAGGTGTATTGGTTGGTGTTACGGTGTTAGTTGGGGTATTTGTAGGGGTTTGAGTTGGTGTAACGGTATTGGTTGGAGTCACTGTTGGACTCAATGTTGGCGTTACCGTATTGGTAGGAGTATTAGTTGGCGTATTGGTAGGAGTAACTGTGTTGGTTGGGGTGTTGGTAGGAGTGTTAGTTGGTGTTACAGTATTAGTTGGTGTGTTAGTTGGTGTGTTTGTTGGTGTTACGGTGTTCGTAGGGGTGTTAGTAGGTGTCAGTGTTGGGGATACCGTATTGGTAGGAGTGTTAGTTGGTGTATTTGTAGGGGTTACCGTATTGGTAGGAGTATTAGTTGGTGTATTTGTAGGAGTAGCAGTATTAGTAGGGGTATTTGTTGGAGTATTGGTCGGTGTTACAGTGTTTGTTGGAGTGTTGGTTGGTGTTACAGTGTTTGTTGGGGTGTTTGTCGGAGTGTTGGTTGGGGTATTCGTTGGTGTTACAGTATTTGTAGGGGTTACGGTGTTGGTTGGAGTATTGGTGGGGCTTAATGTTGGGGTATTTGTAGGGGTTACGGTGTTGGTTGGGGTCGCTGTTGGAGTCAATGTAGGTGTAACTGTATTGGTTGGGGTATTGGTAGGAGTATTGGTTGGGGTAACAGTATTGGTAGGAGTAACTGTTGGACTCAATGTAGGAGTAACTGTATTGGTAGGAGTGTTTGTTGGTGTATTGGTTGGTGTTACAGTATTAGTTGGAGTATTTGTTGGAGTTAAAGTTGGTGTAACAGTTTTTGTTGGTGTATTAGTTGGGGTGTTAGTAGGAGTTACTGTATTGGTTGGTGTGTTTGTGGGAGTATTGGTTAATGTAACGGATGGTGTTACAGTGTTGGTTGGTGTTACCGTTGGAGTATTGGTGGGTGTTGGGGTGCTCGTTGGAGTTGGTGAGGGTAACATTGTATAATCAATGTCACAAGAAGGTGCTGGTGTTGGTGAAACCGTCACAGTTACACTTGGTGTATTTGTTGGAGTTACAGTATTGGTTGGAGTTACAGTATTTGTCGGGGTGTTTGTGGGGGTAACTGTATTGGTTGGAGTCACTGTTGGACTCAATGTTGGTGTTACAGTGTTAGTAGGAGTGTTGGTCGGCGTGTTAGTTGGAGTATTGGTTGGTGTTACGGTGTTAGTTGGTGTTACCGTAGGACTCAATGTAGGAGTCACAGTATTGGTAGGTGTATTGGTTGGAGTATTGGTTGGTGTTACGGTGTTAGTTGGTGTTACCGTAGGACTCAATGTAGGAGTCACAGTATTCGTTGGTGTGTTTGTAGGTGTATTAGTCGGAGTTACGGTGTTGGTTGGAGTTACGGTATTTGTGGGAGTGTTTGTAGGAGTGTTGGTAGGAGTGTTTGTTGGAGTTACGGTGTTGGTTGGGGTATTGGTTGGGGTATTGGTTGGTGTAACGGTATTTGTAGGAGTATTTGTAGGTGTCTGAGTTGGAGTTACTGTATTCGTCGGTGTGTTTGTTGGGGTGTTGGTAGGAGTTACGGTATTGGTAGGACTTAATGTTGGAGTGTTAGTTGGAGTATTTGTTGGAGTTACTGTGTTGGTTGGAGTATTCGTAGGTGTAACCGTATTTGTTGGTGTATTAGTTGGGGTGTTTGTAGGTGTATTAGTTGGTGTCACAGTTTCTGTTGGAGTCACTGTAACAGTATTGGTTGGTGTGACTGTATTGGTAGGGGTTACGGTGTTGGTTGGTGTAAGTGTTGGTGTTTCTGTGGGAGTATTTGTTGGTGTGTTGGTGGGGGTATTTGTTGGTGTTTCGGTTGGTGTATTTGTAGGTGTATTAGTTGGAGCTACCGTATTTGTTGGAGTTACAGTTGGAGTGTTAGTTGGGGTAACCGTTGGTGTAACAGTATTGGTAGGAGTATTGGTTGGGGTTTGAGTTGGTGTAACGGTTGCAGTATTTGTTGGTGTTAGGGTAGGTGTTTCAGTTTGTGTTACAGTGGGTGTATTGGTTGGAGTTACAGTATTGGTTGGAGTTACAGTTGAGGTATTAGTCGGAGTGTTAGTTGGTGTTATGGTGTTGGTTGGGGTATTGGTAGGTGTTTCGGTAGGGGTAACGGTTGGACTCAGTGTTGGTGTTACTGTGTTAGTCGGAGTATTAGTTGGGGTGTTGGTTGGTGTTTCGGTAGGGGTAACGGTTAGGGTTACGGTGTTGGTTGGAGTATTGGTTGGTGTTTCGGTTGGTGTTTCGGTTGGTGTATTAGTTGGGGTAACAGTATTGGTTGGAGTTACAGTTGGGGTAACAGTTGGGGTAACAGTTGGAGTTACGGTGTTGGTTGGGGTATTGGTTGGTGTTTCGGTTGGTGTTTCGGTTGGTGTATTAGTTGGGGTAACAGTATTTGTTGGGGTGTTAGTGGGTGTTTCAGTCGGTGTATTAGTTGGGGTATTGGTTGGTGTTTCGGTAGGGGTTACTGTATGAGTTGGTGTATTGGTAGGTGTTTCGGTAGGGGTTACCGTATTTGTTGGAGTTACAGTTGGAGTTTCGGTAGGGGTAACTGTATTTGTTGGGGTGTTGGTAGGTGTTTCAGTTGGTGTATTGGTTGGGGTTACCGTATTTGTTGGGGTTACAGTTGGAGTTTCGGTCGGAGTAACAGTTGGTGTCTCGGTTGGTGTAACTGTATTCGTAGGAGTTACAGTAGGTGTGTTGGCTGGTGATTCGGTTGGAGTTACTGTGTTAGTTGGGGTAACTGTAGGAGTTTCAGTTGGGGTAACCGTTGGGGTATTTGTTGGGGTATTGGTTGGAGTTACTGTGTTAGTTGGAGTAACTGTAGGAGTTTCAGTTGGGGTAACTGTAGGCTCGTTTGTTGGAGTATTAGTCGGAGTTACGGTATTCGTAGGAGTATTTGTTGGAGTGATAGTATTGGTTGGGGTAACAGTAGGTGTTTTTGTAACCGTAGGTGTAACAGTAGGGGTTTTGGTAACTGTTGGGGTTGGGGTATTTGAAGTAAAGGTTGTTGGTGTTGGTGTTAATGATGGTGTAAGTGTTGGTGAAGGTGTAGGTGAAGGTGTAGGGCAAGGAATCTCAGCCACACAAGTTTTATCAAGTGACGGAAAATAAACTGAGTAAGTACCTAAGTAGTAGTTTGTGTCGTAATAATATGGCATCACGACAGTACCTAAATTCAAGGTACCGCCAGTACAAGGATAAAATGTGATAACACCAATTTCACCATCAAAATTACCTGTGTTTATTTTTATTAATGCCATTTAAATCTACAGTCTTATCTATATCTATTTTTATTATAAAAATATACTCATTTATTCGGGTATTGTCAACGTCTATTTTTACAGTTTTTATCATGGACAATCAAAAATGGAACTACTTAATTCCTCATTAGTTGGTTCTGTAGGACAATGGTTGGCATCGATATAATATTGACCGAGGTTGAATCCAATATTTGGATGTTTATCGTATTTGTGTTTCATCAGAATTTGGTCGCTGTTATTTCCATTGAAAACAACAACAAATTCATCAGTTAGTGGTGTATTGTCTAATTCAAAATTTAGATTGAAGTATAATCCTGTATCGCAATAATTTAAGTCGACATCAATTACTTCTATGGTTTTACCATATTTGTTTATTAAATAATCCCCATGGTTATATAATTCTTTCGGATGGTCACAACAAGGTTCAATAAAATCTGTTGGTTTTTTTTGTAATTCCTCTGGGAACCTATCGTCAAAAAAGTAAACACTATTTGTAGGTGTTCCAAAATTTTCAATGATTCTATTTGTATAAACTCTTAGTTGTGTTGTTGGTAAAACTTCAAAAACTTCATAAGTATTATTTTGGGTTAATCCTGTAATGATACTTTTCTTGATTGATGCTAAACATTCAATGTCTGTAATTTCAAGTTTTTGATAGTTGTACGTAAATGAATACCCTGATACAGGTCCATTCACAATTTGTTGGTGACTATATTCTGTACATTGTTTGTAAGATGCAGATAAAACATATTCCCCAACATTTAAATCACAAACACTTTTACCACTTATCGTACCACCACTAATATAACTTTCAATATTGTCATCTGTAGTTTGGTTGTCAATGGTTAATCCGCTATCAACTACTAAAACTATAGAGTCACATTTTAAACCATAGTTAAAGTTTGATTTGTATTCAACTTTTGGTTGTATTGTGTAACCTGTGTAATTGTCACAATATGTTGCACCTGAAACAACTGAAATTGGGGATGATATTGTTCCTTGGTAACCAACAATACTAAATAATTCTACGTGACTTTTTCCTGATGGTGTTGGACATGGGTCATGTTCAATTTTGGGTTGTAGACCTTCAATTTTGAATTTTACTTCTTTATTTGCTGCATCTACAATATTAAAATCTATTACATCATTTTCTGAAAAACCAGTTAATTTATATACACAATCACTAACTTTTTGAATGTAAACATCCGCATTTTCATTTGTTCCACTTACACAATTAGCATAAATGTTAAATGGCCATGTTGAACCTTGTTGGATACCTGTTTTGTATCCAATTACTTCAAAAAACACATCACTCACTAATGTACATCCACTGTTTGAGTCGCAATAAACGGTATTATCAGTATAAACTTTAACACTGATTCCATTTGTATTTTTTGTGATTTTGTAATCGGCATCAAATCGATAATCAAAATAGTCGACCACTGAACATTCGTTTGGACCTAATTTTACGGATGAAAACTTAACTTTTTCAACACCATTTTCATCAGTGTATGTTGTGTATTTTATTAATGGTATTGTTTCTGAAAAATATGTTTGGCCTGTGGTTCCCGTGAAAGCAGAATAGGGTTCATACCCTGCACTATTTCTTGTAATAGTTACGTCATCAATCAATACAGATAACGCCGATAACCATAGTTCTTTAATTTTAGTAACATCAGGTTCAAGATAATCTTTATAATCACATATTAAGGAAAGATTTACCGTATCACCACTGGTGACCCCACTTGTACATCCTGTAAATGGTTGTGCATCAAATAATTTTGCACTGTTTGAAGTGTTACTTGTTCCACTAACAATCACATACATAGAGGATGTTAGACCCGTGTAGTCGGCCCCACCATAAACTGTTCCATCAATTTCAATTACAGGATAGTAAGTAACACCTGTAAGGTTTATTAAACCTCTAAAATTATTTTCTTCACCTAAAATATTTTCTAAATCTTCCTCAATTACATTTTCAAAATCAGGGTATAGTTCCTCAATAAATTCTAATGGTTGACAATCATATCTATATTGATATTTTGGTCTACCAAACACGTTATTTTCTATTAAATTACCGCCGGTCCATTGAGTGGTTGATGGTACTAATTGTTCAACTAATTGTGGCCAATAAGGTGATAATTTATTAACAAATTCAATAACATTTATTTGATTATATGGTGTAAAACCTGTTGTTTGTGATATATAATCTCTATAGACATCTTCTAATTGAATATAATTTTTTTTGTAACGAATTTTGTTAGAATTTGTTACAAGTCCATGAATAAAGGTGTCTAAAAATTCAGCAAAAGTTTTACCTGTTTGGGGTAATAAAGTATTTGTACCAAAACTTATTAATAATTCTCTACTTTGTCTAAAGATATCATAATCTATACCTCGTGATGGTGAGATATAAATTCCAATGTTTTTTCTATTTAAAATTAATAAATAATCATCCTCAATTGGTTTTCCGTCTTTATTATCGACCGCGGAAACCAATTCATAACCGGTATCTAAACCTGGTAATGTTCTATATAAATCAAAGTATTCTTCTCCGTATGTGTAGTTTTTATTCTTTGTTTTAATTGTTTTGGTGTTACCCGTTAGTATTGAGTTACTACTGTCTAAAACGAGTGGAGTACGGTGTGATAATGTAATATCGTACCATCCTGAACCTTTACCAAAGAATATGTTTTCAGTTTCGTTATATGCTCTTCTTGGTAGTCCAGTTTTTTCGTCTACAGGGTAACCCTCTCTGTCAAATGTTGTTGACGCTGAGTAGTAAACTTTAGAATATGTGAAACCTGTACTATCAAAGGTGGCGTAAGAATATCTTTTGTTACCTTGAATCGCATCGTATATGTCTTGTTGTAAATTAAAACTAGATGGAATTGACGTTACTTTATAAATGTATTCATCAATCCTAATCAAAGGCTCGGGTGCCCCCAAAAATTTTAAAAAGAAATCAATAGAGGATTTTGTTCCTTTTGATTTATAAATGTGAGCAAGATTTATAAGTAATCTTCGATAAAACTCATACTCAGCTTCAATTAAATTCGTACCGGTTGATACTCCGTCATAATTTGATTGTAATCTTGAATATAAAACATCATTTAGACTATTTTCATCGAATAAATTTAATGTTGATAAACCTAAATTTTCTGCTAAGTTTTTTAAAAGTACATCAGGTAAATTATTAATTCCATCATAACTTACGTTTCTCATATAAGCTATGTTGTCTATGTATTTCTTTACACTATCAAAGCTTTGACCATATAATTGAAATACACTTTCAGCTCTTTTATCTTCGGTGTCAAATTCAAATAACTGTGGTGCGGCTAAAAATCTAACCATTAGATTAGATTTATACACATCTATCTCATCAGCAATATCTTTTAATTTACCAACATATAAATCGTAATCAAAACCGGTTATTTGTATGTTATAACCATCATTAGATATTGGCCAAGTTATTACAACATCAACCAAAGATGTTTTTGAATTGTCTTGAACATCTCTCGGTACTTTAAATGATGAAGTATAAATTGGATTTGTTTCTCTATTTAAAAGTGATTCCTCTAAATCGTCTAACCCTTCGAAAAATTCTTCAACTAAACCATCGTTTGGTCTTATCAATAAATTTTCTGAATATGTTGAACCAGTAAATGGTTGTCCATATACCTTTAAGTAAATTCTATTGTTTGTATTCGGTTCGCTGTATTCTAAAATTGGATATGGTGTGTTATTTGTAACAACAACATATTTTGTATAAGACGAATAAAAATTTCTTAATTCGTTTTCAGTTTCTGGTTTAACTACTGAATTAGGCTCAACAAAAACTAAATCAAAAGGATTGAATATTTTACTTCTTTCGATGTAAAAAGTTGTGGTATTGGTGCTATCGTTATATGTTATTCCACTAGCACTGTAATTAGAAACACCTATAGGACTGTCCGATAAGATTGAAATTCCACCCGGAAACTTGTTTATAATTCTAGTTAATGAAACTAAAATTCTACTTGTTAACGAACCAAATAAAGATTTATCGGCATATTTTTTGTTGCCCTTAAACCTTACTTCGTCAGTTCTCTTTTTTCTTGGTGTTGCTGATGTTGTTTGAATACCCTCAACCTCTTTTAACGTATCTAATGTTAAAAATTGAGAGAATGGGTTACTCGTAAAATTTTTAGAATCTTTGTCAGGGATAGACTTATCAAGCGCAAATACGGTGTTGGTTAGTGCAGATGAACCATCAGTTATCTGTCTACCAACTAAGAAATCATTAAATGTTTCCGCTCCGCTTGACGCTTGACTCGGTACTTTTCTCCTTGCCATTATTCTGTTATAGTATCAAAGTTTAAGGTTTCGTCTACGTCATTTCTTTCTTCACGAATCTCATATAATGTTTCATTAAATTCGTCTTTAACTTCGTAAAGATTGTATTGTCTATAGATGTTATTATTATTGTCATAGATGGTATAGATACCTTGTGAAACCGCTTTACTTTGATTACCATAAAGAGCATGTGCCAATGTTGAAGCATCATGTTCAACCATTTCTACCTCAATTGTGGTGGGATTTAAATATGTGTTTGTTAATATGATTTTTTGTGATGGTACACCAATAAATGGAACCGTATTTGGTTTATTTGTTGGTGCTGAAGATGGTGTTACTGTTAAAAACATCAAATTGGTTGCCTGTTCACTATACTGATATCTGATAGCTTTTTGTGATGTACTTGTTAAATTTGAAACAATTGGTGTACAGTAGAACGAAGATGTTACGATTCTATAAAAATTTGGAATTTTTTTATTGTCAGATGAATTAATGTACTCAATTCTATATCCAACAAGTCCTTGTGGTGTAAATTTATTTCTATCATCAGCAGGAACATTGGATAAGTCAATGACCAATCCTCTAACTGAAGGTAGAGACGCTAAAATTCCACAATCAGTAATTGAAGTTCTTATTTGTTTTGGTCTTATATGGAGTGTGTATACACCTAAATCCGCAAAATCGGATGCGGTTAATTTTAAGTTGTACAATCCACCTAAGATTTCAACATTAGGTGCTGAAGTATCATCCGTGGTGTTCGAATTATGATAAACAGGGGTTAATACTTCAGCTGAACTTAATTTCTTAAGAGTAACAGTCGAAGTGCTATTTCTATCCGCAACGTAATGAAAATAAATTTCAACGTCTTCGGGTGACACATCTGATGGTCTAATTATACCGTAACTACCTACTGCCATGTTTTTTTATAATAAATATGAAAATTATTGTTTTCTAATATTAAAATATCCGTTTCCATAAATTGATAATTCACCTGTGTTGTCAATTTCAGATAATCGTAATGTTTTTTCCATTACACCTTGTTTTCCTCTTTCAACAAAAATGTCAGAATAGATTACTGGTTCATCAATAAATCCTAAGAAATGTTCATTTCTTGTAATAACCTTATTGATGACTTCTTCTTTTGTAAATCCTGATGTTGTACCAGTAATTGTAGTGATTCCATCCTCAAAATCTTGATAATACAAATTATCAATTGTGTATGCACTGTAAGCCACACCATTTGTTACTCCTGTAGTTACACCTGAGTATGTATTTGAACCGTATAATTTTAATTCGCTAATTTTACTTTTACCAATTGCAGCATATGTAAATGTGGTATAACCTGTGTTGGTTCCATTATAGTCTAAATCGTTTAGATAATTTTGACTTTGACCCGATATGTTGGTGTATGGTATTGTGAACCCGGAGAATGTCCCTAATGGGTTAGAGACAGTGGTATTTGAAGGTACTTGTACTTTCTTTTTAGTTTCAAACTGACTCCATGGTGTGTTGATTGAAATTGATATGGTTGTTTCGCCGGTGGATGAATATGTTTTTGTTGCGGTAATTCCAGTTGTTGATAGAATACTTGTAGTCCCGTCTCCCCAACTGACAGTAAAATCGATAAAATGTATTTCAGAAACTTTACTCGTGTCCACCGTATTGTAAACCTGAACTGTGTTACCGGTCTGAGTATAAGAAAAGTTACAAATTTGTTCAACTTGTTCAAGTTCCCCATCAAAACCAACCATTACACCCATTTCGTCAACGTGTGTTTCTAAAAATATCGGTAACATGTGTTCACCATACGCCTCCCCTTTTGTAATATTGTTCCAACCATATAGTTCTAAAGTTAAATCACAACCAGCGTCTCCGTAAGAGTTGGTTGGTATGGTGGTTCCCGTCCACATGTAGTATCCATTACTAACAGTACCACCAGTGACGTTATACACTATAAAACCATCTAAAGGGTCAAGATATTGAGACTCCGACCACGATATTAAACTACCCAAACTATTGTACCAATATGGACCATCGTTTGAATACAATTTAACATTAGGAATATTTTTCCTAAGTATTTCGTATTTTGTTGGTGATTTAATATCCATTATTGTTTTCTTTCATAAAAATTTATTGGTGCGGTTACTATTCCTTTTCTTGTACCTAATGAACCATTATACGCATAAACTATGTATGAATAATTTGTTCTATCTATAATTACTTTATAGTAGACATCTTCTTCTTCAGCATACGGTGTTGTTGCATTTACATTTTTTGATTTATTTACAAAATCAATAACACTTCCGTCTTTTGCATTATAGTACTTGGCGGTCATATAAAATGTATTTCCCGTAATATTTGTTTCATCAAATGGTGAATCATCCGCAAACCAAAAAAAGTACATATTTTCCGTATTTCTGTAGTTTGAACCAGTGAAAACAGGGACATAAACAAAATCGTTTAGAGGTAACGTAGCTCCCGACGGTGTGCCTGTATAATATATTCTTTCACCAAGAGGGAGTGATAAATTCTTTGCAAAAACCAATCTTCTATTCGTTTGATTTGGTGATGCGTCATTATTAGTTTTGTAAAACTCTAATCTGAAAAAACTTTCTGTTGACTGTTTTAACATTTTAGAATTTTCTTCCATTGTTATTCCAACGTCTTCATAATTTTGTGAGTAATTACCAAAACTATTCAAAAAATAAAAATTATACCATATGTCCGTTTGGTTAAAAGTATTATCAGTTACCGGTGAAACTTGGTCATATGCGGTATGTATGTATCTTACAGTTTCATAATTTTCAGTTGGGTTGATGATTTCATATAAAATCTCTTGCTCCATCTGCTCAGCATTATCAGTCCAACCCAAATCTGTTTTAAACATTTGGTTTGATGGAATTATAATTGTTTGGTCATTATTTTTAGCAAGAATTTTCATATTAACATTTAAACTTGTTTACGTTCTTAACTTTATCTTGTTTATTCCTGTAGATATTTTCGTTTCGTAAATAAAAATCAATATCACTTTTTACATAATGTATATTATTAATAAAAGGAAAGTTGGTACCGAAACCATCAGGGTCAATAAATCCATGGTCGTATAAATCTCTCCATTTCCATAACGCCTCGTCTTCAAAATATTTTGAATTCTGTGGTAATCCGTATACTTGATTTGTTGTTGAAGTTTCAATATATGGTGACAATTGTCTTAGTTTTACTCTATGGTGTGGTTGATAATAAAGACCATACATGTTTGTCATTGAACCACCTGAAAAGGTTACAGTTGTACCCGTTTGTCCATAATCAAAAACAAATAAAGGATTAGAGAATCTGTGATATGATTCACTTATAATTCTTTCTTTTAATTCTGAACGATTGTATTCAACAAAGGCACCATGTAAAACTGTACCAACAGGTAAATCTACACCTGTTGTAAAATTATAGGTTGTTGCACTAATCGTTCTCGAGAAACCACTTGTTAATATGGACGTTTCAGTAGTTCCTGTACCATTAAAATGTTCGTCAACCCATGTATCATGAAAATTGAATTTCCAACCAACTTTAGGTGGGTATTCAAAATAACCGTTTCTATTGGCCAAAATGGTACTTACATAAACTTCAGTTGGTAAATAACCTAAATTATTAGTTAATCCCGTAAGAACAAATGGTTCTTTGAAATCATAAATTAATGATTCCATCATATTCCTTTCAACCAAAACATCAGAAACACCAGCACTATTTTCTAAAAGTAATTTTCTTTCGTTTTCCCAAATAGATGACTCAAATCCAATTTTGTCTAATATATAATCTTCCCTTTCTGTTAGTGTTTTGTGTTTGTGAACGTAATAATTAGATGTGGAACCTGTTATGTCATTTCTGTCAAGACATCGTTTACCAAAAACAACTGTTGAAAGTGTTGAACCAGAGGGTAATTCGGATTTAGATATTTCTAAAACATATTTTTCAGAATTATATATTGAGTCACCAACACTTATAATTGTGAATGTTTTACCCGTGACATTTACCGCGTTATTAAAACTACCTCCGCTTAGTGTAATAAATTCACCCGATAACATTCCGTGTTCTACAGGACTTGTTAACTTGTATGTGTTACCATTGCTTTCAACCCTAAAAGGTATTCCATCGCCTGATGTAAAACTAAAATAAGTTCCACCACTTAATGAATATTTCATCGGATAAGCACTGTCTTGACCATAAACATATGAAAGGTATATGTTCCAATTGTGATATGGTGCTTGTATGGACGATATTGAGGTGTGTTCAGTTTCTCCTGAATAAGCAAAAATGGGACTGTACGTTGTTAATGATGAAATAGTTTGTATAGTGTTTATTTGTCTTACCACATCTTTTCTTAAAAAAGCAAATTCTTGGTAGGGTATGAAACCTGTAAAATCATTATTACCACCGTCACCAACCAAATACAGTCTTTTTAATAATGGATTATATTCAGATGAACCACTATAAAGATTTCTAAAAACCATTTTTAGTTTACCATGAATTTTATAGCTATTACTTTCGTTCCTTTCTTTATTAAAGAGCTCCGCGTTACTTAGAATAATTGTTCTGTCACCTTCTCTTAAAAGATTCTCAGTTTCCTCTAACCCAACACGAATTGTTTGGTCTTCATTGATTGAACCAAAAAATTTTTTAGATGGTAATATAATCCTTTTTTTATCCATTATTCTTGAGATGGGAACGCACCTTTTGGTCCAAATAATTTTATAAATTTATCAACCGCAGTTGCGCCTGGTCTTAATCCAAAATAAAATAAGAATGGTGTTGATAATATTTGTTTATTACCAGTATAATTTACTTGTGTTGGTTTTAATATAAAATCAACATCATTATTCCACGGTTTTGAAGCCCATCCCCCCACCTCTCCAACTCTAATCCACAAAGTACCTGCATCCGGTGATAAAGTGGTTCCTGATGTTATATGTAAAACAGTAAACCCTTCCTCTTGATTGTTGTAGTTTAGATGCACGTCGTTTGTATCTTCAACATCAAACGAACCATCGTTAACATCAGCACCTGCGATTGTGAATGTATCTCCCGAATATGTTTTTGTCATCGGAAATAAAACATAATTATATGTTGAATCACCCGTAAACGCATAATTATACGTCATTCCTTGTAATCTCTGAGAAACAACAGTGGCATAATCCCAAGATTGTCCATATCCTTCACCAAAACCTTGTCCGTCCTTATCCCAATAAAAAAATGGAACAATTTGTGACGATTCTGTTAACCTACCTGGTTCATTTAGACAAACTCTAACCCTATAACCGTCATCGTCTAAAACAAAATTTATCGGCATTGGTCCATTCGTTGTTCCGGATTGTGATTTAAATAATTGAACATAATCATCAGGGTCAAGAATTACAGGACTGTATTGACCATAATATCTATTTTGTAAATCAAATTCCTCAATACCGGCTTCATTGTTAATTGATATTAATTGTAAAACGTCACCATTTAATATTTCTTTATTAGTGTTAAACGGGTAGTATGAAGTGTATCCATTATTAGAGAAAAAATCTTTATAATTATAATTGGCGTTTGTGTCAAGTCTGTAATTAATGTAAAGACCCAACATTTCTTTAAAATTTTGATACGATGTTGAACCTATACTTCTAACAATAGAGCAATTTGGGTCTAATGTTGGGTCTACACAAATTTCTTTAATAAATTCATCTCTTGGACCTAAATCCATTATTGTTGTTGGGTGTCTTAGGGTACTGAATTCAGAACCTGATGCCGTTTTTTGGAAAATCGAGCCGTTCCATTTTGTGGACCTGTAATAAAATTTTTTTACTGCGTCATTTGATGTTTTTTCTGAAACTTTATAATATAGTAAATTTTGACAGTAATTGGTCCCTCTGACGTTCAAATCTAAAGTTTCTTCATTGTCCCATCTCACTCTAGCTTTGAAAGGGAACATATAAAGAGAACCCGCTAACCAGTTGTCAAAAAAGGAATAATTAGCAATACCTTCGCAGAAAACTTTATTTACCAATTTTCTTCTTGCATATTCTCTGATTAATTTAAATTGTACATCTCTATTGTCTGTATGAGCCGCGGGAATTACTGTGTAAACACCAAATCTAAATTCAGAAAAACCACTTCTCGTGTCACATTTTATCGAACAAGGGTTTTTGGACAAGTCATTAGCTGCTGCTTGTCCAACTACCATTAAGTTTAAATTATTACAATTTGTACCAGGGTTTGCCGTTGTTCCACTATAATCGGCAGTAGTACCGCTTGCACAGTAACTTATTTTTACAATACCACTATCGTCATATATTGTATTTTGAGATAAACACCCTTCGGGTAAAGATGTGGAATCAAACGAGCTTGTTGTTGAACCGGTTATCGGGTAATTTGAATCGTATATTTCGTAAGTGAATCCCGACCAAACATAATCTTTTGGGATTGTTGGGTCGTTCCATTGTAACCACGAATTTGCGGACGCTAAATCTCTACCTAAAACACCTGTTGTTGAACCACAAGTATAGTTTCTGTAAAGAAAAGTATAACTATTTCCTGTTGTTAATCCACTTAATGCTGTAATATCGGCCGTTTGTGCACCTGAATGAGCTAGATAAGAAGTAACCCTTATGTAATAATTTCTATTAGGATTTACTATTATATTGTTTATAATTGTTGATAATGATTGTCCATACGTGTAACCCGTATAATAATAAGATGTTAAACCACTTGAGGGTGATTCACTTAAAAAATATTCTCTTTCAGTTGGGTCATAGTCACATATAAAAATATCTGTCACCGTGGAATCACAGGTTCCTGTTACCACGGGTACACCATCTCCACCAGCGTAGGACATAGAACCATCTCTAGCGCAAACACCTGTAACTGATGACCCACTAAATGGTATTGATTGGGATTGAATTGAGTTATTAGTACAATCTCTCCAAGTATAGGTGGTTGTGCCAGTAGTTGGTGGTGGTAAAGTGTATGTTGTACAATTAACCAAAAAAGTAAGTTTGTCTCGAACCGCGGTACCACTAGCGACTTTTTGATATATGTTAGAAGGGTCGGTGTCAGTCGACGAATCTTCCGTAAAAACTTGAATTTCATCACAAGATTCACATTCGGGATATATTGTTAAACTTAATCTTACTGTTCCCAATGCTTGTAATGGTTCAATAATTGATTCATCCCACCCGTCAAAAGGTGCCCAATAAAAAGTCCATCCTAAAATATTCCAAGGACCAATTCTAACTTTTTCATAAATTAATTGAAATGGAGCAATGATAATTTGAACAGCACCAACAAAGGCGGTATATATGACTCTTTCGAACGCATTAATAATAATCGCCAAAAGAATTGCAAAACTAAACTTTCTCCACGCATAATTTATTGGTGGGGTGACAACACTTGATTCGCAATCTTCTTCCGCTTTTGGTGCAATATCTTTTATACCTAAAAAGTTGTCTTTACCACCTTTAAAATGCCCACCCATGTAAGATGTTACAGTGTAGACTTTGTTATATGTAAATCTATAGAAATAATCCTCAGGATAATAACTTCCATAAGTCTGATTGAATATTACTGATGAACTTGTGGCTGAAGTTGGGTAGTCGTCCCAATTTAATGAAAACGCATATGAACCATCAACGTCGGAATTGTACTCCCTAATGTTTGGTATCAAATAACTAGCAACATATCTAACCCTACCTAAAGTTTCATTTTTACCTGATATTCTGAATCTATAACAAGCCGATGTTGGTATTCCTTTGTTAGGGTCATTTGTTGTTTCATTTTCACCAAATTCATTTGTGTACACAAAATCCATGTTCATGGGTAATGGGACCACAAATGAACCATCGTCCTCGATATCTTCTTGTATTTCGTATCTCTCAAGTATTGGTCGACCACTACTGTCTTTATTTGGTGTAAACCTTATTATTTCAATAACAGCATCAAATGTGGTTAAATCACATTTTCGACCCATCTCACCTCTTGGTCTACAATTTTTATTTATTGTATTTTTACCTTTATCCGAATATATTGAACCTAATAGATACGCTTTTGGCTCTACTTTAACCCCTTTACTTGATAAATCAAAATCAGTTCTGGTTAATCCAATTTCACATAAATCTTCGTTACCCCAAAAAGGATAAACTTCTATAGTTTGATTAAAAGAAACTATTTGAGGTAAAGTGTCTAAATCATTTGACGCTTTGTACGAATATGTATTTTTGAATTTGTCAACACCTAAACCTTGTCTAATAAAATCGTCAGGTCTAAGTGAAAAACACCCAATATCAGATAAATCTACATCAACATGAATTGTTTGTGTCCCTACAGGAACACCCCAAATCATGAAGTCACCAGCATCGTTTGTTTTTACAGTGTATTTGTAATATTTTTCATAAACCTCAAGAACCTCTTCTCTCGTTAAAATATCTTTTTGGTCAGGGAATGTACCGGTTGGTTCGTGTCCACCGTGTTGTTTTCGACTTGGTAAAAGATTATATCTATATCCTTCATCATTTTTACTATCTACCGTGGTAAATGGATATAACTCAGAAATTACGGGGTCGTTTGAATCTTCTTCGGATATTGGAATGAAAATAGAAACTCTAGCATTTGGAACACCGAATCCATTGTTTACAAAGATTCTTCCACAAACAACACCATAGTCCGCACACATTGAGGAGTATACCTCCGTCTGTGTGAATTTAAGGGATAATATTTCCAATAAGTCAAAGTCGTTTTTTAATTCGACAACAACTTTTTGGTCTTTACCTATATTTGTGGAAATTCTGTGTTTCTGCATTATTCTATAAATAGAAAATTATGGATTTCCAGAAAAATAAATAAAAATTAAATTAGAATGTAGTCGTTCCTAATGTTTTTACTCTAACTTTTATATCTTTCTGAGGAAATCTTATTTGATATATTTGGTTAGATTTCATATAGATAGTCATATCGGATTGAGCAATTTCTTTTGTGGTTGGGTCAATATATGATTGTAACACTTCAGAAGATGAATATTCTCCACCTACGTTATTGAAAACTCTTATATCGACAGCGTTTACCACTCCATTTACTTCACCTATTGTTTTATATAAATCACCAACAAATAATGGGTCACCCATTTTTCTTTTTTCAATTGAAAAATAACTAACAGTATCCTCGATAATAGTTTTAACAATCTCTGTTTGGTTACCATTTTTATCAATAACAACGTCAATCTCTAGTGTGAAATCAACCACTTCACCGCTTTGAACTTCTAAAAAGTCATTAACCATTCGGTACTCGGCTAAGTAAGATAAAATGTTGTTTTTTAATGTGTTTGAAACAGTATCAATAAGATTACCATTCTCATCATATGACAATAATTTAATTTTTATTTTATTGTCTTCTTCCATCACGTTTACCTTAGCGGGAGCCCCATATGTTGATGGCATTGTCTCAATTAAAGATTTATAATCATTAAGAGTTACCGCCCTATTTTGTGCAGAGAAGTTATATGCTATCATGTTTCTAACTTCTTCAATTGTGGGTTGGTCCGCACCTCCAACAGCTGGTGTTACGTTGGTTACGGTTAAAGAATTTTGTACTTGAGTGTTCGTTGATGAGTTAGGTCCATTAATAGAAAATTCAACATTATCTACACTTGTAATAATATCAATACCGAGATTACTATCCTTACCTCCTCCAATTCTATATTTTATGAATAACGTTGTATTTGATTTCGGTAAAGCACCTAATGATAGGTTATTCAAATACGTTCCAAGACTTACTCTTAAAGTACCTTGGTTATAGTTGTCCAAATTATCCAATGGATTAACATTACCAGAACCAAATGTTACCGAAAAATAATTTTCGGGAGTATATTCTGTAATAAATTTATTTGTAACTGGAACGTATGTTCCCGATATGAAATTATCACTATCAGATGCCGATGTTGGGTCGGGCACAAATACTTTATCTTGTATTAATGATTTTACTTCGTACCATTTATTTTCAGAACTTAAAAATTCAGAGTTAGTTGGATTATTTACAAAGTTTGTTCCCTCTTTATGAATTACTCCACTCACCCCTAATATGTTTTGTTCAGGTAAGAATATTTTTAAGAAAGGTTTTTGGTCAACTTCTGTTATAACTTTTCTATATATTCTTGTTACACCATTTACAACAGCTTCTCTTTTTACAATTGAGTATGATATGAGTCTATTATTACCATCAAAATTTGGGATTTTTAATCTGTTTGGTTCACCTCTTTTATTGAAGGGATTTGAGAAATCAATATCGTCGATGGTTTCAAAAACTTGTCCCCCACCCGATACTTGTGCACCTGATTTTATAGTCCCCAAATAACGCTCATCTTCTTTATCTCCTCTAACAGGTACTTGTATTGTAAAATCACACAAAGAAACCGATGGTCTATTACCTGGTATTCTCATACCATATGTTTTGGCAATATGATACAATGATTGTCTTTGTTGTGCAAAATCTAGCATTGTCTCTTGCCAAACCCTATCAATGTGAAAATGTAAATTGTCTGTCACAGCGGCATTTAAATCCAATAAAACAGAATAAATTGATGCGTCATTTGTATTCTTAATCAAATCGGGATAATATTCCCTTGTGAGATTAACTAGTTCCTGTCTTAAACTCGCAAAGTCTCTGACGGCGTATGATATTTTTTTAGCCATATTATATGTTAATAATTATAAAATCGGACGAAACAAAAGGTTCGTTATTTATGTCATAGTCAATTCGAACTTTTGCGGTATATGGTTTGGTTGAATAATCAGAAACTCTAAACAATCTTGAGTCCTCATCTTCTTGTGGGCTCATAGATTCTTCAGGGTCTTGGTCAGCGGGTGTAACTCTAATTGATTTTATTTCTAAATTAGGTATGTATAATTTCACCGCAGTTCTTATTTCATCTTCTATCTGACCCCATGTTACAGCGTCATTTGGTTCAAAAATAAATTCATATAATCTAGTCCCAAAATCAGGTAAATAATATCTTGAACCCTTTCTTGTTAATAACAAGTGAATCAAGTTTGCACGAATCTCTCTCTCAGGGGTTTCGGTCATAACCAAAAAATCACCCTTAGGACTAATTCTGAATGGAAAATCTATACCATATGTAATCGCCATACTAATAAATATAACTAAAGAACAAATACTAATAAATAAAAAAATCCCAACCGAAGTTGGGATTATATATTGTTTGATTTTTTTGCTCCTGTATAATCAAACAAAGTAGATGTATGGTTAATTATAAAATATCAATGGAGCCACCTACAGTTACGAGCCACAACCTTCACATTCAAAAGGAGAATCTGTTGGTCTTGATGGTATTGACATCTCCACGACTTCTTCTTCTTTTTGATTATTTTGGTTGTATGAAGTATTTTGTACTTCTTTAGCTTCAACTGTGGGTTTTGCTGTTGAGGTGTCGATTCCTAAACCCTTTAATGGGTCAACAGCAGCTCTGGTTCGTAAATAATACATACCCGTTTTTAAACCAAGTTTCCATCCATAAAGATGTGCGGCTAAAACTTTGGTTTTGTTTGCGTTGTCAATAAATAAATTTAAAGACTGTGATTGGTCAATGTAAATTGACCTGTTTGCCGCCATGGTTAAGATTCTTTTTTGAGACATTTCCCAAACTGTTTTGTAAACTTCTTTCACATCAACAGGTACCTCAGGAATGTTTTGAACAGAACCATTTTCCATGATTAGTTTTTTCTTTAATTCGTCAGACCACAATCCTCTTTCAAGTAATTCATTTACGAGATGTTTATTGATTACAATAAATTCACCTCCTAATGTTCTTCTTGAGTAAAGGTTAGATGTAAATGGTTCAAATGCTTCATTATTACCAAGAATTTGTGCGGTAGATGCTGTTGGCATAGGAGCAACTAATAGAGAGTTTCTTACACCATGTTTAACAACATCTTTTCTTAGTGACTTCCAATCCCATCTTCCACTTGTGTCCTTGTCTGTTTTACCCCATAACTCGTATTGAAATTGACCTTTAGATAACGGAGAACCTTCAAATGAAGAGTACGCCCCGTTTTCAACAGCCAAGTCTTTAGACGATGTGAGAGCCGCGAAATAAATTGTTTCAAATATTTCTACTTGTAATTTGTCCGAATCCTCACTTTCAAAAGGTAATTTTAACATACAAAACACATCCGCCAATCCTTGTACACCTAAACCAACTGGTCTATGTTTCATGTTTGAAAGTTTTGTTTCCTCAGTAGGGTAAAAATTCAAATCAATAACGTTGTTTAGGTTTTTCACAACTTGATATACATTATCATAAAGTAGTTCATGATTAAATTCTTTATTAATGATGTATTTTGGTAATGCGATTGACGCTAAATTACAAACCGCTTGTTCTGTTGGGCTTGAGTACTCAATAATCTCGGTACACAAATTAGATGATTTAATTGTACCTAAGTTCTTTTGGTTTGATTTGTAATTAGCAGCATCCTTGTACAACATGTATGGGGTACCGGTCTCAATTTGTGCCGTTAAAATTGCGTCCATTAATTTTCTCGCTTTAACAACTTTTCTTGCTCGACCCTCTTTCTCATACCTTTCGTACAATTCTGTGAATTCTTGAGTAAAAGAAAATGGGTCATCATAAGCGTCTGACAAACCAGGAGCTTCATCAGGTGAAAATAGTGACCACTCCCCGTCTTCCTCAACTCTTTTCATAAAAAGATTGGGTGTCCACATCGCTAAGAATAAATCACGAGCCCTTAATTCTTCTTTACCGTGATTTTTTCTCAAATCAATAAATTCAAAAACATCTGCGTGCCATGGCTCAAGATAAATCGCGAAAGAACCTTTTCTTTTACCACCCTGATTAATCCAACGAGCGACTTCATTGTATGTTTTCATCATCGGGAGTAGTCCGTCTGATTCACCACCTGTTCCTTTAATATATGAACCCTTGGCTCTAACATCATGAACATGTAGTCCGATACCACCAGCCCATTTTGAAATTTTAGCAACATCTTTAATTGTGTCAAACAAACCATCAATGTCATCACCTTTATTACCAATTAAGAAACAAGAAGACATTTGTGGTCTACGAGTACCGGCATTAAACAAAGTTGGAGTTGCGTGAGTGTAAAAATGTTGTGATAAATCGTCATAAATTCTCAAAGCAGTTTCTAAGTCACCATTACAAATACCAACAGCAACTCTCATGTACATATATTGAGGTCTTTCAACGATTCTTCTTCCGATTTTCAAAAGGTAAGAACGTTCAAGAGTTTTAAATCCAAAATAATCAAAATCAAAATCTCTCTCTTGAACAATCGCACCATCTAAAGATTCTTTGTTTTGAATCACAAATTGATAAACCTCATCTGATATTAAAGATGAATCTTTTCCTGTTCTTGGTTCAATAAATGAGTGAAGTTCTTTAATACATTGGGAAAACTTTTTTGGTGTCGTTTTATGTAGATTTGACACCGCCAATCTTCCAGCTAATTTAGCATAGTCTGAATGTGTTGTTACCATAGACGCAGCCGTCTCGGCTGCTAATGTGTCCAACTCAGTTGTAGATATACCATCGTAAATCCCTTGAGTAACTTTAAGAGTCACTAATGTTGGGTCAATGTATTCTAAATTCAAATCATCACAGAAATATTGTATTCTTCTGGTGATTTTGTCATATCTCATTTCTTCCAATGAGCCATCTCTCTTTTTTACTTTCATAATCTAATTAAAAATCTATATCTTCAAATGATGTATCCATATCTTCAATGGAAACGTTATTATTCACACCAGCTTTTTGATATTCAGCAACTCTTTTTTCAAAGAAATTAGTCTTACCTTGAAGAGCAATATTTTGCATGAAATCAAATGGATTTTCAACATTGTAGACCTTTGAACAATTTAATGACATTAATAGTCTATCGGTCACAAATTCCAAATATTGAGACATCAAATCTGAATTCATACCAATTAGTTTAACAGGTAGTGCCTCTAAAATAAATTCTTTTTCAATCTCTAAAGCTCCACAGATAATGTCTTTAATTCTCTTCTCACTTAATTTATTTTCAATATGGTGATTAAACAAATGACAAGCAAAGTCACAGTGCATTCCTTCATCTCTTGAAATAAGCTCATTTGAAAAGGTTAAACCCGGCATTAAACCACGTTTTTTGAGCCAGAAAATAGAACAGAATGAGCCAGAAAAGAAAATACCCTCAACAGCAGCAAAGGCAATAAGTCTTTCAACGAAGGTACCCTTTTCAATATACTTTAACGCCCATTCCGCCTTTTTCTTAACAGCAGGGATTGTGTCAATTGCATTAAATAATCTACCTTGTTCTTGTTTATCCTTGATATATGTATCAATCAACAAAGAATAAGTTTCACTGTGAATATTTTCCATCATGATTTGGAAACCATAAAACATTTTAGCTTCCGTATATTGTACCGCATTCACAAAATTCATTGCAATGTTTTCATTTACAATACCATCCGAAGCGGCGAAAAATGCTAATACGTTTTTAACAAAATGTTGTTCATCTTCATTTAGTTTGTTTTCCCAATCATAAATGTCTTGAGCTAAATCAATTTCTTCAGCAGTCCAAAAACATGCTTCTTGTTGTTTGTAAAGTTTCCAAATGTCGTGGTGTTCGATTGGAAAAAGGACAAAACGTCCTGGATTTTCTTTCAAAATCTTCTCTGTCATGGTGATAATAATTATTAATTTCTGTTTAAAGTTTCCTGTCTTTTGGTGAAAGCTTCTCTCACCCTGTCAGCAGCGTTTTTTTGTTTCTCCTCTTTATGACCAAGGAGTGTTGTTTGAGACTCAGTATCAATGACTAACAGTCTATTGTCAAATTTACAATTCTGCCAAATAATTCCGTCACGACCAATTCTTGACTTAAGTAAAGTCATGGTTGCTAAGTTATGTTCTTTTTGTTCTATGGTTTTACCTATTGATAAAATTACGTGGGCAATTTGCGCTTTTTTAATTGACCCACCCATTTGGTCACTGTTTACAACTTCAGATGAAATAGATTCTCTGTTACCCTGAGTAGCCGTCCATATAACAATTCCAAATTCACTTGTCATCGCTTCTAAACTTCTCATTACTGAACCTTCACCTTTCCATTCTTCACCGAAATTAGATTTTTCGGGACTGATACAGTCGACATAATCAATAACTAAAAGGTCAATCTTTTTACCTTCTGAAATTCTTTTTCTCAATCGAGATTTAATCTCAGATATTGAAACTGAATCACTTGGTAACTTTAAAATATCCAAGGTTCCTTTACTTTGAGTTTGAACCTCGTTTATCTTTTCTTTTACAAAATCTTTATTTTCAGGTTGTTCATCGGGTGCAATTCCTGACCAAATTGTGTAATGTTTCTTTTTGATGTTATCGGGATTGTCTTCAAAAAATATTTGAAGAACATTGTACCCATGTAAGTAAGCAGTATTTGCAAATAATGATAATATGGTCGTTTTACCCGTACCTGTTGGTGCTAATACAACACCAAGTTCCCCAATACCCAAACCACCTTTTAAAGCGGTGTCAAGACCCTCTATACCTGTTGGTATTGGTTGTCTATTATCTTTTTCTAAAGCGGCGTCGATATTGTGAAAAACATCCATACATTCTTCAGGTGGTAATCCGACTTGTAGTGCCTTTTGAATAATACCTTCAATCTTATGATACTCTTGGAATTTACCATTTTCAATAATGGTTGTTACCATTTTAAGTTCCTTCTTTAAATTTTGTTGTTTACAAAAATTCAAAGCCTCTTCTCTGACCATTGGGTCATCTACGGTATTTTCTTTGATGTCGTGAATTGTATCTAAATGTATTCTCGCGGTTTCTTGTGAACCCATTTCAAGAATTATAGTTTGACACAAACTTTGATAATCAGGAATTTTCCCATATTTCTGATAGTACTCTTTGATATGGGAGGTAATAAATCTAAAAGAACTATTATCAAAATATTTGCTCTCGATTACATCAATAATCTGTTCACCGTACTTTTTATCCTCTACAATTGATTTAATTAACGTTTGTTGAAATGACGCTCCGAGAAAACCAAAATTTTTTTCTGACATAGTTTTTTATTTTTTTATAATTGATAGTTTAAATAAGTTGTTTCCAAATCTCTAGATGATAAAATGTCGGTTAAATCTGACAAATATCTCTTTAAATAAGGACGAATGTCTACCGTATATCTAACCTTTGGGTGATAGACTTTAGCGGAAAACATCCTTTGAATAAATACATCGTCACCCATCTTAATCTCGAGCAAAAAGTACTCTTTTTCATTTTGTTCATCGGTTTCTGCACTATCCAAACCGTAAAAATAATCACGATTTTCATGTAGATAATCCAATGTTTTTGTTTTCAAATCTACACCAATATCGTCACAAATATTTTTAACGTAATAGTGTAAATCCATAGAACGTCTCGACTTTGGGTTATGCTCTCTTACATTGAAGAAGCGCTGACAGATAATGTTTCCTTCTAATGTCAAAAGGAACTCGAACTTTGTTACTTCTTGATTACTCATTGTTTTTGATTTTAATTAATTTTTTATTCTTTTCTTTTCTTGTTAATCTTAAAAATGGATTGAGGAAGTTTATCCACGCATCATCCGATTTTGGAAGTAATAAAAATATACCATCTTCCATCATCATCTTCATGGTGTTTTTATATGACCGACCTTCAGGGTCAATCAAATCGTTTATTAATGAAGTTATAGATTCCCTTGCTTCATCAGTTAAGAAAGGATTATCAAGACTTACAATACGACTATTGACATCAAAAAATTCCTCACCTAATATCCCATATTTGGTAACACCTGTCAGAAGATTCTTTACAAGACGATTATCGTTGTCTTCCTCAAATAAATTGTTAAATCTTTCAAGAATAAATTCAACGGTAATCTCTTCGGTTTTAATTTCAGGAACTAATGAAATTAATCTCCTGACACCTAAATTTTTGATGCCCGCAATATTATCCGATGGGTCACCACAAATCATCTTGACCAATTTTATATTCTGTATAAGAATTTGTTCATGGTCATAAACGAACATATCATTTGGTTGGTATATTTTACTGTGTGAGGGATTAAAGAGTTTGGTATTTTCTGAAACTAATTGAGTCAAATCACCATCTGAAGAAAAAATTATTTTGTTTTCTTTTGGTGAGTTTTGAACATAATATGCGATTGAATCGTCTGACTCACAGAATTCATATTCACCTTGTCTAACAAATAGTTCTTCAAGATATTGTTTAATTCTGTTTCTTTGTTTTCCGTAAGAATGTAATTCTTCTTCAGACCTGATACGAGATTTTCTATTCTCTTTGTATTGATGGTAGAACCTTTTTCTTGTTATAGAACCATCTTGTCCATCCCAAAAAACGACAATCTTATCCAAATGATGGATTTCAATTGTTCGTCTTAAGGTGTTTATAAAATGATATATCCCACCAATATGTTCCCCCTTATAAAAGTGATTTTTTAATCCAAAAAAACCAATAGTAAGTAAATTGTCACCATCTACCAATAATACATTAGACATTAATCATCACTCTTATAGGGTTAAACAAAAATTAATCTTCTTCTTCGAAATCGTAAGTTGTTGATTCCGCTAAATCAAAGTCGCTAGACCCTAATTTTTCTTTCCAAAAACTTGAATATTCTTTTTTATACGACTCCAAAGCTTCTTTGGTGTCGGCAATATATCCATTATGGACAACGATAACTTTACCGTCTTTGTAACCTAATCCATTAACGTGGTTTTTAAGGATTGAAATTTTGGTTCTAACAGCGTAAACAATTTTTCTACCGTCTTTGGTTGCATCAATGTGGTTGATACCTGATTTTTTCTGATTACCAAATAAGAAGATAAGTGAAGACGCTAATTTTAATGCTTCACCACCTTTTGGTTTGATTTCAGGTTGACCCATTGGATTGTCAGGTAATTCTACCCATGGTTGATTCACCACAACCATTGTCAAATAATATGACGAGTCTTTAGATGGGTAATCTTCTTTTTTTGATTTGGTAATTCTTGAGTGAATACCCATACCAATTTTATCGGATAATGCACTTGCGTTGTGTTGTTTACCACCTTTACCATCAAAAGTCATCTTACATGGTATTGAACCAATTGAATCCCAACAAAATAAAATGTGTCTTGGGATTTCACCTTTTTCATGAGCATCAATGATGTCATTTATAAAATCGGTTGCTTGTTCAATATAGTCAAATGAATCATTGAAAATAAAATCACCTGTCCACTCGCCATTCGCATCTTTTTCAGCTTGGAAACCAAGTTCAATTGCGTGTTCCCATTTCCATTTTCTTTCAGTGATAATAAGTACGGGTAAATGGCCTTTCTTTTGTGCATCAACCGCAGCTAAAATCATTGCGGTTGTTTTTGATGAGTTTGTATGTCCTAAGAACATATTAATACCTCCCATCACGGGTCCTGGTAATCCACATGCGTTGTTAAACGCCTCACCACAATAATAAAAGTTTTCATCCTTATATTTTGTTTTTGATGAGAATTTGGATATATAATCGAATTCTTTTTTCTTGATTGCCATTGTATATTTTCTATTGTTTTTAATTAAAAAAGAAGAACTTGGACACAATGTCTAAGTATGTGTCCAAGTTCATTTTAATTAGAATGGTAGGTCGTCATCCCCCTCCATGTCTTCTTGTGGGTCAACTTGAGGAACTGATGTTTTTGTTGGTGAAGATGGTTTAGACATTTCAATTTCTTGAGTGGAATTTGAAACATATTTACCAGTTGTTGTATCCCATCTTGGGACTTCACCTTTAGCAATCATTTCTAAATACTCTTCAGGTTTTTTAGAATATACATCAGACCAAACCAATTCATCATTAATCCAAGTATCTGCAATAACTGAATCAGAGTGTAGTGGTGATTGGTCTTCAGGGATGATAGATGTAATTGTTGTGTATTCTCTACCGTTACCCGCCTTAGTTAGGTTAAGATTAAGAATCAAATCCCTTCCTTTCTGTGGGTCGGTAATATCACCTTTATTTCTGAAAAGAGGTGCAATTTTATCCAAAACACCTTCACTTTTAGTGTTTCTTTTAAATCTCCAAAATTTAACACCATCTTGTTCTCTATCTCTATCAATAACTTTTACGATATAGAACATTTTAGATTTATACTGACGAGCTAAAATAGCATCTTGTTCGTCACCTGTCATTTTTAATCCTTCATGTACTTCGTTCAATGGTGAACGTTTACCTTCTTGATTTGGGTCATACAGTTTAACCCAATTACCATCAACCTGTACCTCGTGGAAATACACGGGAACAAATGGGCTACTACCATCTTTCATAGGTAGGATTCTAATTCTTCTTTCACCACTTCTTTCACCTTTTGGTAGGAGTGTGGTAAAATACTTCTTCATTCTATCCTCTTGGGATACCTTGTTTGTGTTGCCGCTTGCGACCTGTTTGTCTTTTTCGTACTGTGCCAGTACTGACTCTGTTGTTGACATCATATGTTTGTTTTTTAAAAGTTAGAAAATGTTTCTATGTAAAGTATAGACAAAAAAAGTCAGATTACAAAATCTGACTCTCTTTTTTTTTAAAATTGTTTTGGGAAGGGGTTACTCAAGAGTTAAAAGATACAGTAATTTATTCAATAAACCAAGCATCTCATCTCTTAAATTTAACAAATCAGTGTCTAATCTATCATCTAAGTCATCTGAGAACTCAACAAGAGCTTCAGTACAAACTTTGACCATGTCAACGGGATTGACCTCTGAAAGGTTTACTAACTGAATAGTATTTGTATCCTCTTCAAGTGTAAATCTACCATATTTACCCATGGCAACCTCAACAAATTCGTCAATAAGGTCTGATAAACCATCATAGGTTTTACCAAAAGCGTCGTGCCTGGCAATACCTTTTGTTTGCCAATGGTTTATTTTCATTTGTAATTGTAAACCTAATAAGAAGTTTACTTTAGAACTTAAATTCATCTTCCTCTGTTTCTGCGTTAAAACTATCTTTTATTGTGTCGTTTGAATAATCTTCAATATCTTGCTTGGTGAGGACGTATTCGTTTTTACCTGTTTGTTGCATCTCACCTTGTTTTTGAGCAAAAAACTCTTGGGGATTTAGATTGAAAGGGTATGAATCCAAAGAACGTAACTCCAACTTTTCTTGTGGTGATTTTTCTTTCATGGTTTCAACCTTGCTACCTAATTCATCAATTTTGTTCATTACCGCATCCATCTGAGATAATTTTTGTTCCAAATCTGTCAGTTTAGTAAATACTGTTTCCATTTTACCAACAACATCATTGTTATTAGATTTGCTATCATCCAAATCCTTTTTAATTGATTTAGTCATATTAACTAAATCTGTGATATCGATTTCTTCGGTATCTTCCACGGGTGCTGCCGGTGCTGGTGGGACTTCAGCGGGCATCGGTGCTGCTGGGTCCATAGGTGGTACATCACCAGGTGGTGGGGGTGGTACATCTCCAACAGGAGGTGGTACTTCACCTTGTTCCATTAAGGTTTTTGCATATTTGTTAATCGCGTTGTATCTCGCGAGTTCTTCCATAAGTGATTTTTCTAATTTTTTCATAGTTAGTCTTGTAAAAGTTGTCTACCGTCTTCGGTTATAAATTTTTTGTTTATTCTTTCTACTATACCATCCTTAGACCTGATAACATAACATTCACCGGTTTGAAGGTCGCATTCTTCTGTTTCCATTCCGTCTTTTGAAACGGATTTTACTTGTTTTGGATTTTTCATGTAGTTATCCAAAGTATTATTCAATTTTTCGTTGTTCATGGTATTTTCTTTAATAAATATCTAAAAAAGTGGAAAACTTAAAAATTAATCCATTTTAAAGTATACAACGTCTCCATCGTATAGTCCTAATTCGGACATAAGTTTCGGTGACATACCCATACCAATCTCGGTAGACTTCGGTCCTCTACTAATTGGACCTTCAACCACTATTGAACCAACAGTTTTGTCTAATTGGTAATTAGGATTTACTGTTAATTGAGTATTGTTTTTAGGGTTCTTAAATGTTGTTTTAGCAGTTTTTATAACATCATTAGTAATGGTTCTTGACAATTGAAAATCCACATTATAGAATTTATAACTTGAATCCTTAACGTCAGACCATGTAATTCCGTTTGTGAGATTAAATCCTTGTGCGTCATCTATTGGGTATTTTTCTCCACCCATTTTATATACAATAGTTCTAAACCATTCCTCATTACCGTTTCTAACTTTTTGTATTAGACGAGTTTCATTATATCCATTATATGGTACACCAAATCTGTTAATACCAACTTCTTGAATAACCGTTTCACCCTGTATATTTTTACCTTGTCTGTCCGTAACATATGGTATTCCTTGGTATATAACTTCTTGGTCGGTGTCGGTATCGTTAGCGGCTCTCTGTTTGATTTTAGCAATAGCTTTTGCTTGAATTTTATCAAATAGAATTCGATAACTTGCAACAAATGAGTCTTTAGGGTCAGGTAATGAAGTATATGGTATTCGTGTTCCTGAAAAACTTGTTGAGATGTTATTACCCTTGATTTGATGAGAAACCTCAGTAATCCAATATGAACCCCTAAACATAGGTATGTTTTTTAAGTAAAAGAACATTGTTGGTTGAATCATAACGTTACCCATGGCAGTTACACCACATTTATATGATGCTTGTTTATAATAATCGAATAAACTTGTGTCTACATTATGAACACCAGCACCTGAAGCCGACCTTGATAGATTTTCTAAAACTTGAAAAGACTCTGATGTATTTTTTAGTGTACTTTGGTCTAATGTAACTCCTTTGAATATACCTTGATTTTGGTCACCAAAACTCACCTCAAACGCAACTACCCTATTAGATTTTGATAAATCGTTTTGTGAGAAACCTTCTAATGATGTTATTAATAATGGGTTTGGAGTTTGTCCACCAATATAAAAACTATCGTCAACAAACTTATACGCCTTACTATTGGACATATCAATTCTTTTCGATGTTTGTCCAACTAATTGTATGATAACTTTTGGTGTCGCCTCTTGATAATCAACCTCTAAGAATGTACCAAATAAAGTTGATGCCACTTTTTTTGATGGTGTTATTTTATTCTTATTTGTCAAGTTATTACCATAAAAATTTATATAGGCAGGTAACGCTCTCATATCTAATCCAGTACCTTGTATTATCATAGAAATGGCGTTGTACAAAGGAAGTTTAGAGTTGTTTGGGTCCAATAAAGGTGTAAACTTATCTATGTTTAAATAAAATTTATCACCAATGTCTCTATTGGCTTTGTCTAAGAATAAAAATTCCTCAAGTAACAAACGTTGACCAATTGAATTACCGGCGGTCCATTTATCGTTAAATGATTTGAAAGTGTTATACAATTCTAACTTTGTTTGAGTTGAATTGTAACCTCTAAACATATCAATACTAGCAGCAGGATTACCCGTGGCGTTACTCGTTAAATTACCTAATAATGGTAAAAGTGTATTCAAATACAAAGCAAGTCTAGCTTCAGCCCCTTTTGGAACATTTGTTCCACCTGTATTTTTAAGTATTATTGAATCTTGTAAATAAGTTAAAAACGCGGCTTTGGTGTTGGTTCCTCCCGCTTTTCGATATCCACCATATATTTGAGCCAACGGCCTATGTTTTTTTATGTTATCTTCAGTTAATTTAACGTCCAATAAACTAAAGAAATTAACATAGTAACTATCAATATCTTCACCAATATATAATTTAATAAAATTAAGATTTGGGGTTGTTAAATCTGAAGCACTGAAAGGTTGTGGTTTATAAGTTGTCAAAGACTTATAAGGTTGAACCGCTGTCAAACCATATAAAGAATTGGCATCAATTTCTTTTGGGTTTGCTAACGTAAATTTTATTAAGTTGTTAGCACTTAATATATCTGTAGTGATAGATTCAGCGTTTCTTTTTTGTCTTTCTTTTAATGTGTTACCAATTAATAAATCAATATCATTACTATCATCGTCTTTCTTTTCAACAACGGATAATTTCTTTAACATATCTTGGAATTTAGGATAACTAATATTCCTAAAAATGTTATACGGTATTTCTTCATTTATTTTTTCACTAGCAAAATCAAGAAAGAAACTTTCAAAATACTCAAGTATTTGAGGGCTAAATGTACCGATTAAATCTAACGCCTTTTTGTAATTAGTTGATATTGAATATGTGTTACCTGTTGTCCTAAAATAATCGTACGGACTTGGGAACGTTTGTCCACTAAAACTAGTTGAAAGAGTGTCGTTTAGGTACCAAAGTGTTTTAAATGTCAACTCCTCAGCTACTGTGAATGTGTTACTATTGGATATGTCACTATTTTTATGTCCCCCAAGAGATGGTAATAAAGTGTAGTTTTTGTCTGAGGTTATGTATTTGGAATTATCCATAACCACGTCCCAATAATTCATACCGCTTTTTTGTGTAACCCTATGTAATAATTTACCCGATGTACTTGTGGAAGAATATGAAACATTACCTAAAGTTATATCATAAGTTGCATAGTCATTTACTATTTGACTGTACACAGTTTGATAGAACGGTCTAATACCTGCATTAGTGTAACCAGTATATGTAACACCTGAAGTTGAACCTGATGATGTGGAAATTTTTGGTACTATATCAAAGGTCACATATTCATCATAAACAGCAAATACTGTGGCACCTGTTAGTCCTGTAAGTGGAGTTTGTGAAATTGTAAATCCTGTAGTACTTGTAATATTTGTAATGTACGTATTCGGCGCTGTTTGTCCTGTACCAGCAATAACCGTAACGGTCATTCCTGTTTGTAGTCCTATTGTACTTGGTACATTAATCGTAGTACCACTACTACTTGCGTTTGTTGATGTGTATGTTATTAGTGCACCATTATTATCAAATAGGGTTTTACCTGTTAATGGTTTTGTAACATAGCTTGAATTTACACATCCATTCAAAATATCGTAACCATCTATTAAGTGTGTTTTATATCTATGATAAATTGAACCCCATTTTAACATTAAATGATATGGTATAAAATGTGTAGACGATACTTCTCTAAATAAAGAAGATGTTAATATTGACTGACCTCCAAATGTTATTTGTTCATCTAAATCAATGAAAGGTAATGAGTTTAATAACAAATACGATGAACCAGCGTACTTACCTCGTAAAGTTGATTTATTAAAATCATTAAATAATTGATTATGAAAATATGGTGTGTTTAATATTGAGGTTGTGTTTCCTGTAACATTAATCGTATTTTTAAAAAAGTCAGTGCTGTCTGCTGATGGTTTAACCCATGATTTAGATTCTATTGGTGAACATATAAAACCTTGAGAACTGTTAACTTTTAAAATGCCATTAAATTTAAAATTATCTCTTGTGAAATTTGTTTTACCTAAATAATTCAAATATGTTGTTGAATTGAAGGGGTATATGTCTGTCCTGTATGTTTCAGGTTCGTAATCAATTAAAATTTTATTTAAATCATCTTCTTTTAAATCACCCGTAGGGTTAGTTGCTGTCTCGTCATATTTTTCAAATTTAAATGGTTCGTCAATGACTGAAGATATATAATTGGTTGTTGGTAGATGGTCTTTAAAATAATTGAATCTTTCATATGGTGATAATCCAGGTAGATATCCATCATAAACCGTAGTGGTCTTAGGTGTCCCATCTTCATTTTTTTGAATAACACCGTTTTCTCTTAATTCTGTTTTTGTAACAGGAGCAATTAATTGGTCTTTATTGGTTATTTTTTTTGCTAACTCAATAATATCGTTATCGTCTTTTATTAATTCTTGAATATTTTTAAATTCTTCATTGGCCAACTGTCTAATCATTTGGTCATTAAAAGAATCAAACAATGTTGAATACAGTGCTCTTTCGTACAATTCGTAAACAAATCCCGCGTAACTTTTATCAATAAATGGTATAGATTCATTTATAACGTCAATACCTGATAAGTCTTCAATTTTTTGATTTTCAGTATTTGAATCAAAAACATAATTTACATCATTTCTTGTGGGTTCCCCATTTACGTTTGTTTCTACCCTATTGGTTACAATTTTAATATACTCTTCAATAAAGTCAATTTCAGGCCAAAGGGTTTTGTCATAAGATTTTAATTTGTGAACTAATTCTTCATCACCGGGATACGCAATTACATTTTGTTTACCACCACCTTGGGGTTTTTTTACTTCAGGCCATGGATATATGTTTTCACCTTTTGATTCTTTTGATAAATTTGTTAAAGTCTTTTTTCTATTATTAGCAGCATCAAAAGCCTTGTTATGAACATCTTTCATTAACCTAATAAAAACCTCAGCATTAGCTAATAAAACCGCAAACATATTTCTTACGGTTGGTTCGAATCCAAATCCATATTCTTTACTTTTGATGACCTTATTCATTTCTGATTCAACATCATCTTCGACTTTTTTTCTTTGTTCCTCAAATGATTTTCTTATTTGAAAAATGTCTTCAAAAATTCCATCAATATGTACAACTACTTTTTTATCATTAAGAACTTTATAATATGAACTTACGTTTTTAACATTCCTAATTGAAATCCTTTTGAAGTCTCCACTTGTTTGATTTAATAGTTCTTGAGTTAAAAGTTTGGTTTTACCCATAGCGGCATTGAAACTAGATAAAAGGAGTTCAAGAGCACCCGCTCCGTTACCTAATATATGTTTTGTCTCTGTCTTATCTTTCGCGTTCAAATAAAACCATAAATCACTAATTGTTTCATTATTGGTTGCAGTTTTAGTAAATGATGTATATTCTTGTGATAGATATTGTTTACCCCAAGCCTTAATTGAATTTTCAAAATCATTGAGAAGGGTGTCCATTTCTTTTATACCAGAAAAGACATCCATACTGACTTTACTAAAAATTTGTTGTTCAAGTATTTTATCAAGAGTTTCAGCGATGTAACCAATTTCTTTTAGGGTACGAACAGGAAAACCTTTTGGGATTAAACCTTTTTGTTCGTATTGTCTATACACCGATTTTAATATCGTATAACCTCTTGATGATTGTTTTACTCTTTTTTCATATAATCCTGTACTTTCATTAAATTTTGTATTGTCTTTTTCTTCGACCAAAAACATATAAGGGCAGTTGATAATTGCAGACAATGGGATATCGTTTAACCATGCAAAAGTTGAACCAACAAACTTTGTTGTTATTTCAAAATTACCATTAGATTCATTAAATCTCGATTTAAAATCGGTCATATGTAATCTATAACGAATGGCTTTACCGTAGTAACCTTTAACTGTTAAATAAAAAATTGGCCACGGTAAATGGAAGAAAGCTCGATAAGGTGAGTTTTCAGAAGATTCGAAAAGAGTTTTACCTCTTACGTCAACAAAGTTTATAGTGATTTGTGGAACAAAGTTGGCACCTTTTACGTCAATATTAATTGAATCAATACCAAAAGATTGTCCTGTTGGGTCTTTGAATTGGTCCTCACCGAATGTTACGTCATATCCATCTTTATATGTAGATTCTTGACCCTGAATTGGTTTGGGAACAAAAGCGTCAGTCCATGTGGCATCAAAGTTCCCATCACCACTTGCGTTTCTTAAAAAATTGAGATTACCTTTTGCAACTTGAGTTAGTGTATTTCCTACGTTATCGTCAGCAATAAGAGTCGTTCTTGGAATCAAATCAGCTTCCAAGTTCACATACATGACTAAGTTTTCTTGTTTATGTCCTCTTGGTTGAACTTCTCCGTTTGCATCAACAACACTATTTGGGTCAACATAAATAAGATTGTTTTGGTCAACTTTTACAAGTATGTTTTCATTATTTGGGTAATCATTATTGCTCGCCATAATATAGGTTATACAATTCTACACTTCTTTTATAATCTTGTAAAGACGTTGTGAGAGGAAAAGGTATTCTAATAACAAAATTATCAGGTATCTGAAATTCAACACTACCAGCGGTTGGATTTGCTTGTAATATTAACCAACCAAATACTGGTGAACCATAATAATCTTGAGATATCTTATCGAATCTATCTCTACCTTTTTTATAAAACATATATCTGTCAGAAGGTTTTATTGGGATTTCAATACCTGGTACAATCCTAAATTTACCATCTTCAACAAAAAACTGATATCTATCAAAATACTGTCTACTCATTATTGTGGTCTATAATAATTTAATTTATCTTTTACTTCGTTTGATGTTGAAAAGATTTGGTTCGCTTCATCTATTATTGTTTGGTTTGTTTCATCTGTTGTGGATGAAATTCCAAACTTAATTTCTTTATCACTTTTCCTTTTTTTGAATTTGGTTAATTTAAATTTCTTTTCTTCTGGTTTTTCAACAAATTTATTTAATCTCTTTTTCAATTGATTTTTTAGAGGGTCTTTATATAACGAAGGGTCTTTTAGCTCTGATATAAATGCATCTACTTTATCGTATAACAATTGTTTCATCATAAATTCAAAATCCGCCGATTGTATTGTTGGATTTAAAAATGTAATATTGGTAGATAGACCATCAACTAATTTCGGTGCATTTGTCTCAATATAATCAATACAGGTACTATATTCATTATATAATAAATCAGAAGTAAATCCACTAATTGCCACAGATTTAACAACACTGTCTTGTACTGTTGAATCCTTACCATTTTTAATAACGAAATTAACTCTATCTAAATCAGATATTAGTTGGTTTCTTGATTTTTCAAGTTCATCTAATATTTGAGTGGAAACGGTAAGTTCATTTATTTTATTTTCAATTATCTCTTTAGTTATAAAATCTTTTAATTTAACATTCGTATCTGTAAGTATTGAGCCGGTCATTTCTTTATTAAAACCAACCATATCAACTAAATAAGTTGATGATGAATTGTTAAGAAAATTAGCTAATCCTGTTTTTAATCCAGTTGTGTAAACTGTTAATTCTTGTGTCTTTTTATATAAACCAAGTAATGATAATGTTTTACCCGGTGTTGGTGATGTTGAGGTGTAAATGTCGTATTGATTTATTGGTCTATATTCACCCTTAAATAAAAGAGCGGTAATATCTTTACCGTATTTTGTATAAACTTTGTTATACGTGTCTTGGTACTTATCAAAATAACTTTCTGTTGAGGCGAAGACGGATTTAATTATGTCCGTATATTTTATACTGTTACCATCAAGGGCTCCCATATAATTTCCACCTTTTACATTTTTAGTATTTTGAGATTGATTGGTTTTGTTAATGGCATTACCATAAGTTTTGTTCAAATCTTCTAAAAATTCACGAGTAAATTCTTCGGCCTTCTTACCACCGATTGTTTCATTTGTTGCAATTGACCTTTCATCGTACATTTCGGTGTTGGCATAAAAATTAGATGATAGAGCGTTTTGAAGTCGTTCAACAGGTTTTGAAAGACCTTGACCACCAATAAAGTTTATCGATAGTGTGACCGAAGCAATCATTGGTTGTACACCAATACCTTCAGGGTTTAAATCCCACAATATTTGACCTCCGTCATCAAAAGATATGTTCACATCTCTAATGACTATTTTTGAATGGTAAAAATCACCGATTCTTAATACACAAACAGGTGGTGGACCAAAAGAGGTATTTCTTGCTCTAACATCCGAATCTTCTGATATACCTTTAATTGGTATGGTATCACCCGGTCTTATACATTGTTGTAAAAATGTAAGTCTCGCATTTAAACCTTCAGGTGTTGTTGAGTGAAACGCGGGATGAAAATATTTTAATTTTTCTTTAAGTGATGAAAAAACAACAGGGTCACTATCTTCTAATTTTTTAAAGTAAAAACATTCAGATAGTGTTTTTGCAATGATTCTTTTTAATGGGTCAATTGCCGGTTTCCTTGTTGGTGGATTTACAACAACTTGTCCATTTTCCTCAATTTTTGTTATGGGTGGTTGTGGTGCGGGTGTTTCGGGTTGTTTCTTCTCTGATTTATTATTGTACTTTAAAGACATTGCAGTTTGTCTACAATAGAACGCAATTGGTGAGTATTGTTTTAATTTTGGTACTCTAACGAAATCTTTATTAACACAATCTTTATCAGGTTGGGTTCCAGTTAATGTTTCACCATAATTGACCGATTCTACAATAATTTTAGTATCATGTTCAAAACCAAAATCTTTTGTACTATATTCTTTTACAATTACAATAGGTTCTCCTTTTTGAATTATTTCTTTGTCGTTATCAGAATTATTTTTATTTACTAAATTTAAATTTGTTGGCCATTTTATTTGCCATTCTTTTTTTCCTCCGACAGCCGATAATCTATCAAAAATATCTTGAATTACGGAGTGACTTCTTCTTAGTGATAATCTTTCGTTGTAATCATTGGTTGCAACTGATGAACATGAAGATAAAATTTGAAATCTAATTGTTTCCGCTGTTTTACCAGATATGTCTGATATTAAACTATTTAAACTAGATTCATATTTATTAAATGACACATCGGCTTCATCAAAATAATCACCGATTTTTGTTTTTTGAGCATCAATGTCGGATTGTGTTATAACGTGATTAGCATCACCAAAAATAAAAGATTTTTCTGTTTTTACTTGAGTGTCTGTTTGAGACAAACCAGTTAAAGTATTTAACGCGGCACCTAATTCATTAATATAAGCTTGTTTTTGGTCTTTGTAAGCTTTGTATAATTGTGTATAATTTTGTGTGGTATCAACTTTATCTCTTGGTCCCGGTATATCGTTTTCATACTTTAATTTAATTATAACCTCATCAACAGCTTTAGAATCTGCTTCGTTACCTTGTGTTGTTGTGTTTGTTGGTGTTGTTTCTGTTGGATACTCAGTGGTTACCTTATATTGTTTGATAGTTTCGGGGTCTTGTCCTTGATTTAAGAAACTTTGAATTAGTTTTATATCGTTTGTATCTAATTGAGCGAATCTTCTGATTAATGCGTAGAAATCTAATTCCTCACACCCCGCAAAAAATGCGTTGATATAATTTTCCGATTCTTCATCGGACATTCCTTTAAAGTATTCTCTAACCAATAAATTTAAAATACTTGGGTGGTCCACTACAACCTTAAATGATAATTGACCGCTTCTAGAAGTATCTTGATAAGTATATATTGGTTCAGGTCTACCTAAAAACGTATTGTCTTGCCATCTAGCTTGGTTGTTCTCGCTAACTTTCAAATCATACGGAGGAAACCACATAACCCTACCTCCATTATTACCTCTCTCACAGAATGGTAAATCATTGTATGTGAAACCAGGTGTATTAGATGTTCTCCATGCTAAGTTCTCAATTGAGAACATATATTTTTTAGCGTAAAATCCATCACCTGTGGGTGATTCAAATATGTTTGTTGAATTCTTTGCACCAAATGAGTTTTTAAAACTATTTTTTGCATCATAGTTTCCGCTTGACATTGGTGCGATATTAATATTCCAAGGTCTGCTCTCACCACCCATTACACTATCATCAAATTTTCTGATATTAGCGGTTCTTTTCATTGTGTCTGAATAGTTCATATAAGACCTATCTTTGGTCCACACCCTACAATATTCAGCACCTGTTTCTTGTTTATACTTGTCAACAAATTTAATTGCGGAACCTCGAGACAACATACTGTCACCTTCTTTAAAAATTCTACTTGTTTGGTCAATAACATTACCAACGTGTGTTCTTGTGGCTTGACCATCTTTAGGCATTGAATCCAAGATTTCTTGAGTTTTACCCAAAATTGAATCTTCTCTAAATCCGTATTTTGTTGAAATTGAATTGTTGTACGTATCACTTTCTCTTGATTGGAATTCCTCGTTCCATAATCCAATTTTGTTTTGTGAGTTCTTACTAATCCACGTCAGTTTACCACTAATTGGTCCACCTTGGGAAATATTTCTTTGTCTCTCGAATAACGCGGCTTGTACCGGGTCAAACATTAAACTTAAGAAGTAACTACTTTTAACCATGTTGTCATTAAAGTCTGACATGGTATATTTCACGTCTTCACTTCTATCGTCTCCAATATATGCGACACCTTTTGGTGCTTCTAATCCTAAAACAGTTTTTACCCCTTGAGCAAAACTATTCGCAAAATTGAAAATTTTTGATGACTGTTGTGACCTCGCTGTTGTTGTATAATTTGGAGCATATGTTGAATATGTTAATTGGTCAAATAATATTTGTTTCTGACCCTCTCCCATGTATTCAATCATTAAATCGGAAGGTTTTCTTCCGAGTTTAGGTCTTCTTTGAATACCAACTAAACTTCCTAAAACACCAGTAACGTCTTGTAAAATAGCGCCGGCTTCTGTTTTTGGTGTTGGTCTATTTTCAATAGGGTTTCTTGGGTTGGTTAAATAATCGCCAGGTATTTCACTAAAAGGGAATTCAATACCTGCAACTGTTTGAAGAAAATCAACACCCTTTCCTAATAAACTTTTAGCAACGGTAATCTTATAATTTTTTTCAACTAAAGGTTCTCTACCTGTAACAATATTAATTGCAGTCGCGGTATTTCCACCTAACGCATCTAACGCCCTAACCCTACCTAATGTTGCGGATTCCAAATTTTGTTGTAATCTAGCAAAGACAGGTCCTTGTTTGTTTTCTCTAATGTTTTGTGTGGCGAATTTCATTAACCTCGAATCACTATCGAAGTTTTGGCCCGCCATAATACTAATTAAATTTGTTGTTTGGGGTTCGAATGAATTTACATATCCAGCTGGATTTATACCACCTAATAATAAAGCTAAAGACGGTAAAGATGTGTCAGTATATTCTTCAATTGTGTTATTGGGTGGAACATATAAATTGATAAAATTTTGTCCAAAATAAACCGCCCAATTTGTTTTAACGTCACCGGGGTCGACATTAGCAAAATTATTTAGATTCTGAACACTATAATTCGCATCCGTGAACGTTTGAGGTCCATTCGGTCTATTCAGAGTTTTTGAAATTAAAAAGTCCCTGAAAGTTTTGGTGTTATTAAAATCTAAATATGTTGGCATTTATATTATAAATAGAAACTTTTTAATTTTAATTAAATTGAGGTGGTAAGGTAAAAGATGTGTAATCTAAATCCGATGGTATAAAACTTTGAGACATATCATTAGCCAATGATGGACTATTATTAATCGCCCTAACAACATTATCAACAACGGCTCCGTCTGATTTAACAGTATGTGTATGGTTAACATTTACTGTTGAAGTTGTTGGTGTGGTAGATGATTCTTTTCCTTTTAATCTGTTCTCTAAATCAGATTCACTCACACCCATACTTTTAGCAACTAAAGCTTTAGCAGGTGCAACCGCTTCGCTAACCATTTTGGAAAATAAACCTTCGTCTGTTTTTTGTAAACCACCTAAACTTGTCTTTTCTTTTAAATTTCTAGATAATTCTAAACCTTCAATGTATTTGTCAAACTCAGCCAGAGGTTTTCTTATTTCTGCGGCGGCTTGTACTTTAGCAACCGTCAATAACGCACTTATGTCTTTTTGCATATTTTGAGTTACCGTGTATTGGTCTCTCGCAATATCCTCAACAGACATTTCTTCAAACGCTTTTTGATTCTCCAATAACCCTTTTGCAATCGTAGGATTTAGTTCATCCAAAGCGACTTTGGTATCTTTTAATCCCATCTTATCTGCTAAAGATTGAGGAATATCTATAACCATTCTACCACCTTCCATTTTGGAGATATTGGTTAAGAATTCTTTTTCTTTTTCATCTATTTGTAAACCTGAGGATAATAACGCGGTAGCCGCCGATGACCTTTCCGCAGCTTTAATTGCGGTTTTGGACATTTCCTCCATACTCATACCCATTTGGTCAGCTAAAGCTTTAGATTTTCTTAAGTTTGCACCTGTAATTTCAAATCTACCTAATTCGGAATTATATGTCGCTAATGAACCCGCAACACCTATCATCGCATCTTGTAGACCACCGGCATCATTTGTTGCCATATACATTAGTTTCAATGGGTCGTTGAAATCTCCAATCGCTCCACCTATAGCTTGTAATTCTGCGGACAACGCAATTGCTTGGTCGGGGTCAAAAAGTTTCTCCGCCATTGATTTAACCTTTTCAATGTTCATGTTAAATTCAATAGACTTCTGAACCATTCTGGTTAATCCCTCAACACCATTTTTAAATCCAATAGTGTTTAATTTGTCCATATTAGCACCAACATCTGCTACCACCTTTCTCGCGTTTAAACCAAGAGTTAATGAACTTTTACCCGCCCTGTCAATTTCTTTGATTGCGTCTTTTGCTCCAATACCTACTTTTTCAAACGAATCCAGTGCAGCTCCCAATTTAGATAAATCACCGTAAAAAGCTCTAGCGGTTTTTTGTGATTCTTGTAAAACATCACTACCAAATGTTGTCATCTTACCTGTTTGTTCAACCATTTGTACCGCATAATCTTTTACATCCTCAAATCCAAATCCCATAGCGGTAGCGGCTGGTAATGTTTCAAATATATTGTTTCTAAATTCTCTTGATAATTCACCTGTTAATCCAAGTTCAGAATTAATTTTATTTCTTAACTCTACTTCTTGTGTTTGTATTTTTATTAATTCATCACCAAGAAAAGATACCATCTCTTTGGCGCCTTTAACACCTAATTGAACCATAAAATCAGGTAGATTTTTTGATTCTCTTGCAATTTTACCTATTGTTTCAGATATGGTACTAAATTGGAATACAGTATCTTTTGATAATGATAATGATGAAACGGGGTTTGAATACCCTAAGTCCGCAATATTTTGAGTTTTAAGTAGGTCTGTAGCAAAAGCGGCTGTTTTACTACCACCACTTCCTGTATTTCCTCCACTTGATGGTTCTTTTTGATTATAAAATGACCAATAAGTATCTACTTGACCCATTAAAGAACTGTTATTCTTCACGGATTCAAATTTCAAGAACTCGTTTTTGAATTGAGTATAATTTAAACCTGCTCTTAATTTGGATACTTCTTCGTTAATTGTCATATCAATAAATATTATTTAGGAGTGTTTTCTAATTCAATAATGTACTCCACGTAATATCTACGTATGAAAACTGGCATGGTGATAATGTCACCATAACTAAAACCTCTTTTGATTAAAAATAAAATTTCGTCTAACTGTCCTTTCTTATAAGCCATAGAAAGGGCGAAAAAACTCAACCCCGAACCCAATTTCAACTTGGGTGTCTTCTCCTGACGGGGTTTTTACTGTTTTTGTTAAATCTAATCCTGGTTTATTTTCTTTTAGAAATTTTCTGAAATCTTGAGAGTCTTTAATTGGTAATCTCTCAACAAAATTATGTATGTTCATCATATCTCTATTGCCGGCAACAGACTTAATCATCATTTCTAATTGTTTGGTGACAACAGGTGCAACACCTTGACCATTCCAACTCTTTCTTAAATCATCAAGTTCTTTCTCTTGTTTTGGTGTTAAAAATTTAAATGTGATTTGAACTTTTGATTTTTCCATAAAATATGGATATTCACCGTTTGAATCTGATTCTAAATTAAAATCTTTGAATTTTAATTCACTCATATCAACAGAAATCTCAAAATCCTTTTCAGTTTTTGGGTCAGTTAAATAAAATTTATATTCGGGACCAAAAGCGGTGTTTCTTAAAAATATTAACACTGCTTGTCTATCTTCTTCAACAATGTCTTCAATTTGAATATCTCTATCTAATATTTTTCTTCTAAGTAATTCATCAATTACACCATTTGTCGCAATTAAATTTTGCGCGGATAAAATATTTTCATCCGCAGCCGTTAAGTATGCAACTTTAAGTGATTTCTTTTTATTTTGATAGTGACTAGTATAATTTACAAAAACTTATAAAAAAAGTAAAGGTCTCCTTTTGAGAGACCTTTTATTGACAGATTTTTTATTATTTGATTAGTAAACTAATATACATCTATCCATTCTTAACGAACATGTGATAGATGCAATATCATCTCTTGAATAATCAAGTTCGTTAAAGTTTAAGTCGGTTATGAAAGAACCTTGAAGTATCCATTTTTCAACCACAACCCCCGTTGGGTCTAACATTTCTAATTCAATATCTTTTTTGTAACCAGCTGCGTAACCCATACGACCTGTAACTGATTCAGCGTGTAGACGGAACCACTCCATCAATGCTTGTGCCGCTGAAGGACCAATAGGGTCTTTGAAGGTTACTCTTATTTCATTCCATTCAAATCTACCAGCTACGTATGTTGATGTGTTGATGAAAGGAATTGCAACTGAGTTAATTTTTGCACTAGGTCTTGCACTTGAGGTTACGTACCACTCGTTAATACCCAATGATGATGGGAATCTAAGTATGAATCGGTTAACTCTCTTCGGTTCGTAAGGAACCGGCATTTTCATTAATAAATCTGCCATGTCAATATTTGTTTTTTAATTTTTTTATTTTTAATCTTTCTTATAAATATGTTGTATATGAAAAAACAAAAAAAATCTTCTCAATACTTGATTTTGTGAAAATTATTTCGTATTTTTTCCATACTAGTACTAGATGCTAGTAAATTAAGAACTAGATTAAAGAAACTAGAATAACTATAAAGAAATAAACTAGATAAAAATAAACTAGAACTAGAACTAGAATACTGGTGCATATACTGGGTAATTTATAATTTTATTTTTTTTATATTTGGTAATTCCGTAGGTCACACTATATTATAATGTTCCACGTGGAACATAAAATAGGGAGGGTTTCCCCTCCCCTTTTTATTAGATATTATCAAATGATGCTCCTGTTGGTGTGATTATGAATTCAACATCGATAAATTCAAGAGCTCTTGTTGGTTTAATGTAAATTTTACCTCTCAAAGTATTAGCGTCAATATCTTCAGGGTCGTTGGAAACCGTTACACGGAATTCATACAAACCTCTTTCTCTCTTAATTGCGTCTAATATCGGGTTAACCAATCTCAAAAACTCATTACGAACTTGTTCGTCGTTTTGTTCAAATAACAATCTTACCGCTACTGCTGAAATTAATTTTCTTGCTCTTAACAGTAATCTTCTTACGTTAATTCTATCCAAAGCTGATTCACGTACTTGAAGTGTTTTATTACCCCAAATGATTGTACCGGTATCCGCAAATGTTGCGATAGGGTTAATTCTCGCTTTGTAAAGGTCATCTCTCTCATCCAAAGTTAATTTCTTATAAGCTTTGATTGAGTTTACTAAACCTCTTGAATAACCCGCTACCGCGAACCAAGGGAAAGATACGTTATCTGTTAATGCTATATTTCTCAATACTTCACCTGTTGGTGGTAAGTATAATTGTGTAGCGTTGTCTGCGTCTCTAACTTGAATCCAAGGCCAGTAAACCGCTGAGTAGTTACTATCAATTGCTACGCCGTCCAAAGCGTCTATTACTTCATCCGCTGTACCGTAGTTTGGTGATGAAATCACATAAAGTGAATCCGCTCTATCTTCTTCAATCATATCAATTGCGTAAGATGTTAATGAACTGTGGTCATAGAAGTTGATACCTGGTGTTGCGAAGATGTTTACATCAACAGCTTCAGGGTTTGCGAAGGTATCAATACCTTGAGTGTAAGCGTAGTAGTCAGAGTTTCCTGATACTGTACTAAATACACCACCATTATTAGTGTTACCACTTGTGTAAGTATTTTTACCAAAGATGTATCCATCACCGTAGGTTCTCACATTTCTGTAGATATCCCAACCGTCAAATCCACCAGCCGCTGCGAATGTGAATTTACGATAATTGATATTTGTTAATACGTTATTCGCTCCACCTGTTTGACCCTCTAAATCATACGACGTGGTTAAGAAGGTTGTTCCTGTGATTGTAGATGCGTTTGTTGATAAGTGGAAACCCTTAGTTGTTCCAGCTGCTGATGTTCCTTTGAATTTAAACAAGTCTCTATCGTATGTTACTGCGTTTGTTGGACTTGATAAACCAAAGTATGTTCTTCTTACTTTGTCACCTGAAGATAAAACAGGTGTTCCATCGGCTTGATAAGATGTAGTATCACCAGCGTTATAGAATGTAGTCTTGTACATCACCGAACCTAAAGTACTTGAACCAAAAGATGTGTTGTTTGTAAATCCTTTAAATCCTGCAGGATATGCGTCGGTTGGGTGATTATCAGCCATTGACAACATAATGTATCTTGAACGTAATTCATATTCACCATCAGATGTACCAACTTTTTTAGCAACATATCCTGGTAAATCTGGATTCATATTACATCTACCAAATTTTTCAAGTACAACTAAATTATCGTCTGTATCATTAAAGTCTCTAACGATTAAGTCAAAGTCACCAGTGTTTACATCAATATTAATAATTGAAACTTTTACTTCGTAGTTTGCAGAATCACCATCTGATACTGTGATTACATCAAATAAATCATCAACTTCACCACCTCTAACCTCTGATACAACAGTTGGTGTCATTGGGGTATCCCAAGATGTTTTAAAGTCGTTACCAACATGTTCGAAAACTTCTGTTAAACTTAAACCTCTAATTAAACCTTGTTCATATGCTCTTTGTAAGTAATTTGGATAAGATTCAAAAACATACACAGGTACATCACTTTTTAATTTGTCATAAACATCGGTACCAAAAACTTTTGTTACATATTTTGATGACGAAGAGTCCATACTACAAGTGAATGATTTTGGTCCACTTGTTGAACCTGTAACATTAACTGTAAATTCAGCTAATGGATTTGTAGTGATTCCTGAACCTGTAACCACAAAATTTACATCTGCGGTAGTTTCCAAGTTTAATGTTTGTCCATTGTAAGAACCTCTTGGTCTGAACGCTAAAACCACTTGTCCATCATACGCCGTGTTCAATGTTCCATAGTATGTGTACTTAGTCACATCAAATCTACTCGCACCGCTGTTATAAACAAATAAGTAAGAATATACTTCAGAACCTGTGGTGTTACAAAGTTTATTGAACCATTCCTTATTGTTGTAATTACTTGCGTTATTCAAACCTGTTAAAGGAGAAACTTCTTCAAGTGATGATGTTTGACCACTTGTTCCTGAAGTTGGTACTTCACCCATCACAAACCATTGTCCATGGTTAGATGATGTGTTACCACTAAAGTTTGCTACAATATATTCTGTAATATAATTTCCATCTACAGATATTTTATCTGATAGTTCACTATAAATCGTACTTGCTGTAATTGTTGTGGTCGATGCTGACATTGTTAAACTTGTGGTTGTTCCACTAAGAGCCCCCAATGTAACCCCACCAATTGTTTTAACACCATAAGTTTTGACAGGTAAATAACCCGTTAAACCTAATATTCTTGTTACAAACATTTGGTTAGATTCTTCTAAATAAGATTTTGCGAAATAAGGTAATTCATATTTTGGATTGTTATTGTTGTCTTTTAACGGACTTGTTCCCCCAAAATATGACTTGAATTCGTCAAAATTAGTTATTAATACAGGTTCAAAAGCGGGACCTTTTAAGGTTTCACCCACCAAACCTAATGTGCTCACACCAACACTTTGTGCTACGAATGTTAAGTCTTTTTCAGATGTATATACACCCGGAGATACAAAAACTCTATTTGAATTTGCCATTTTTAATTTGTTTGGTTAATTAATTTTATTTCTTTATCAATAAATATCTTTGTTTTTAGCAAAGATTCCCTTGATTTTTTTAAAAATGGCACTTATGGATACTAATTTATCCTTTAGTATCTATATTTATCTTTATCATGAAAAACACCCTAAAAAACATAAAGGTTAGTGAAAATCACCACCAAATGTTAAAAGAATATTGCGACAAAAATGGATTAAAAATTTATAAGGTTGTTCAGAAATGGATTGATGAAGTTTGTAAAACAGGAAAGGTGAATGATTCACCTAAGAAAAAAGATATCTATGGAGATTAATTTTTTATAACATACTAATCTCCGTCATATCAACGGTAATGTTATTACAAATTAATAAATTACCATCAATTATAAAATTGTCAGTTCTTTCTAAAACCAATAATGATTCAAGATGACTAGTATCAACACTAAGACCATAGATGTCATTATCAACAACCAAATTGATTATTAAATTTTCATATATTTCAATATGAGATAATGTTTTTTCGTATAAAAATTCTTGTATTGTCATGTTGTTTAATTTATTGGGGTTACTGTTGTGATTGTTGCTCCAGAACCAAATCCTGTACCGGTATTAAGTGTCGTGTCTAAAGTTCCATCTGAAAATAAACGTACAATGTTTCCTACCGATGTGCCGTTATATGATGTAAAATTACCACTAATTAGTATTTTACCATTTGTTTGAACAACAATACTGAGTACATGATTATTAAATCCGGTTCCAATACTAAATGTATTATCAATAGTTCCATCAGAATTTAGTCTAACTATCCTATTAGATGTTACACCACTATACGATGTGAAAGCTCCCCCGACCATTATTTTACCACTTGAAAGAGTCGAGACAAAATAAACACTATTATTAAATCCGGTTCCAATAATAAATGTATCATCGATAGTTCCTCCGGAATTTAATCTAATTATTCTATTAGATGTCACTCCACTATATGATGTAAAATCTCCACCAACGACAATCTTACCATCTGATTGTACCGATGACATGTATGTGTAGGCATTAAATCCCGTACCGACTGTAGTTGTAAAACTAGAATCGTGACTCTTATCGGAATTAAGTCTCTCAATTCTTCTTGTGGTCATACTACCACAAAGAATCATTTTACCATCTGATTGTAAAGAAACATCTTGAACAGTTGAGTTTGCATCATAAGTAGTAGACGTTGAACCACTAAATGTATTATCAATTGTTCCGTCAGAATTTAACCTAATAATTTTATTCGCCGACGTGCCATTATATGATGTAAAATATCCACCGATTAATAGTTTTCCATCAGATTGGGGTACAACAAATTTTGTGATACTATTGAATCCCGTTCCGATACTGAATGTATTATCGATTGAACCGTCTAAGTTTAATCTAATTATATAATTGGACGATACACCACTGTATGTTGTAAAATAACCCGCACCGTAAATTTTGTTATTATATATTATGTGATTTTCTAAGAAATTATCAAATCCGGTTCCACCGCTAAATGAACTATCAACTGAACCATTTGAGTTTAATTTAATTATGTCATTATATAATGTGCCATTGTATAATGAGAATCCACCAGAAATTAATAGTTTATCATCCACCATCAATGATGGTGTTGGGGTGGCCGATGGTGTGACAGAACTATTGGGAGTAATGGATGGTGTTACTGATTGAGTTGGTGATGGTGTCGGTGAAGACTCAATTGTTACCGAAGGGGTAACTGTGGGTGTTGAGGTTAAAGTAGGGGTTGGTGTAACCGATGATGTAAGTGACGGAGTAATTGACGGTGTTACTGAGGGGGTAACTGAAGGTGTTACAGTTATGGTTGGGGTGATAATAGAGGTTGAGGTTAAAGTAGGGGTAACCGTAGGTGTTGATGTTGGGGTTATTGATGGTGTTACAGATGAAGATGGTGTTATTGAAGGTGTTGGGGTCGGTGTTATTGGTATTGTAAAAGTTGATTGTGTTGTAAAATCATATCTAAATTTTGTTTTAGACGACGTATTAATATCTACCGAACTAAAATTATTAACCAAAGTTAAATTACTAAACGTACCATCGACAGTATATTGTGTAGTACCACTTAATTGATTTGGTTCAATAAAAATTTTAACAGGAATTGATATTGAACTACCAGTCACAGTTAATAAAGTGTCAGTAAATGAAATTTCAACCGTCTTATCTACCTTATTTGTTGCGGTTGCGGTGTAGTCCGCAACGATTGAACCACTACTATAATTTGATGATATTGTTATTGAGTTTTCAATTTTTTTTATAGATGGAATTGACCTTAAATCGGGTTCCACCATGGTAATACTTCTGTTAATTGCAGGAGAAACTTCAAATTCTTCATCATCAATTAAGAATCCTAACATTGTAAACCCGTAATTTTGAATGTAGAATCTTCTACCATCTAAAGTATCCATCGGAGTATTATCTTCGATTCTATCTAATACAATTGGGATATAATGACCTTTTACTCGAGTGTATGCTTGACGAGATGAAAACTTTTGTAAAACCTTTTGATTGAACTTATTTATATCTCTAAATTTTGTACAAACAATAGTTACATCAAAACTAATATCAACCGCAATTGGTTGAGGTATTTTGTATATGTCCGCACCCATTTGATTTCCATCCCAAGTCGGAACCGATGCATAAAAAAAGTCTCTTCTATCAGGAATAGTTCTTTGAATAGATGGGTTTGTACCTAACTGAACTTCAGGTTTTCTTACAACAGCAATAAATGGTAACTTAATATTTCCATCTTCATCACTAAAAGACCAATTGTTGGTATACTCACCCCATCTTTGAATTGTGAGAATTTTTGGAATCATTGGTATTTGGTCCCCGTCAGATATTACTTTAAAATTTTCTTTTACAAATTCTAACATACCCAAATCAAGGTCGTCGTGCAATATCGAATCAGGAAGAAAAGTATCAGATTTAATTATTTCTTCTAATAATTCTTTTCTTCTACCGGTAATTGCAGGACCATCCGCGTTTTGGTTTACACCGTATACTTTAATATCTTTTTTTCTTTTTGGTAATCCCATAATTAAATTCCTCTAAATTCAGATTCTTGTGCAATTGCACAGGTGATAGTTCTATAATGAGGTCTAAAACCAAACATATTATGTTTATTATCGGAAGTAACTTTTCCATCGTTTACCACCGTATAGTATCTAATTCTTTCTTCCGATTCGGGGTACCCAATAAAATCACCATATCTAATATCAATACCCATTTCTTCTAAGTGTTTTATATAAACTGAAATGGTCATATTACCGGGTTCCAAATATCTATTTACACCTTTAGTATATGAATTGTTTTTAGGTTCTTCAATTTTAACCAATCCGAAAAATTCGGTAGGTGGTAAAAATTTAATTTGGTCTTTACCAACTTCACCGTATACATCATCAGTGTCGGTTTTTTGTCTATCTACTCTAAATAAAACTAATTTCATACCTAAATCACCATGCAAGTATTCTTCCCCTAACTGAACATTTAAATCAAAATCAGTTTGAGAAAAAAATTTACTTAATCTGGTTATCGGTAGTTTATTCTTCATTTACTATAAATAGTTCATTTATTGATTCTATTTTACTATATTTAACTTATTGTATGCAGAGTAAGATTCCTGAGATAGAAGCAAGGGAAATTTTGTCCACTTACGAAGGTTTTAACAACCAACTAATTGAGTGGAAAAGAAAGTTATCTGAAGTTAAAGGTTTTCAGTTAACAAGACCCCAAGCTGAGTATGTTTTAAAATACCATGAGGTAGTTCCTCGGGTTGCAAAAAAATATATCAGTATTGTTGATGGATTTGCAGACAAGTTAATGGAATCTAAACATCTAACAAAACCACCCGAAAAAATATGGTGTGAAAAGTTATTATGTGAAAGTGATATGGCATATCACATATGGGGTAAAATTTTTGAAACTGAAAAAAATTCAGCTATGTGGGTTCCTAAATCCGCAATCATCCAAGAGGAAAAAAAATTAAACAGAGAGATTGATTATTCATCTTACGATAACCGACCTCCATTACCTCACCAAAAAGAAGCTATTGAGAAATTATTGGCCAACGACAAATATATTCTCGCTGATGATATGGGACTGGGTAAAACCACATCAGCGATTATTGCCTCTTTAGAAAGTGGAGCAAAAAAGATTTTAATAATATGCCCAGCATCTCTAAAGATTAATTGGCAGAGAGAAATTGAAAATTACTCAGATAAGAAAACTTTAATTGTTGAAGGTCGTAAGTGGGGTTCAACATTTAATTACTATATTATAAATTATGATATTGTAAAAAACTATCACTCAACTGAAACACCTGAAATTGGTCAAGAAAATACTAATTTAATTGCCAATGAAAAATTTGATTTGGCAATAGTAGATGAAGCTCATTACATATCAAATACTACCGCTCAAAGAACTAAATTAATAAATGATATATTAAAAAATATACCAAAAGTTTGGTTACTTACAGGTACACCCATGACCTCAAAACCAATCAATTATTATAATCTATTAAGAATCGTAAATTCAAATGTTACGTTAAATTGGCAAGGTTATGTTAAAAGGTATTGTGGTGGTTATCAATTCACGGTAAACAAAAAGAAAATATGGAATACTAACGGTGCAACAAATTTAGATGAACTTAGAATGAGAACTAAAAATCTTGTTTTAAGAAGAATGAAAACTGACATATTAGACCTTCCCGATAAAATTATCACACCAATATTCTTAGATTTAAAGAGTACATACTATGATGAAGAACTTGAGGACTTTTTAAGAATTACAAGTGAATCTAAAAACAAAGAATCATTATCTGTTACTATTAATCGTTTAATGAAAGTTAGACAAATTATCTCTCAGGAAAAAATTGATTATACTTGTGAGATTATTGATAGATGTTTAGAACAAGGTAAAAAGGTTATTGTGTTTACGAACTTCACCATGTCTTTAGATATGTTACATGAGAAATACAAAAAGAACTCGGTGGTTTTAGATGGTAGAATGTCTAAAGAAAAAAGACAACAATCTGTTGACCGTTTTCAAAATGAAGACAAAGTAAAAGTGTTTATTTCAAATATTATTGCAGGTGGAGTTGGTATCACCTTAACCGCTGCGGAATGTGTGATTATGAATGACTTATCATTTGTTCCTGCACATCACAGTCAAGCAGAAGACAGAGCGTTTAGATACGGACAAAAGAAAAATGTATTAGTGTATTATCCGATTTTCGAAAATACTATTGAAAAGATAGTGTATAATATGCTTCAAAAGAAAAAGAATATTATCGACCAAGTAATGGGTGATGGAGATTTCTCAGAAAGTTTTGCACAATCAATTCTTAAAGAGATTCTTTAAGATATTCATCATGAAATCAATGTCCTCTTGTTTTTGAGAAATACTCTGAATTATTTCAACCCACACATCGTGGATTTTATCAATATCAAAATTTTCACTACTTGAAGGCAAACTCACACAAACTTTTCTTTCTTCTTTTATAAAATTTAAGTTTGTGTCTTCAGAAACTTCAAGAGAAAACTCTACATCGTTTTTTGAACAATACATGAAAAACTCAAAGAAAATTTTTGAGTTAAAAATATCATCAATTTTTTCTTCCATTAGTATATTATTTTTGTTATATGTATACCAACCATTTAATTCGGTTATAATGGTATCTTCTTTAAGATGTAAAAAAATCATTCTCGTTGGGTTCACAGTATGAAATCTAAAATCATAGTTCAATGATACCAAAACTAAATAATCAATATTTTTACCAATGTAATCCCTTACATCTATAATATTTTTAAAACTATCACCTTGAAATTTAACAACCTTGCTTTGGATTCTTTTAACTTTTGTATTATCATCGTTGTTGACCGTGAATAAATCACAACCGTTAACCATGTCAATCGAAGAACCCCTCACCAATGATGTCCTGTAAATCTTAGCTGTTTTTACATTTTTTTTAAAATAATGTTCAATACACAATTCACCATATGTACCCGTACCAATCGTTTTGGATGCAATATGAAAAAGTTCATATAAAAAATCGCTAGGACCAACAGTCCTATGGTCTATCAATATTTTGTCTTTGTATACTCGAAACCATTTAAAATAGTTTTTTATTTCTTCTTCAATATAACTTGAACTATTACCATCAAAAGTAATTTCTTTTAATGGTACGCCATTTAGATTGTTTATTCCCTTAAGAAAATAATCTTGAAAAATCCATTCGTTTAATTTCTCAACAATTTTTATGTTGACAATATAGTTCGTATTAAACTGATTTACAGGAGACCACGACCCCCTTGGGGTTAAAACACCATATGTCCCATTTTTTTGACAAAAACCATATTGGTTTTTACTCAAGTAGCATTCCTTAAAAACCTCTCTCCATTCACTCAAAAAAAGGTCCTTGATAGGTCCCTTTATTGTGCAAATCTTTTTTACGTGGTTTTCTATGTTTCTTAAGTTTCCGGTGGAATACATTAATATTTGGAATATTAAAACAAATATACAGATATTTATTGATAAATCAAAGTTAATGTCAACAACTGTCATTTCAAATACTGAAAAACAAAAATTGTACACCCAAGTGTTTCATTTATTGGGTTTACCCGTTAGGGGAGTTGAACTCACAGAAGAACAAATGGACACCTTTTTAGAGTTGTCAGTATCTGAATATGAACAATATGTAAGTGATTGGTTGATTGAATCACAGTGGTCAGCACTCGCTGGTCTTAATGTGGATACACAATCATTAACAAGAGCGTTTACCACAAGGAGTTTAGATTACGAGACACAATACACCCATTCTTACTCTAAGATTGTAGGTCTACAGACGGGTGGTAATAGTGAATTAAAAAAAGATTATATTTCATTATCTGCGAACACACAAACTTATGTGATTCCTGCTGGTAGAGAGATTAATGAATTATTGTGGTTCTCAAGAGCGGAATTAACAGACTCAATTGTTGACCCATTTTTAGGCGGTTTTGGTGGTCTTGGGGGTGTTGCTTTTGGTGGTGTCGGTGGATTTGCACAACAAGGAGCTTCGGGTTCTTATTTCTTATTACCAGCTTATGATTTATTATTAAGAATGGGCGATAGAAATATTAAAAACCGATTAATTGGTGGTGACTTAACATATAGAATTACGGCAGGACCAAACGGAACAAAAATAGTTCACCTATACAATGTACCAGGTGGTAGATTTGATTTTGGTTCGATTCAAAACAATAGACAAAAAGTGTGGTATTGGTATTATGATACCACAGACCCCGATACTTGTTTAGACAAAAATAGTGGTATTGTAAAATTACCTTCTGATGTTGAAACCGAAGAACTTACTTGGGACATGTTAAATAAACCAGCACAAAACTGGGTTAGGAAATATCTTATCGCATATTCAAAAGAAGGTTTAGGTAGAATATGGGGTAAATTCTCAGGTGATTTACAAGTACCTGATAGTTCTGTTAAGTTAGATTATTCAACATTGTTACAAGAAGGTAAAGATGAAAAATTAAAACTTATTGAGGAATTAATGAATCGTTTAGAAAGATTAAGACCCGATAAGTTAATGGAAAGAAAAGGAGCGGAAGCGGAAAACCTAAACAAAGCACTTAAGTACAGACCTTTCCAATCACCATTTAACGTAATCTAATTAGATATTGGTTGCGTGATAAGCGTAATCATTACCGTTGGTCTGAATAATCTCATCCTCATTACTCTTGATACTTTCAGCTTGTAGAGATACCACTTTTCTATTCAAATCCACCCAATAAGGGTCTGCTAACTTCAAACTGTCCTCCACATACATAAAGAAAGGGTCTCTTTTTACTCTATTCCAAAATAGTACTTCACTATCAGATAGTGTCATTACCTCATCGTACTTATCTTGACCATCTTCCTTAAGAGGAAACCCACTTACTAATTCACATTGAGCTCTTGTAAAATATTGTCTGTCTTCGGGTTTTTCAACCAAAATATCGTGACGTATTTCAGGGTTGAAAACAACTAACAATGGTTCTATTCTCTTATTAAAATTAGTCAAGTATCTCGCCACGTTATAATCACCAGTCATGTCGGGATTGTTTGTTAACTCCTTTTCAGAAATCATGTAACAATTAATCTGTATGTAATTATCTGGCATTGGTTTACCGTGTAATTTAGTAAACTCCTCTTGTTGTTTTTTGGTTGGTTTTGTTATTTTCTGAACATCACCGTCTGATTTTTTTTCACCATTATTAATATAGTAAATGGTCTCACCAAGACTGGCGGGATAGTTATTCTGAATAACCAACTCCATATGTGCTTGTCGAGACATCAAAGAACCAGCTTTCGTGGTTTTTTTAATATGTTTTTTGTAATCCTCGACCGATTGTTTTACACGAGACTTATTAGCCATTTTAGACAATGGGATTTTCTTATCATAAATTTGTTGGACATATCTGTAATAAAGCTCAACAAAAGATAATCCATCGCCATTTAATAGGTGTTTTAATCCTTCATCTAAAAATTCTACAACATATTGTTGAAGTTTTTTTGATTTAATAGTATTCCCCGTAAGTTTGATTTTTTCTTTACCTTTTTTAAGAAGTTTAATGATGTAATTTTTTCTTGAAACGTTGATACACGCAGGTGCGGTGTAATCAATATCAAGACCCATTTCATTTCTCATAAAAGTGTCATTGAATTCCGCGGTATCTGCTTCGATACCAACGTATTCTTTCCCTTCTTCTACTAATTCATTCAAACCTTTACCAATGTATATGTGGGTATCAATATCATCGGGAGTAGAAAAGTTAACACCGTCCGTATCCATTACAAGAGGTTTATATCCTTTTTTCTCAAAGAACATAATCATCATACGAAGACACTGACGACCAGTACATGTGATGGTTTCACCCATGTTCATATCACCCCATGGAAATACCTGTGGTGCGGACAAGGAACCAAAATAAGCGTTGATAAAAATCTTGATTGGTAATTGTTTACGGTCGTACATTTCTGCTTGTACGGGGTCACTATCTTTAAGTTCACCAGCAAGTCTTTTATATTTGATACGAATGTTTCTAAAGTACTTTAACATAGACTTCTGAACACCCATAACATCACATTCAGGAAATACATCATAAACCAATTGGATTGATGGGTAAAGAGATGCGTAGTCAAATTTTACAATATTCTTGGAGTATCCGACATTTAATAATCTTGAAAGACCTCCTGTAATTGCTCTTTTTTCATCTTTGGTGGGTATTGCCAAACCGTTTTCATATGACCAAGCTAACATGATAATTTTCCAAAGTGTTGCAGTTCCCATCGTTGCAATTCTTTCATAAGTTGTTGGTACCAATTTAGAAAGTAAGAACGTAGATTGAGAGAACGAATCATCCACAATCATTGTTTCGTACAAGTCATCATCAAGATACTGTTCTACAATTCTTTGACCTGGCCATATTTCGTATTTATTAGGGTATTTGTCTAATAAATTTTCAGTACCGGGTTCACCAATCTTTTTGTATTTACCTGTTTTAGGGTTAACGTAATAACTATCATTTTCCAAATATATTTTTGAAATAAAAGCACCATCGACATATACCCGATTTGGTTTTTCTTTTTCCAAATATTGGGTAATGTATTTCAATCCCCAAGATTTAATTTCCGAATTAATTGCTTGTGCCCTTCTTACTGCGTGAGCGATATCAACAATATTATGACCCCAAATGATATGTTGAGTGTAAGGTTCAATTTCATTTGCTAACTTTAATACACCTTCTTTTTGTTTAATCCCATCCGATGTGAGTATTGATGTACACTCAACAATATCAACACCTAAAATTTCGGCTCTTTTTAATATGAATGGAAAGTCAAATGACGCTGAATTATACCCACCAATAATTGTTGGTTTTAATTCTTTTATTATTTCAAAAAATTCTTCGATACATTTTTTCTCACCATCAGGACCAAAAGCGGGTATGGTTTTTTGTAAACCACGGTTGTCCTTTACTCCAATAAGAATTATCTCATTAGTCTCAGGTTCAAGGCCCGTGGTCTCGATATCGAATACAAATCGATGAACACCTGAATAATCATCAATACCTTTAAATAATCTTTTTTTCTTTTGAATAAGATATTGTTCTACAGGTGATAAAATAGTAAATAAGTGTTTAAAATTATCACCCCACGGGTCAATACCGCCTTGTTTGAAAAAACTAATTAATTCACGATAACCCTTTAGACTTTTTACTAAAAAATTTTGTCCATTTTCAAGTCTATCATTACCTTGGGTCTCAAGTTTATCAATAATAATACCGTATTCCCCCATTTTTTTCTTTTGTATGGATTTACTTCCTTGATAGAAATTACAAGAACTTAAATCACCAACCCATAGAAATGGAGTTAAAGTGTCGGGTTTTACTACCTTACCCCTTACAGGGTCTTGAATAATTTTGTAAATTTTGTTGGTTTGGTAATCGTATTCAACCCCTACAATGTATTCTTCAGGGTCCCAACCATTTAAAAAACTTTCGATTACCTCTTGAGAAATAACTTCTGACATATCGTATATTTTTGTTTTGACACATTTGCTTACAACACCGTGTTGTAGTTTGTCTTGCTAACAATTATACGAAATAATCATCACATATCAAAATATGGTGATAAATAATTTTTCCTTTACAGGAAGAATCAGTTTTGTGGTTGGATTTAAGTTGGTATCTAAAAATTGAACTGTAACTTTACCTTCATACTTACCAATTCTTGCGGTTTGTGATTCTGTGAATTGGTGGGTAATATAATATTCGTCTGTGGTTTGATTGTACTTTTTGTCTCTTGTGGTGATTAAACAAGTT